GTGGTTGACGTAACCCCCTTGGCCAACCTAACCAACCTGCGACAGTTGGACCTGTCCTGGACTCGCGTGGTTGACGTCAGCCCCTTGGCCAACCTAACCAACCTGCAGCATTTGAACCTGTCCTACACTCGCGTGGTTGACCTCACCCCCTTGGCCAACCTAACCAACCTGCGACAGTTGGACCTGTCCTGGACTCGCGCGGTTGACCTCAGCCCGTTGGCCAACCTAACCAACCTGCAGCATTTGAACCTGTTCAGAACTAACGTGGTTGACGTCAGCCCCTTGGCCAACCTAACCAACCTGCAGCATTTGAACCTGTCCAGCACTCGCGTGGTTGACCTCAGCCCCTTGGCCAACCTAACCAACCTGCAATATTTGAACCTGTTCAGAACTAACGTGGTTGACCTCAGCCCCTTGGCCAACCTAACCAGTCTTGATAAATTGCTGAATTGAACTGGCGGTTCATCAATTTGACAAACCACGTCCTGTAGAAACAAACTTGTCGGTGCTTGTCACGCCCAGGCTTGACCAGACTTGACGGAACATGGCAGACACAATCCTGCCTCTGACCCAGAGCAACTTGGCGCCTGTGGAGTCGGCGTTTATTGTACCGGGCGGGTCGCAGTACCACGTAGCGGTTGGTTTGGGGGCCACCAGTCGCCTGTCCGGTAAGTGTATGCAGCGCCACCACAACGGGTCCTGTTGGGGGTCCTACGACGGCGAACACACCCGGTACGTCGACAACCGGGACCATGACATCTCGTGCATGTTGGCTGAGAATCTGGTGACCGGGGTCCGGGCCGGCAACGTTAGCAACCCGACCAACCAGTTGACCCAATATTCCTCGATGCAGGACCCTGCCGCGCAACGCTCTAACGGCCCTTGGCTGCCGGCCGGGGCGTCGTTAGGAACCTGCGCTGGGGTCATCCAGCGGGGCCAATGTGGCATCGGTCCGGCCGGGGTTAGCAACTGCCTGCAGGGTGACGTCTACAAGACCACTTTGCAACCGACGTGCAGCCAGGCCGGCAACCCGACTGGTCAGTGCTCTTCCTACGGCACCTACAGCAACTGCCCTAACTGCCCCCTAAGCAGTTACAACCTGTACAAGTGCGGTCCTTAAGCCATGTTTTTGAGTAGTGTTTGCTGATTTATCGGGGTTGGCGAATCACACTCCTGTAGGCACGTAGTCTTGATACAAACGATCCACCGCAATGGCAGCCAGCAGATGCCACATCACGTGCCCCCACGGGACCGGCGTGGGCGTCCAAATGTGGTCAGCGGCTAAGGTACTTAAAGCCAACAACAGCAGAAAGGCTGTTACCGGGGTCATGGCAAAAAACGCCTGCCACGAAAACGCCAAGGACGTCGCGATTGGGATCCAGTCCACCACAATGGTCCAGGCTTGGGAGGAGGCATGGTGAAAGGCCGACGCCAAGCCGGCCAAAGTGTACAATCCGTAGCGCAAAGAGTCTGCACCTTCCCACAGCCGCAACACGCCGATAATCACAAAGGGGAGGTTGGAGAGGGTGTTCCAGAACTCGGCGACGTAAGGGGAATGTGTGTAGAAGCGCTCCAGTTTGCGTCCGTAACGGTGCATGGTAAAATGCGTGACTTATGCAGTGTTTGCGGCTTGCCGCAAATACGCCAAAACCACACTTTGAACCTGGGTTGTCGCTTTACCGAATGCCTTACCCCACTGGAAACCAGTGTTGTAATGTTTGGGGTTTGTCCCATGTCGCAAATACACCCAATTACTTCAACTCGTCATTCAGGTCATCAAGGTCATGGAGAATTCCCCGATGTCAGCCCAGCCTGCTTCTTGCTTGGTCGTGACTGAAACGGTAGATGGGGTGCACCACGTGCGGTTAGTCCCAGGTCATCCCGACTTTGACCTGTGGAACGGTCAGCGCTGGGTCCAAGGCGATCGCCTTCCCACTCAGGCCGAAATCGACAAGTTGATCACGGACGGCGAGATCTTGCGCCAGGCGCTGGCGACCAGCGGCAAGGTCGTCTTCAAACAGTGGTTTCCCAAGACGGACTGCGAAGAGGTGGTCAGAGAGTCGTACCGCATCGAGGCTCAGGCCCCCAGGTCGGCAGGTCGGGAGTACACCCTGGCCAACCTGTTTGAACAGGAGGATCTGGATCCGGACAGTCCTGACCTGATGACGGCCTTGACCCGGCCTCTGGACAAGAAACGCTGCGCCCGTTTAAATGACCTGGCCTTTCCGGGCAAAAAGATGGGGGCCGAGCAGGTCTGTCCAATCTACAACCTGGCGGCCTCTTGGCGGTTGCGAGCCCGAGGTTACCCGTTGGCCGTGGCCTTGACTGGCAGCGCCGAGGTTTTGCCCGACATTGACCGCCTGTCCAAGAAGATCTCCTTTTCTGGGCCTCGCGCCCGCACCGAAGTGGCCCACAATTTTCCGCACGTCGACGCTGACCCCGACCAGTTTGTCCAGCGATACGAGCAACAACAGCAGACAACTGGATCTGAACTTGAATCGGAAGACAAGGAACCTGGAGCAAAGCGACAGAGGATGACCCGATTGACTTCAACTGGGTCAGTCACGCCGGTTACGCCAATCGACCGCTTCCAGGGGTTGATTCATTTGGCCGACGTGTCTCAGGACGGACCAGGGTTTGCCTTCATCCCCGGCAGTCAGGACCCAGAATTTTGGGCTAGGCTCAAGATTACCCACGGCTACCAGTACATGTTTCGCAACCGGACTAAGGGCCCCTGGAGACCGATGGTCAAGGTGGACCACAAGCAGGATCCTGCCAACCTGAGTGGGCTCAACTATGAGCAGCGACGTCCCCCGCGCAAACCCAAAAATGCATCGGGTGAGGCCAAGACCGGGACGCCAGAACCCCAGCCCTACGGCAAACTCCAGAAACTGGGCGCTATGGAGGCAGGCGACTACTTTGTCTGGACCGAACAGTTTCTGCACGCTTTGGTCGGGTCCAAACCGGGTAAGGTTGGCTATCTGCGACTGGCCCAATACCAAGGGTACTCCAAGGCCGACCTGCCCAACCCGTCAGGCTATTTGAGTTTGCACGACTATGTGGCAGACAGAGTCCACTCCATCGAGTCTGGCCTGGCGCCAGCCCACTACCCTTCTGGAGGACAAACCCACCAGCACCAACCCAAGCGCTTTGACACCCTGGTCAACCTGGTCAGGAGCGAGCACAAGAAGAATGGCACTCCGATCATTGGCCCACTGGACAGTTCCCAGGTGCGCCTGGCGTTACTGGACCCCAAGCAGGTTTTCAACTACCAACCTCCGGCTGGCGTGCTAACCAAACCGTTTTACCGGCAGTTGGTTGGTCTGCCCTATGTCGCTGCTGACGGCTCTGATGCCTCTGTAGGGACCCTCGCATGTTCTTCATAAACGTTGTATTTTCAACAGTGAGTTGTCGTATGTGCAAAGAGTCACAAACACTGGGTTGTTTGTCGGTTCGCTGCTGAAGCAGCAAGCCTATATTGCTGCTCAGCAAAGGAGCGGTTAGCAGGAGGCACAACTTGGCGATTCAAGCCGCCGAAAGAGGTTTGGAAGGGTGGTTCAGCCAGGGCAGGGCCTTGATTTGGCGTCATTGTGGTTCGCACCGCTCGACTTGCGCAGTTGGTAACAAACGGGGAGGGATAAATCGCAGAGGAACAGGTTGCTTGAGCCTTAAGGGGCCGAACAGGGTCCCCGGTCGGCACCAAGTCATCGGGCACATAGCGGTGCTGCACGGTATTCACCCGACAAGGAGACTGGTTGAACGGCAGGTAGTCCAACCCCAGGTTAGGCACCAACAGCGGTTTAGCGTCGGCAAACTGGGCCATATTCGATTGTCAGAAACCACCAGATCGTTTTGGAACACCACCAACATTTTGACCGCAGGCCCACCAAACAGGTTCTTGGTTCTGTTGATTTCGATGCCTTACCTCATTCCAGGCCGCGGGGCAACCCGCTTTGACTCCGCCGGCAACTACACGGGGCGGTTCTTTTCGGGGGTGATCCCGCCGATCGGTTGCCGTACCAACCCGTTGGTGAACAAAAACTGCCCCGTAGGCGCTCTGCGCTGCACACGCAAAGGGCCTTACGTCCCGCCAGCCGGCACGACCTGCGTCTCCAAGGTGACAGCCCCCTGGGCGTCCTTGAACAAGCCTGGCCTGGTGGTCAACACCTAAACACACTGGGTAAGCGGTTCAGCGTTGTTAATACGAACACTTCGTCCCCATAAACTTCCATTTTTGACCATGTTGGTTGATGAGAAACATGCACTGTTGTATCTGCACCCCAAACTCCCCTGTGCAAAGACTCCAGTGGTGGATGACGTCACTCTAACAATGTTTCGGGCCTTTACTCAACATGTTCAAGCCCAGGGCACGCTGTATGGGCCTAACCACGCCTTTCAAGCCGGGCTGTTTACCTTGGGTGTACACTGGTGCACCGGCTGTCCGAAGACATGGCGTCGGCGTGGCAAATACGAAGGCGGGGTGCCAGGTTCCCAAGTACTGGACGTGGACCGCAACGGCCCGCGCAGTACTGGACGAGACTACCAACTGACCGGCGGGTTGGTCACCAATGCATTGTGTGTCCACTATGTTGCTTGCCACCGGGAAGAAGTGCCTGCGGCGGCAATTGCAAAAATTGAAACGACTCTCAACACTGACGTGACCTCAGAATTGTCAGCCTCCGAACAAGCCCAGTTGCACGCCATGATTGTCGGTCGTCCAGATCAAGCAGGATTTCCTCACCCGGCCTGAGAATGAGGTGTCATGCGTTGAGAATAGACAACGGACAGATAAGCCAGGTGTGAACGGCGTGTGTTGCGATTCTGTCTCCAGACGTCTCCGAATAAATTGAGGTTCGGGTTGTCGTATTCACGGCAAATCCAGAACACTGGCTTGTCAGCAAATGTCTTTCATTCCACAGGCCGTGTTGGTGACCGGGGGGCTGGGGTTCATTGGCAGTCATGTGCTGGAAGGGTTGTTGCAGACCTTTCCGGCTGCCACCGTAGTCAACCTCGACTGCCGCACCTACTGCAGCAATCCGGCTAACCTACCCCAGTCAGCCCGGTTAATTGATGTCCAGGGGTCAATCACGGACAGCAGACTGGTCACCTCTTTGCTGGAGCAGTACCAGATCGACACGGTCATCCACCTGGCCGCCGAGTCCCACGTCGACAAGTCCTTCGAGTCGTCCTTGGTCTTCACCGACACCAACGTCAAAGGCACCCACGTCCTGTTGCAGTGCAGTTACACCTACGGCCGCCTCAAGCGGTTCCTGCACATTAGCACCGACGAGGTCTACGGCGAAACCCTGGGGGACGCAGGGGTGCACGAACAGACCATCCGCAACCCGACCAACCCGTACGCCGCGTCCAAGGCCGCTGCCGAGATGTTTGTCGGGGCGTACTACCACTCGTTTGGTCTGCCGGTCATCGTCACCCGCGGCAACAACGTGTTTGGGCCTCGGCAGTTTCCGGAAAAGGTCATCCCCAAGTTCATCTGCCAGTTGTTGCGAGGTCAACCGCTGACGATTCACGGCAGCGGGCAGGCGGTGCGGTCTTTTCTGTACGTGACCGACGTGGTCGAAGCCCTGTTGACGGTTCTTAGGGACGGTCAAGTCGGGGAAATCTACAACATTGGCGGAGACCCGGGCCACGAGTCGACCATTTTGGATCTAGCCGAATCGTTACAGGCCATTGCTGCCGAGAGCCGACCCGTGAACTCAAGCAGGCCTGACCAACCACTAACGACTCACGTCGCCGACCGCAAGTTCAACGACCAGCGTTACTGGATCAACAAGGACAAGTTGGCCGGCCTCGGATGGCAACCCCAGGTCAGTCTGGAAGACGGGTTGCTGCAAACCTGGAAGTGGTACCAAACCTACGCCACAGATTGGTGGTCCGCGCAGGTGTTAGACAATGTTCTCGGCTTGCCGTAAAGACGAGTGTATTGAAACGTGTACCAGCCCCTACGAGCGATACATATGAATGCATTGGAACGTCAGCGCGGATAAAATCCCGATGTTCAGGACAGCATTTAACGTGACAGAACAACGCCTCCAAGAGTACGTCCGGTTCGGATCCTCCCGATACAGGCGCGGAGCCTTGCTGGACGCGTCCATGTTGGCTTGCCATTGGGCTTGCGTCAGGAAATGGTGCAGGTTGGCACCGCCGGCAACCAACTGAGCATACACTTCATCCGTCACCAACATCTTGATTTGGACATTTTTGGGACAGTGACTCAAGAAGCCTCCGTTTTCCCCGGTGGAAAACATCCGTTCGGCGTCTCTTCGTGATGTCAGTTGAAACTCGGTTAGTTTGGGGACGCCAACTCCAAGAGAGGCCGCGCGCGATAGACTCTGCAGCCGCACTTCATCATTGTCAGGTCCACGCAGAGTCAACACAGAGCCGAAATTGACATCTGGACGCATCGGTACCACCATGGTGAATTTCATCTTTTTTGGATGTGGGTTGGGCGGTTGAAAATTTGAGTCGCGGCCTACCCGGTAACCCGTTGAAGTGTGGAAGGCATCGGCTCCCTGGTTACTCTCAACAAACAAACCAGTGTTCTCGGCTTGCTGTGAATACGCCAAACCAGTGTTCTGTAATGTCAGCCTACCGCAACCGCAGCCGACCGACCGGGTCCCAGGTGGAAACTCCAACCTTGAAACTCGTGCCAGGCCGGGCGGTGTTGGGCGGGTACCAACGCTTCACAGTGGGCCCCAAAACCCTAGAACGCTCGCGCAACAACTACGCGGCCAAGTTTGGGGCCCTGCAAAAGACCTTTCGGGTGGCCAAGCGGCTGGGCTGCACGTCGCTCAACGACTTGGGTTCCAGCAACGGCTTATCCTCTTTTCTGGCAGCGCAGGAAGGGTTTCAACAGGTCAAGGCCCTGGACCATGACACCCAGTGTGTGAGTGTGGTGAACCGGGCGGCGCAGCATGTGCACTTGCCGGTGACGGCCCAACAGTGGTCGTTTGGCCAAGCGGTACCGGCGGCCGACGTCAGTGTCATGTTGGCCTTGGTTCATTGGGTGTATTCCTGTACCGCCACCTTGGGGTCCTTTAAGGCGATCGCCCGGTACGTCGCGACCACCTGCCGACGGGCCGCGATCGTTGAGTGGGTGGCGCCGACCGACCCGGCCATCAAGGCCTTCAACCACCTCAGGTTCAACCGCGGCGTCCAAAAGGACCCGTACACCCTGGCGGCGTTTGAGGCTGGTCTGAAGGCCCACTTCACCCATGTGCGCTTGCTGCTGAAAGGGACTCCGACCAGGTGGTTGTACTTGTGTACCAAGGGCCCCACCGCGGCAGCCGACTTTAAGGCGTTAGGGACCGTGGTTCCTCGTCCTGTCTCCAAACCTGTTAGGCGCCCCGCCTTAAAAGCCTCCCGCCCTTTGGTTACCCGACTATCTGCAGCCCAAGCAGCCCGCAAACGTCGCGCAGCCCTGGCCCAAAGTCGGTTGGCGGCTATGGGCGTTGTGCGACGGCGCTAACACCGCCAGGCCGAAACCCACTCAAGAAAGCAAACAGTGTTTGTGGCGAGCCACAAATACGACAACCCGGGTTCTGGGATTTATCGGATCAAGGCGGAACATGGCTGCCAACCCGAAACTGCCAATCTTTGTGATTACGTTCCAGCGGCTGTCGGTGTTGAAGACGTCGTTGGCTTCTTGGCGCGTATGCCTAGCCCGAACCCCTTACCAGTTGGTGTTTTGCGACATGAACAGCAGTTACCCGCCGTTGAAGCAGTTTCTGCAGGAGCAAAAGCGACAAGGAGCAGCGGTGTATTTCAATAAGACCAACGACCCTTTCCGCAACGTGCACAACAACATCAAGCACTACTTTGCGCGGCGCACCGGGGCCAACCGGCCCAAGTTCTTCGTCGTGACCGACCCGGACGTGCAGTTGGACCGCGTGCCGGCTCATTGCTTGGAGGTCTACAAGCACCTGTTGAACCTGAACCCCAAGGTGGAATGTGTCGGTCCGATGTTGCGCATCGACGACATCCCGGCGGCCTACCCGTTGAAGGCCAAGGTCATGGAGCGCCACGGGCACATCTGGCGACGTCCGACCAAACAGGCCAAGTACGGGGCCCACCCGGTCGCCTACGTCCAGTTCCCCATCGACACGACGTTCGGGATGTACCGGGCCCACCCCCGCACCCCGCCCCACTTTCGCTTCCAAAACGGGCGCCGAGACACTAAGCCGTCTTTGCGGGTCAAGGCTCCCTACGCCGCTCGTCACCTCGACTGGTACATCTTGGGCAACGACAAGATGAAGGAAGACCAGAAGACCTACATGAAACAGGCCAGCAACGTTGCCCACTGGGGCGCCCAGTGGTTACGCAAACGCCCAGCCTTGGCGGCCAGACCCAGGGTTCGGCCTGGTAGGTCTAGTGTGTCCCGCGCCGTTCGACCTATTCGACCAGGTAGACTAGGTAGACTAGTTCGACCAAACCGCCGAACACCTGGGGCCAAAGTGGCCCAAACCGCCCGTGTCGCTAGAGCCCTGAAACGCAAATAAAGGTTCGCTGTATTAATGCATCGGGGACAACCCACCCTCCAAGGTTATGTGGCGGCCAGTGTTTACGGCTTGCCGTGAATACGCCAACCCAATCTTGCTTCCGCTCGGTCGATGGCCGCGACGGTGGCAGGGTCTGCTTTTATCTGCTCCCACTCACTTCGAGATTCCTGGCCAATACTTACGCGGGTGCTAATCCTACCCATCAAGGCCATTGTAGAGGAGGGGAAGGCCAGACCCTCCGCAGAAACATGGCCAAGGTAGTCTTTTTGTGCCAAAAATTTGCCCGGGACTCTCAGTTTCTTGTACACCGCAACCGGAGCGTCCTGTACAATGTCGATGCTGATCAAGTCAATTTGGTATCCTTGCTTCATCGCCGCTCTCACCGACTTAAAGTCCGACAACTGTAACGCCTGGTCGGCTGACACATCGTCGTCGCCTTCGTCCGCTGCCACTTCAAAGCGCACGCCACGAATGGCCTTTTTCGGGATGGGGAGGGTTAGTCCGTTGAGGTTCAACACCCCTGTACCCTCGACGACCGCTTCTGCCCAGTCCAAGACCTGGTCGGCGCACAACGGCGCAAACGGGTCGGCGACACAATCGTACGCCAACTGGGCAATTAGTCTTTGCAGACCTTTCTCGCCCCCGGCCCGGCTGGCTTGGAACTCGCGGGCCACGTCTAACCCGCTTGCTGGTTTGGACCGGCGGCGCTGGCGTGGTTTGGTGGATTTGGTTTGCGGAGCAAACGCCCGTTGCAAAAAGTCCGACTTTACCAACGAACCTGGGTCCAGTCTAGAGCGAGGCAACTTTTGTTCGGCGTCGGCGGCCAGGCCAAGGATGTTGGCAAACTTGACCTGAGTCTTGGTAGTGCGAGCCTTTTGCAGTTTTTGCGCCGCTGTGGCCTTAATCTCGGCACACAACTGATCCATGGGCTTTTTCCGGCGTCTCCCATTGTGCTGTTGGTAAACTTTGACCCCGCAGGCTTTGGCCAGAGCGTCGATGTCAGCCCGGGTGTACCGGTTGGCACGCCGGCCGGTAGTGGAACATTGGCGACTTGGGTCAAACACACAAGCCATGGTTTAGTTTATGGGTTGTGCGCTTAGGATTGACACACCAACATATTGGCTTACGCTTTGGCCCGCCGTTTGGCGACCAACTGCTTGAGGCGCGACCGAGCCGTCGACTTGCGCGCCCCGTTGACACTGCGCAGGCGGTTGCGGAGCACATGCAGGCCTTTGGCCACTCGGATCTGCCCAAAGCGGCGGACGCGACTAACCGGGCGTAGGACGACCCGGCGGTTCTGGAGTTGGACCAGTTTGGCCACGTCGGGGTAGCGCTTCATCAGGGCTCTAGCCTGTTGCCCAGGTAATGACGGCCAGAACTGGTGGACCGCGAAAGGTTGTTCGTAATACACACTGCCGACACAGAACTTGCGAGCCACTTCACCAGGCGCCAACCGGAACCGTTTGCTGCGACGGCAAAAGTTGGAGAACACGACGTCCTCTCCGATGTCCGGGTTGAAGCCTTTGGCCCGAACACAGGCGACGTGACTGCTTTTGGTGCGCAGACTCAGGCCGCCACACCCGTTGCGCAGCGGTTTGCCTGGCCATGGAGCCCCAATATAGTCGTACTTCTGCCGCAGAAAGGAGTTGATAGTGTGGGGGCTGCCGGGACAGAGCACCGAGTCGGTCTGGAAAATCAGGACGTGTTCCCCCTTCACCTTGTTCCAGAAAGCCATGCTGCACATGTAGCGGCTGTAGTCACACTTGACGTTGACGCGGTTGACAAAGTTGAGGCGTCCGGTGTTGACAAACTCGACTTTTTGGGTCTTGACCAAGTCGGCAAAGATCCGGTAGCAAAAATTGCGGTTGCCGGGCCCGCCAAACACCTGGACTTTCCATTCGGCTGGCAGCACCTTGACCACGTTGCGGACACAGTGGTTCAAGGCCTTGTGTTCCCGGGGCTCGATGATAACGGCAGTCTTGTTGGAGTGCAGGTAGGGTTTTGGCTGGGGCTTGGGCGTCACAACAGCCGGCTGAGGTTCCGGGTCAGACTCAACATTTACGACGGTCTCGGTAGTGGGTTGGCGTATTTGCGACAAGTCACAAACACTGTCGCCCCGAGGTTCTGTCAAACGAGTGGCGTTAATAGACTCAGTGGAGTGGCTGGTATCGCTGACCTCGCTGTCACTTGCACTGCTTGTTGCTAAACTTTCGCCGTTTGTGGTCATGTTTGCGCCAAGCCCATCTGTCTGTTTATTTGAAGTTACGGTTGCATTTTTCCGGTCTCAGAAGGACCTGGAATCACAAAGGTCAGGGAAGGTTCCAGAGTCAGCGCCTTGATCTTGCCCGAGGGGACCATCTGGTCAAACACCCACTTGTCGACGGCTGGGCCCTTATAACGCCGCCCGGCCCAGGCCGCCAAACGTTTGGCGGCTCTCTGGGTGATCGTGTAGATGTAGAAGCCCTGACAGTACCCGGGTCGGCGCCAGTGTTCCAGGCCATCAACTGGTACGTTCTTGTTAATTGCCCAAGGGCCGTGGCCCCAAGACAACAGGTCCCACTTGACGCTTTTGGCGCGCAGTTCAGCCATTGCCTCGGTGACGCGTTGCCACTTGGCGTAGTCGTTCCAGCGCAGGTCGACGTCGTCTTCCATGACCGTGGCCACCGCGTGCGGTCCGTCGGCGATGGCTTTCCAGATCCGCACGTGGCTGTCGTAACACCCGGCTTGGCCGCGGGTCAGGCCAAGGCCGACTTTCTTGCGGCGACGCCACACCCGGATCGGGATGAAACGGCCGTCGGTGCAAGGAAACCGGCGCATGTACTGCATCCAAGGCCCCATCCGTTCCACAAACCCGTTCATTCGACCACCTCGAATCGACACCACGTACGTCGGTTGGAAACAGGGCGGACAGGGCAACTGCGGTTGTTCTAGTGGGTCTGTCGCCCACAACGCTTCGAGGTCGATAAACTTCTGGTTGCCCAACTCCCAGCGTCTCGGAAAGTGTTCTCGGTTCAGTTCGACGGTGCCGTGGTTTGCCAACGGTTCGGCTTCGTAGACAGGCGTTGGTTCTACGTCATCCAGGGCACCACTGTCTTCGTCGTCGTTTCCCTTACGCTGTTGGACATCGTCCTTTTCCGGGTCTTCCAGGTCTTGATTGTCTGCTTCAAGGCATTCCGGTTGTCGAGTATCAATTTCTTCGAGTTCTTCGACTTCCTGAGGTTCTTCGGGGGTCGTGGCTTGTCGTATTTGGGACTCGTCGCCAACACCGTCAGTCGGTTCGTCAATGGGCGCCACCACATCCTGTGGTTCGGGTGGATTTTCCGCCTCTTGCCGCTTTTGTTCCAGGTATTCTGCTCGTCTTCTTTTGAGGCGCTGCAGTCGGGATTCCACGATAGGTGGGCTGGATGGTTCTTCGGGTTCTTCGAGTTCTTCGACGTCTTCAGTGGCTTCGTCTTCGCTGTGAAGTGACTCGACCGGCTCGCCTTCAGGTCGCAGTTCCTCCTGGTCATGCTCAGACTTAACAGGTTCAGCAAGCGCTAACCCCGGCTGTTCCAAATCGTCCAACCCAGACTCATCCAGGTTCTCGGCTTGTGAATACACCAACTCAGGTTCCAGGTATTGCTGTTCCAGGGCCGTGGGAACGTAACGCTTGCCCCGCTGCCGCAGGTTTCGCTGTTTCAGTTTCAACATTCGTCTCTGTAACCAATACCCTCGTCTGGTCGCCATGGTCTGTTAAGTTTATTTGTTTCTGGAAGGCCGACTGGGTGCCTCGACGGGTCGTTGTCAAGCCTGGACCAACTCAAACACTGGGTTGGCGTATCTGCGAAATGACCCGGCAAGCCGAGAACACTGCTAACGCCAACCTGACTGGTTCCTAAAAGGCGGTTTCGGCGCACAACAGCACCAGCACTGCTTGAACCGATCCCACCGGGACTGATACCCATACACTTCCAGTCGTCGACTGTAGCGCCGCTGCGATTTGGAAAAGCCGTGGCCCATGCCGACAAACACTGTTTTGTTAGGCCGGAGCCGACAGGTTTTGTGCTTCAATGGGGTGATGGTAGGTCAGGCCGTTGGAGGCCGTCACTGGACTGATCTGGTTGCACCACTCCTGGGCCAAACTGAGTTGCTCAAAGGTTTGGACCGGGATTTCGGGGCGACACAGACTCATCACCAGGTCAATCAACCGGCGGGTGATGACACTCAAGCAGACCACGCTGGCCCGGCTCAGACAGCGTTTGGTTTTGGGGCGGTTGGTTCGCATGTGCTGGGCCTGTTGGTACATGTACTTGATCCCCATAGACTGGACCTGAGACGCGTCAAAAATCAAGGCCGCCTTCAGACTCGGTTGGTTGCCTGGTTGTTGCTGCTCGATGTGGGCGTATAGACGGTCAATCTCCTCCAGGTACTGATGAAAGTCCTCGTCATCTTTCGGCTGGCCAGTGAATCGAATTACAACTGTCGGCCAGTTGGCGTAGTCAAACTCGACAAAAGAAGCCGGGTGCTGCACGGCCATGCTGGACATTGGGTTGTCGGTTCCAGCGAACCTGGTTTGGCTGGGTTGCGATTTAATGATCTACTTGTTCTTGTTCCGCCTCGACACCCACTTCCACGACGGCATACTGGCTCATGGACACGCGGTGTTGGCGCTGGGTGTTCAGGTTTGTCACCAGAAACGCTTCGTCGCGAAAGTGATCAACAGAATGGGGTTCGACGGGGTCATTGGGGTCTAACTGCAACAACACCGCAGACTTGCCGACGTCACATTCTTGCAGCCGACGTCTGGCCCAGGGATCGGCGGGTTTTGGTCTGAACAGCATTTTTTGAGTGTTTGTGACTCGTCGCAAATACGACAAGCCACTTCGGTACTTATCTGGGTATGCCAACTTGTGGGGCTTTGAGGGTATAAAGTTAAACCTGGCCAAAAGATGTCGGTGGCTTCCCAATTGGAAAAGATCTTGACCCCGGTGGACTGCAGTCAATGCGGGTTCCCAGAAACTCAGTCGTTGCAGACCTGTTTTTTGAATCACGGGACTGACCCCACCAAGCCCGTGTTTCCCAAGGCCTTACCTAGCCAATGTTTGGCGTTCAACACCCTGGCCATCAACCCGGGGTTGGTCGGGGCAGCGGTCGGTACGTCTAACCTGGCCGGGATGATGGACACGGCGCCCGCGACCCAGCCGCAGGCTACAAACTTTACGTACTGCCAAGGGCAGCCCTACGACCCGCCCCACGACTGGACCAACCTGGAAGCCTTGATCTCCAACTCTCCGATCTGTGACGACGTGAAACCGGCTGACTGCGCGTCAGGAGGCTGTCCATCCGGCGGCTTACCTTGCTGTGCCGGGTTGAAGGGTGTGCTACACGACTGCATCAGCAGCGAAGGCAAGTACATCGCGATGTACCAGTGCAAGGTCAACCCAGACTGTCCGCCTGGGTTCGTCCTGTATAAGGGCAAGTGTTACCGCGACTACCCCAAACCCTACAACCCGGTCGCCGCCCACGCGAAAACCCCGGCAGACCGGGAAAACTGGGCCGACTGGGTAGCACCCTGCGCACCCAACGATTGCGTGCAAGGGACCAGTAGCACCGACTATGGAGCCTGTACGCCTCAAATTTCCAGCACTGGCGCCCCAATTACCTGTGGGACCAATTACACTTCCTGCGCTTGGTTTACCGGGGAGCCGGCACAAGCCACTATCCATGCGTCCTGTCACGACACGATGCCTACCATCCCATACCGGGCGATGTATTGTCAACCGGCTGCTGATCCGCAAAACTGGAAATTTGTGGAGTGCCAGAACGAGGCCGGGTGTGTCCAGCCTCGTCGGTACTGGACCATGGACCCCGACGACGACACGGGCAACATCGAGGGCCGTGACCCAGGAGGCCCCACTAACGACATGAAAGTCCAGTACTGCAAAATGCCGTGGTTATCATAAAACTGGTTTGGTTGGCGAGTTGGTCATGTCCAGCATGTTGAGCATCGCCGAGGTCATGCAAGAACGGGCGGCGCGGTTGGCGCGGGAACGCGGAGTTACTGACCTGGTAGAATCAGACGAGGAAAGCGAACTGGACGAACCAGCAGCGCCGTTTCCAGCCTGGCAGGCGCCTGCGGTCAGTGTTCAGCCGCGGGAAGTCGTAACCCCGGTCGAAGTCATTCCGGCCCGGGCACCGCCGGTGGCAGCAACAGGTCCAGCGGAACCGATCATTTCCCCGTCCTTGGTCGTCGCCAGGCGACAGGCCATGGCGGTCGGGGGCCCTCGCAAACGCAAAACGCTGGGGTTTGTCCGTTTTAAGCAGCACTTTGCAGCCGAAAACCCCGACATCTCCAAACTGACCAAAGGCGAAATCCAACGTCTAGCCCGAGTCGCCTGGACAGATTTGCCCAGACGGAACGTGGAAAGACGACGCCCGGCGAACGGCACTTGCCCGGCCGGCTGGGTCTTGTTTCAGGGCCAGTGTCATCGACCTTCCCAGCAATTGTTTAGGAACCTGTATGACGCCGAGTTTGAGCAGAAGCAGGAAGCAGCCTTTGATGTGGCGTTAGGGCTACCACCCGCCAAACGGGTGCGTCGGCCGGTTCCTAGTTTTGCGGTTTCGGCGGTTCCAGTTGCCGCGCCGCGTGTACCGCAGGTTTCATCCTCTAGGGTGTCCAGTTCTGCTGCCTCCTCAGCAGCCGCGTCTGTTCCGGCTGCAGACGCCGCCGACGCTACAAATCTGTCAGTGGTGATCCCTACCGGCACCGGGTTCTTCCAGCGAGCCCTCGAGGAAGTGTTGGCTTCTGACGACACTGGACCAGCCGGCGTGGCGGCGTTGCTGGTACCGTCGGACACTGAAGACGCTGAAGACGACGACCAGGATGCCGTTGACGACGCCAACCTTGAAGCCCAAACCAGCCTGGCGTTGGCGCGCCTGTTAGACTTGTAAACTTTAACATCCCTGGCTGACCATGTCCCACCCCGATAAACAGGTTCGCTGATTCATCGGGTTTGTATTGCGTATGACTGACGTGTCCGCCGTGTCCGCCGTCCTCAAGACGGGTTTCACCACTGAACACCTGGTCTGTTGGTTGCTGGCGTGGTGTTTGCCGGCGTCCTTCAGCAGTTTGTTGCTGGTGTTGGCCGTCTACATGCCCGGTCTGGTTCAACCAGCGCTGAAACTGGTTGTCAAGAAAGTCAGTCACCGGGCGGTCGAGGTGTTTCACGCGTGGACCACACCGCCACTAACCGTGCCTGTCGATTGATGTCGACGCCCCTCTACTTGGAATCCGGGGAACGCGGGCAGGAAGCCAGCCTGGAACAGGATCCAGACTATAGGTTTTACCGCTGGACCCAAAAACACTTGAATGTGGTCATTGTCGGCATGATTGCCATTGCTGCCTTTGCGATGTATGGTATGCTGGCCGTGTGGGAACCCAAGTTTGCCAAGCACCAGCATTTGTGCGTGGCCCAGAACCTGACGTTTCGGGACGAATGGGGTGCGCCGGGCACTTCCTGCAACGCCTATGTCGCGACCTGTACATGTCAGGAATGTCAACCCTGGCCTTCCCCCTGTTGCTCTGAATGCAGCAGTTGGGTTTCCGGTCGCAGATCCTGTTGGTCAGTCGAGATCACCTACACGTTTTCTGATGTGACCAACCTGGCGCCTCGCACGACGCATGTGTTTTGCGGCGCCGAGTCTGGCGATTGCCAAGAACGCTACCGAACAATCCTGGTGAGAAACAGGTCATTTGAATGCTGGACTCAGGGTCAAGACCTGGACGAGATTTATTTGGACGACGACGTGGACCGTTCAGGCGCTTACTATGGGGTTTGGGTCGTCGTGTCGATTTGGCTTATGCTGACGTTTGCTACGGCCTGTGTCGGCTGCTGGAACTTTCTGCATCTTCACACTTTACGGGAGCGCTACATGTTGGAACATGTTGGATAGAGGACCTGGCGAAGAAATTCGATAAACACTGTTTAATTTGCCCAACTTAGACAAGCCGAGCGGCGCCGATGTGCGTAAACGCCGCGTCTTTGCCTACTGACCCGATGACCGGGGACGGTTGACCAATCTTGAGAGTGGATACGTACAGGTCCCGTCCGCCAGCGTTTAAACTCGATTGGGTTCCAAACTGGGCGCCAAACGCGACGGCGGTGAAGGAGGCGTCTCGGCCAGGCGGGACGCCGACGATGCTGTCGGTCGCCGAGATGATTACGTCCCCTTCTTCGATCAGTTCTTCGAGGTCCGACGGTGTAGGGGAAGGACCAGGGGGCGGCGTCGGTGGGCTCGGAGGTGGTCTGTCGTTGGGCATCTCGAAAACGTGGACCAACGAGCCAGAGGGAATCGCTACGTACTCGCCGTACACGTCCTTGTTGGCCGGCATCGCCGGGGGCGTGCCAAACCCTCCCCCGAGTTCTGGAAAGTTGGTGTTGTTGATCACGCCCACCAACGAGTTGCTGGCCCATCCGTCTTTGGATTCCAGGACATTGATGTCTGTCGCACCCCCGATCAAGACGTACTCGCCGTTTTTGGCCACGCCGGCGCCGAAAAAGGTGCCACCCGGCGCGGCGGGTTTGACGGTGTTGATGCTGGCCCAGTCGTCCGTCGTGCCGACCACACACCCGACGAGGGTAAATATGCCGCCGTCCAGCCCGCGGAAGACCACCACGGTCAGGTCGGCGTTTGTGTCGATGCCTCCGGTCGACGACAACAGGTTCAGGCTGGGGCTGTGATTGATGACCGTGACCGAGGTTGACCAGTCGTCGATGCTGGCCACCTGGTACACCCGTAAGGTCACCGCGTTGGACGAAATCGTGACGATTCTGCGACCGTTGCTCGACAACCACGCAATGTCGCCTACGCCGCTCGAGGTATCCAGGTTTGCGACGGTGTTGTACGTGGTAGAGCCGGCCGGCCCATCTCTTCGGGCCACGCGCATCAACCCCACGGCGTAGTACAGAACAATCTCTCCGTCCCCGGAAACCAGCACGTCGGTAGCCCCGTTGCTTTCCAGGTTGCTGACCGTGGCGTCGCCAGCCCACTCGTCGCTGGTCACGGCGATTTTGGGCGGGCTGGTGGGGACGGCTGTCACCTGGTAACTGTCGTCGGTGCAGGTAAGTATCGACGATATGTTGCCACCAAAGTCGGCCTCTCCGCCTGTTGCGTGGGTCGCCCAACGGTCGGTCGTCAAGTAGGACGTCACCGTCGAAGTACCAGCCAGCAACACGTCGCCGTTGGCCGACCAAGCCGCTTTGCCCGCCCCGCTAACATAAGTAACCCCTGTCACATACGTAATCTCGTCAGTCATGGCCTGTCGTGGGTTTTCGGTTCACCGATACACCTCCAGGTCCCAGTTTTTGCTCTATACAGAAGAATGTCCCTGCATGCACGGCCGAGTTCTGTTAGTATCCTGCGTACCACGTAATGATGCAGCGACCGTCTCCGCCTGCCGCTCCAGAAAATGTCTGTGTGCTGTTTAGCCCACCCCCGCCACCGCTGCCAAAAGTACCGGCTAGCGGCGTGCCTCCTGCCAGATCAAACGCCCCGCGCCCGGCCGTGCCAAGTTGTGACTTGGCGCCGTTGCCGCCAAAGTAGTTTTCGATTACGGTACCGGCGTTGCGACCATTCTGGCCGTAGTGACCGGGAAAGGTAACGCCAGTGACGGTGGTCAAGGTGGGAGTGGCCCCGGGACCGCCTCCTTGGGCCAGAGTGCTGCCAGCCTGCCCGCCTAGCCCGCCTCCACAGGAACAGATTTCCAGTGGCACTGCCCCGTCCAACAACACGCGAGTCAGGTTGCTGTTGCTGCCATTGCTGGTGCCGACTCCCCCTGCGCCACCTGTCCCGATTTCCGCCGTGAGCCCGGTGTAGCCGCTCAACTGACTGGCGGTGATGACGAACTGGGCATACCCCCCGCTGCCGCCGCCAGCCCCCGAGTCGTTGGCGTTGCCGCCCCCACCCCCGCCTCCACCGGCCCCAATGACTTCCACTTCGACGTAGCGAAGCCCGGCCGGAAACGGCGTGGTGGTTGACCCTGCGGCTGTCACGTTTGTAATACTCACAGGCCCTGGATACACCACGTTGGGAGCGGTCAGGTCGCCGTTGATGGTGAGGTTGGTAACATCCGTGTTGTTCGTGTTGGTCCAAGTTGTGGCTGTAACACTGTTTGCGGTCAAGGTTTGGGCTGCGACTGAGGTCGAAACCAGTTGGTTGGTCCGCAACGCCTCGGCCTCCAACTGGTCAGTGTCGACGGTGTCGGCCGTCACTTGAGCAGCGGTTAGGTTGTCAACCACTAACTCGTTGGCGGTTAGACTGCCGGTGTCTAACACTCCAACAGTAACTGTTCCTCCCTTCAACGTCCCAGTCACCAAAGTCCGGGCGACCACTTTTTGCTGGACAGCCGCAATTTGGTCCACCCGACCGTTGCGTACTCGGCTGTCGCGCACAGACATCGTTCGATTGACCCAAGCCGGTCACTTTATTCGTACTTGTACCAGCGGATGATACACCTGCCAGCCCCACCTGCGGCCCCGCTAAAAGTGAGGGTAGACACAATGCCACCGCCTCCTCCGCTGCCAAACACGCCGGTCGTGGGAGCGCCGCCAGCGATGGAAATTGCGCCAACGCCGCCTCGGCCGAACCGGCTGTCGCCTCCACTGCCTGCTGGGACGTTCGTCAAACTGGTACCTGAATCTCGGCCGTTGCCGTTGCCAAAGCGACCGCCCAAGGCATAGCCAACAACGGCAGTCAGGGTTGGTGCGGCGCCGGGCAATCCCGGTCTGCCATAGGTGTTGCCATGAAATCCGCCTTGTCCTCCCGGGCAGGTACACACTAGAAGCGGGACTCCTCCAGTTAACGTCACCGTAGTGGAATTCCCCGTTACCCCGTTCACGTTCCCGGACGACCCGGCGCCACCCGTACCAATGTCTACAGACAGCCCGGTGTAAGTTTGAATCTGCGCCGGACTGATCCAAAAGCGAGCGTAACCGCTGGTACCGCCACCTCCACCGGAATCGTTGAAACTGCCTCCTCCGCCGCCTCCACCTCCGCCGCCAGTACATTGCACTTCCGCCATGACGGCGTTGGCCGGCCAAGGGACCACTGTTACGCCAGAAGCGGTAATGTCAGTTATACTGCTGACAGGCACGCTAACCACATTGGCCGTGTTCCAGTTTTGCTGGACAGTCAGGTCGGTAACTGTGAAGTTTGTCAATGTCGCCGTGTCAGTCTGGACGTTTGAAGCAGAAACAGTTGACGCTGAGGCCGTCGACACTGTTACGGTATCAATGTTGGCCGTATTGGCTGACACCGTGTCACAAGCAACGCTCGAGACCTGCAAGTCGGTTACGGTCACGGAAGGGACAGTCAAGTCATTAACCTCCAGAGCGTCAGTTTCAAAACTGCCCGTAAGCGCCGAGCCCAACACCGTGGTTTGGCTCACCAGTTGAGGCACGGTTAGGGTGCCAGAAACGGTTAACCCTTGTTCCACTTCTTGGTTCGACACTTGTTGATCCCGCCGCTCTGCCATTTTTGGTTGTTAGTGTTCTTGGCTTGTCGTGACTCGTCCAGATACGCCGAAACCCAGTGTTTTAGAAACCCGTGTACCACACAATGATACATTTACCAGCCCCTCCTGCAGCCGGCTGACCGTTGATGCTATCTTTGGAACTGCCTCCCCCACCACCGCCGTCAATGCCGGGCAGGGCGTTAAAGGTGGACCCCGAGGTGGCGGCGCCATAGCCGCCTGTGCCTAACACCGAATCCCCTCCGCTGCCCCCGTTCATGTTGGTCGGAGAGGTGCTGGTTCGAAACCAAGCGTTCCAGCCTGGACTGCCAGCAGTTGTAGTTCCTGTTACCAACGCCAGCGTGGGCGCAGCGCCGGGAGTGCCACCGACAGCCCCATTGGGACCGGTCAAACCACCGCCGCCCCCCAAACAAGTGCAGATCAATTGGGAGGGGGTGCCGTTCAACGTGACCGTGGTGGCCCCACCAGTGCCGCCGGGTGAATTTAACGGGCCAGCCACGCCGCCTGCCCCTATGACGACGGTCAGCCCCGTGTATTGCGTGATCTGATCAGGGGTAATCCAAAACCGTGCGTACCCACTGCTGCCACCTCCGCCCGCCGAGGTGGTAATGCCGCTTGTCAGACCACCTCCGCCGCCGCCTCCGCCAGTCGCTTCCACACAGGCCAACACCACCCCGGCCGGCCACGGAACAACAGTGGACCCCGAAGTGTATTGCGTTACGCTGCTGGGCAACGCGTTGACTACGTTGGGCGCGACTAATATACCGGTGTAGGTTTGGTCCGCCGTAGTCAGTGTCGAAGCGGCAGCACTGTTAGCAGTTAACGAAGCCGTGGTGACAGCATCTGCCTGGATCGTTGGACTGGTTGAGTTAGCGCTCAAAGTTTCCGCAGTAAGTTCCGGGGCCAGCAGAGTCTCGGTCTCTAATTCTTCCGTGGTCAAAGTACCAGCCACCAAGTCATTTTGTACCAGCGGAGTGTCGGACACAACAGTGTCGATGCCCAACGTTCTGGCTGTGGCTTTGCCGACTTCGGCTTGCTGACCTTCCAAGGCCTTGGTGGTCAACCGGCCTCCGATGCTATACACCTGGGTGGTGGTCTGGTTGGTAACTCGCAGATCCTGGACAGGCATGTGGATTGGCGTATACCCGACAGCACGCACGACAAGCCGAGCACACTTTATTCGTACTTGTACCAGCGGATGATACACCTTCCATCCCCGCCTGCCGCTCCAGTGTATGGCACGCCGCTCGCTCCGCCGCCGCCCCCACCTCCAAAAGCGCCGGCTACAGCAGGACCTACAGCCGCGTTGTTAGCCCCGCGACCACCAGGCCCTAATCTGCCGTCGGCTCCACTGCCACCCGGTACCAACCGAACGGTGCCCGAGTCTCGGCCGACGTTGCCGTAACGCCCAATTAAAGAGTATCCTGTTACACTGACCAAAGTGGGAGCCGCGCCGGGTGGGCCCGAGCGGCCGTAAAAGTTACCGTGCCTGCCTCCGAATCCACCTGGACAGGTGCACACCAGCAAAGGCGCCCCGCCGTCCAAGGTGATTAATGTAGGCGTTCCCGTCCCACCGTTGTTGGTGCCCACGCCGCCGGCTCCACCAGTGCCAATGTCGACAGACAACCCTGTGTATGTTGCAATTTGGGCGGGGGTGATCCAGAAATGCGCGTAGCCGCTGCTGCCTCCGCCACCGCCTGCGTCGATGTTTAGACCCCCTTCGCCACCTCCACCTCCACCCCCGCCGGTTGCTTCGACTTCTGCTAGGGCGACGCCAGCCGGCCAAGGAACTGCAGTGACCCCGGCCGCTACTATGTCAGTGACACTGTCCAACACCGCACTGACGACTTGGGTGCTGGTCAGGTCGTTCTGCAATGTATAGTCAGTCGTGGTCCAGCCTGTGACTGTTAAGGCAGAACTTTGGCCACTGCTTAAAGTGGCCGTGGACACTGCAGCGACGTCGACATCGAAGTCTTCAATTTCGGCGGCGTCAGCCGTTAACTCCTGGGTATCCACCTTGGTCGCTGCTATTTCGTTTGTCGTGAGGTTAGCCACAGACAAATCGCCCACTTCCAGCGCCTCAGTGTCTGTGTGGTCAGTCACCCCGGTACCGAGTAGGGTGGCCTGGCTAACGACACTCCTAGTTGTTAGTCGTCCTGCAACATTGAGAATGTGCCGAACTTCTTGATTCGACACCCTTTGATCTGTCGTAGCCATTGCCGTTTTGTCCAAGTAGTGGGTTTTCGGTTCGCCGATAAATCAGAGAGAAAGCACGGCAAGCCGAGAACCTTGAGAAGTCTGGCTGTCAGTTCGCCGATAAAACAGCGAACCTGGCACGGTTTTACACAAACCCGTTATACCAGACAATGATGCACTTACCTGACCCGCCAGCCGCGGGAAAGGCAGGACCGGAACTATCACGGGCGCCTCCGCCACCACCTCCGCCGCTCACGCCGGCCACGGCGGGAAAGCCTGGGTTGCTGTTGGGAGTTGCCCCTTCCCCGCCGTTGCCCAACTTGGAGGCGCCGCCGAGGCCGCCGTTGAAATTGGTAACTTCCGGGGCGGTGAAGAACCAGGAGTTGTAGCCCACCGTGCCAGGCTCAGAGTGACCTTGCACCAAGGTCAATGTTGGGGCCGCCCCGGCCGCACCACCCGCCGCACCGTTGGCCCCCGTAAGCCCGCCGCCGCCTCCGGGACAGGTACACACCACCTGGGAAGGAGCGCCGTTCAGGGTAATGGTTGTTGTCCCGCCTGTGCTGCCGTCGGCGTCCACTGCCCCGGCCGCGCCAGCCGTTCCGATATCTATGGTCAACCCGGTGTACTGGGCGACCAGGTCGGGCGTAATGAAAAACCGGGCGTACCCGCTGCTGCCCCCTCCGCCGCTTGAATTGACTGTACTGCTGGTGCCGCCTCCGCCACCCCCTCCCCCTGTGGCTTCTACCCGTGCATAAATGGCGTCGGCTGGCCAGGGCACGACGGTGACCCCCGAAGTGTATTCGTTCACACTCTGAGGCGCCAGGTTAACAACGTTGGGTGCCACCAGCGTGGTGACAGTGGCGTCGTTGGTGGTGCCTTCAGACGTAACAAGAGTGGTGACTGTCGCATCCCCCGTCACTCGCAGCGCACTGGCGGTCAAAGACGGGTCGTCTGCCAAATCGGTTGCTGTCCCTGTTTGGCCGATCAAACGACTGGCGGTTAAACTTGGCGTTGTCAAGGTGTCAACCGTAATGTCTCCAGGCAGAGTCAGACTTTGCCGGCTGTCCAATACCTCTGCTGACAACGTAGTGGCTTGTAAATCGGAAGTTGCGAGGATGTTGGTTTCCAATAGACCAGTCGTCAATCTACCACCTACGCTGTACACACTTTGAGCCGTTTGATTACCGACTCTGTTGTCTCGGCCAGCACTCGCCATAGTGTTTGTGGCTTGCCGCAAATACGACAAACTATCAACCCAGTTTACTTCACCCGGTTTCAAAAGCCACGAATTGCCCCTTCTCAGTAACCGGTGTAGAATGTAAGGATACAGCGACCGTCACCGCCGGCCGCCCCTGGTTGACTAGAGGTGTTATTGCCTCCGCCTCCTCCGCCACCGTACAGGCCGGCCTGGGCGACTCCACCACCCACCGCGTAGGCCCCGCGTCCACCGATGCCTAACACCCCGTCGGCGCCGTTGTTAGCCGGCAAGCCGAGGTTGGCGCTGCCCGCGTTACGACTGTTGTGACCGTACCGACCGGTTAAAGCAATGCCGGTCACCCCGGCTAACACAGGCGTGGCTCCTGGAGTGCCGCCAGCGGCTGTACTGCTACCAGCGATCCCTCCACCTCCGCCGCCACAGGTGCACACCAACAGAGGGGCCCCGCTCTGCAAGGTCACCGTAGTCGCCGTACCTGCGCTGCCCGAGCCTGTACCTGAGCCTCCGGCGCCGCCGACGCCAATGTCGATCGTTAAGCCCGTGTAGAGTGTGATTAGACTGTTGGGTAGGGTGAACTTGGCGTAGCCGCTGCTGCCCCCGCCCCCGCCCGAATCGCTGGAGGAGCCTTGGCCGCCCCCACCTCCGCCAGCCCCGGTGGCCTCCACCTCGGCGTAAATGACGTTGGCCGGCCAGGGCACAAAGGTAGAACCAGAAGTCGTGACGTCCACCACGCTGACCGGCGCCGGCTGGATAATGTTGGGCGCTGTCAACTGGTCGGTCACGGTCAGGTTGTCGACGGTGGTCTGGTTGGCGTTGTTCCAGGTCGAGGCCGTGATGGTCGGGATCGTCAAGTGGGTCTCTACCCACGCCGGCGCTACAACCTGAGCGTCCAGGGTGTCGGTTTCCAAAAGTCCGACGTCGGCCTGTTGGACAGTTAAAGTGTTGATTACGGTCGAGTCGGTGACAACCAAAGTGTCGCTGGCCAGGTCCGTCACGGTCAAGGTCCCGCTGGTCAACTTGTCGGTGACGACCTTCTGGGCCGACGTCTTGTTTTGTACCGCGACATACTCGGCAACCCGGCCGTGGTTCACGCGTCGATCTCGGGCGGCAGCCATATGAAACAGGCGTTTTACTTAGAACGGCCCTTACGAGTACCGGCCAAACCAGGTGACAATACAGCGGCCAGCCCCCCCAGCCGCCCCCTGGAAGGTAAAGTTTGAAGTGTGCCCGGCTCCTCCACCCGCGCCAAAGGTCCCAGCAATGGCGTTGCCGCCGGCAAAGTCGTAGGAGCCTCGGCCTCCAGACCCAAACACACTTATGCCGCCGTTGCCGCCTGGATATTTGCTCAAAGTGTTGCCCGAATCGCGCCCTCTAAACCCGTAGCGACCCGCGGTGCTGTAACCTAGAACAGACACTAGAGTAGGGGCTGCAGCAGCGGCTCCGCCTCGGCCGTAACTGTTTCCATCCAGTCCTCCCAGGCCTCCTGGACATGTGCAAACTAACAGAGGAACACCGCCGTCCAGGGTCACTGTTGTTGGGTTACCGGTTACCCCATCATTGGTTCCCGTTCCGCCTGCGCCTCCGGTGCCGATGTCAATAGACAGCCCGGTGTAGGTTTGAATCTGAGTGGGAGTGACCCAGAACCGGGCGTACCCGCTGCTTCCTCCGCCGCCCCCCGCGTCGTTGTTGCTACCAGGGCCGCCTCCGCCTCCGCCGCCACCTGTGGCCTCTACCTGGGCCAACACCGCATCGGCTGGCCAAGGGACAACGGTCACGCCGCTGGCCGTCACGTCGGTGACACTTAACACCACCGGGTTAACCACGACCGGGGTCCCAAAAGTCCAGGTGTTGTTGATCGTCAGGTTGGTCACCGTCAGGTCAGTGGTCGTGGTGGTATTGGCGGTGGCGGTGTCGGTCACGGTTAACGCACTGAGGGGATTCTCCAAGTCCAGGTTGTCGACCGTCACCGTGTCGGCCGTGACTCCTAGCGCCGTTACCTGGTCAGCCGTTAAGGTGTTGGCTGCAACATCGCCTTCCAGCGATTCCGTGGTTATGTCGGCACCTGTCAAAACATCAACCACCGCTACCTGGGACACCAGGTTTGGCACGGTTAATGTCCCTCGACAGGTCAAGTCTTGCCGTACCTCCTGGTTGAAGACTCGGTTGTCGCGAACGGTCGTCATGACGAGGATTTATTGCTGTTGACCTAAAACCCACCATACCACACAATGATACACCGCCCGGGGCCGCCTGCCGCGGCCAAGCGTTTGCCGTTGTCGGTGGCGCCTCCGCCGCCCCCGCCGCCACCAACCCCGGCGCGGGCGTCCACAGGAGGCCCACCGTCGGAACCCCCGTCTCCTCCGCTGCCGAGCCGGCTGTCGCCGCCCATACCGCCGTTGCTGTTGTTGGCCACAGACCCTAGGTTAATCCAGGCGTTTTGACCAGGTCTGCCGGGTTCAACTTGGCCGACGACTTGAGTGAGGGTCGGGGTAGCGCCCCCGTCACCGCCGACACCGTCATTGGAACCGATCAGGCCGCCGCTGCCGCCGGGGCAACTGCACACGACCAAAGAGGGACTGCCGTTTAAGGTCACCGTGGTCGTGCCCCCGTCGGACCCGTCGGCGTTGTCGGCTCCCGCCGCGCCGGCTGTCCCGACATCAATCGTTAACCCGGTGTACGCGGCAATCTGGGCCGGGGACAAGGTGAACAGAGCGTACCCGCTGCTGCCGCCCCCGCCGGACGAACTGATGGCGGGGGTAGTTGGGCCTCCTCCCCCGCCTCCTCCCCCTACCACCTGAATCTGGGCAGATACGGTCCCAGCCGGCCAGGGGATTACGGTTACACCCGCCACGTTCAGGTCCTGCACTGCAGTGGGCACCAGGTTGATGACATTGGGGGCGGTCAAGGTAGTACTGACGGCCACGTTATCGGTCGTGTAGTCGGTGGCGGTTACGGTCGTGGCGGTTACGGTGTCGGCGGTTAGGGTTGTTACCATCAAGTTTTCCACCTCTTCGGTTTTTAGGGTGTCGGCCGTGATCGTCTCTGCCACCAGTTGGTCGACGTTGAGGTCGGCCACAACCAAGTCGTTCACCTGGATTGGTTGGCCAGAACCGGGATCCACAAACAGATCTCTGGTCTTGGCTTGTTGCGCCTCGACAACATTGGCGTCCAAAGTCTGGGTTGTCAACGTGTCTCCGACGCTGTAACGTTTGGTCACGACCTGGTTGTTGACCCGTGAATCGCGAAATACACCAGCCATGTTGACGAGTTTATTGCTTTAGTTCCAACCTGTCAGTGGCGGTTTGGACCAGACTGACTTGGTCCAACGGCTGCTCCGTTAACAGACTCTCGACCACGACCTGGCGCCAGGCGGCACTCAAGCCGGTGACAAAGGTGAGACGTTCAGTCTGTTCAACCACCTGAAGGCTCCGTTCCGACCCGTCCCAGACGATCCAGTCAATGTCGCCATTCTCGAGGTCCACGGCGGCGGTGTTCACACAGGGCCCACTTCCTAACACCACCACGGTGCGAGGCAAAGTCTTGACTCTCTCCTGCAGCAGACATTGGATTTGACAGAACGGAATCTCCTTGGCAAACGTCGCCTGGGCCATTTGGGTTTCCCGGGTCGTGCGACACCAACCCATCAACGGAGAGTTCAGCAGACATAGCCCTCGCAATTGTTCCTGTTGAGCCCGGTTGGCCAGTGCAATCGCCAACTGTCTCATTTCCGGGCGGCTGGAACTGAGCACAATGGCCAAGTCGGGGGTCTGCTCTGGGTGATCCACGACTTGATACTCCAGCATTTGTATCGTCGGACCCTGTTGACTCCGCTGCCTCCAACAGGCTCTCAACGGAACCAGATACTGTTGGCGATAGGCTTCAAAGCCGGCGGCGTCAGCCGTTAGCCCCAAGTGCTTGAGCAGTGCGTGCATTCGGTCCGGATGCTTACGGTGAAACGCCTTGTTTTCGCTGGGACAGACGGTAGCAGCGGCTGACACCTCGGCTGGGTGTTGCTCCAAATTGCCCTTGTCCTGCTCGAGTTGGTCGGCTATGACCTTGAGGCCGCCTTCCATGTGCATCATGCTAGCCCAGTCGATGTGCTGGGCCACGGTCGGCAGTACCTGGGTGTAGGCCTGGCGCCCGTTCGGTAAAGCATAGATTTGGTTCAGCACTTGACACATCCAGACCGGGTCGTGAAACCCCTGGGCATGGCCGATGTAGAGGACTTGTTGGAGGGTTCGGACTGGGTCTTGTTCCCAAGCCTCTTGGATCGTGGTCGGCCCCCAGTCCCTTCTCGGCTGGGTCAACAGCCTCAAATCCTGGGCCTCAACTTTCTTGTCTTCTTCTTCCGGCCCGGGCTGAAACCACCAGCCAAACAGGTTGGCAAACATTGCAAGCCGAGGGTTGAGTTTGTTTATCCGCGTACCGAGGGTGTTTGCGGCAAGCCACAAACACGCCAAAACCAAGTCTGGGTTATCGGTGAACCTCATTGGGCCCGTCTGGCCCGGTGCCAGTCGATGGTGTCCTTGATCTGCCGGTTCGACCAGCCTTCTAACCCGACCAGCGCAGGCCAGACGTTGACGCCGTACCCTTTCAACCGGTCCAATTCGGCCCGGTGTAGCAAAGCCTGCACCATCGCGTCGAAACGCCGCCGAGGCAACGGTGCCACAGGCCGGTCTCCGACAGCCAGCGAATAGACATTCATCAGAAACTGGGGGTCGGCCGCCATCAGAGCCTGGGCAGCAACGCCTTTCGCAATTTCGGGGTCCTGGCCGGTCGCCACCCCAACGTCCCGGACAAATGACTGCCAGAGCCTCTGTGCCTTGTCCAAAGCCTGCGGGCTCTCCTGGGCCGCGGCGTGAGCCGACTTGAGCCGACGCAAGTTTAAGGCGTTGGTCCGTCGCTTTTTGACGGCCTGAGCCACCTTGGCCAGTTGTTTCAGCGAATCCACATACTGCGTAGCAGACACCATGTTTATTCCTTGAGGGCCCCTTATCGACCGCACGTCGCCCCGCGTTGGTTGAAACAGCCCGACGTTTGACTGGCCGTGTTGTAGCAGGTGCAATTGCCGTTCACACAGACGGGTACTCCCTGGTTGCAGTCGTTGCGGGTCACGTAGTCATTTCCGCTGCAGTCACAGGATCCGTATTGGGACAGAATCGGGTTGTAAGGGGCACCCCACCCATAGGCCGCCGAGGGAAAGGTCGTGTAGACCGGCCAGCCATAGCCGCCGTAGTAAGGGTACCCGTACCCGCCCACATACACCGTCCGGGGCCCTCGCCGGTGCCAGTGCCGCCGGTAGTGCCGCCCTCGCCCCCAAGATCGAGATCTGCCGCGTCCTCCGCGGGAACGACTTCTGCTTCGACTGCGACCACGAGGCATGGGTTGGCGTATTTGCGACAAGTCACAAACACTATGGGTTGCCGAGTACCCAAGTTTTACTGTGTATGGTTGGTGTATTTGTGACAAGCCACAACCAGTATTCTCGGCTTTCCAGGAATCTCGTTGAAATTACGACAGGGGCGTATGCGCAACGGGGGCAGGAGTCTGGGTTGGTTGTGACTCCTGAAGAGCCTGTTCCAGTGCAGCAAAGTCAATGTCTGGACTTGGTGGACCTGTTGCAACCGTTGGGCTGTCCGGCGGACAATACACAGGACTTGGTGGTCGTCTTTCCGGCTGTGGTGGGTCATCCCAGTGCGTCGGCTGATAGGTCGGGCTGTTGGGGCATGCCAGGCCATCCAGGGCATCCAGCCCAGCCACGTTCGGTGCGCAAGGGTCATACTCTGCGGGCGGCGCTTCACTGGCGGCACTAGGCTTGACGGTGAACAGCACATCCGACTGAGCCGATGTTCTGACAGACGCCGGCCCACCGCCTCGGAGCGGCCGTTGGTCGTAGCGTTCGTACTGGGCTTGCATTTGCTGCTGCCGTTCGGGGTGAACAAACCCAAACTGTCCAGAGGCAGGGCCAGCAGACCCCGAATGCCTATCAGGTCCGTGGGGTCTATAAGACTGGTTTGGCGTATTCACGGCAAGCCGAGAACACTGGTTCGGAGTAAATCTCCCAGGTCCGGAATGACCTGACTGAGCAGGCCGATGGCGCGGCCGACGCTGTTGCTGACGGCGATAATGGGCCTGCTGTTGTCGTTCCATCAGTTCATTTTGCCGAGCCAACAGGTTGGCGATCTGTTGGTCAACTTTGCGCTGTCTTTCGTCCAACTTTTGTTCCCGCTGTTCCAACAGAGCGATTTGGCGTGTTAGGTGACGAGTCCACTTGTCCTGTTCTTGGACCATACAGCGGGCCAGTTCCATCAGCGTGGTTTGCAACTCTTCCGTCATGACTCGGTTGACTCAGTTGGGGGTGTGAGGCTTGGCGTCGCTGACTTGTGTGCTTGTTGATAATACCTGTCGCTGTTATACTTGAGAATGCGCTGTTTGTTGCGCTGGTAGTAGGCGCGCGAGTACTTCACTTGGTTGTGGTGGCGCCTCACCAGGCGGTGGAGTTGGGCGCGGACGCGGGTGGTCAACAAGTCGTCGACGCCTTCCAGCGGGGCTTTGGTCTTGGTCAAACGTGTGGTAAACCGTTGGGTCCACACGGCGATCTGCCAGGGGGAGAAGTAGTAGGTCATAGCCTCCAAAGACATTGTGTCCACCGCGGCTGCGTCTGGCAGATTCATTGTTAGGTCGGGCTAAGATCAGTCTGGATCAGTCTGGATGAGTCTGGATGAGTCTGGATGAGTGTTGTTGGTTTATTTAGGTGAAGGCTGCCAGAAAGCAGAAGACTTTTTCACCCCCTAGAACGTAGTGTACCGAGGTGGACCGTTCTGAGCCTGTTGTTGGCAAAACGTTTGGTCCAGGTTTGGCACCAACTTGGTGTAAGGGTCGGTGTCTTTGCGTTTGTCGGCCATAGCAAACTGCACCCACATCTGGCGGGCCCGCATGTGTTCATACGGGTTCCACTGGGCGCCAGCGATGCGGCTTCGTTCCATAATGAGCGGATCCAGGTCGGCTACCCAGTAGCGAGCACCCCGGGGCGCCACTTCACAGGTGGTTCCCCGGTCGTCAAAGGTGGTTTGGCAGCCTTTGAACCTGGCCTGCCAACCGACGCGCTCTGAACAGTTGGGTGGATTGGGGCAACAAGGAGGTTCCAGAGCCTTGGAGTTCGGCGGCCGGGTCCTCAGTTCGCTCGACACCTGGTCAGCCAGTTTGGCCAACGACTTGTACCGCGGCTGGGTGTTCTCGGCTTGCCGTGAATACGCCAAACCACCAACAGGCGTCACGTCGCAGTCGCCCTGGCAGTGTTTGTGGCTTGCCGCAAATTCGTCAACCCACTGTTTTTGGTGGTTTTGACACGGGGCCGGCAGATGCCCTGAAGGATGCTGCTTCAACCAGGCCAGTTGTTCCGGGGTCCAACTAGGCTTGTTCGGCCCAGACCCTCTCTTGACGTCCACCGGTGCGCCAGTTCGGCCAACAGGTACCCTGGCTGTCCCTCCCCCGGACTGAGTCGACGTCCCGGCGTACGTCGTGTTGTAAATGGCAGCCGAGTACGCTTGTTGCCCCTGCATTTGTGGAGGTCTCGCAAAAAATACGCGATAACCCGCGTTCTTTGTTTTGGTGCTTTGTTTCGTGGGGTCAGTGTTTGCCAAGCCACGACGGCTGATTTTATTGGTCTTGTTTCTGCTCCTGACCGCCTCCCAACATACTCAACATCTGGCCAGTCAGGCTAGGGTCGGCAATCATGCCCGTCACCTGATTGATGTCGACCTGACTAGCCGACTGTTGCATCATTTTGACAGCCTGAGGGTCCTGGAGCAGTTGCTGCATGATCGGGGTGTCCATCATGTTGACGGCAAACGACATCTGCGCCTTGAGCGCCGCTGGGATGGAGTCGTCCTGCATCATCTGTTTGATGTTTTGGATGTTGGCCGGCGACAGGGCTTGTTGCAGGACCTCGGGGCTCATCATCCCCGCGGCTTGTTGGGACATTCGGAAAAGATCGGTCGGTTCCACGGTTTCGATGTTGTCGATGGACCCGAGGTGGGGCAGGTGTTGCACCATGTTTTGCAGCGCGGCGTTGGCGGGGCCGTCTTCGGTCTTGACTTCGGGGTGGACAGGTGCGGCAGCGTTGGCGCCGACCGGACTACCAGGGTCCGTTTTTTTGGCCCTCGCCTCCAACACCAAGGTGCGATGGTCCTGGGACAAAGTGTTCATATAGCAAATCCCGTCCAGAATCCGGTCCTTGGATTGCTGCGATAAACTGGGGTCGTCCCACTTGTCAATCATCTTGAGGTCGGCGACAAACGGTGGCGGGTGTTGGCGCAGGGCGTCAATGTCCCGCCGACTAAAAGCCTCGTAAAACGGGTGCATCTCTTTGCTCCACTTCTTGACCAGCACGGTCCCCGCCTGCTCAGGCGTCAACACCTTCAACATCGCTTGCAGATCACCGTCGCAACTCTTGACGTCTGGACACTCTGGAAACACCCACCGCAACCCGGAAATCATCTGCTTGGATGCTTCCAGGAATTGCAGGGCGATCTTGACAGCGTCGGGGATGTTGAGGGCCTCCATCTTTGACTAAAAACGCCCAGACTCGAGCCGTCTAACAACCCAGTGGTGTGGGTACGAACGTGGTCAAGTGTTTGGACCAACTCAAACCTTGGATGGCTCGAACGTTTAAGGGCACAAAACTTCGTTTGCACTGTGCAATGTCGTCTGTCAACTGGCTAAGTATCTTGGAGAGGGCCAATCAGCATACACTGGAGGAGTGTTTGGCGCAGGAGAAGGCGGGGACGGTTAACGGGGCCGACATCCATTTGCCGTGCCCGATCGTGTTTCGCTACCTGTGCAACGGCCACCCGCTAACGGCCACCCTAGACTATGTCGACAAGACCGACTACTGGCACCGGTTGGCCTCACACCCGTCCTGGCCCGCTCGCTTCAACGGCAAAGGGTTCAAAAAGTTTACCACGAGTTGCCGCTACGTCCGGCCGGTCCCCGAGAGCAACGGCTTCAAACAGTGGTTCATCCAGGTTGGCGACCCGAACGGACAACCGCAGTACGTGACGCTGCAGGACGCCCGCAAGACCTACCGGTTTGTCAACGCCGCGGCCACGCCGCCGGTCAATTACAACCTGGCTGTTCGGCTGGTGAGCAAAGACATTCGAGCCCAGCAGCAGGTCACTACCGCGCCGAACCCGGCGCTGAAAGGCGTTAAGACCAAGAACTACGGGACGGGGCGGAGATGCGTGTTGCCGGCACACACTGCCGTGGCTTCAGTGCCTGCCGCGCCCAGCGTGACGGTCTCAGCCCAGCCTCATGTTCACCAACAGACCCCGTGGCTGAACCAACACACTGCGGTTCTGTTGGCTAGGTTGTGTCTGGATTGGGCACGGGAGGTCACCAAGGGTAACCAGTCCTATGAACTCTGGGCCACGCAGCAGTTTGTCGCCTCTCGGTCGACGCTACACCCCCAGACCAAGTCGCCGACCTTTCAGTTGGCGATGGCGTTGTTGTCGGCTGGGGCCACCACTGCGGACTGGACCTTGCGTCTGTCAGATTCATTGCCTGTGCCTGACCTGTTGACCCAGTTGGCGTTTGAGACTGAGGACGGTCTATGGCAGTTACACCCCTGGCGTCTCTGTCCGGAGGGTTTGGTGAGTGCCACGGACAGTGCCACGGCCTGTTCTCTTCAAGACCTGCTCGAAACCTTGAGCACCAGCAAAGGCACGACCCCCGAAGCCATCCGGCAAAAGGCCCGACAAATCCTGGCGGCCGGGTCGTGGGTCCAGTCGCCCCAGGTATAAGCAAAGTGTTCTGAGCCCGGGAATTCGTTGAAATGCTGGGGCTGCATAAAGACAATCTGGGGATGACCCAGGCCAGGCGGTTGAGTCAGTTCTTTACGAACCGGCGCGCTGCTGCGAAACTGGTGCAGATGACGCAACAGTGGTTGGCCAAACAGGGTGTCCGCAACCCGATGTTTGTGGAACCGTCTGCCGGAGACGCTGCGTTTTTCGACGCGTTGCCGGCAGGACGCCGGGTCGGGGTTGAAGTCGACCCGGCACTGGTCAGGAAACACGGCTTTGTGTTGACTGACCTGAACCGCGGCGGGTTTCTGTCTCTGACGGCCCGAGACTTGGGGCTGCACCAGGTTCCCAAATCGCAAATCGTCGTCATCGGCAACCCGCCTTACAGCCAACCCCGTGACGCCGGGCGCAGCAAGAACATTGCCCTGGACTTTGTGAACCACGCGGCCGAGTTGGGGGACACCGTGGTGATGATTCTGGGCAACACCTTTCGCCGTCCGACGACCCAAAGCAAGGTGGCCCGCCACATGCACCTCGTGCTGGACCGGGACGTGCCGTCCAACCTATATACGCTGGACGGCAAACCGCACAAGGTGCACACGGTGTTTCAGATTTGGCAGGCCAAGTACGACCGCCAGGGCCGCGGCGTGCCTCGCCGGGAGTCCAAACTGCTGTCGTTGGTCAAGAACGGGGAGTGGGGCGGGGACTGGCGGTACGTCAAGTCGACCGACCCGGCGGCCAACGTCCGGATCTGCAAGTGGGGGTCCCACGCCACGGTCGGACGAGTGGACGGGCCGGCCGCGACTCGCCAGAAGGTCCAGGAGAACCGCCGCAAATACGCCGCGAAGCAACGGCAAGGCGGGCGCACTTCCTTCAACCCTGACCAAACCCACTACTACATCGCGGCCGCCTACCCCGAAGACACGGTTCGCCGTTTTCGGGCCCGCAAACACCTGTTTGAAGCGCTGGCCAAGGACCGCACGATGGGCAACAACCCCGACCTAACCTTGGCCGACATGGTCGCGATCTTTCTGTTGCCCCCGACCAAACGCTACGTCAACGGTCACTGGGTTTGAATACACTGTCTGTATTGTCGCGTCTAGGTTGGCGTAATTCTCGGCAAGCCGAGAACCCTGAAGGTTGTCGGGTTCACCGATAAATCAGAGAGCGGTTGTCCGTTGTCGCTCGGTCATGTCTGCCAGTCAGTTAGCGAGTGCCACAGACCTGGCTATCTTTCAGAGGTGCGCCAACCCCAAAAAGGTAGACCTGGAGAAAGAGACCCAGGGGCATGACCAAGTGCCCCCAGAACCGACCACTCGGCCGCGGGCGCAGATGCCACCGGTGCAACAACCGCCGATGGGGTTGAACTTGACCGTCCGAGCCCAGCCTGACCTGTCCGAGTATCACCGAAGACAGCAGATCATTCAACAGGGACCGGTGACTCAACAACCGGTTCCGCAACCGACATTGGGCCAACGGCAAGTCGAGAACCCAGGTCCACCCAGAACCTCCACCTTCAACCAATCGGTGGCCAATGTTTTGCAGCAGCGTCAGCAGCAACACCAACATACTCAGCAACAACCGCCTCAGCCAAGTCGACGACCACCACAACAAAGATTTCGGCTCTACGAGTCGGACCGGGTGGCGTCGGCGGCGCCAGTCCTTGCGCCCCCCAGACCTCAATTCCGGTTGACGCCACCTTCGCCGCTACCCCAACCGGGTCAACCCGTTGGACCTGCCGGGTCCGTTCGGCCGGTTATGCCCCCGCTGATGCCTAACCACGCCCAACGCCTGGCGGAAGTTAACGGACCTGACTTGCCAGCCATGCAACTCAGCCCCGTCGACGAAATGATCAAGAAACAGCAGTGTCTAATCTCGTTGAAGGCGTTGGAAGAGAAGGGCGCGGCGCTGACCAAGAAGTACACCTACGACGACCCGCTGCCGTTGATGCAAGGGGAACTCAAAATGCAGCAACAGAAGAAGGACGCGGACGTGGCGGTGGCCTTGATGATGATGGCGTTTCAGGGCATCCTCAAGACCTTGGAAGACCAGAACCGAGAGCGAGGTCCGTTTGTCCCGCTGCCAAAAGATTGGGCGGTCAACACGGTGCAGGCCAACAAGGCCAAGTTGGAGCACATTATGTTGAGGCTCTACCGCAAGTACTGGCGGAAGGGGCCTCGGTCGCCTATCGTCGACTTGTTGCTGTTGGTCGGCGGGGCCCTGGTAACCGGCGTGATCCAGGCCGGGTTCAAAGGGTTTGGCAAGAAACACTACCAGAACGACAACCGACAGCAGGCTGCAGTGGAAACCCAACGTCCGGTTGACCCGATGCCCGAACCCCCGCCGCAGCGCCCTCCCCCTTCCCGCGCGTCGGCTATGCCCTTCAACCCGGGGTTTGTACCCCCACCGATCAGCCGGCCGGCGCCATCCGTGGGCCAGGTCCATCAAGTTCACCAGACTCGCCCAGAGTTTCCGGCGTTTGCCCCGGCGGGCGGCCCCGGTCACGTAGACATGCGGGTCCCCGACTTTTACCAGCCCACGGAGGAAGAACTGGCCGCCGAAAAGGCGCAGTTGCTGGCGGCTCAACACCAGCATCAACAACGCACCGAACTGAAGCGTCAGGAGGAGAAGAAGAAAACGCCCCCGACGTTAGGCATCACTCCAATCCCAGAAGAACCGCCTGAAGTTGAACAGGAACTGGAGGAGCCCGAGGAGGCCGTAGAGTCCCAACAGACCTTGAACCTGCCCCCACCTCCCAGCATTCGCGAACAACCCCACTTGGGCCCGCGAGAGCCTCGAGACCCGGTCGTCAACCTCCCGACCATCGAAGACACCGATGAGTTGCCGGAAGGCCCAGAACCTGAGGACCCAACCCAGACCTAAAAACCCTGCATAAACGATATTTTCCACCGTTGCTGACTAAACTCTGGGCTCGTCGCAAATGTATTCTTTTTTGGACGGCGCGTGGGGAAACGCCAGCGAACCAGCCCGTAACGTGGCGTTGGGCAAGGCCGCGTCTGCCGGGTTTTCGTTGCACAACAGCCCTGGTAGGTTCGCTGATTCATCGGCGGACCGACAAACCACGGCCTTAGGAAATCAACACCGACGACCTGGGCCAGAAGGAGTCAGTGCGCGGGCGGTCCCGCCGGTGCATCCAATGTCCCAGAACCCGAGACAAGAACACCCTCACCTGGAAAACGCCCCCAAAATGCTGGGGCCTGTCGGACCTGGACCACAACAAGCCCCGCCGCGCAGCGCCAACGGCGCCGCCAACAACACCCGAACCATTGCCTACATGCAAGCGCTGATCAAGGACCTCCACGGTCAACTCAACCGGTCCCAATCCCAACTCATGGCGCACAAGCAGTACATTCAACAACAGACCACCACGACGTCTTCCAAGCAAAAGACCTGCACAGGCCTGTTGATCGGCGTCATCGTGCTGTTTGTACTGGCCATTGGGGCTATGGTCACTGGGTTCGTCCTCCAAAAGGGCAAAAAGGTTCGTGGATAAAACTTTTTAACGAGACTCGGCCGATTTGCGATCACAAACCCTGCTGCACCTGTTGCAAAAAGCGGCACCACCACAACAGACACACCACGTCCTTGAGCATTAGGCCCCGAAACTGCCGGGTCATTTCGGTCTGGCCCAAGGTAATCAGGGTCTGTTTGTCCCGGGGCGTCAAGGTCACGTCCAAACTTTGAAACCGGCCGGTGTTGATGCGGATGACCCGGTGACGGTGGGCCAGTGGTAACCGGTGGAGCGCCTTCTTTTCCAGGAAATCCAGGCAGATGTACAGCACGGCCAACACGTAGGCCTTGAAGTTGGGGATGCGGGCGCGCCGAGGGCGGGTCAGCAGAAACCCGGCGCTTTGGTCCACGGGGAAGACCATCGGCAGGTTGTCCAACAGACCTCCGTCTACGTAACACACCCCGTCAATCTGGACCGGGGTAAACAACAGCGGAATCCCCATCGAGGCGGTCAACATCTGCCAGACCGGGGTGTGGGGAAACGTCAGGTGGTCCGCGTAGTGCACGGTCGCGTCGTCCAACCGGGCCACACTCAACACCAGGTGTTTGCCTGTCTGGTGATGTAGGTCGGAAAAGGTAATCTGGGGGTCGTAGCCCTGGGTCTCAATGACTTGGCGAATGTACTGCGCAAGAAAGTCGTGAGGCACTACGCCCCAGGACTGCATCACCGACAGCAAACTCATGTGATTCACCAACGTCTCGAACGGCGCGGCCAACATGTGCGCTTCGGCTTCGTCGACCGTACACCCCAAAGTCAGCAGGGTGGCAAAAAAGGCCCCGGCTGACGCTCCTGCGAAACCTTCTGCTTCCACTAACAGGTTCTTGTTGCGTTGCCGGAACAGGTGCTCCAGAAACCGGTAGACGCCGACAAAGGCCAAACCCCGGAGGCCGCCCCCGGAAAAGCAAAAATAGCGAACCTGGTCTAACCACATCGGGTCGTCGGCATGCTGCGGGTTTGTCTGAAACGCTTGGGGCAATGACCCACGGAGGTTTGCTGATTTATCGGCGAACCGCCAAACCCACCAATACATCAATTATGACTGGTCGCCTGACGCAACAGGGACCAAGAACCTGCCCCAGAGCCTCCAACAGAGCCTAACGCATACACGCCAGTGGCCTCAGGGCCGTCTGGCTGACAACAGCGCTGTTTGTGCTGGGTCCAGTGGCGTCGTTGGCAGGCTTTGCTGCAGTAGGTTCCTAGCCAACAGCGGGTACAGCGTCGCAGTTGGGTTGTTTCCTTTCGACAGGCCTGACACACCGGGCGATGGTACCTCAACCACACTAAATACTTGCGAACCTGGGCCTCATAAGGCAAGTCAAAGCCATACAACAGCGCAATCTCTTGCACCTTGTGGATATCCTTTTCGACGCAGGCCTGTTGCGCCTTCTGCCCTTTGGCGTCCCCCAACGGCCACGTAAGATCGGTCAAATCCATTGGTGCTCTGGTTTATCAAGGTTTACGAACAACTCACCCCAGGCTGGTTGGTTTGCCAGGCCAATTGGCCACTGGGCGTGGCTTCCCAACCCAACGTGCTGTTGTAACTGGAGCAGACGCCGCCGAAACATTGGGGCGGGGCGTCGTTGCCCGTGAACTCCATCGGAGAACCAAAGGCCGCCTCGAACATTTGGTTCGTGGCCTTGGTCGAAGTGGAGCGACGGCCGGCCGGGCACTGCTTGGCGTCTTTGCAGTTTTCAGGCACGCAGCCGCCGTTGAAGTACTCAGGGCCCAGAAACGTGCGGCGTTGGGGGAGACGGAGGCCGACGTTGAAGTTGGTGATCGACATGCCCCCGGTCTGGTAACGAACCCCAGGTGGGGTAATGTACTCTCCGGCGCCCATGCTCGCCCGACCAGGACAAGCCTGGCGGATCGGAAAATCCATCGTCACCCGGCAGGTGCGAGGCGGGGACACCCCGGCGTTCAAAGCGATTCCGTTGACAGACATTTCAGCAGACCTACAACGCAGCGGGCTCTGATTTATCAGGGTTGGCAAAGTTTATTTTTGCCAGGGATGGTCCCAGGGCACATACATAAATTCAGGTTGCAGTGTTCTCGGCTTGCCGCGAATTCGCCAAACCCGGTCTGGACATAGGTTTCAATAGGCGCTGGAGGATACGATTCAGCGGTCTGGCCGGTTTAGGGTTTGGCGTATACTGTTCCTCCGGCAAAGGCCGAAGATCCGGACTGGCTGGGCAGTAAAACCGAGGTTGCAGCGGGGTAAACTTGAGGCGGTTTGGTTCGTGCACAGGACTCAACGGGGCGTAAAACACTGGTCGACTGGCCAAAGTCTCCCGACTTACGGAACTGAAGGCGGCCAGTGCTTCCTGGGGGTCCACGGTCCAGGCTGTCAGGGTCGGCTTGGCCGTGTCCGCGGGGTCATGCCCGGGTTCCGCCGAAGGGCTTGGCGGCCGGTCCGGCACGTAAATGTGGGTGGCTTCCTCCTGGTGCTCGTGGTACCACTCGGTTAACCGGCTGCGGACGACCCGGTGGGTTTCCTGCAGGGTCTTGACCGGCTGCCCGTACTTGACTTGCTCAAGTTGCTCGGCGTAGGCGGCTTCGGTCAACACGTCGCAGACCCGGCCGCCCATCCGGACAAAGTTGCCGACCATGACCTTCTCGGTGACGCCGGCCATCCGGTCGACCTCGCCAAAGGCGGCGGCCAGTTTCAACATCGTCATCGACTCTTCAAACGAGGCCCGGGTCATCACGCCGGTGTTGGTCTTCTTGAGGCCGTGGCGGGACATCGCGACCACGAACCCGCGAAACGTCATGTTGTCGGCCAGCAACAAGAGGTGCACCGGGTGGACGTAGGACCCAGACGCCAGCACCTTGCGAATCTCGCTGAAAATCAAGTGGGTGACCGCTTCGACCCCGAGCAACTGGTAGGCCTCGATGAGGTTGTTGCTGCAGGTGTGGCGCCAGTCAACAAAGTCCAAACACCAGAGGTCCAGCAGGTTGGTGCCCTGGGTGTCGATCAACCACTCGACTTGGGGTTCCACAGGGTGAGCGACGTCTTTGTACTGCGTATGGGCCATCTCTTCGCGCAGACTGACGCCGGTGACTCCGGTCACCCCGGCCAGCCGGACCTTGTTCAACAACTCGTAGGTCAGGTGACGGACGATCTGCGATTCCAAAGACCGGGTCGTCTTGCGGTCCAACCCGAGGTTCCACACCAGCGTCGACATTGAGCCCAAGTAGAGCCGCAGCACCCAGACGTCAGCCACCGGCGGAGACCACAGGACCAACCCGCAACGACCGAGGTAGCGTTGCAACTGCATACCGACGCTTTGGGGAGTGAGGCCGCGCTTTAACAGCCGGGGACGTCGCAAGGTCAACCGCACCGGCCAGTGGGTGTCCGGCATCGGGGCGTGGGGGAAGCGACGGTACAGGTCCATCATTTCGGGGTCTTGGGTCGAGGTCCGCCAGTCGGGCTCGTAAAAGGGGACCACGTCCTTGACCAGGTACCTCAGGTTGAGAAACTGAATGGTGTTGGCCAGGTTTTGGGCGACTTGTTGGTCTCGGCAGAACGGGGGTTTCAGGACGATCGTCGCAGACGGGGTCTTCATGGCCTTGGTGTTGTCAATCACTTCCCTTAGCCGGGGCACGCCCTGGGTAACCTGCACGTTGGTGATCCCCGAAGTGTGGAAACTGTTCAAAGTCAGTTGGGTAGAGGTTTGGCCAATCGACTCGGCGGCCAGGGCGCCGGCCATGTGACCTGGACAGACCAACGCCTGGAACCAACGGTCTTCGATCTCGGCCAGAATTTGGTGGAGTTCTTCGGGGGATAGGGGTTGGGTTATACACGTCTTCTTGAGACCCAGGTGGGTCAACAACACGATGCGAAACCCGCTCAAAGAATGGAGCCCTAACCCTACTTGCTGGAGTTTGGCCAGCGTGGCGTTTAAGGCCTGGTGGGCTTCGGTCGGGCTTACGACCTGGGACGGTGGCCGGCGGGTCGGGTTGTGCGTCAGGTTGCGGTAGATCCGCCTCACTTGGACAGGGGTAAACACCCGAGTTTCCACCACCCGGGTGGTCAGCGAGTAGCCAGCCTGTCTCAGTTCGGCCACACACCCTACAATTTGGTCCAGGTGCTGTGTCCACGCTGGACTTGTCGACACGTCTCCCGGTCCATAGACTTGGCGAATCTTGTTGGCTGACCACATGATACAGGGAATGTTGCAGGGTTCCAACATACACGGATCAACAGCGTCCACGCCAAAACACGGCGCCACGATTTGACCCGTGGCGTTGCGCAGGGTGCGGTCCTGAGACACCATCAACTGTTCCAACATCTTGGCCATGCGGCGGTGCAGATATCCTGTGTCTGCCGTGTCTCTGACCTGCAGCCCGTTGGCCAGGCCAAAGTTCAAGGTGCTCGGAACCGTCAAATCATAGACCTTCTGACCCGCCTTGGCCTGGAGTTTCTCAATCTTGACCACCTTGTCCAGGACCACATCTTGAAATTCCCGAAAGTTACGATGATGTCGGCTTGGCGCCATCTTTTCCAAAGCCGCTGTCTTGTCTGGGTGGCTTAACTTCACGACGACCTTGAAAATACGCGCCCATTGGGCTCTGATGGAAAGACGATGGGCCGGTAGTCCTTCAGTGCTGACCACACTTCGTTTTGCGAATATACCAAAGCGGTTGAGGATCCAGGTGATACCCTCGCTCAATATGCTTGAAGCCGATGATGTTTCAATTGCGGTTTTGCCGACATGTCCGTCTCCAGAAATGTACCCATCCAACACACCCACCAGAAAAGAGGAAGGCGCAGTGTAGCATTCATCGGGGATTTTCTTGTTGGCCGCCCCTGTCCCCATCATCCTGATAAACAACTCTGCCCAAAGGGCTGAGAAACCACGAATCGAAGTGCTGGTCCATGAGCCGCGAGTGGTCGCGCTTGTTTGATGCTTGATGTTGTGTTGGTCGAAAAAGGCTTCCACCTTGTGCAAAATGGCTGGTTCGTTGTTGGAGAATCTCAGGAAGCCAGAAGCGCGATTTGCATCTCCTTCTGCAAGATACAAACCGACGATAAATCCAAACGATTCATCGAGCACCAGTCTCTCGCTCATAACAGTGCTGTTGCGCCTTCCTCCGTAGCAGCACACCATCCCAGACTTGACGTTGGATATGTTAGATCGATTGAGACAGCGCCTCAGCATAGCAGATCTGTTGTAGGGCAAAGTGAATGTCGACCCGTTGTTGTCATTCCACCATCCTCCAGGTACTTGCTTTGCAGGCATGATAGAGATTGCTTTGCGAAAGTCGGTGCCATACAAAAATTGGGTCTTGGGTAAATATCTTGATACATCAAGGCAGGTAGACGTCTTGACTTGTGGGTAGACAATGGTCGTAGGCAGCGCGTCGCCGATTCGGAGGTCCAGGGTGTGGGTCTCGGCTAACCGGTTGGTCTTCTCGTCGTAGACCAGCAGGGATTTCGACTCCACCACGGTGACTTGCCGGCCACTTTGGGTCGTAACTTTGTGCAGAGTTTCGCTGGGATCGTGGCGGGTGACGGCGGTGACTTGGCCCCAGGTAACCTTCCCATGTTGGTCCACGGTCGGAATCTGGACGTCGTTCACCGCCAACAACTCCATCCTGGCCTGGTCCGGAAAGTGTTGGATATCCGTCTTCCGTTCAGCCAGATGTTGGTCGATCCACTGGCCAATCTTGACCCGTTTGGGGCGTCCCTGGTCCACAACCACGATTGGTGTGTCGCCAGTGACCGACTTAACCGCTGTGTCGACCAGGCCTTCGCGGCCCCCCATCGCGTGGTAAAAGAACTCGGCGGGGTTAACCCCTTTGAGGTACGAGTTCTTGACAAACCCGCAGGAGGCTGGCGACGGGTCGTTGGGCGGAAAACAAGTCAACGTCCGCTTTCCCGACTTGGGCTTGATGCGACTGCCGTTCAGAGATTGCTGGCCGATGCAGGACCGGATCTGACTGATGTTGATGGCGCTGCCCTTACCGCCCGACGCCCCCATCAGGTAGATGTTGTTTCGGTCGTCCAGGTTGCTTTGGATGACGCGGCCGGTGGACTGCAGCACTTGTTTGAGGGCCTTCATGATGGCGGCTTCCCCGACTTTGGCCGACAGGGTCGGGTGTTGGGCCATGTGGGTTGTGATCTGCTCAATCTTGACGTTGGCCGCGTCAACGATCTGGTCAATGGCCTGTTTCTGCTCGGGGCTGGACAGGCAATCAGTGATCCCGACGCTCAACCCCCGCCAGGTTAGCCAGGTGTTGACCACCCGCTGCAAGGCGTTCAACAGCCGGGTGGCCCGCTGGCTGCTAAAGTCTTTGGCAATGACGTGGAGGATGCCTCCGGTGGCGGTGCCGATCGTCTGTTTGCACAGGGCGCCGGCCAACAACTGTCCGTGGCGGATGACCACGACTCGTTCTTCGTCGTCAAACAGAGACGTGTCCGGTCCGGCGTTGCGGACGGGTTTGGTGAGGTTGATCGGGGGGAGCAGCATACTCACGACCTGCTTGCCCGACCACAGCGGTTCCGGTTTGAGGATGCAGGGTAGGGGCAACGTCCACGCCTCCTCGCCCAACCCCATCTGCATCATCAGTTGCATCAACTGTTGCCGGGTGACAAACGTGTAGCGCCGGGTCAACACCATCGTGCCGGTGACCGTGTCCTGGACAGCCCCCATCGCAGGCTTGTTGTTCTGCCCGTCGAGCAACAGATTTTCCACGGCCATGATGGTGCGCATTTCGGCCTCGGCCTGCAGACTCTGGGGCTTGTGGACGTTCATCTCGTCGCCGTCAAAGTCGGCGTTGTAAGGGGTGACCACGCAGGGGTTCATGCGCAACGTCTTGCCGGTTGGCATGATCCGCACCTTGTGGGCCATGATCGAACGTTTGTGCAGGGTCGGTTGGCGGTTGAACAGCACCCGTTCTCCGTTGCGCAAATGGGCCTCCACCGTCCAGCCAAACTTGAGTTGACGGGCCAAGGCCAGGCGTTCCTCCCGCGTCTTGTTGCGAATCGCGATCCGTTGGCCGGTGGCAGTGACGACGGCGTTGGCCCCTTCCACTTCCTGGGCACCATTGGTGACGAGTTTTTGGAGATGTTGCAGGTTGTAAGGGGCTACAACGACGGCGCTGGTCAACCGTTTGGCAAAGGCCTGGGGGAGCCCGACTTCCTCCATGTCGAGCCAAGGGTCGGGCGTAATCACCGTCCGCCCCGAAAAGTCCACCCGTTTGCCGCACAGGTTGCCCCGGATACGTTTCCCTTTGCCGCCGATCCGCTGGCTGATTCCGATCAAGGGCGCCCCACCCCGGTTCGTCGCCGGTGCCATGCCGCAGATCTTGTTGTCCACGTAGGTCGCAAAGTGGTACTGAAGGGCCCCCAGCACCCGTTGCACGTTGCGCGGCAGCGGTTCGGGGCGGTGGAACACGTCCTCCTTGTAGGTCGCGAGTTCCTTGCGCAGGGCCTGGCTCTGCTTGAGAATCTCGACCAGTTTGACCGTCAGGTCGTTCTGGCCTTTGGCCTTGGAGCCCATCGAGGCGCTCACCGAGGGACGGATGGCTGGAGGCGGAACACTCAACACCCGGGGCATCAACGTCCGCGGGTGGCAGACCTGGGGATCCTTCCCCAACATCCAGGAATGTTCGTCCCGGATACTGTCCAGGATCTCATAGGCTATGACCTGGGAAAACGGTTCCAGGGTTCCTTGTGAACGGTACCTCAGCACCTGGAGCATGCGGCGGACCTCCTGGGGGTCGGCCTGTCTGAGTTCCTGGACTTCCACAGACTTTTCGTCGGTCTCATAGTCTTCTTCGTCTTCGCTGTCCGAGGCGGGTTCATACTCGTCCGCAGAACTGTCCGCCTCGTCTTCGTGCAGTTGACGCCAACTTTCCTCCTCGGCCAGCCACGCGTCGTCAGTCATCATGGCACTGACCTGTTGCCTTAAGTAGTGTTGCAGGGTTTTGAGTTGGGTCGAGGTGTAGCCCTGGTCGGTCACCAACCACACCAACCAACTGGCCTGGCGGTCGGTGAACCACTGAAACAGGGCGTGCGAGTAGAACCAAGCCTGTTCGGGCGTAGTTTCCTTGGCCAGGTTGTCCAACACCGGGGTCACCTTGTTGTCCAAGGTGCGACACTGGACCAGACGGACCAACTGGTGGGTCTTAAAACTCAACAACAGGTGTGACGCCTGCTGGTTGAAACTGGCCCGGATCTCAAAGAAGCGGTTGACCACGTACTTGTGGTAGGCCGGGTTCCGCTCCCCACACTCAGGACAGACCTGGTTCTTGGCCGCCGCCGTAATCAGCCCGAAGCGCATCAACGGCTTTTCGGCTGTCGTCGCCAGGATCCGATCAATCTTCTGGCGAAACTTGCGGCTCCGGTCGTTTTCCACGGTCAGAGGTTCAGACGGCGGGGCGACCAACAGGTAACCGCAATGGTAACAGACACTGCGCAGGGTTTTGAGGATCTCGTTGATGAACAGCGGGTGGTACAACGGGACCGGCAGTTCCATGTGACCTGGGTGACCGCCGCACTCATCCATGGACCGTTCACAGGTGGCGCAGCGAAACCGGCGGTCCACCCGGCCCATCCTCAAGTCCATCAACCCGTTCGGCCGCGGTACATGCTGGGCGTACAGGGACACTTCGGTGACCTCACAGACACTGCGTCGACGGATCTCATCTTCCTGGAAGGGTCGCAGCCGCAGGGCCTCCACCCGCATCGCATTCTCCTCCTCCTCCAGGATTGACGTTTCGGTCATCGCCGCCATGGTTGGGCAAATGAGAGGGGAGATCGGAAAGGATAGGTTGAGGTAAACACTGTATCGTCGGTCCACTGACGAATCAGCGAACCTGGTTTGGCGTATTCACGGCAAGCCGAGAACACTAGCCCTGCAATGAAGCCCGTGGATCAGAGGACACTACGTTTAGCCCAGGTACCCCGGGCTGGGTCTGGCGACGTCCAAGACCTCCAAGACTACCAGGACGTTACCCGCGAGACTCACCGAGTCGACTTTCGGCAGATCGGTCGCTACCATCTGCAACCGGTGTGGGCGTGGTTGCGTCAACGAGCCTCGACCTTGCGCGTAACTCGGCACCTGCGCGAACGTCTAACAGCCTACATCGGCCAGAGGTCTAGAAACGGTAAGTACACCGAGTTGTGGCCCGAAGAGTACCAGGAAATTCTGGCTGTTCGAAACTGGATGCGGCCAGCGTTGCGACAAGGCGCGGTTCAACTCGTCGAGTTGGGGTTCAATCGTTTCGACCAGGTCTGTAAGGTAGGTCTAGTGGTCCGGTTAACCACGAGTCGGCGCTACCTGTTCCTCTGCCTCGGGTTGGACGCCGGGATCAAAACTGCCTACGTCACGCCCACTTTCAAATACCGTCCTGTTTATCGAGCCAAACTTGGGCACAACCCCACTCCCGCCGTGTCACTCCGGAATCCACTGAAAGGTCTTGGTCCGGTCGAGCATATTGAGTAACTTGAGCAGGAATGTACAGGCCAAATACACCTTGTTGCGCTGGGGATCGTTGAGGTAGAATTCAGGGTGGAGACATTCGACCTCCACTTCGTAGACCGTGGTGTCTGGGTTGTCCTGGCGCTGCAGGATTTCGGCCTGGGTGTAAGTTTCGGCCTCCCAGACCGTCGTCAGGTCAAAGGCCCAGATTGGTTCTGTCGCTCCCTGGGGTTTGTGCAGATAGCGTCTTCGCTGCTTAATTCGAACCCAGGAGGTTTTGGTGGACAGAGGTAGCGTGCTAGGGTCTACCCGGTGTTCGACGTTGACGGACAGGCGCAAGTCGGGCGTCTCAAAGGAGTTGGCGTCCTGCCCGGTGTAGCGGAGGTTGTGGCGGTGTAGAGGGTCCTTTTTGAGGAACTGGCGCTGTTGGACCGGTTCGCCTTTTTCGTCCGTGGTAAAGGTCACGGTTTGGCGGATCAACTGCTGGACGCTGTCCACGTCCGCCGCGGGTGGGTCGACTAGGAAGAAATAGTCGACGCTTTCCTGGGGGCCTGTCTTACCGGCCCACTCCCCACCGTGATCCTCCCAGGCGTCCATCTCTTGCCGCAGCCGGTGGAAGAAGAATGGATGCACCCCGTTCTGAAACTTGGTCTGCCGCGGCCCAGGATCTGGGGTCAACCGCCCTAGCCGCGCCTCCAGTTCGACGTGGCTGTCGGGGTACTGTTTCCTGGCCAACAGATACCGCTCACACCAGTTGATGCCGAGCGGCATGGCCGGCAGTAGGTGTGGGTAGCGTTTCACGTAGTCGGGTAGCACAAACTTTCGTCGCTGCTGGGTTGACCCCCGTCCGACCAAAGAGGTCAAACCACTGCGGAACTCCAGACCCAACATTGCGGAGTTTCAGGTGGTTGGAGTTTGATACCGGTGAGACCAATACCTAAACCTCGAATAGGTTTGCTGAATTTATCGGCGTCTGCAGAACTCGGTCAACTGTTCTAATCCGGTGCCATCCCAAAACGTTACACTCGTCCAAACTTGTCCAACTCGTCCATTGCCCGACTTAAGCACCGTGGACCTTGTTGGACAAGTCTGGACAGCAAACATGGCTGCGTCGTCGTCTTCCTCGTCTGTTCCGACCGTCGCGATTGCGCACCCAAACCTGGTGCCCCACGATGACTTTGTGCTGTCGGATGACGACAAGGAAGAACACCAAATCCAACAAGGCGGAGAAGTACCTGACGCCTACCTGGACCAGGTCGTGCATAAACAGAAGGCCCAAACGTTGCTGCGCCGGCGACCTCGCAACGGAGATGACGACGACGTGCGGTTTGCCCACCTGTTGGATCCGGCCTTCATCCCGGGCCAGTACACGATTCCTCAACTTGATGACCTGAAAACCCAGATGCAGGAACACTATATGGTCTACATCGGCCAAGACACCACCCTGGATATCAGTTACCAGTTGTTTCGGATTTCCCAGGACAGCGCACCCGACCTCATTCGCCTGGAACAGGAGTACAAGCGCAACGTCCTGCAAGTCATGCGGCTGTACCACGCTTACCTGCGAGAAGGCCTGATCAACGTTGAAGATGAGATGGGCATGGAAAACTCGCGAACGTTTGCCTCGGTGTTTGAGCGCATCCGGTATATGTACCAGTTGCTCTGCGGGGAGCAGTTCTTGAGGGCCCAGAGCGACCCAACCACCGAGTTGCGTCTGCCCGATGAGGTGCGGATTTTCAACTTTTCGCCGTACGCCCCCGAACACAACACCCCGGCCATGAACCTGATTGTCCACCTGTTACGCGTCGCCTACAAGAACGGGTACCGCCGGCGGATGCCCCGGGAGAAAAAACGCGACGCCCTGGCCATTGTCATGAAGGAAATCAAGACCCCGGAAGGCCACAACACCCACGCCTGGCGGGAACTCTGCGACGTCAGCGAGTTTCTGGCCCAGCACGTCAAGAAGGAGATTCACTACAACATGTGGCACGCCATGTTGGCCCAGCGCAGCAACAAGGGGATGGTCATCGACTACCTGAACTACTTTGAGGACCTGGAGTTTCCGGCTTTCAAACCTGACCGGCACCTGTTTGCCTTTCGCAACGGGGTCTGGAATATTGACACTTTGGAGTTTTTCGACTACGAGACGAGACCCTTACCCGAACAGAAAACCTGCGTCAACTACTTTGACCAACCGTTTGACATTACCACATTCCTGAACACCGAACACTGGCAGGATATCCAAACCCCGGCCTTTGAGACCATCCTGCGGTATCAAGAACTGCCGGAGGAGGCCATCGAAACGATGTATATCCTGGGAGGTCGCTGGATGTTTGACACCAATTACAAGGACGAGTGGGGCATCGCCGGCCTGGTCAAGGGCGTGGCCGGGTCGGGCAAGTCAACCCTAGGCGCCTGGTTCGAAAGTCTGTACCCAGCCGACGACGTGGGCGTCCTGAGCGCCAACGCCGAGGCGCAGTTTGGGTTGTCGGCGCTGTACAACTGCCTGTCTTGTATCTGTTTGGAGATGCAGGCCAACATGAAGACGACCCAAGGTGAGATCCAGTCGATCATCACCGGTGAGTCGGTCATGATTGCCATCAAGGGTGTGACTGCTGTCAAGAAGCGGTGGAAAGGGCCGTTCTGGTTCTTCGGTAACTTGTTGCCCAAATGGTTGGACACGGCCGAGGCCATGCAGCGCCGTCTGCCGATGTTTTCCTTCAACAAGAAGGTGACCCGGATGGACACCACCCTGGCAGGACGACTGCGCAAAGAACGAGGCGCCCTGATCTACAAGATGTCGATGGCCTACAACGCCGCGGTCCACAACTTTGGCAACGAAGGGGCCTGGAACTGGTTGCCCCAATACTTTCACGACCAGCAGGCCGAGTTTGGCATTGCGACCAACCCGTTGCGCGCTTTTATCGAGCAGACCGATGTGCTAGTCCGCGACGCCGAGTACTTTATGCCTCTGGAGGCGTTCTGGGAGTCGTTTATGGACTTTTGCAAGCGGCACAACATGCGGCCCCACGGGTTCAAGAAGGACCTGTACAATTCGATCTTTGAGCACTACGGGCTGGTCATTCTCAACCACAGCAAGAAGACGTACAACGGCCGAAGTATGACCAAGAACTTTCTGCAGGGGATCGGGCCTCGGGACGTCTGGTGCCAGGAGGAAATACCAGTCAGCATCCAGGCTGAACCAGTCGAACAAGTCGATCTCCCAGTGGCGGCCGGAGGGTCCGCGTTAGGCGAAGTCGTACCGTTGTAGGGCCTTATAAACCCGGTTGCCGAGACCAACCCAGTATGCCGCTATGCCACCTGGCCAATGTGGAACTTCACCTAGTGTGCCAGTTTCTGTCGGTTAAGGACCATCTACGGTTGCAGGCTACCTGCCAGCGTTTGTATCGCCTCGGCCAGGACCCAGCCGCGTGGCAAGTCGTCCACACCAACGGTCGTCCGCTGCCGCCAGCCCTGTTGTCGCGATGCACCTTGGCCCGTACGGTGCGCGGACACATTCAATCAGACGCTGACCTAACCGCGTTGGCGTCTTGTACCCGGTTAACTCGGCTCCATATTCCCCATAGTGACATCAAGGACGCCAACCCGTTACACTCGTTGTGTAACGTGACCAGCCTGCATTTGGCTCACACTTCCATTCCCGACGTCAAGTTTTTGGCCCGCTGGACAAGATTGAAATGGCTGAGATTGTACGGATGCCGGAAGTTGAAGACCGTCGAGACGCTGCAGCGTTTGCGCACCCTGACGGTGCTGAACATTTCCAATACTCAAGTTGCCACTTTGCAGCCTGTAGCAGGGTTGAGAGGCCTGCGAGTACTCAGGTGCCACCGGTGCAGGGAGATCCGGGACGTTAAACCGTTGAAGCACTTGCGCCATCTGCGGGCGTTGACTCTCGCAGACACGGCTGTTCATTGTCTGCGGCCTTTGGCGCGTCTCAAGTCTTTGCTCCGCCTCGACATTGCCGGCACTCAAGTTGCTGATGTCACACCGTTGCAGGATCTACACTGCTTGACCTACTTGGACATCTCAAGCACGCCCGTCACAGACCTGCAGCCGTTGGCTGACCTTCATCGTTTACATGATTTGATGGCCCAGCACACCCACGTCACGTCCATCCCGATCCCCAGTCTAACGACGCTCAACCTCTTTGGAACTCGTTTGCGGTCTCTGGCTATGGTTACGTCTCTGCCCAACCTCACCCACGCTATGCTCGGTCCAGCGCCAACCGTTGACACCCTCGAGCCGTTGACCCGGTTGACCAAATTGGTTGACCTGTCGATCCACCGGTTTGAGGCGGTGACTGACCTGAGTCCTCTCGTCGACTTGCCCAACCTGAAGGCCTTGTGCGTAGCCAACACCCCCGTGACTGACGTGGCCTGTCTGACGACGTTGCCCAAGTTGAGCACCTTTTCAACCCGGGGCACAGAAGTTTGCAGTTTTGCTGCTTTGAACAGCACCATGAAGCAAGTCAGGCATGATACCTGGGTGCGCAAGAGATTGCCTCCAGTCTAGTGTTCTCGGCTGGCCGTGTCATTTCGCAGATACGCCAAACCAGCCTGGTCAAACAAAGGCAGTGTTCTCGGCTTGCCAACCCGACTCAATAAAACATGTCTGGCTTTGAAGTACGTTATGGGGACACGTGTTTTGTGCAGTCCGGGCGGTCGGCCAAGTTTCTGTCTCAGCCCCGGCAGACCTTTTCGGTGACCTTGAACCAGTGGGTAGATGTGTTGACCTTGCAGACTAGTCCTGGTCAGTACCAGGAGTTTAGGGTGATTCCGGTCCAGGAAGCCGAACAAGGGGCCTCGGCCGGGGGGTCGTCGTTAAACCGAGACGGGCAACGGGTAGAGGTCAACGACCGCTTTGCCCTGGAGTTGGTGGAAGGGGACGGAGACTCGTTGAAACCCAAACGCTACTTGCATGTGCCCCAGGCCAGCGCTCAGTTTATCGGCCAGAATCCGCCCATGTTTGTCGAGGCCAAGGCGACGGAACCTCTGACCAGCAGTCACCTGCACTGGGTGTGGCAACCGCTATTATCAGACGGCTCGACCTCCAACACTATCTGGTGGTATGGCCAGGAGGTTGGGATCCTGCAGCCTGACCTGCATGAGTATATGAGAGCCTACCCCAACAGCCCGTTTGTTGTGACCGACTTTGACCCTGGCTTAGGCTCCGAGTCCGCGGAACCCTGGGTGTTTGTGCCAACCGCCAACCTATACCAGTGCGAAAGCAAACAGACCAACGCTTGCAACGTGACCCGCGGTCTAGACAACACCCAGATCAACCTGCGCTGTGACTCGGCGCATTTGCGGCAAGCCACAAACACTGTGTCGCCTAACGTGGACGCTACCCAGGTCCACTGTTGGGATGAGTCTGGCGAACAAGTCTTTGCCGACCAACAGACCTGTAACAGCCATTGCTTCACCCCGGTGTGGCGGTGTACCGGCCCGCCGTTGTACCGGTGTGTGGCCGACGCCCCGACCGGCAAACCTTCCGAGTTTCCGTCCTACAAAGAGTGTTTAGGTCAGTGTCTCAACCCCCAACTCCAGCAGGAACTGCCTAAACTCCAAGAAGAGGCAGCACCAAGAACCTCTGTCCAACCTCAAACTGTCTGGTACGTTGTAATGGGCGTTGCCGGGCTGGCGACGGTTGGCTTGTTGATCGCCACCCTGGTCCTCCTGTTCCGCTCCAAATAAACTGGAGCAATGCCTGGAAGTCAGCCCAAAGCCAAGTTCAAGGCCAAGTTCAAGGCTGGGCTCAAGTGGTTTGGTCGCAACTGGTATTGGATCGTCGGGGGGATCGGCCTGTTGGTCGGGGTCGTGGTCTTCTTGAGGTGGGACACCCACCGCAAACGCAAACTCCACCAGGCCCGAACCCTGGAAGCCTGCGCGCAGATCCCAGCCAAAGAGACGATTTTTGTCTCGGTCGCTTCATACCGGGACGACGAGTGTCCGTACACCGTCTTCGACTGCTTGGAGAAAGCGTACTGTCCCAAACGGGTGTTTATCGGCGTGTGTCAGCAGAACGAACCGGGGGATATCGACACCTTCCAGCGTTACCGCAACCTGGCCAAGCGCAAAGGCACAGCCGACTACAGCCAGCAGATCCGGGTCTACGACATGAAGGCCCAGGACGCCAAAGGGCCGATGTACGCCCGGGCCATGGTCGAAGAACACCTGTACCGGGACGAGACGTTCTACCTGGTTGTAGACAGTCACACCGTCTTCACCCAAGACTGGGACAAGCACTGTCTGGAGCAGTGGCGAGAGTGTCTGGCGTACAGCGAGAAACCGATCTTGACCATGTACCCCAGCGGGTTCGAGAAGCGACGGCGGTTGGGGGTGTTAAGTCACCCGGACCGCGCGCCGAAGCCGAAACCGCCTTCGTTTCTGCGGGTGGCTCGGTTCAACCAACGAACCTACCTGCCCGAACTGGCCGGGCCCGTGATGAAGGACCTGCCGAAACGCTGCTACCCGACGGCGTTTTGGGCCGGGTGTTTTTCGTTTGGGTCGGCTGACCGGCTCAAGGAAGTGCCCTTTGACCCGAACTACGCCTACGTGTTCCAGGGCGAAGAGATCGCCATGTCGGCTCGGTACTGGACCGCCGGGTACGACCTGTTCAGCCCCCGCACCATGCTGGTCTTTCACATGTGGGAGCGGCGGCGGCCGACGTTCTGGGAACAGTTCTTGGGACCTTCCCCCGAACACCGCCGTCGCCGGCGCGAAGAGACGGACGGGTACCGCCGCCTGCGGGTGCTGTTCCGCACTGAGGTCCCTCACGCCGGTGACCTGCCGTTAGGCGCCTACGGGTTAGGCACTCAACGCTCTCTGACGGACTACGAACAACACTGCGGGGTAAACTTTTTATTGTCGACAGCGGCGCCTCACGCCCAAGTCGGGTGCATCGGCCAAAAGCCGTCCCCCGAGGAAATCCTGACCAAGTTTGGCAGTCTGGCCCGGTTCAACACCGCTTTGGCCGCGGCTGCCCAACCTCGGTAACGCTGTCAGGCCTGTTAGGCCTGTCCGCCCCGCCTCGCCTTGACCATCTTGACGCTCAACCCGGCCGGCTCCACCTTGAAGTTGGTCCGTTGGAGGTGGACAAGCAAACGCGTCAATTCCTGTACCAATACACGCTTAAACTCTGGCTCGCAGACTTGTTCCACCCGACAGGGTTGTCTTTCCAGCACCTCCTCCAGTTGAGCCGGCAACGCCCGCTTGATCAGCATGATGCCGACCGGTTTCGGCTTGCGCACTTCGGGGGTCGGGGCCACGCGAAACACCGTGGTCTGCATCTGGCCTTTGCTGTCGGCTCGGGTCATCTTGATCTCTGACACCGGGTTGGCCCCACCGTCGCGGGTCACCAGGTATTGTCGCAGCGGTTCGGCCATCTTCTTCTCGGCCTGGAGGTATGGGGCCTGACTCTTGACCGTTTTCTGTTCCATGTTTCGGGCCTCCTGCAACCTGGCTTTCCAGGTTTGGACGTCCTGGGCAATGTTGTCAGGCACCGCGACCGCGTGAGCCGCACGTTTGACGGCCGCCCCTCGTCCTGGCGTCTTGTCGAGTTTGAGCGAGACGACCGGGGCCTTCCGGTGGGTTTCCCGCAGTTTCTCGGTCACGACTTTGCTGACAGTTTCGGACACCCGTGGCACTGACCCTTTGGCCTTCTTGGCCAGGGCAGCCTGTGTAGCCAGGATGTCCGCCTCGGTCAACCGGTTGACGGCGTCCCGGATCCCAGCGGGCGTTATCGGGCCGGTCGGCGTGGTGGTCGTCAGACGCACATACACGGTCTCCTCTGCCGAGACCTCAACGGCAAACACCGTCACCTTCTGGTCATCCATAAACTGGCGCACCCGGCCTCGAATGCTCTCCAACTCGGTTCGGTGCGCCGCGCGGGTCTTGGCCGCCTGGTCCTTGAAGTACTGGACCCAACAGTCAGCAGCGCAGTATTGGTTCGTGATTTGGTCCATGTCAGGGGTTGACCGCCCAGGTTGGTCGGAGCGAGCAGAAGCCATGTTTTGGGGAGACCTAACTTTTGAGTGAGGTCAAAGTTTGGACAAGGTTAACCAAGTTTGAAAGTAGACGATTGTGTATTGGAACTGGGCTGTATCGAAACCTGGGTTGTCGACTAACAACTGGTGCTGGTCGGGTAACGTCCTTCCTGACGGAACACCAGATCTTGACGGAAACTGCTGTCTCCCCAGGGGTATTCTTGGGCGCTGATCGGCACCGCCGGGCCTTGACGCAACAGCAACGGGATACCGGTTTGACGGGCTAGAGGGCTGCGGGTGTTCAAACTCAACCGGGCCGACCCGGCCGCCGTGATGTAGCGGTCAAAGGCCTGTTTGGAAGGCGCGTACTTGCTCCATTGGCTGTCAGCGGCGCTGTCGGTGCCGCAGTTCTTGGGGCCTTTCCAGGAGGACGGCATGAGGCTGTCAATGTTCAGTTCGTAGCCTTGGCTGGGACCGGCCCCACCGCAGCCCCGAGGGTACTTGCTGGCCAGGTCTTCGGCGTTGGGGTAACTGGCGTCGTAGTTAGCGGCCTGGTGTTGCCCGTACGGGTAGTAGCCCGAAGGTTCAGGTCCGTCTGGACAGGCATCCTGCTGGGCGACCTGGTGCTGACGCGCCCGCTGCGCTGCCGCACCCCGGTACTGGGCATGTCCGGCAAACTTTTGCGCGGCGTACTGCTGACCGGACTGCACTTGGTTGGCGTGGTGTTGATGCGCCATCTGGGTTTGGTATGGGGAAGCAGATGATCCTGCCGCAATTGCCACGACCTGTTTCTTTTCAGACTTTTTGTGTTCGTCCACCAGGTACCAGATCAGCGCTCCTAGACCTGCGGCCAGAGCCAAACCCCCCAAGACGTACCAGACAGTTCCAGATTTGTCCTTGCTGGCCATCTTCGGTCTCCAACAATCCGCAACAAAGCAAGAGTTTAACCCAAGTAGCCAGGACATTATCACTGATTTGTTCGGCCAACTCGCAGTTCAGACTTAACCAACTAGGTTTACCGATTTGTCGGTGAACCGCCAAACCACATGCTGCAGACCTGTTGAGTTTTTTATTTTGGCCGGCTGGTTACCCAATCTGGACTACAGAGGCACCACGTCGTCGGGGTCCACGTCCATGGCGGGCAAAGTACTCTCGGTTTGCTCGTCGGCCTGGATGGCATCGGCCAGCGTTTCACCGCCCGGGGGCACAACAAACCTGGCAGGTTGGGCAGCCTCCGAGGGGTCCACGGCCGCGGCTTCCTCCTCGGCAGGGTTGACGTCCTCGTCCTCGTCGTCTACCGCGTCCATCGTCAGGGTCTTGGGCACCACAAAGCCTTTCTTGACCTTGGGCGGCGGCACGCGAATCATGATCGAAGTGGCCTTGACACTGTGGCCCCAGTAGTTGCTGGTGAACCACATGCCCGAGATTTGGCAAATCAGCAGGACCTTGCCACCCTTGTACTTGATCAGGTCGGTCCAGTCACCTTCCTCCTGGCGCAGCGTCTTTTGCTTGGTCCTCTTGTCAATCTCCGTGTGCAGCAACACAATCTCGGTTTTGCGGTCCCCGGTCAGGTCCACCTTGACCTTCATCAGCGGGCTGTTGTTGCCTTTGCTGTCGGGCACCAACAGACGCCTATAAATCGTACGCATCTGTTGACTGTTGGGTGGACTGCTGGTGTGTTTGAACCAGTTGCGACCGGCCGGAGGGACAGGTTCCTCCTGTTTGGTTTCGGGGTTGATCTGAGTCATCGTCACCCCGTGTTCGTCAGCCGGCGACACGTGGTTCTCGATGGCGGTCAGCGCCTTGTTGTCCAGGGCGGTCAGGAACTCAGCCAGTCCCTCATTGGTCACGGCGATGTTGACGTCGGCCCGCACGCCCCGAATGGTCTTGGAAAACTCAGCCCAGACCGTTTGCTCGTCGGGCGTCAGGTACGTGGCCGCCTCGTCAGTGTCACAGCCTTTGCTCTCCACCAGTTCGGCCAGTTGTTCCTTGATTTGGGCAATCTGTTGTTGCACGGCCAGGCCGTTGCGCTTCAACTTCTTGGCCGTGGCCGTGGCGGCCTTGATCTCTTCGGCCTGGATCTTGTCCTCAAACAGGTCTTGGAGGGCGTCGTCGGTCATCTTCTTGTCCGAGCCAAAGGGCTTGTTGAGGCCAAAAGGCATCTTCTGCCACACTCCAAACTTGGTGGACTGGAACTCCACCCGTTCGTCCTCGGGGGTGTTCAGGTAGTTGCGACCGCCCTTGCCGGGTTCAAACCTAGGGGTTGAGTAGAACCAGGAGTCCACCTGGGCGGTGAGGTCTTCAGCGTAGGAAGTAGTGTTGGCCATGTTGAAGTTTGGAAATCGAAAGAGTCAGAGCACGAGCGAGTTTGTGACCTTGAGACGAGAGCGGGGAAAGGCCTAGAGGCCGTGGGCCCGCAAAGCACAGTTCTAAACGCGCTAGACAGTGTTTGCCGGGCTGCTAATCCTGGCGGGCGTGTAAGACCTCGACAGGCGAGTTACGTCCTAACATTCTGGGGATAGGGGCGGGTGCAGTTAACGTCGCTGCGGCCAGGCTTTTGCCCGTCACACAGCACGTCCTGGAGAAAGTTGCCGTACTGCTTGTGATAGGGGTTGCTCAGCATGTAACCGGAAGGGGCGATCTTGACCTCCCCGCGGGTGACTTTGGTCGGCGCCCCGTAGGGAAACACCCGCATCCGGTCGCCGTCGATAAAGTACTTGTAGAACAACTTGCGGTGACGCAGGGAAGCGTACTGAATTCGGGCCTCCCACTGCAGAAACATCTCGTTGAGTTGCCGCAGGCCGTCCTGGCCGCTGTTGGCCAACCACAAGTTGCGCGAGGCCACGTCGTCCATGGTTTGGGCAAACTCGTCGGTGACGGGCACTTCAATACGGACCTGCTGGTCATCAGGCAGCGCCGGATTGTAGGTTAGGCGCTGCAGGATCTGTTCCAGTTGATCCTTCAGGTAGGCAATGTTGGTCGGGGCGAAAAACAACTGCGCGACCGGCGTCAACCGGTGCTGCTTGTGGTAGAACGTCCCCACCGACTGGTAGTTTTCGACGGCGTGTTGGTTGGCCATGACAAAGAGAAACTTGAAAAACCTGTGTGTGCAGACGACAAACCCTGTTTGCTTAGTTGGCGGCAGGAAAGCCAGCGATGGCCGCTGTTGAAACCAAGAGTGCCACAAACACTGGGACCACGGTCACCCGGCGGGTGTTGAGTTTCGACGTTGGGATTCGGACCTTGTCGGTCATCGGGTGGGAGCAGCGCTGCCATATTGTCGACCCGACCTCCAAGACCGGTGGAGTCACCGACCAACAAGCCTGGGCAGATCTGGACATTGTTTACTGGGACTGCATCGACATCCTACAGGACAACGGGTGTCGAGCCAAAAACGCCAAGACGGTACCGGCCCCGAAGTGCACCCGGTTCATCGTGCAAAGTTTGTGGCAGCGGCGTCACGGGTTGTTTCGGGACCCACCAGACGCGATCCTGATCGAACAGCAACCGCTGCAAAAAAGTGGTCAACGGGTCGGGTCGGCCAAGAACAAGATCATCGCCAACGCCGTACTGGCCTTTGTGGAAAGTTGGATCGTGACCGGACAGACACCGGTGTTGCCCCACCCGGTCATGTTCTCGGCCAGAAGCAAACTGAGAGTCCAAACCCAAAAGTTCTGGATCCCGACCAAGACGCGCCGGACCGCCGAGGAAAAGGCCCTGGAAGCCACGTACAAACTGCGCAAACAGCGCGGCGTCGAATTGGCTACGCAGGTATTGGACTTGGTACGGGCAGACGTCAAGGCCGAGTGGGCAGACCACCTGTTCGACGCCGACAAACAGGACGATCTGTCGGACTGTATGCTGCAGGGTCTGTTCTGGCTCCAGAGCGAGCCGCTGATTAGACGCCCGAAGCGCCAACCCCGTAACCCGAAATAAAGCCATCTCGACAAGTAAACCTGGTTCGAGGTCCGTCTAGTCCGGCCATGTCCAAAACTCCCGAAACGTTTGCTCAGTTTTTGCAGCGGATCGCGCCGCGAATCGCGAGTCTGGACCGGATCATCAAGCGAAGCGGGGAACCTCTGCAGGGCAACATCTTCTACCCACATCTGCATCTGGGCGCTAGACGACAGGAAGGAACCTTGAGGATCCAAACCGTCCGGCAGCGGTGTTTAAAAGCCAACGTCGTGGTCGAGATCGGCTTCAACGCCGGGCACAGCGCGACCGTGATCTTGGAGTCTAACCCCCACGTCGTGCTGTATTCGTTCGACATTCTGTGTCATCGCTATGGGCCGCCATGTGTGGCGCAGATCAAGAAGACCTACGGGGAACGGTTCCACTTCTTCCAGGGAGACTCGACCGTACAGGTACCGGCTTGCCTGCCGCCGGACTTGAAGGCCGACGTGATCTTTGTCGACGGGTCACACGACTATGCTGATGTTGTGCTGGACATCCAAAACTCGGCTAGGTTGATGCACCCAGGGTCCCGCATGTTGCTGGACGATATCCGAATGCCTGGCGTGCTGAGGGCCTACCGCGACACGAAAGGGCCCTTGAACCTCTGCACCTTGAAACACACCGGAGAGCAACTGGTGGCTGTGCCTAGACCAGCCCGAGACGCCAGTGGGTTACGGGTGCACGTCTTTGCCATCGCCATGAACGGCTACGACCGGGTGTGGAAACCTTGTTTAGAGTCTCAGCGTCAGTACTGCGAGTACCACGGCTATGAGTACTACGTTCTCACTGACCCGGCTATGCTGGCCAAGAACCTGGGAGAGGCCCAACCAGGCCCCAGCCTTCACCCCAAATGGCACAAGATTTCGCAATTTGACGCCTTGTTAGGCCAGGACCGGTATGACCTGGTTGTGTTGTTCGACGCCGACCTGTTTGTCCGGGACTACTGTCCACCGGTCACTTCCGTCTTGACCGACAAGGCCATTTACGTCGCCCTGGGGTTCAGCAACCGGCCCAACAGCGGCATGGTGATGGCGACCCCCACAGCCAAACCGTTCTTCGCAAACCTACTGGCCAAGCGCCATGACCCTGTCCCCAAGCAGTGTTTTGTCAGCGCCGAAGGCGAGAACGGGGCCTTCATCCGCGAGTACCAGGCCCACCCAGACCTGTTTGAAATCGTGGACCGACGGTGGAACAACAACACCGACCCCAACCTGGAAGACTACATTCGACACTTCTGCGGCCGGTTTCTGAAACCTCCGATCACCGCCAACGGGTCAGTGTCAGCGGCGTACGTCCGAGACCCCGCCAAAAACAAGACGGTCCAGGTGACGCCGACTTCAACGAGAAAACCCAAAGCCACCAAGCCTGTCAGGCCTGTTAGACCCGTCAAGTCTACACGACGATCAACCCGCCCAGTTAGATCAGCCAAAAGACGACCAGGTCTCCTTCAAAAACTGCAAAGACGACGCTAACCAAGTTTTAGTGCGTGAGTGTTCTCAACAACCCAGGTTCGTTACACCCAATCTCCCAACAGGGCCCCATTCTTGTCCGTAAACTCTGCGCTTCCAATCAGCACCAAAGCCGCAATTTCCACTGCCAAAAGGGCCAAAGACCACAGCAGATAAAAACAGGCTCCCGCTGCAGTTTCCGACTTTTGGGCGGCTACAGCCACACACAACCCAACCCAAAACAATACAATCTGCGCACTGCCCCAGCCATTCTCGCCCAGCATAAAACAACCGGCTCCTGACACTATCCCAAAGAAGAATTCCACCAGAAAGGCCGGCAGTCGTTGGGTCTGCTTGTAGTTGCACTCTTGGTTGTTCGCGGCGTCAAACGTAATGTACCCGTCGTCACACAGGCATGCTTGTCCAGGCTTGGCTTGAGGGAGACATTGTCCCCTTCCCGAACAAGTCTCGATTGAAGTACAGTTGGTCTCAGAAGGCGACCCGACTGCCAAAGTGCAGCATACCAAAAGCAGCACAACCAGCAGAATTGACTTGTTCAGATTCTTGACTTGCATTGGAAGGCTTAGTCGTGTTAGTCGTGGAAATGTTGGAGAATGAGTTTTATGATCTTCGATTTGTCAAGCCACAAACACTGTACCAGACATTCTAACTGGATTCAATTCTGGTCCACTGGGTTGACCGAGAACACTCTGCTGGCTTTGCTGGCCCTGGGTCGGAATCTTGGGTCTCGTCGTTGTCTTCTTGGAGAAGTGTGGCGGACTCCGGTTCGGGATATTGGGGCTCAGTGGCCCAATGTAGTACAGCAGCCAACGCGCCAAACACAAACAGCAGAAACGCTGGGGGAACATGGCGAAACTTCGTAAAGGACACCTCGCGGTGTGGCAACTTGCCTGTCCACCAGCAAGGCATAGTGTTGTTGACTTGAAACCGGTTGCGCCAGGCAATCATGCGATCTGAATCGTGCCTGGCGGTCCGAACAAACGTCGAGAAGATCGGGCTGGGTTGTCCTGTTGGCGACAAGCCACAAACAGACTTATTCAAGTTCTCGACTTGCCCCGAGTACACCAATTTGCTGCAATTGAACCACACCAGCAGGTGGGCCGTTAAAGTAGTGTCCACTTGGCGGCTGGAAGTGCGACGAGTGTCACAGCAGGATTTCGGCAGGGGCTGGCAATACGTGCAATTGCGAGATTCCAGAAAGCCTACTTCATGGATTTCCAGACTCGCCACTTGACAGACACCCTCTGTCACAGGTTGTGGAAACCATGGCAGGTAGTTGCCTGTCGTGGTTAACAACACACCCATCATTGTGCCAATACAGGCGACCAACAGAAACCGCCTTTCTTGCTCGGGAGACATGATACAGGAAATTGAGGCGTGTGACAGGAGAGAGTTTGGGTGAATGCCGACCAAATCAGAGAACTTTGGCGGGTTTTATTGCACGGAACGTTTGCGGACCCAGTAGGTGTTGGTTTTGGGGTCCAGTAGGGCGGTTGACTGTTCCTCTTCTGTCGCCCGTCGCAGGTTGCAGAACATAATCCCTGTGGTCAACGCCGGCCGGTGGTGCCGCTTCCGACCTGCAAAACTGTTAACTGACCCAGTTGCCATATCCAACCGGTCGGCGGTCGGGCAAAATTCCTTAAAGTGACCGGGTTGATTGCACAGGTGACACACGTAGGTCGGCGGTGGTTTGGCAACCCCCGCACTCGGTTTCTGAAGGGCAAACTCGCTGGGGTGAGCGTACAGCGCTCCTCTTGGAATCGCAAACTTTTGAAACTTTTGCCGGTCTTGGCGCTGGCGCTTGCGTTGGCGCAGTTCGGCCTGGTGTTGGGCTTCCGAGGTCTGGTGAAGCACGGCTTGCATTTTTTGGTCCTCCGACATGTCCTCGGTGTAGGTTACGTCGTTGTCCTCCTGCTCCAGGTCTTCAAAGGCATGTTGCGCGTAATACAGACTTCGTTCGGCGAGTTCCAGGCGTTTCAGGGTTTGGGGAGGAACGTAGGGTTTCTGCTGGGCAAAGTGGGCGGGGACCCGGGCAATGAGGATCTTGCTGTCGGGGCCTAACCGGTCGGTTGATCGAAGAAATCTGGGATCCTGTTCGCCCAAAAAATACAGGCCCTGGTCAAAGCCGATGGTCGGCCGGGTGTGCTTCAGCGCCGAGTCGTACCGAAACCCAACCAAGTACGAACATTTGGCATTTCGCTTGCGGTGCAGCATCGGCGCGTGTAACCCCAACTTCTTCTCCAACTGGTACCGGACCTCCTCCCAACTGCAGGATTTCGGGCGGTGGTCGGTTGCCGCGACCTTGAACCGCCCGTAACGATCCGGGGTGCGTGGAAACTGCGCCTCCTTGCAGTGCATCAGACTCGCGTACCAGATATACCAAGCCGCCATGTTTATGAACTAAGTTTTGACAGTGTCGTTTGACTCGTTTGACTCGTTTGGTCCGTTGGGGTCCGGGTCGGCGGCCAACTGATGCACCAGGATGCCTTTGAGGTGGAGGCTCACCATGTCCTCTGGTTCCCACTGGTTGAACCGCGCCTCGGCGCTGGTCATAGAAGTGCAAATCCGGCACTGGCAATCGGGGTTGACTGGATCCTGAGGCTGGTCGTCATTGTCGTTGTCGTCCTCCTCTACTTCCTCCCAAAACGGTTCCATGCAGATGCGACTCAAGGTGGCCGGGGTGGCGTCGGGGTGGGCTTGGAGGGCCGCTTCGGCGTCGGCAAACTCGCTCAGGGCCAGTTGCGCCACCTCGTTCTGTTCGGGGTTATCCCCGTAGGTCTCGTCGTACATCGTGTGCTTGACCAACTTGCGCACCTCCTGGCCGACGTCGTCCAACATCACGGCCTTGATGGCCCGCAGCGTCAAGGCGTCCTTGTCGGCCACTGGCCCCCGGTGCTTTTCAAACACGGCGGCGTACAACAAGGCGTGACTGGTAAAAATCCGCAACACCGAAACCATACCGATCTGTTGCACGTGGGACAGAGGGTTCTGACCGTGGCCTAACCCACTACGCAGAGTTGACATTAGGTGGTCGCCAATGCGAGGGTTTATTTCACCGCTGCCTGCCTATAATTGACCCGTGGCCACCAGATCAGCCATTTCTTGACTCACGTTGTAGGCTTGGCCTTCGGCCAACTCCTTGACTTCCTGGTAGTCGTCGTCCAGGTTTTGGTTTCGCCCCAACCCGCCAAACTGGTTGACGATGATGTCCAGTTGGGCGACCGCCGTGTCGGCGTAGGTTTTGGCCTTGAGGTCGTAGGATGGTTGCACGTGTTTCTGCCGGACCAACACTGCCAGGCCGGCAAAGCGGTCCATAACCTGGACAAGGGTGGTGTAGGCCGCTTGAGCGGCAGGGGTGTGGGCGTACTGTTTCATGGTCTCAACCGCCTTCTGCCAGCCCGGCACCAAGTGCAGACTGGTGTAGGTGGTCGAGGCCGGTCCGGTCGCCCGCTTCAACTCCCGTTTCTTGCGACACACAAACGCGGTGCCGATCCAAATGCCGGATACCAACACGCCTGCTACCGCGCCGCCTATGTAGTCCAACGGTTTCAAAGCACCCGGCATATGTTCTCGGCTTGGTCTGGATTTATCGTTGCAGTGTTGGGTTACGAACTTTAGGACGCCGGGTCACCAACCTCAACCCCGAACACGGCGTCGGCCGCGACTGCCTTGACTTCTGTGACTGCCGCGCCTACATCGGCCTGTCAGGCACCTTGACCCCGACTGCTGCCAGACCAGGTTCTTTCACCGCCAGATACCGGTGACTTGTTTTCTGGTGACTGAGCAACCGGTAGTCCTGGTCAGCCAACCGGGGCGGACGCCCCAAGGGCGGTAAGTCCAGCAAATCTGTCCACTGGTCGCCGACAGTTAGGACAATTGGCGCCGCGTGTTGGTGCAACATGGTGCGGATCGCCGTCTTGTAGATCCCGATGCTTTCCACGGTGGGTCTTGTAACGTCCGGCATCAAAAACAGACCTTCGTGCTGGCCAAACCCATAGTGTTGGAGTTCGCTTTCTGTGAACTGCCTAACCTGCTCAGTGTGTCCTCGGGCAGTCACGAAATAGACCTGAAACCCCAACCTGAGAGCCTCGGCGTAGACCGCGGTGCCCAAAGCCAGTTTGGGAGACGTCACGCCCAGCGCTCGCCGGCGACTCGGGGTCATGATCACGGTGTTGTCAATGTCCAGAATAACGCCGAGCGGTTTCTTGGGCCACTCCTGGCGAACCTGGGTCAGAAACTCGGTGATCCATTGGGTGGCCTCCTGTTCGTCGTCGGTGTCCAGCAAAACCTTTAATCCTTGCCGAGTCATGGGTTAGGTTTATGTACATAGGTTCGCGGCTTGGTGCAACCACGCCAACCCATGGCCTACCGCCGCCGATGGGTCACTCGAAAAGACGAAGGGCGCCGAAACGGTCGGTAAGCCCGAGCGTTGTGCAGAAAGACGCTAAGGTCAGCGTCCCAGATTGCAAAGTTGGCGTGCTGGAGTTGGCGCATAATGTCGTAAGTGGGCAGCAGCGCCGAACCTGTCAGGGCTGGTGTAGTGGCCGGCAAAGTCACCGGCAAAAGTTCGTCGACGGAATCGTGAACAGTGGTTTGGCGTGAAGGCGCCAACCCGTCGTTGCTGTCCTTGCTGTCCTCATTGTTCACGGCGGCCAGAGGTGGAATCTGACCTTCCGGCCGCAGCCACACCCGCAGCGTCAGGCGGTTTCGCTGCACCAACCCGGTCCAGATCAGTTGGCCGGGTGGGGTCAACACGACACAGTTATCCAGGTGCTGGACTGGCAAAGCCTGTTCGCTCCGCTGGATCACGGTGCTGTCGTACACCAGGGACCAATGATGGAACCGTTGCGCCACGTCTGGCCCGTGCAACTTGATAGTGGTCAAGCCGGCCCCAACCGCTGGCAGGACGTATTGGCAGGCGATTAACCCATTCTCCTGTTGCCAAGTGGCCAGGTGAAGAAAGTGGTGGCTGTTCAACGTCCAAGTCGCTGACGCCGACTTTCCACTTCTCTGAAACCCGGCCAACAGCACCTGGGCGTGGTTGTGGTCTGTCACCCGTAGCGCTTTGGTCGGGTTAATCAACGCCTGGAGTTTCCAAAACCGACTGACAGGACAGGGCAGCAGGCCCAACTTAGTACTCATCTGACTCGATTTATTAGCCAGACTCCGACTCGTCAACAGTAAGGCGCCCCTTCGGGCTGGCGCGAAGCAAACCGGACATCACCGGTCCCCAGTTTGGCGCCGTACAGGAATTTGGCGTATTGCTGTTGGGGGTTCAGGTGTTGGTTAATGGCGGGCCGGACCAAAGGAGATGGCAGGCGCGCGCCAAGCCGAGGCCCATAAAACGCCCTGGCTCCGCCGTAATACCAGTTGAACTCGCCCTGCAATTTGCCGCAACAAGTGTTCTCGGCTTGCCGTGAGGACGTTAAACCACTCATGATCCAACAACCCACTTTATTTCGTTTCTTCGGGTTTGACCAGCAACCCTTCGCACAAAAACCCGGCCATGACAGAAGGCGTCGTCGCCGTGATCCCAGCCTTCTTCCACGTTCTTAGGTCACACTTGATGTGGGCGCAGTGCAGGATGCCTTGGTTGCTGGCCAGACGGGACACATAGTGACCAGCAATCACCCCGTTGCGCTTATGCCAGAGGTTGGCTGGTCTGGCCATGTTCGACCAGCGAATGTGATAGTTCTGGCAGTTGACGGGTAGCAACGGTCTCGCCTCAAAATATACTTTGCGGGTGCGGTCTGGACGGACTTCGACCCGGGTGCTCAGAACTTCCCACTTGATCCTGGTGTGCGGCGGCTCGTAAGGAAACGTCTGGTTGGTATCCAACGTCCACTTGCCGATTTCCGACTTTTGCTGGGCGACGATGAACAGAAACACGACCGTGGCCAACAGCAAATAGCCGTTCAACTGAGTTTCTTGCACCATCCGGGAAACTTAGAATAGGCACCAACACGCGTGTTGTTGGAGATGTGGGGGTTTAACAACCCCTATTCGATGAGCGAACGCTTGGATGAGTCTGGATGAGTCTGTTTGCTTGCCCAATTTATGAACGGTGACGAGGGATCTGACAAGATCCAGTTTGAAGTTGGCACTGCGCGTTGTAGGAACAGCCGCGGCCGTGAGCATTGCCGGGCACGTGGATGCCGGGCGGACATTGGATACAGGGGCCTGGCTGGCAAGGGGTCTGTTGATGCATCGACATGGCTACCCCACTCTCATAGGGCGGCTGGAAGGTGAATGGCTTTCGCCACTGGGCATGTTGCGGCGCCTGAGCCGGCAGGCCAGAGTTAGCCAACAGATCAACAGATGACATTTTCGTCGGTTTGTTCCTGTGGAAGTGATTGGTTTGGCGGTTCACCGATAAATCAGCGAACCTGTGTCCACTTTTGTAGGTTGGTTACCACGGCCTGTTGTTCCCGAAGGGCTTGTTGCAGGTTAGAACACATGGCTTGGTGGCTGCTTTGGGCTGCGGCGCAGGCGGCTGCTCTCTGACAGTTGGGTTTTACCCCAGCCCCACAGGCCTGTTGATAGGTAGACTGGAGGTTTTGGAGCAGTTTCACCGGGGACGCGAGGGGCGCCTGGGGTTTGCGCGCTTTGGCGTGTTTGGTCGCGGTCACCGCCCAGACGATGACGCCGATAACAACGGCCAACCCCGCCAGGCTAAATCCAATGCGCAGCCACATCCGTGTCTTGCATTTTTTCGCCTTGTCCTGCTGACCGCAGCAGGTAGAGGTACCGGCACCCATTGACTTGTCGCAACTACCTATTTGTACTTGTGGGTTGGCGTATTAACGGCAAGCCATGAACACTTCCCTAGGCGTTTCTCGTCGAAAGAACCTGGGTAGGGCCCGGATAGGCTCGGATAGGTCTCGACAAATCCATTCGTCAACAAGTAAACTTGGTCATGGCTGACGCGGCTGACCCTGCCAACGACGCAGTTATGCGGCCTGCTCAGGTCGGTCAGGCTGGTGGACCAGTGCCTCCCCAGGCTCTCGCGGTTGGGCCTCAGGCTGGTCAGGCTGGTCAGGTCGGTGGACAAGTTCCTCCCCAGGCTCTCGGGGCCGACCCTGCAGCCGCCAGACAAAGGACCGACGAACAAGCAGATAGAGGAAGGAGCAAACGGCGGCGGGGTGCTGAAGAGGATGACGACGCAGAACCGGCAGGACCGGCCGTTCCAGCAGTTGGGGGCCCAGAGCCCCCGGTGCCTTTGGACGTAGTCGTTGACGACGCAGACGCTGAGCCCGTCGAGGCCAAGGTCGAGGCTAAGGCCGAGGCCAAAGGCGACGAAGACTTGCGCAGTCAAGTACGAGCCAAGCGGCAGAGAGTCCAGGGCCGGATGGCCTCGCTCAACGAGCGCAGCGCCGCCTTGTTGCGCCAGGCCCAGGAGGTCCACTCCCCGGCCCCTGATTTCAAGTCTGACCTCCAGGCGGTCTACAAGGCCTACCAAGACCAACGCCTGGAATTGACTCAGAAGTTGGTGGAGATTGCTACCCTGACCGACCGGGTCGAGCAACTGAGTCAGGCCGCCGAGGCCGAAGCGACGGACCAACAGGAAGAGTTGGAGCGGTACCAGGAGTTGGACACCGGACTCAATGACTTGGAAGATCGAATGGACCAGGTTAACGTTCTGCTGGCAGACATCCAAACCAACCTTGACGAGGCGAGACGATTGCGCCAGCGGTTTGGCATCGAGAATGACCTGGACGATCAGAAAGACATTGACAACTACTACGGGGTGTGGCTGGTGAACGGCATGGTCAGCGCGGTGCACCAGGCGCTCAAGGCCGCGACAATCGACGAAGGTCAAGTGTTGGACGACGCCAAAGAGGTGCAACAGCAAGTCATTGGCCCCACCCTGGACGCCTTTGTGCGACGCCAAACTGACTTTCAACAGAGCATTGTCGACAACCTGACTGCCCTGATCGCCGAGATGGAAGCACGGCCAGCGCTGCAAGAGGTGTTCACGGACGAGGAAACCAATAGTTTAGACACCCAACTGACATTGGCCCAAACCCGCCGCGACACCACCATCAACGAGGCGTTGCGCATCGCCGAGCAGCAACTGGAAAACTCGGCCCAAACTCAGCGCCTGGTGCAGGTTGTCATTGCTTCTGTCGCCGGAGGACCTGCTGGTCCTGCCATGAATCGGTTTGCCGCCGTGCAGCCGTTCGAAAACTTTGTGGGGGAGGGCCTCCAGATGTTTGCGACCTACCCGAACGTGTTAGGCGCAGCAGAGCAGAAAATCAATGCGCCGGCAACCCCTGTTCCTGAAGGATTGGACATCGTCCGTCAACAGATTCAGGCGGAAATCGAGATCACCCAAGCCGTAGCGGCCCGACGTCAACCGGCTGGACTGAACTATGCCGCCATTATGGACCGATGTCGCCGACTGGCTGCCGAGTGGGCGCCCGCCGGTTACCGCTACGTGATTGTTAACAGCACCAACACGGCTTTAAGGTCTGACCAGGACACTCAATACCTCACTGACGCCCTGGCCAACACCAAGGCGAAACTGGGGACGACAGTTAACAGCGACGTGCTGTTCTCGCTGTGCGGCAGCAACTTGACCCGACGCCGCGGACGCCGTCGTCAGGCTGGGTTGGAACAGAAAGAAGCGGTCTTTCAGGGGGTCCTGTCCCGGGAAAACGCGAGCACCGTGGTCGACATTGCCTTGGGCAAAGTGCAGGCCATGGAGGGGGTTTACGGCTGGTGGTTAGTGAGGGTCAACGAAGCGACTGACGTCGCCGACGGGGTGGTCGGGTTGATCGAGGCTAACGACCGCCGCGCGATTCGGCCTAACACCCGGCCGACCTTTACCCGCTCAGCCTTTGGCCAGGCCCGGGGGTTACCCGACGTTCCCGCCAACGCCCAGGCCGACACGCTGGAAATCGCTTACCTGTGCGCCCGCGGCAACATCCCCGAAACTGGGTTTGGGGCCAAGCGGGGTCTGGGTGCCATCTTGATGACCTACACTCTGGCCGCCCTGGCCAACCAAGGCTTTTCCGGTACGATGTTGGAAGTGGTCAGCAACCGCCCAACCCGAGAAGGCGACGCGAGCGGCGGCACCGTCTCGGCCAGCGTAGCCGTCTGGTACCACACCTGGTTCAAGTTCCAGCGAGCCTTTGCAATCGACGACACGCTGGACCTGGCCAACCCCCAGAACCGTCGCTTGGCGGTGTTTTACACGGTGCCGGGCCAACCGCCGGCCAACTACATGAGTTACACTATGGACCAACCAAGCGACCTGGCCGTGATGTACCGCCCATACCCTCGTCCAGGGGAACTCTTCAACGTGTTGTCTCGGGTAGAATTTGTTGCGGCCCCATAAACTCAAAACCCGCCGACTCAGTTAATACGCCTCATGTTGCACCTCCAATCCTCGCAGGAGTACCTGGCCCTGATTCAGGAGGCCGCCCAGGCCAACCAGCCGTTGATCATCAAGTGGACTGGCAGCCGGTGCGGCCCTTGCCGAGTCATCCAGCCGATCTTTGAAAGTCTCAGCAAGGCCAAACCGAAGCAGTTCTACGCTGTGTGCTCCATCGACAACCCCAACTTCACCGACCTGATGCAAAACCTGCAAATCTCTGCCGTCCCCACCTTTATCCGCATCGAAGGCCCCGACGAGGTGGCTAGGTTTAGCGGTGCCGATTCGCGTCGTCTGTACAGCCTGATCAACGGGGACGCGAACAGCGACGCCTAACGGGCGTTCAACGCTTTCCAGGCCGCTGAAAACGTCCCTGCCGCGTTTGCTGTCGCGACAAACCTCGTCTCGGCCTCACGAACCTCCTGTGAGAGTCACAATAAACTTGGCCCCGGACTTACCCCCGTTTGTGGCTCGGTCAATGTCCTCTGCGCGTGAATCTGCAATGTATTCCTCGTCCCATGTGGGCCTCCACCCAGGGTTCTGTAGAGAACCAGAACAGAAAACTTTGTCCAGTTTGGCGGATAGGATGGGCAGGTTGGTGCTGGAAGATATCGGACCTGACCCACCCTTCACCGAAATTACCATCCAGGTCGCCCAGAGCCGGCGCAAACCGATTGTAGCGCGGGTGGACGGGGAAGCGCGGTTTATTGACCCCGAGACCGCCTGTGAGGTGCACAGCGACGATGACGATGAGAGCGTCGGGTCGCTGGCCGAGTTTGTGGTGGACGACGAGTTAGATGAGGAAGAGCCTCACCCGGACCCTGACAGCCCAGACTGCAGCGATGAGGACCTCGACCGGTTGGCCCACGAGGAAGAACAACGGTTTTTGCAGGAACTCAAGGAACACCAGGAAGCGTTGTTGGTCACCGGCCCGCGGTTACGCCGGCCACCCCGGCGTTTGTGCGAGGCCATGGTGGCCGCCGTGCTGCAGGCTGACGCCGACCATTTGACCGAGGAGGAGGACGTCACCGACGCTACCGAGGACGAATCTGACCAGGACAGACAGGAGTGGCGACGCCGAAGAGCGTATGATACCGATGACGATGACAGCGACTACGTGCCGTCGGGCGCTGAAGACGCCTCAGACAGTGAGTGAATACACCAAATCTAGTGTTCTTAACTTGCCATGAATACGCCAACCCAGGTTTGCTGGTTTATCGGCAGACCGCCAACCCGGTGTCTACAAGTTGCAGTAAGCGGTGTTGTTGTCCCCGGGCCAGCGGTGGGTGCCGTGGGGGCGACCGTAGGGTTCGTGGAGACGCGGGGGTCGGTAGTAGCCGCTGTAGTGGCCGTAGGCGTCGTAGTCCGTGTCGGGCTGGGTCTGTAACCCGGCCAGTTGGGGGTAGCCGAACGGGGAGGCGCTGCGGTACCCTTTGGTGCGGTAGACGCCGGCGAGGCCGTAGGGGCTGGCCCGGGTCGGGTCCGTGGCGCCGTAGTAGTCGCCGCCGGACGTCAGTTGGACCTTGGAGGTCCGGTGTACGTCAACCACGGTGGCCAGTTCCTGGTAGGGTTGACCGACAGGAGCAGAATCACTGGCACACTCGGAAGCCTGGACCCGGCTGTCATAGATACTGCGCATGCGCTCCCGCACACCACACTGGACAAACCGGCCGTGCGGAGACCCAGTGGGATTGCGCGGGCCGCCGATGCTGTTCCCTCCGAAGCAGTTGCGACTGCTGTAGTTGCCATAACCAGCATGGCCACACTGGGGACAGTTTGAATACGTGCCGTAAGAAGCACAGGGTCTGGACATTGGCTTGTCGTATTTGCCGACGAGTCGCAGCCAAAGCGGTTTACTTTGAAACTGGGTGGGGTTAGCGCATGTACCGGCAACCCACGCCACACCGCCAAGCGATGGGGATCAAACCGAGTCGAGACCTGGGACCAAGGTTCCAATACCGCCTGGCCCGCCCTTGGCGCGGGTTAGGCAACGACGTCCAGTTTGTGCTGGGGTTGGCGCTGGCCTGGCTGACGGAAGACAACATATTTGACTTGCGCGCTGGGGCCTGGGCGTTGCATTGTCGGCGCCCCATTACCACCCCTTACATCCTGAAGGCGATCAGCCACCGCCAAGACACTCTGGTTGCCAACGGGGAACTTCGAATGCTTAAGTCGTTGGCTGCCTGGTATCCCAAGGTCATCTATGCCCAAGACCTGTACGCCACCGTGTTTGGGCACCCCTCCAGACGTCCGGTCCTAAAATGGTTGCTGGAGACCTACCCGATCAATCTGGATCTTCACTGCATCCGGAAACCGTTTATGTCTGCGTCGCTGCCAATGGTCCAAACCGTCGTGCCCGAGTACGCTCAAGTGTCTTTCGACCTGCTCTGCGGGGCTACACATCATCTGAGCATGTACTGTACCGGGCGAACAATCAGAAGACAATGGATACCGGCTCGCAACGTCAGAGCCAAGTGTAGACGAGCAGCGTCCATTATCGTCTGGTTGATCCGTCATTGTCCCTTCTTGCAGGGCAAATCACCAGAGAAATTCATACGTCGAACTGTTTTCTCTGTCCTTTTGGCGGAGACGATTGTGGGCCAACTGAACCAACCCCACAATCAAAATGGGCAATCGGTTCACAGCGTGGTGGGACAACAACAAGTGGAAAACCGCCCCGACGAGTCCCACCTTACAAAACGCCAACGAACAAGCCCGAATGGCGCTGCCCATTGAGTACGCAAAAGCGGCTTTGGACCAACAGGTCGCCGAGACCAAAGCGCTCGACTTGAGTCAACCGGTCCGAAACGTCAAAGTGCGGGACCTGGATCCATTGTTGTGGACCGTCAGACCAGATGTCAGCCAGGCCGTGCTGTCCCGGTGGCGCCGACGAACCGACCTGACTGGTTTGACCCTGCAGCAAGTCGTGGATCGGCTGAAGGCGAACCGGACATTGCCCACGATGATTAAGCAGCGCAAGAAGAGACACTGTCAGTTGCCGCAACCGGCCTACGCCCCGAGCCCCAGCCGGGAAGTCCTGCCCGACGAAAAAGTGGACGGACCTATCGGGGAGTGCGGGATCTGTCTGGCCGACTTTCGGTTGAGTGACGTGTTGCACTGCCGAGGCAACGCGTCCCACCTGGTGTGTCGGCAGTGTTTCGCCCAGTACTGCCAGAAGACACTGACCCGAGCCCACCGCACCAACCTCAAGTGTTTTCGGTGTGGCGACGTCTATGACCCGTTGGTCGTGGAAGTCAACCTGGACTCCCGGGTTTTAAACGCCCTGGAAGCCAAGCAGGCGGAAGTCGACCGGAAGGTGTCGTTGGCTGGCAGCGCCGTCGTCTGGTGTCAATGCGGCCTGGTGTCAGTCGTCCCCGAAGGCCAGGAAGGCAACGGGTTTGTCGGCTGTCGGTGTGGGCGCCGGTACTGCATCCGCTGTGGGGACTATGCCCACCCCGACCGAGACTGCAAGGTCAAGATGGACGACAACCGCTGGTTGCACAAGTTTAGCAAGCCGTGTCCTAACTGCGGAGAGGCGATTCAGAAGAACCGCGGCTGCAACCACATGACGTGTCGTCGACCTGGGGGTTGCGGTTATGAGTTTTGCTGGTTGTGTCGCCGCAAGTACCCCTGTGGCGGGTGTCGGTGACTCGGTGACTCGGTCACCGGTTTCGTCCTGAACAAAAAACCTTTCAGGTTGACTCTCCAGAAATGTCTCACCTACACGGTTCGTTGACTGCCCACCCCAAACCTCACACTGGCCCTCAGTTTCCCTCGACGGGTCAGACCCATGAGTCGGCCCACGTGGCTCGCAAGGTCCCCGAAAAGTTCCAGACCCACTTTGTGGCGGCCGGGCAGTGTCACGTCAAAGGTTTCCGGGAACCCAAGACGTTCTGTTGCCCAAACCCAAGTGACCAGTTGGTCTGCCAAAACAACCGGGTACAGCAACCGATCTGTGTGCAGCGCCACGACGGCCACGTAACCTCGATCGTCCACGCCCAGGACAGTGTCAACGGCGTTTGCGTCAGTCCCCAGGCCTACCACTACCAAGGCAACCCGCACGAGAACCCAGCCCACGACGTTCCGTACCGTCACCAGGACGTGTTTGCCGGGCCGCATCACCACCCGACCGGCCAACACCACCGCGGGCACGACGCTGGCACTGGCGACCTGTCCCAGGCCACCTACAAGGCCGCCCAGAAATGCGCGCCGCCCCACTGTTTCAAGGCCCCGAACGGCTGCGAATGCCCGTTGTAATACACTTGCACAAAACCATGTCTGACCTCAACCGCTACTTGCAAGAATACCGTTACCGCTCTGGACGGGGTTGACGGTACACCAGTCCAACAGAGTGGGCCACGGCGACCTACCGCAAGCGGCGATGCGCCATGGTCTGGCAGACTGTGCTAGTGGCTTTCGTACTGACACTTCTAAGTTCCAGATGGGTATACGTGCTCACGCCCGACGAGGCTCATGTATGTACCCCGGTATCGCTACTGTACCGAGAAACCACCAGCCTACCTCAAGTGCACCAGTGCGCCGAGTGCCAAAAACCTTGGCCCCACGCTTGCTGCTTCAACGCCACTCTCAATCCCAAGGCGTTGGACTCTCGTTTGGCGATAAGTGCCACGTTCATTGTCGACAATGCCACTTCCAGCCTGCAAACCATGGACATTGATTGCGGGCTCGATCCTGAATGCCAGCAACACTTCCGCCAGACCCTGCGCGTCGGAAAGTCCTTGACCTGTTACGAGGACAAGGGAATTCCAAAGTTTGAGCCATCTGAGGTCTCTGGGTGGCTGATTGCTGTTATGGTGTGGCTGACGCTTCTAGTGTTTGCTGTATGCTGTGGCTGGGCGTGGCTGATGAAGGACTTGTGGGACACGTACCAGCGCCACCGTTGCCTCCTTCATTATATTCCACAGTCTGACACTGAAACTTTACCGGCGGACATAGAAGTTCAGACGTTGAGGTGAATTAACTGCATCATTGCCAACCTTCTGTTTACGGCGGTCAAACCTAACGGATGCAGTATTTCGGCCAACATCAACAGCACCAACGCCGGCGGGTTGACCAACATCCTCGTCGGTAACATTGGCACGATTACCACCTTTAGCGGAACAGAGACACCTGCAGGTGTCAACATTTAGGTGACCTGTCGGCAATACCACAAGTTACTGGTAAACAAAACGATGTCGAAAACTGCTTCTGGGTGGCGAGTTACTGGCGGGGCTTTGGACAGCCCAACCAACAGCAACCATCCTTGTGTGAATCTGTGGCTGAGGCAACAGCCTCCGTCCGAAACCCTGGCCAAAACCGTACTGGCGACCAGTGTCTCGCGACCCCCCGCCCGGATTGCAAACGACGTTTTGCCCGGGTATAAGGACTACAACACGGAACCGGCTGGACTGGGCGTTTGGCACACGTCGCCAGGTTGGTCGATGTATGTATATCCCGATTGTCGCAACAACAACACCGGACCCTGGCCAACAACCCAGGGTTGCTGCACTGTTCCTCACCCATAAACTAGACGATTCTTGATTTGCGGGCTCGCGAACCAAAACCTCAACGACTTACATTTGCATCCAATGGCCGCCTTAACTGACGTCCAACGGGAGGCCCTGTTACAGAAAGATGGACAGACCTATCAGTTGATGGAACAGACCAGGCATGTGCTGGAACGGCCCGACCTGTACATTGGTTCTGTTGAGCAAGATGTCTATCGCCTGTTTGTCGCCGAGCCCGACGCCGAGAACAAGAAAGTAGGCCACCGCCTGGTCGAACGGGACGTGCGGATCTCCCAGGGTGTCTACAAGATTTACGACGAGATCCAGGTTAATGCTTCCGACGCCGTGGTCGACGCCATCCATAAACGTCAGACAGACTCTAGCGTGGTACCGCCGACCCGCATCGACGTGAAACTGCAAGGCAACACGATCGAGGTGACCAACTGGGGCGAAAGCATTCCTGTCGCCCTGCACCCTGAACATAAGGTCTGGATTCCGACCATGATCTTTGGGACCCTGTTGACGTCGGCCAACTATGACGACAGCAAGGAACGGGTGACCGGGGGTCGCAACGGGATTGGCGCCAAGGCGACCAACCTGTTCAGCACCAGTTTCGAAATCGAAGTGGTTGATCACCGGCGCCAGAAGAAACTGACCCAGCGCTGGACCCAAAACATGTCGGTGGCGGAACCGCCCAAGGTGACTTCCTGCACCAAGAAACCTTACACCCGCGTCAGATTCACCCCCGACTACCAGCGGTTCGGCATGACCGTAGACGGACAACCTGGCATGAACCCCGACCTCCGAGCCTGCATCCGCAAACGCGTGCTAGACCTGGCAGGGTGCACTCCGTCCAGCATCAAAGTCTACCTGGACGGCAAACGGCTCGGAATCCAAAACTTTAAGCAGTACGCCGAGATCTACACGGCCAGTGTTTGCGACGAGTCACAAATACGCCAAGCCACGCAGGGCAAAAAGCCCAAGTTGATCGGCTACCGCCCAAACGACCGCTGGGAGATTTGGGTCACCGAGGCCCCCAACCACCAGTTTCGCCAGGTCAGTTTTGTCAACGGGGTCTGCACCTCCCGTGGCGGCCGACACGTGGACTACCTGGGCAACCGAATCGCCAAGGCCGTCGCCGCCAAGTTGAACAGCATGCGGGGCGTGAGCGGCCTGAAACCAGCCCACGTCAAGAGTCACCTGTCGTTGTTCGTCAACTGCCAAATCGTCAACCCGGCCTTTGACACGCAGAGCAAGGAGTGTCTGACGACGCCGATGACCAAGTTTGGGTCCGCTTGTGTTGTCGCCGACCAGGCCTGGGAGACGTTCATCGACAAGGTCGCCAAAGGTCCGGTCGGTCAGTTGGCCAGGGCCTACAAGACCTTTGCCTCGACCAACCTGTTGAAGAAGTCGGACGGTACCCGCGCGGTGTCACTGCGCGACATCCCCAAACTGCACGACGCCAACCTGGCCGGGACCCGTCGGTCCGTTGAATGTACCTTAATCGTCACCGAAGGCGACTCGGCCAAGAGTTCGGTTTTGAGTGCCATGGAAGTGCTGGGGCGGCAGAAATACGGGGTCTTTCCCCTGCGCGGCAAGTTGCTGAACGTCCGCGACGCCACCCTGAGCCAACTGCTCCAAAACACAGAAATCCATCAACTCAAGAAGATTTTGGGGCTCAAGCAGGACACTGTCTACACCAGTTTGAGGCCGTTGCGCTATGGATCGGTGATGTGTCTGTGCGACAGCGACGTCGATGGCAGCCACATCCAGGGCCTGTTTCTCAACTTTATCGCGTTTTATTGGCCCGAACTGATCAAGTTGGGGTTTGTGTGTTCGATGTACACGCCGCGGGTGCGGGTCTTTCGGGGTCCGCGGTGTGTCCACGAATTCTACAGCGACCAGGAGTATGAGGTCTGGTGGGACACGGTCAAGGACGACCCCGCCACCAAACGCCTCAAAGTGAAGGCCTACAAGGGACTAGGCACCAGCACCGCCGCCGAGTTCAAGCACTATTTCCGCCAAAACCGCCGAGTCGTCTTTCAAATGGACAGCAAGGCCAGCGAGGCGTTAACCCTGGCCTTTGGCCCTAACGCCGCACCGCGCAAACCCTGGGTCCAGACGCGCAAGCCGGCGCTGGACCTGACCAAAACCCTGTTGCCTGTCACCGAGTTTGTCCACACTGGTCTGGTCCACTACTCAATTGCCAGCAACGAACGAAGTTTGGCCGGGTTTGACGGGTTGGTGCCGGTCCAGCGCAAGATTCTCTGGGCGATGTTGGACCGGAACGTCACCGAGGAGGTCAAGATTTTCGAGTTGGCCGGGATGATTTCGTCTCGGGCCAAGTACCACCACGGAGACAGTTCGATCCAGGGCGCAATCTTTGGCCTCTGTCGTAACTTTGTCGGCACCAACAACATCAACCTGTTGTACCCAGGTGGCCAGGTCGGGTCTAGACGCCAGGGCGGCAAGGACGCGGCCCAAGGGCGTTACGTCTCTTCCCGGCTGGAACCGGTTACCAAACTCCTGCTTCAGGCCACCGACAATCCCTTGTTGACACCAACCGAAGTGGACGGGAAACAGGTGGAACCCGAGGTTTTTCTGCCGGTGCTACCTTTGGTCCTGGTCAACGGCGCCAGCGGTATCGGCACCGGCTTTTCCACCTCGGTGCCGCGGTATGCGCCCGACCAACTGATCTCCTGGCTGAGACAGATGATTGCGATGGCGGGACAGGGTCAAGACCCGCAAGTTGTCTTGGACGCAATCCAACCCGACCTGCAACCTCACTTTCGGGGCTTTAAGGGGTCGGTCCTTTTGACGACCAAACCATGCAACCCGTGGATTACCCAGGGAGTGTTTGTCCGCACCGCCAACCCGCGCACGGTGGTGGTGACAGAAATCCCGGTGGGGGTCTGGAAGGAAGATTATGAGAGGGATCTGGACAAGGCCGCAGATCCTGAAAACAAGGGCTTCCTCCAAGCATGGCAGCGCCTAGACGGAGACGACACAGACACGGTGCGGTTGGAAGTGACCGTGACCCCGGCCTTCTTTGCCGCTCACCAGGTCGACAACCAACTACCCGACCAGGTCTGGTACAAGTGGTTGAAACTCACCAACTCCACCAGCGTCCGCACCAGCAACATGCACCTATACGACCCGTTGGGCAACGTGGTGCAGTTTCCTAGGGCCAAGAACATTTTGTTGGCCTTTTTCCGTTGGCGGTTGCTATACTACCGCCAAAGACGTGCCTACCTGTTAGGCACCTTGCAGCAACAGATTGACAAGGCGGATCAGCAGATCAAGTTCATTGAAGCCGTGACAAGTTTGGCCTTGGTTCTGTATCCCAACCGGACAGACAAGCAGATCCACGCCGACATGCTGGAGGCCAAGTTTACCGGGGACCCGACTTGTCAGCCCATTGCATTGCGTCGTGTGACCGACGCCGAAATTGCGGCCTGTTTTGCCGACCAGGTCAAGGACGCCGCGATTTACGCGCAGTACCAACCAGGTCCACCAGGTCCACCAGGCCCGTCAGGCTCGTCACGTTCGGCGGAACAGAAAACAACGCCTGACTTTTCCTACTTGCTGGACATGCCGGTCCGGAGTTTGACGACGGCCAAGATGCAACGGCTCGAGGCGAAGCGGCAGCAACTGCAAGAACAGAAGAACCTGTTAAGCAGCCAAGATGCGTATATCCTATGGGATCAAGACTTGCAGGCCCTGAGCACCCACTTGTCGTCCCAACCATCCAGTTCGGACAACCCGAAATCCGCCAAGGTTCGTCTTGCCGCTGAAGTTGACGGCGTCTCGGCAACCCCTGTTCGCAAAAAATTGGCCAGTAGGCAATAAACTCTGGCTTTCTTTGCATCGACCAACCAAGACCATGAGCGCTCTTTCCACTGCCACCGGTGTCGTGATTTCGGCTGCTGACAGCGTGATCGGCAAGCCTCCCGGCAGCGATGCCCTGTTTTCGAACCTGCGTGTCGCCCCTCAGCGTCCAGGCGGCAAACCTCAGAAGGACGCCTTTTTTGACACCGTCCAGGTCGGTACCCCGTCGGTGGTAATCGGCGGCCCGCCTTCGGACGCCTCCTTCTCCGCCCTGGGTGCCAAACGGTTGGTGTAACCGCCTCCCGTCATCAACAAACATAAAACTCGCATCAAGTTCAACTTTGTGTTCTCGGCTTGCCATGGCGTCTGTCCAAACGTCGACGGTAATGGACAGGCTGTTGGGGCGGGCGTTGCCGCCTAGCGCTCCGACCTCTGACAGACCGAACCTGGTCATCAGGCGCAACTTTTTCAATCCCGGCGAAGACGGAGATTTTCTGCTTCGGCTGCGCCGGGTGTTTCGGCCTCACCAAACTGAGTCGGACCCAGCAGTCCAGTGGGTCGACCCCGACTTGGCCAAGGTTTGGACGCCTCAAGGGCCGATGCGTGTACCACGACGCCAAACCGCGTACTCTGACCCTCCAGGCGTCCCTTACCGCTTTTCTGGTACCACGATCCCAGGCCGTTCAGAAGCCGAGGTCCCGATCGTCCGTGAACTGCGGGACCGCCTCCGCCAAAAGACCGGGTTTTACACCAACTTTGTCTTTGTCAACGACTACCGGGACCAGACGCAGTCGATCGGGTGGCACGCCGACGACGAGAAGGACATGGTTGACGGCGCCCCGATTCTCTCGTACACTTTAGGCCAACCTCGCGTCTTCAAGTTTCGCCACAAGGACCGGCCTCAAGTCAAACACCAGGTCATACTGGAAGACAACATGCTGTGTATTATGCTGGCCCCGACCAACCAGGAGTGGCAACACTCGCTGCCCAAAAGTAAGCGGGCAATGGGCCGGCGCATCAACTTTACGGCCCGGCTGTTCAAGCAAGGTAGACAGGAGCCCTAGAAGGCCCTAGAAGGCCCTAGAAGGCCATAAAACACTGAATACACCAACCCAGATTTATTGGCCAAGCGGACACTGGTCTAACCAGTCTGCCAGCGTAGGTCGGTTTTCCAGAGGTCTAAAGGCGGTTTGCAACCAGGCTTCCAGGGCTGGATGACCGATCTGGTGAATGCTGGCCAAGCGGTGGGCGTGGTAAAACTGGATTTGACGGGCGACGTCCGGTTCGTCGTCATTCGGCGGGGTTAAAATAGCCGTCAGGTCACGTGGGTGTAACAGGGCGAGCACGATGGTTGCAGCCCCGTAGGCATCAAAGCGGCTGATGGTGGTCGCGGACCAAGGGTTGTCGGTCTCGCAGCCCTGGGCGTGTTGGGCCGTGGAGTAGCGGGCGTCGCTGCCCAGCAGGTAAGGCACATAGGTCCCCTGTGGCTGCGCATTCAACCACCCGCCCACCACAAAATCGGAAGGCGATTGCCCGGGCTGCTCGAGCAAATACAAGTGAGCCGGGTGAAGGTTGCCGTGGACCCACCCAGTTGTTAACATACGCTCCAGGTCCTGCCTAAGCCGCTGGACCAGTTGCAACCGTTCGGCCCACGACCACAACACGGTTTCCGTAAACAGGTAGTCGGTCAACCGGATGCCCTGCGGCCAGGTTAAGGCCAGCACACACTTGGTCTCCTGCCACAGCAGGGTTACCTGGGTAAGGCGCTGACTGGTTTGGCGGTCCGCCGATTCATCAGCAAACCCGTACACGTCAAACATGGCGCTGAGCCGGCCTAAACCGCCGTTCAGGGCCTGGAACTGCAGCGTAGGCCAGTGGCCTTCCTTGGCTTCCGCGTACACCGCACTGCATTCGGCAATGTCCTCCAAAGCGTCCAAACAACACACAAGCCCTGTGCGGTTCTCGGTGACCGGGAGGGTGAAAGCGGCCGGTTGATTCGCCGGAATTTCGTGTCCCAACAACCGACAAGCCCAGGCGTGGTGATCGGGGTGTTGGCCCAGTTCAGAGGACACCTGGTCCCAGAAGGCCAAGAGACCTGGGCTGGCGGCTTGGGCCAAGTACCACCACACCGACCGCTGTCTTAGACCGTCCATGACGACCGGTAACCGCTCGGCCGTCAACCAATAGGCCGGTGTGTCGGTGTGAAACAGACACCGGTCGTGGTAGGCGTACACCAGGTCGATGCAGGAGGTGAAGCACGCCGGTGGCAAAGTCGGCCAGGCGTCATAGAGTTTGCGCGCCAACACAAACACCTGGCAGTGCAAGGCGTAGTCTAACTGCGGCGCGTGGGTGACCGACTCTTCGGAGGAAAACTGGGTGGCACTTTGACCCGCCTGAGTAATGTGCCTCTGCAGAACCTCCACCACTGCCTGAAACCCGGTTTCAACAGCGACCATGAGAACGTGGCGTTTTCAGGTACAACGGTTGTTTATTGCTGATACTTGCACACGCAATACTGCCGGCGTTGGCCTTGGGCGTCGACAGTGCTCAGCGTACTGGTTTCTTGGCCTGGACACTTGACACAGGGCGTAATCGACCAGGAGTTGCTTTGCTGATCATACTGGTAGCAGGTGGAGTTGCCTCGGCCACACACGTTCTGGATACGACGAGTTGGGACACCGCAACTGTCCACCTCAAACATATGGGCTGACACCGTCGTAGCCGTCGCACAAGGGTTCCGGTTGACGGTATTGTACCAGGCGACACTGTATGAGCCAGACGACATTGGGTTGTTGGTTCAACGGGGTTTATCACTGTATTGGTTTGGCATCCAAGAACCTGGAGGAAGCACTAACTATCAGTTGCAGGCCAAGTCTCCAGGACTTCCAGGTCAGTTTGGGCCTGTCTGAGTTCATCTCTCAGTCGTTCGATTTGCTGGCGCTTGGCTTGCCGTTGGCTTGGGACTGTGGTCGGGGCAAACCCAAACGCCTGTCGCACTTCATTGACGGGCCGGTTGAAAGCGACTCTCAATTCGGTGGCCGTGGTGTCGGCCGTGTCCACGTAGTTTGGAAAGGTCTTGGTGAAGATGTCCGCAATCACATCGTCAGAGCACCATATCGGCATGTCGAAACGAATCCGGTGCTCGGGAAACCGCCCCGAAAAGTACACTCCCCCTTCCTCTTCCTCCTCGCATTCGACCCGGTCCACCTTGTCAAAGCCCAGCGCGGCCGCCATGGCCGTCACAGTCGGGACGACGTCGGCGAAGAATTCCGCTGATGAGGGCTCATCTTCTGACAAACCTGGACAGCCAATATCTTGCACCTGTTGCAACTTGTCTCGGTAAGACTCCAACAGGCCGATAGCCCAGTCCATTACTCCGTTTGGGGTTTCCATCTTGCGGGGTTTGGATGGTTTTATGGGAGTGTTTGTGGCTTGCCGCCGTATCTAAAACGCGTACCGACCGAAATCGCGCCCGGACCCGTAGGTCCCGTAGGACTTGCGGCAGCCGTAGGATTCGCTGCCGTTGGTGACCTCACCGCCTTCGGGCTGGCGCGTCTGCAGGTTGGTGTCAACCACTGCCCGGTACCCGGCGTACCCCTTCTTGTAGTTGGCTGGCATCATCCAGTAGGCGCTGACGTCGGTTTCTGGCAGACCGTTGCACGACTTGGGGGCGCGGGTGTACAGTGGTTCCAGGTCGGTTCGTTGACATTGGGTGTTGGTCTGCACCGCACTGCCATCGAACAACGATGCAGGCAGGTAGCGCACCTGGCAGTCGGGGCACTTGGAAAGCGTCTGGCCTCTGCCCTGCAAAAACGACTCCATCGTCGTCACCCGCCCCCGGTTCGGCCCGTAAAAGTCAGGCTGTTTGCCCAAACTCAGGGGCATCGCCCGGTTCCCGCCTTGTCCGTTTTGCGCCACCCGAAAGTGGGCTGGCAGATTCAGGTTGTAGTCGTTGACGGCCTGGTGGATGTAGGCATCCCCTTCCACATCGCAGGCGTCAAACTTCAAGGAGTTGTAGTACCCAGCCATGGCGGAATCTGCAAACTTACGACTCGGATTTGATAGTCACCTGGCGAGTTTTTTGGGTCACAGGTCCGGCGGTTTTGGTGGGGTTAACGGGTCGGCCAAACCACAGGAAATGCGGCACGTCGGGGGCGTGAAACTGCGGAAATTGGCCTTGACTCTGCCAGTAACTCAACCAGGGGTCAGTGTACAAGGTGCCAAACGTGGCGGCCGGTGTGCCCTTGAGTGTGTTCCAAAAGGCTTGGCTGCGGGGTAGGACTTCCACTAGACATGTGCCTAGGCAACCCAGAAGGGTCTGCCAAAACTGAGTCCCAATCCTTTGTCGTCGGTGCTGGGGGTCGACCACAAAGTCGGTGACAAACCAGGCTTGCCGTGACTTGTCCAAACCGGTCAACTTATTAGGCGGACTGACGGTCAACCGGTGCGCCAACGCCACTGCCGCCGGCAAACTGGTGGTGATTTTACTGCCGGCCGGCCGAAACCACCAGATCTGTGACGTGGCCGGTAACCAGTGAATCAAAGTCTCGACCCGCGCCGCGGCAGCCTTTGGGTCGTTGCCGTAGTAGTCGGGAAAGGCTTGAGCGACCAGGACCGCCGTCTGCCTGCGCTGCGCCGCGTGCTGCGCCGAGTTGGCCGGGAAGTACGTGACTGTTGCGGGCATTGAGGTGGGAAGTTTTGGTTTCACCAACAAACCGGGTTAGTCTACCCTTTCAGCCTTCTCGAGTGCGCACCATTGCCAATGACCGAGCCTGTAAACCCCGGAACTGTCCGCAAACGGCGCAAACATGCTCCAGTAGCCAAGTTAGGCAGCAAAGGCAGGCTAGGAAAACTGCCTCAAGCGCAGGCCGAAAGCCGTTACGCCTTTGCGTTTCCATTTTACAAGCGGCTGGAACAGGCCATGTGTCAAGTCCTGGGCACGACTTTGACCGGCCAAGTCAGTTGCTTCATGCAGCCAGACTTTCAATTTGGGACAGACACCGAACAAGTGCGCCGGGACCTTTTGCAACCGGCTGGAGACACTGTGTGTTACCGCCGCCTGCGTCGCTCCCACATCCATAAGTGGAAGCCCAACGTGGTGCAGGTCACGGTCAACTTTTTGTACCGGAAGGATTGGCTCAAGTCTTTGGAGTTGATGGTCTATGTGTGCGGAGGACGCTGTCGTTTGGGCAGCAAAATCGTGACACGTTGGGCTGGGACACGCCACCCCAAAGCGCTGCGCCTTCTGATGCTGCAACCCAAACCGCCAATAGCGGCCTTTCTGACCCTCATAGACAACATCTCGGAGCCGCAGATCTGGTACCGCTGTTTGGCCCTCAGGTCGATGCGGGACCGACGCACCGGCGCGCCGCTTATGTCCGTCATGCGCGAGGTCGTGCCCTGGCAGTTTAGAAAAGTCCCTCGGCCTGCGTACACCACGGCGTTACAATTGTTACTCGCGTGGTACATTGGCCATTGGCGCCGGGACTACCGTATGACCGACGAGTGTATCCACGTCGCGGCCGAGGAAGGGCATATCGACAGCAAAACCTGCGCCAAGTTGAGCAAGTGTTTGGATGACCCCGACAAACTGCTGCAGTTGGCAGGGGACACCAGCCTGGTCAAACCAGGGTACGACCAAGACGGGTACCCTTGGCTGACCCTCGCCGAGCGCAAAAGATTTTCGTGGCCCCCAATTTGCCCATAAAACGAATTCACCAAACCCATGACCGATGTTTCTGGCAAGCCCAATACCTTGTTTCCGCTGTATGTTGGGTTGGAACAGGCTGTATACGCAGGTTTAGGGTTGTCCAGACCTGTGACATCTGGACCTCACCCTTTGGCCCAAGCGGTAGCGTGTTTTATGGCTCCCACGAACAGCGCCGACTTGAATGTGCGCATTCAGGAAGAAGTTAAGTCCGACAAGAATGCCTGGGACCTGTTGCGGAAATGTCGATTAGCAACATTTGGAGACCTGTCGGAAGTGATGCACACCTTGATTCACGAGAGGTGGGCCAACAGCCTCAAGTTTCTGCTCTACGTTGCCCCGCAACCTAATCGGTCGGTACCGGCCGAGGCAAAGTATATGACCCACGGGGTCGTCGAAGCCTTGGCCAATCAAGCGCAGCCACCGCTGGCCGACGTGTGCAAGTACGGGATTTCCTACCAGGTCTATGACGTGCTGAACCGCCCGCGCTACCGAGACGCCAGCAACAAGTTTACGGCTGAAGTTCTGGCGCTGACGGGAGAGTTACAAGTCCACACGACGCTGGAAGCCACCACTGCAGTCCTGCTTCGCTTCGGCCGGGACGGCAATTGGTTTAACCAGTTGCTGCACCACATGCTTGCGCGGAACGAGTTGTCTTCTGTGTCGAGGTTACGGGTATACTTTGGTTACTACCAGCCCCATCACCGCTCTTTTGGTCGGTCCTTATACCACCCTCACTACTCTAAACTGGCCGAGGCGGTGAGGAACGTTGCAAGCCATACCCAGTGTTCTCGACTTGCCGTGAATACGCCAACCCACCCACCCCCGACCAAACCCTTTGAACCTGAGTGGTCTGTTCCGGTCTCGTGGAGATGCGACACTGCCTCTTTTGATTGGCTGCAACAGTTTATGTCGAAGTAAAAGTTTATCGAGGAATTTTGGTGACGACGAAAGCCGTTAAGCGCGCGACCTGCCGCGTCAAGTTGACGATTTTGAGGTGCAGGTTGCGGATCTGTTCTTGCATCATCTGGTGGTATTCATCAGGGTCTGGGGGCCAAGCAGGAGGTGGGGGCGGGGTACTTGACTCTGACAATTCCTGCAACAACTCCTGAAGGTTGGCTTCGTGTGCGCGCGACTCGGAGGAGTCGGTCTCTGAGGCCGAACTGACTGGCCCCAACCCGACCTGACTCAACAACCGGTTCGACGGCTGGGCTCGTCGCCGAGGTTTTTTGCGAGTCGGTTTGGCGGGTTTGACAGCGGATCTTTGCCGAAGTCGACTGACAGATTTGGCTTTGCTGCGTCGTCGAGGGTTTGGAGTTTTGCCTGTTAAGCCCGCCGAAGTCCTGGGCTTGGCTTTGCGAGCCGACAGGGGTTTACGCCTCAGCCTCCCTGGACGACGACCCAGGTTTGCTGATTTATCGGTGGACCGACAACCCAGTGCCTTGTTTTGCTGGTGCAAGGCCGCCAACCGGACAAAGTCAGGGTGACCTCGGTCCAGGTATTCCTGCCCCGACACCGAGGGCGAGGCCGGAGGGGTGCGGCAACCGCCAGTATCTGACCCTGACAGGGAACTCATGGTACGGGGGATTTATTCGCTTGGCGTATTCGAACGAGTCGCGACAATCGGTTGGTTTACAACACCGGTCGCGTCAGTTTGAGGACGTTGGCGTTGCCAGACACGTCCCACCCAAACTGGGTGTAGCGTTTGTTGCTGCCGGCGAACATGCCGAGGGCGTAACATTGACCGCCAGGGTATCCCAACCCGGCCAGGGTGTAGCCGGTGTTGCCGGCGACCCTCTGTCCGCCGCGGATGCACGCGCCGTCCACGTTGACCAAACACATCCCTTGCATCTCGGCCGAAGGTTCGGTCGTGCAAGGGATCATGGCCGACGCGTAAAAGTTGGTGCCCGTCGAGGAGCCGTAGTGCGGAGTGGTTGCCATGCTGGAACAACGACCGGATCAACGAATCGGTTTGACTGTATAGGTTTGGCGATTTCTTTTCCGTGGCCGGGTTCAAGCGGGCTCGGGGTGACCCACGAGAAATATACTAATTCATCGGTGAACCGACGATACACTGTCAAAAACAACAATGAGTTTTGACCTGTGTGCTCCGGCGCAGCCCTTTCCGCAACAGATCGTCACCCGCAAAACGCCAGCAACGTTGGCGGTCGGGGACACGGTGGTGGTGACCGGCCAAGACTTGCAGTTCTGCATCGACATCGGAACGAAACGTCAGGAGGCCAACCGGCGGGAGGAACGAACTAACCTCAACTTTTCCGGGCGGGACGACACCTTGATTTCCATCCAGGGGGTCATCGGCGAATGGGCCTTCAACGCCTTGACCAGCCAAAGTCAGGAACCGTTGACCGACACCCGCTGCCGCAACGCCGCTCACGACACCTATGACGCCACGATCCAGGGCCGCACCATTGACGTTAAAGCCCCGATTCTACGCAGCAAACTTCACCGCCTGCCGTTGTTGGTCAGCGGCTGGAAGGCCCACCACGCCGCCGACGCCTACGTGTTGTTGTACCTGTGGCGGCCAGACGAACCAGATCCAAACAGCCCGTTTCGCCCCGCCGAAAAAGTGGAAGTTGGGTTTGTTGGGGCAGCCCACCACGGGCGGGTGTTTGCCCCGGCCTGTTTGTCGCAGCGTCGCGGCAAGACGTACTACGAGGTGCCTCTGCTCCGCCTGACTTCCCTGCAGGAAGCCTTGTCCGGACCAGCGTTTCAACCGTACGCCTTGTGTTGAGCGTTGAATGTGCGCAACAAGCCAAGCACACGTCAATCCACTGCTCCGAGGTGTTTGGCGTTTCGAGGCCCAATACAAACCTGTTCATCAGCAAACCCAGTGTTCTTGGCTTGCCGTGAATTCGTTAACCCCAGTAATCAGTCATGACCAGCCCGGCCCCCGTCCTTCGAGGCGGGGAACTTGCACCTCACCTGTTGTGGTTAGACCTAGAGTTTGGAGGTCTGCAAATCCACCAACCTATCCTGGAAATCGCCGCCATCGTGACCACCCGGGGCTTGAAGGAGTTGGCCCGGTTTCACCAGGTTATACACTATGAACCCGGGGACCTGAAGAACCTAGACGCCTGGTCCAAGCAACAGCACCGTCAGTCTGGGTTATTGGCGGCGGTGGCCCGGGAAACCTGCGGCTTAGCCCAGGCAGTTACCCGCTTCGGCGCCTTCCTGGACCAGTACCGTTTCGGCGCCAAACTCATGGTGGCCGGGTCCTCGGTGGCCCAGGACTTGCACTTTATCCGGCACCACATGCCCCAGTTGGTGTCTCGGTTCACCTACAAGACCTTGGACGTCACGACCTTCCTCAACGCCGCGCAATTCTGGGCCCCTTACCTCCACGCCAGCGCCCCCCGCAAGGCCACCGACCACCGCGCGATGGGAGACATTGAAAGCAGTCTCAACCTGATGCGCTTCTACTTCATCAACATCTTTGCCGCGGCCCAAAAGGCCCACCGCCAGCACGGACTCTACACCTGGTCCCAGGTCCAACCTCACTTTGGCCCGCCGGCTCAACCACTACATCGTCCAATAAATCTGTAAACCGACAACCTAGATTTGCGCTGTCTGGTTAGCAAACAGTGTTCTCGGCTCCCTGGGTTGGCGTATTTGCGATAAGCCAAACACTGTCAACATGCAGCATCAGCAGTCTCCTGTGCCAAGCCACTCAACCAGTATTCCGACCTTGGCGGAACTGCAACATGCGTTTCTGGCCAGTTTGTCTTACTACGAGAAGCATCAGGCGGCCTTGACCCGCAGCAGCAAGAAACAGATCGAAACCCTGAGGCAGTTAGCCTCTAAACCCCACCTGACAGCCCAGCAACTGGGGGTGCTGGCCGGGTTGCCGGTGACCAACGGCAACAAAGGGTTTCGGCCGATCGAACCCAGCAGTGAAGCCCCGATAGACACCACCCAGTTGCAGTATGGGCAGGCCACCGTGGAATGGTACTTTCTGACTGGTAACTGCGGGTCCGTGGCGTTCACATTCATTCTGTTTGCCATTCCCTGCGCAACCCCGCCGGTGGCCGAGCAGTTGGGCTTGACCGGGCCGGCGGGGGCCTATATCTACTGCTTGGCCGGCGGGTACGGGCCCCGCGCCAAACCCGGCACCTTGTGGAATGTGTTTCCGACGACTTACTTGACGGGTCACTACGCTTCAACCAGTCGGTCCACGTTTGCCTGGACCGGTATCGTGCCACCCAACAGTCCGGTGCAACAGGCCTCTCTGACTTCCTCGACGATGGGCCAGTTCAACCTGCAGTTGAGTTGGGTGGACGCGGGCCAAACCCAACACACGGTCAACGCTACGTTACACTCCCGGATTCCACCGACCTTCAACGGGCCTGACGGCTGTGTGCCGTGTGCCAGTGGGTTGGGCACCCTGTACTGGTCCTACACCAACATGGCCTCGACCCTAGAGTGGAGCCAAAAGGCCCACGAGGCCAAAACCCCGACCAGCGGCACCGCGAGCGGTAGCGGTTGGTTTGACCACCAATGGTTGCAGGCGGGTGTGGTGCGCAGTCTAATTTTGCGCAGTGTGCTGAATCTGTCTCGGGTCTCCAAGCCGGCCTCGGCGCTCAGGTGGGTCTGGCTGAATCTCAGGGACGAAGTCAGGAACGAGCAGTTTATGGTGGTGATTAACCCGAAAGCCCGCGAACTAATCCAGGTCAACCACACCTACACCTCCACCTCCTTCAACCGGTACACTGACCAAAAAGGGGTCGAGTTGTTGAAACCCAAACAGGCGACGCTGTATGTCTCTGCCGCTCGCCAAATCAAGCCACCAGGCTCCAGTGGCCCGTACACCTTTCCCACTCAGTACTACCTGACCTTGACGGGGCTGGACAGCCACACCGACCAGGCCAACACCCATGTTCCCCCGCCGCCCCGCAAATACGTCCTTACCGCCGAGTTTGGCGACAGTCTGTTGAGGTTGCCCAACGGTGCCTGGAACTGGGAAGGCAGCGGTTCGCTGGTCGACGTCAGTACCGGTCAACAGGTCGGGGTCGGCTTTCTGGAATCGAACCAGATGGCCGCCGGAGATACGCTGTTCCAAGACTTGCAGCGCATGGCCGGGTTATCGGCGGCCACGCTGAAACCGTTCAAACCGGTCAAGACTTCAGCCGGCACCAGTATCTTGTCCGTGTTGTATTTGCTGGTCTGGCCAGTGCTGTTGGGGTTGTTGATCGGTCTCGTCGTTTGGGCAGTCAAAGCGACCAAAGGCAAGGCCAATTGATTTAGTCAGGTTTAGTCAGGTTGTTGGCTTGACGCAGAACCCAACCGGGCAAAATAAACGGCCAGATGGTAATCGTCTTTGGGGACATACACGCAGTAGGGCAAGGCGGTAGGGCAGACGCGGTGAACATCGTCCCAGGCCATCCCGACAAACATGCGGTAGCCGAGGCTCAACAGGTAATGCTGAATTAGGTTGACTTGTTGCCAGGTGGGTTCGGTGTCAGGTGGTACCACGCCTAACCGGAGTTGTTGGGCCACGTGGGCGACCTGGAGAAACTCTTCGCGGGCGTGTTGGAGGCGGGTGGCTTCTGGGGTTAGACGCAGAGGCAGGCGATAAGTTCCGGCAGATCTAGGAGGGTGACACAGCAAAGCGTGGGCTAACGTGCCGTAGGCGGGCAGAGCCGATGTAACTTGCGGCATCGCCCTAACTAAGTTACTTGGGGTCAGCCACCGGGGCAAACATGACACGATGCTTGCGCCCAGTGTCTGGGTTGGTGACAACCAGACTGTGGTGAAACACCTGGGGACATTGGGCCAACGCCTGACCTTCGTCCAAGTCTAACAGGATGCGGTAGCCGCAACTGTTCAGGTAGCGATCTGCTAACTCAAACGTGGCGGCGCTGACCGGTTGGCCGTCGCGCATCCGGAGGCCCATCACCAAACGGGTGGCCAGGTTGCCCAACAACCGCACCATGTACCTGGCAGGCTGATCTTGGTTTGCCTGAGCGTCAGGCCACAACTGCACACTTTTGACGGGTCCGGGCTCATGCAACAACATCGACGCCACGACCTCATCCAGGTCCGCGACCCGTCTTTCCACGCTGACCGTGTCTCGACTACAGGCTGCCATGGTTAAGGCAAGCCAAGAACACTGTTTATGCCTGGTTGGGTCCAAATTCTCTATTTTGGCCAGGGCCGGTCCCAACGACCCTGGATGGTCAGTTGATCGATAAACCAAACTTATCCAGACTTGATGCAGTTTGTGCCAACCCCTGCCTACAATGCCGGCATTGCCCAACCCCAGTATGACCGCCAACGGATTGTGTGCCGCTGTCAGGACAGCCGAAAGGCGCAACTTCTCACTCGGGCAGACGGCACCGACACGATGTATTGTCTAACTTGCGACCGCCTCTGGCACATGTGCGCGGTGCACGGCCAGATCGCGGTTGCCGGTCCGGGGATTCCCAAACGCCTGGCTAGGTGTTCGTGTCACTTGCAGCAGCGGGAAACCAACCCTGGACGTTTGAACAACGGTTCCGGGCCGACCCAACCGGCCAATGAACCTGCAGCATGGGCCGGGCAAGTTGGGCACCCCAGTCAAGTCGACCCGACCCAGGCGTTGCCGGTGTGGTGTCCCCTGTGTAGGGGCACCGACGTCGCCAAGCCCGACTACACCACGTCCACGCTGCTGTGCCGTCGCTGTCAACAACCCTTCCACATGTGTTACGTCCACAAGACCCCTGTTACGGGCCCCGGTTACCCTCTCCAGAGTGTCAGCAGCAACCGGTGTCAGTGCAAAACCACCAACTTTCTGCAACAGGATCGGTGGAGTCAGCCGTTTGCGTAAGCCGGGGATTGACGTATCTGGATAAGTCACGGCAAACCGAGAACACTATTAAAACGTCGGATACCCCAACGTCACCGCCGCCTGTCCCGGTTCGGACAACCGGAGCCAATACCGTTCCGTAGGAGCCTCGGCGACTCGAATTTGGACCCACACGCCGTCCGTCTGGTCTTTGGCGCGGTCCAGGCGAATCACCCGGGTGCCCTCTGTCAGTCTTCCAACCGGTGAACCGGTGGCGGCTGGACCTGTCCAGTACGGCACCTCGGGTTTCAACACCGCCATACACACCCAATTGCTTTCGACTTGAATCGACGTACTCAACTCCCCGAGTTGCAAGGCCAACCTGGCCAGTTGCTTCTGACAAGTCTGTAACAAGTCATCATTCACGGCCGGTTTCTGACAGACCATGCGCTGCAGTTTCTCGTATTTGTCGTTCAGACTCTGGAGTTTCGCGACCAGGGCAGGGCTGTCTACTGATCTTGGCGACAGTGTTTGTGGCTTGTCGCAAATACGCCAACCCAGATTCGCTGATTCATCGGTGGACCGATGATCTTTGGGTGGCGGGGATGGGTCGTTGGATCTGGACAAGTCTTGACTGTGACGACCTCCGAAAACTGGCGCAGGTCGGGCCGCGACTTCCCGCATTGCCGACCGGCCAGTGACCGGAGGCCGCGTAAAGATGGGTGTCGGGCGAGTGACAGTAGAACTTGGGTGGTGCCAGGCGGGGTCTGCTGGTTCGCCCCCGTCTTCCGCAATCGGCGCCAACCCTGGGTCGTCGGTCCGCCGATTCATCGGCAAACCTGGATGGGCAAAGCGCCTGGCTGGGCGACGGGGTGGTTGGGGATTGTGGGCCCCCACCGGTCGCAGACTTTTGGGCACAGGGGCCCACGCTTGTTGCTGCATGGCCGAAGGAGTTGGTCTTGCGACTAAATGAGGACGATCCAGGGGGGCAACCGGCGTGGGATCGTCGGGCAGCGTAAAGCGGACTTTGGGTTGCCGTGGGGTTGGCTTTAAACCCGTCGCGACTCGGCGTTTCCGCCTGGCTGGCTTCAGGACCGGCGCTTCCCGGTGAAACCCGAAAAAGTCGGCCATCGGTGGTGTTTGCTCTTCTGGGCCAACCGCGCACACTCTGGTACCGTTGGTTTCTGTAGGCAGACGCGAAACTCAGAAAAACCTCTGGCCGTTCAAGTAAATCGGGCTTTCTCGTGAGGGGCATTTTTGGGCTCGTTACAAATGACCGACAAACCGCCCAACTTTACGCTGCAGGTGCGGATTATCAAGACCCTAACCGGGATGGGGTCGACCGGGTGCACCACGGCGTGTGGCTTCACCGCGGCCGAGATTCACGCCGCCCACAACTCCTTCTTTCCAGCCACCCCGCTGGCCTTGGACGACGTAGACTTTCTGTTGAGGTCCGGTAGTCGTCGCGGCATCTACAACCTGGGAGGCTGCAGTGGTTCAACCACCGCCCAGAATCTGTCGTGCGAAACACCCCAGTCGGCCACGGCCGAAACCCTGCGCGAAAACCAAACCTTTTGGGTGAACCCGGCCATGGCCAGTCGGCACTACGGCAACCGCCACTTCCAGGCTCTCAACATGGCCGACCCTGAGCCGTGTGAGTTCTTGGATCTCATCCCACCCCAGGACGGGGTCGAAAACGCTCGCAACGCGCCCCAGATCTTTGCCGGTGGCGAATTGGGCGTCAACACCGCGGGGACAGCGGTGTGTGATTAGGGTCGTACATAAACTCGACAAACTCCACGTATTCATTGGTTTAACGTTAGAGCAGGGCGCAGCAGCCTTGGTGGTCGTTTTCCGGGTAAGGACGGGGTGTCATATGCAGCATCTCCCCGACCCGAATCCCAGATTTGTTTTGGGAGATTTGACCATCCAAAATCTTTTGCATCAACAGTCGAGCAGGGGCCTGGAAGGCTTCGTCGACGTTGTGGCCCGTCTTGGCGCTGGTTTCAATGAACAGGGCTTGGTGTTGGGCGGCCAAGGCTTGCCCTTCTTCGGTGCTTACGGCCTGTTGACAATCCGCCTTGTTGCCGACGACGATAAGCAGGGGCAAACTCGATTGGCCGTCTTGGTGCCTGGCGTAGTTGGCCCGGGCTTCCTCGATCCAGTTAGTCACCTTGTCGAACGTGTGCCGTCGGGTGGCGTCGTAGACGACCAGGGCGAGAGCGGCGCCTTGGTAGTAGGCTCGGGTAATACTGCGAAACGCTTCCTGGCCCGCCGTGTCCCAGATCTGCAGTTTGACGGCGGTGGCGCGCCGCTGCCGGCTCGGGAGTTGGACAATTTTGGACCCAAACTCGACACCGATCGTGATGTCGTGCACCGGGGTGAAGCGGCGGTCGGTAAAGTACAGCAACAACGCCGACTTTCCAACCCCCGACTCCCCGATGACGATGGTCTTGAACAAGTATTGATAGGCCATGCGAAGCCACAAACAGTTAGTTGTCGGTTCACCGATAAATCAGCGAACCTAGAGGTTTGTTTAGTCGGGCAACAGCGCGATGCGGTAGCGCTGGCCGTTGACGGTGAGGCGGAGGGTGGCGGAGGGGACTGAATCGGAAGGGGCGTCGTCGACTTGGACCGGATGGACCACTGACCCCAACACGACCTGGTGACTTTCGGTGGCTTGGGCACCGGCACCTAAACAGACCGTGGCCTCAAGGTCGGGTTTGGTCGGGCCAGCCCGGTGCCCGACCGCGACGTGGTAGGACCCGGACGACACCGCGGCTGTGTCGGCGCCTAACAACACGTTGCCGCTGCCGCTTTGCAAGGCCGCACCCGCCTGGTGACCCATGGCCGTATTTTCCAGCCCCTGTTCCAGACTATACAGGCAACGGTACCCTGCCGCTGTCTGACGGTGACCGACGTTTTTGAACAGGGCCTCACACCCAAAGCCGCTGTTGTCGTCGCCCAAACTCGGCGCCCCAGCCATTACCCGGGCACCTACCCCGGTGTTGTTGGAGCCCCAGGCCGTCTTCAACGCCTGGTGACCGACCGCCGTGCAAGCCTGGGCGGTCAGCGCTTCAGCCAGGGCTTCGTACCCGACCAAGACGAGTTCGGTCCCGGTTTGGTTGCCGACGCCGGCCCGAGTCCCATAGGCGGTGTTGGCAGACGCGACGTTGTCCTTCAGACACTCGGCCCCATAGGCCGCCACGTCGGTGACCTCAGCCGGTCGGTCAGCCGGTTCCAGGGCGGTGCTTTCCATACACCGGTGCCCTGTCAGGGTGCAGCGTTCGCCGGTCCCCACCCCGTGCCCCGCAAAGTACCCCGTGACGGTATTGCCGCTGCCCGTTTGGGATTGAGCCAGCGCCAAATCACCAATGACCGTGTTCTGTCTCCCCGTCGTGTTTTTGAGCAACGCCCCGGCGCCCAAAGCCGTGTTGCTCGGGGCGTCCGTAAAGGCCGCAGCCTGGTGGCCAAAAGCCGTGTTGCGGCTGGCGTCTGTGACCTGACTGAGCGCTTCAAACCCGGCGGCGGTGAACGCTTCAGCCGTCGTGACCCGGGAACCGGCCAAGGCTCCCCAGGCACACGCTTCTCGCGTGGTGGCCTGGGGCAGACACCCGTAGCCATAGGCCGTGACGTAGTGACACACCCGCGCCTTCTGCAACGTCTGCTCCCCGCCAAACACGTTGGTGTTCAGGTAGCGCAACGACTCCCAAGGCGCCGAGGCCGTGTCGGTGGGGCCGGTGGTTTCTGACGCGACATCTATGGCGCTTTCGGTTGTAGCGGCCGACACGGCCAAACTGCCCGATTCGCTGACCGGGGTGTCCAGATACACCAACTCGGACGTCGACATGACAAGGGTTTATTGAGGTTCGCTGATTCTATGGGCTGTAGCCGAGCATTTGCAGGGGTACCTGTACAGAACCGGCACAACTTTCCAGGGTTCTTTCGGCGCGAGGACAGAAAGGCACGGCGGTTGCCCCAGCGCTCCAGGGACTCTCAAACGGACACTGCATCTGCCGAGCCGGTTCGGTTACCGGCGTCCCAAAAAAGTTGGTACACATCCCGCTGGAGATGGCAGCCGAGGAGGTGCAGGCGTGGGCCCGGTGACCGTTGTAAGGTCCGGTCGCCCCAACCTGGTAAGCACAGGCGTTCTGGTCTGACATTTGGTTTTGGAGGCGACAAACACTAGTATCGAGCGGCGATTTGTTTTCTGTACAGCGATTTATCGAGGCACCGACATTTCAATATTGCCAGGTTGACTGGCTTCGAGGTTTGCCACCTGGATGTCAATCGTATCTTCCGAGTTCTTGCTATCGTCTGTGTAAAGTGGGGCAGACGCTGGACAGACGACGACTTGGATGTCTTGGGACTCTTGGGAGACTTGGGAGTCTTGACACCCTTGGCACTCACAGCATCCCACTGCACAACACACTAACCCCAGTTCAACCAGGGCAAAAAAGAAACAGAAGACGATGAAGCCAGATTTGATGCTCGATTCGGTCAAGGTCGGAGTCGGGTCGGTCTCTGAAGCATAGCACTTAAAAGTGGCGTTGGGCAGTAACAGCGGCCGGTTCTCCTTCATGCAGTTGATCAACTCCTCCTCGCACAGAATCTCCAGGCTGTTGGTCTCTGTCGGGTTCGCGACTTTGCCAAACGTCATTGTGCCGTGAAGACAGATACCCCGGTTCACCAGTTCTCCAGGATCGCAGCACTGATTGGGCCACAATGAACAGTTCGTGCAGGTTTTGGCTAGTTTCGTGTTGAACATGCATCCTAGGTCTTCAACCCACTGGGCTTCTTCAATCTTGACCCCCATTGAGCGACAGGTTGTGGAGTGAGGTAGCCGAGGCAAAAACTCATAGTGCACCGTAAAGCCAAACGCCAGCGCCAGTACCAAAGCAGCAGACCAAGCCCCGACAACGTGCGCAAGCAGCATGATTAAGCAGTGTACTTGGACGAATCTCGGGGCACAAAGATTTGCGGGGCCTGGGTTGGCGTATTGACGGCAAGCCGTAAACGCTCCCCAAAAGGACGGCAAACCGAAAGCACTGGTTCCACGTCCCAAAGCAAATGACTGGATTGTCGTATTTCTGCTATCCAAGTTGTGAATGTGTTGCCCAGCCAAGTGCGAAACTGTCCGCGTGTTGCGGACCTGGGCCTCCATGGCCAAAGTGCCTGGCTATACTCGGTTACGGAAACCGGCGTTGTGGAAGGCTGTGGCTCGTCGAATTGGGGCTGCTCTGATTTTGCAACGCTTTTTCCGGCGGTCTGTCCAGGACCTGGCCAACTGCGAAGACTTTGCGGTCGGGGAGCGGTTTCGCCCTGGTCAAGCGGTGTTTCGCATCGTGGAACCGGGTCTGGGGCGTGGCAAAGTGTACCGGGTGCTGGTGACCTCGATGATCTACTACCTGGGGTCATCGCCCAACTTTGACAACCCGTACACCCGGCGGCCTCTAACCGCCGTCGAACTGAAACGGTTAACCAGACAGGCTCGACTCCAACTCCAGGTCGCCATTGTCGACCTCTGGGACCACAAGCCCAGAGTGGTGCGTATATTGCGCGAAAGACACGAACGCCAGATGACGCTGGACTGGTTGGTCGAGGAAACTCGGGACGTGGCTGAACATCTGGTCATCCCAACCGAACCGGACCCGGTGCTGTCTCTCCACACTTTGGTGTTACCCAACCTGACCAACTTGATGCAGCAAATTCAACACCTCAGCCCCAGCACGGCTTCGGCCACCTGGCGAAGTTTGTTGCGTCGCATTGCCGAGGAACCGGTAGACCTAGCCGAGCCAAGGGCCGCCGACCACCGGGTGTACCTCAGCCTCGCTTACAGCCTGGTGGTCCAAGCCAGTCGGGATATGTCCTGATAACAAACCCAGACTTATTCAGGTTCGCGGCCCAACCCAGCCTGATGTTCACCAGCAAGACCGGTTCGTGTCTGTTTCGGGGGCCGCCGGGGTTGGCGACTCCTTACTTGGCGCCTCGGCTGGCCTGCTTTCAACCGGCCTTTGAAACCGCCCCAATCCCGGATGGGTGTGGGTGCTGTCCTGACCAGCAGAATACGCGAGGTCAGGGCGGAGAGTTGAACTGCTACAGGAACTGGTCCACCCGCGGTTCCTGTTACTACAACCCTGAGTGCTCTAGCATCGGCGGTCGGTGTTCGTCTGGGCAGTGCGGCGCCTTCCAGTCCAACAATGCCCGGGTCGTCAAGCGCATGTCCTGGGAGGAAATGGCTCAGTTTGCCCAGGCGTCCGGGGTGCCGATGCCCAAGGATACGTTTGGTCAAGAAATGCTGATGGTGGAGCAGCCGGGGCCGGGGGGACGGCCGGAACGCTTTGTCGTCACGCCTCTGACTAGCACCTACCGCAACTCCAACGAACCCCAGTGTTCGACCTGTTTGAAGACGGTTTGGCAGTGTGATCGTTTCCAGGCCACAGGCGACCTAAAGAAGTACCAGCAGTGCAAGGCCATGGAGTCCTGCTTTCTCTACGACGTCCAACAAGCCGACGGCAGTCTTCTCCCCGTGGTCGTCAAAAACACCCCGGAATGCATGGGGTGCGCCAAAGCCGCCCTCCAAAAGTGCGCCGTCAACTGTGCGCAGTGTCAACCTAACGACGGGTTGGCCACCGACACAGGCGGACTGTTTGGGCGGTCATAACACCACCCCGAATTGGCGGCTTGTGTATCGTCAGTCCACCGATGAATCAGCGAACCTTGTGAATACATTGTTCAAGCAAATTGGCGTATCTGCAAGGTGACACGCTATGTCCATCGAAACCTGGACGCCCTGTCCGGCCTTACTGGCTGAGGACCAACGGGCTGCCGAGCGTCTGCGTGTTAGTTTGCGGGCCCATCAACAACTGATGCGAGACAGTAGACGCCGAGCAGAACCCGCGCAGGTAGAAGCCGTGTTGGCTCAGTTTCGAGCAGTCAATGTCTTGGTTCTGCCCCTGGACATCACCCAAATAACGCCCAAAACCTCTCGAGCGCTGGAGCGCTTTGCCGAATTGGATGAGTGGACAATGGCTCCAGGGCATCTGCAGATGTGGCTGAATTTGTCGCCGAAATGGCATTGTTTCGTGGCCAGCCAGCCGACGCGGGATCGAATATCGGAAGCCCAAATCACCCAAAGTAGTACATGGACAGCGGCATCAGACTCAACTTGGCTGGACGACGAGGCGGACTTGGTGGATGAACCGTGGGACGTAGCCAAAGCCCTTGAATGCAAAGGTCTGGACATTCAAACCCCGGAAGACTATGACGATCAGTTCAACCGCCAGGAAGCCTTTCTCGAGGCCTGCCGCAAGTTGCAAGTCAAACCCATTGTCCCAGAACACGCCCACAGAAAAGCCTGTTTAGTGCCATGTCAAGAGTTGGGCACCGGACATGGTTTGGAGTGGTTGGCTCGTTTGCCATGCATTGTGCTACAGAAAGACATTGACACCGAGTAAACATAAACAGCAGGTTGGCTTAGCACATGACACGTCTAATTGTGTCGATTGACGTCGGGTTGTTGAACTTGGGGTTGTTGGTGGCCGAAGTGGCTGAGGACTACATGTTGGACCGGATCATTGCAGCACACAAGATCGACTTGCGGCAGTTGGCCCACACCACCGTGGCCAGAAAGAACTGCCTGTTGCACCACGCCAACTGCACCGCGGACCGGGTCATGCACGTGATCCAGGAACACAGGGCCTATTTTGACCGGGCCGAAAAGGTCTTAATCGAACGGCAGCCGTTGTGCGGCCTGACCGACGTCGAACAGGTGTTTATGGCGCTGCTCCGAGACAAGACCGTCCTGGTCAGCCCCAACGCGATGCACAAACACTTTGACATCGGTCACTTGAACTACGACGGCCGCAAAGTGGCGACAACCCGGCTGGCTAACCAGCACCTGGAGCATGACCCCGTCTGGAAAACCTTGACCCGCAAGCACGACGTGGCCGACGCCTATTGTTTGATGATGTTTTGGTTGTCGCGCCAACAACACACCCACCACAAGACCCAATTAGACAACCGCTTGGCCGAGGTCAAACTGAACCGGCAACGACACACGGGGTTCGCGAATCTGGATAAGTCTGGCACCAACGTCTTGGCCTATCTGGAATCCTTTCGTTTTGCGGGCTGTAAAGGCGATGCCGGCGCGAGGTTCGCTGATTCATCGGTGGACCGACGATACGCTCCAGGAAATCCAGCGGCAATACCAAACGCTGCAGTTTCCTGAGTTGCCGGAGTGGCACCGGGTTTGGGAACACTGTGATCAACACGGCCTACAACAGTGGGTGCCGGGTTGGCCCGGTCCGAGGGTCGCAAGTTGTCCTCCCCGCAATGGCCGTCACTCTCGATGGGGCGACGGAGGGTGAAACCAGTGTCCTTAACCTGGGTAAACCAGTGTGCCACCCGGGCCCGTCAGTACAACCGCCAGGCCCACTACTGGCAGCAATTGCTGATCCGGTTGTTGCGGGACACCAGTCAAGGCCTATCCAAGTGCCGGTTGACCGAGGCGCTCTACCTGTACCACGCCTGTCACGCCCAAGACCGGGACCCGATTCAAAGCCTGTTTGACCAGACGTTTTATTTGGCCTTGGAGGCGGACCAGCACTTTACCTACTGGTATGACGTCTGGTGGGATGATCTCTGTCGGTGGCAGTATCAGCAAGGCAGGCGCCCGAATCGCGGCCACACTTTGACGTACCAAGACAATTGGTTGGGGGTTTCAGACCTGGTCCGCAATCGATTAAGAGACACGTGGCCGATGCAGACCTGTGACTATCAACCATGTTACAACTGGACTGAACTTCAAGGCCTGTTGACTCCGCCAGAGGTTTGGCGCCAGCAACCCGAAGAAGCGCAATTAGAGAACCCCGAGTGGGCCACCAAACCGACAAACCGCCGCCCCACCCGAATCCCGATTCGACCAGGGTTTCGAGCGGGTTGGCGTAGTCGCGAACACTCCTGCCCCACCTGAGAAAGTTTGACCCACCGATAAATACGACCTTATCTTGTTGAACAAACCAGGTTCGTTCCAGTGGTTCAAGTTTTCAGCGATGCCCTGCACCAGTTGTTCCAGTTGCTCCTCGGTGGCCCAAGGCCAACGCCCTTGCGGCTACCCGGTCTTTACGGCCTCCTCGATGCCCCATCCGTTTGGGGCCTTTTTTCAACCGGCGGTGACCTACGCCGCTACCGTGGGTATTCCGACGGCTCTGGAGTACCAGAAAGACGAGGTTGTCAACGGGTACCCGACCAGTTCTTACGTCCACGTAAACGATCAAGTCGCCCTACCGGCTCACTTCAACCTCTGCAACCCATCTACACGCATCCAGAAACACTGAATACGTCAACCCAGTAGGTTTGTGGCTTGCCGCGCGTACTTCGGGACTTGTCCGGATACGCCAAACCACCCCAAAACCATGTCGGTTACTCGGGTTGGCACTGACGTGTGGGCCTGTATTGCCGAGTGGTTGACGGTGCAAGACCGCTGCCGACTGCAGGAAACGAGTCGGTATTTTCGGGAAACCGCCAGGCTTTCCAAGATGTGGCGTCGGGCGCAGGATGTCCATTGCGTGCCGATGACTGTATTACGCCGGTGGACTCAGGTCACCCGCCTATCGTTTACCCCTCGGACAGGGGTGGATCTCCGAGTCATCAACCGGTTGACTAAACTAACCGCCTTGCAACTACCCCGCCGACCATTTACACGCCTTAACCAGTTGGACAAGTTGACCCAACTTCGCGCGTTTGATGTCCAGCACACCTACTTGGTCGATGCGTGGGCCATCGGGGATTGGTCTGGGTTGCGCGACTTACAACTGGCAGGGTGTACCTTGGACCCCGGTACGTCGTTTTCCTGGTTAAGGCGGCTACAACACCTGGAACACCTCGACCTCAGTTACACAGCGTTTTCCTCTCTGTGCGACGTGGCCGGCCTAACCAAGTTGAAGTCCCTGAATGTGCGCAACACCAAGGTGAAGTCGCTGCGCGGGCTGACCAGGTTGACCAACTTGGAGTATTTGGACGTGAGCAGATCCTGGGTCAGGTCGGTCCAAGAAGTGGCTGGTTTGCCAAAGTTGAAGACTCTCATCCTCGACTCCAGCACAATAACCGACCTCACGCCGCTAGCCAAATTGCCCAACCTGCGAGTCAACAACCTAGCCAGTGTTCGACAAACCCCCGACCATTTGTACAGTGTTTGTGACTCGTCGCAAATACGACAAGCCACTGTCCATTTTACCGGGGACATTTCTTCATTCCTGGGTATCACACCAGCCGAAAGATTTCTTTGTCGTTAGTAGGTTCGCTGATTTATCGGTGGACTGACAAGCCATTCCTGTTGGATCCAGTCGACCAAGGCAGGCCATTCTTGTTGGCCAAACAGCCGAACCTTGACGACCGGGGGTTTCAGGGTCAACAACAGGTTGACAATGCCGCGGACCACGCTGCTGGCGATGTACACCGCGACCCGGCGGACATACTTTTCACTTTGGTCGTTCTGTGCCCTCATAAACTCAGCCTGCCGCTTAAAGTGTTTGACCGGGATCATCCCGACCAACTGAGTCGTGTCAAAGGTGAGGGTCATCGCCTTTTTCTGCCGGTACAACGCGTCCAACCGCCACAGGTAGCGTTCAAACTCGGCGTCATCTACCGGGGCCCTCAGGAACCTCACTACTATGTTGGGACTTGTCGTGTCCAGGGTCACAAACGCCTGGGTCTGCTGGGCGGTCGTCATCGTCGACTTTGCCTCCTTTCTGCAGATTGCAGGCGGCACACAACCACTGCAGCGTGGCGTGGCGGCGGTGGAACGCTTGCCAGGCGCGGGTGAAGGGGCCGGGGCTGAGTGCTGCCTGACATTGGGCTCGGTAGACAATCATAGGAACAGGGTGAACTGTTTGCGCCATAAACCGCTGTTTCAGGGCGCGAAAAGGTTCGACGTGGTCAACGTGGTATTCTGAAGCGCTGGTCGTCTGACACGATGCGCAGACCCGGGCAGCGTGCTGGCGCCGAAACCCGGCAATCTGGCGGCGCACCGCGTAGCGCATGGCCTGGGCTAACGGTTGAATCGGTTGAGAGGGCCCGGTCACGCACTTCCGCCAGGCAACCGTTTGCCAGGGGCGCCGGGTCCGGGTTTTCAGTTTCAGTTGGAGACACAGCGCTTTGTTCAGCCTCGACCGGGTCACGCGAAAACTGACAATGTCGTCCAACCGGTCCTTCCAGGTCGGGTGCAGGGCAATGCGATTCTGCATCCACTGACCAGCAGACACTGGGCCCGGGTCGTTATCCTGACCCTGGTTTGGCGTAGACACGGCAAGCCGAGAACACTGGACCCACCGAAAGGTTTTGTGCACGTTGCTGGCCAACCATTTGCGCATCAACCGCCATTGGGCTGCGCGCGACATGTCGGGTTGCAAACTAGAAACGCTGGACATTGAGATTTATTTGGGGGTTCACGTGGTTCTGGCGGCCCCGTGGTTGACCACAAAGATCGGGAACTGCAACGACACGGTTCCTTTCTTGTTGGTCGACGGCAGGAAGTACTTGACCGTAATGACCTGGCCTTCCAGGGGACTCTTACCGCTGGCGTCGACCTGCCACTCCAGCCGTTGGGCGTCGGAAAAGCCGGACCCGACCCACACGTCGCACCCTTGGTACTTGATCAACACCGACCCCAACATACAGGTCGGCTCCATCCGCCCATTGACCAGGGTGTTCTTGGTCGTGTTCTGGGCGCCCACCACGGTAAATTCGGCGTCCATAAACTTCTTGATCTTCAACAGGTCGCTGGAACGACCGGGGGCGTAAGGCGCGTCCCGGCGGGCCATCACTCCTTCCCAGCCTTTGGCGTCCGCCTCCTGTTGGGCCGCCGCCAGTTGTTGGTCGCAGTTGTTGCGGTCCAACCGAGTCATTGGCAGCACCTGAAAACGCGGATCGGCCTGGCAAACCCTCAAGGTCACGGTTTCCAGACGACGCAGGCGCTCGACCAACGGCGGGCTTTGGACCTGGCCGGTAAACTCGGGCCAGGTTAGGCAGTCAAACATGTGAAACACAAACCGGGTGGTCGTCTTGGACTTGCGCTTGAACAGCGAGACGGCGCCTAAAAAATCCTCCTGCCCGTCCTGGTTCATGACGCAGAGTTCACCGTCCAGGATGTACTGGGGATCAACGTGGTTTTGAAGCGCAGTGTCCAGTTCCGGCACCGCAGTGTAGGTGTGACCCAGGCGAGACCGCGCCTTAAACACCGGCGCCTTAGCCTCCGGGTCGGCCACCGCCAACAACCGCACCCCATTCATCTTGCGGCTCAGCCAGTAACTTGAACCGGCGGCCAGGGACTTTTGGAAATGCTTCTGTTCCTTGGCGAAATCCTTGGCCAGGGCTGGTTCGAACAAAGGGCACAGGGGCGGGTCAAAGTGTTTGTTCATCTCCTTGATCGTCAGGCCAATCTTGAGGTTGCCGTCGCAAAACGCCAACAGCGTCGGGTGGTACGCTTCGGGTTGAGTCGCCTCAAACGCCAAAATCACGTCCAGGGCGGCGTGACCGGTCAAAGTACGGTTCACCAGCGCCGTCAACAACTCCACCAGAGTTTGGGCCTTGACCGTTCCGCTGCGGCCGCGTTTCTTGCTGGTGCGATGTTTCTTGATGCTGGCCAAGGTAACCCCGGTCGTGTGCAACGGGTTTTGGCTCAACGCCAACAGAGGTCGGAGGTCCTCAAACCCCGACAGCGCCGCCGTTTTAGCCTTGCGCTCGTTGGTGGACCGCATAAAAGTACAGAAGGCGTGAGCCCTGGCCAGCATAGGATCGACAGGCATGTTGGGTAGGAACTTTGCGAATAGGGTTTTTGAAGTTGTCATTGTTTGTGGTCGGTGGTTGGGGCCACGACTTCAAGACTTGAAACTGGGCCCCCAACTTGGTGTGACCGGTTGCGACTCGTCGTGGTCGCGCGTCCCATTTTTCCACGTCGTCGTGGTTTGGCGAATTTGCGACAAGCCACAAACGCCCCCGCCAACAATGTCTGCTTCTGAGGCGCTCTGGTTACCGGCCCACGAGCAGGCGGCCCAACGGGCTGCTTCCTCTTGCCAAATCCGAGTCCAGATTCACCAAGAGTGTGCTCGGTACTACGACCGGCTCCACAACCGCCTGGGGGTGTTTTCCATCTTTTTGAGCGTGGTGGCCGCCATCATGTCGCTGTCGCAGAACGACGACCCAACGGCGACCGTGGTACTGTTGGCCGGCATGATTATGGCCGTCACTGCTGGCATCAACAGTCTGCAGACCTACCTTCGTTTGGACCGCCAGGCCCACAAGCATCAGTCGGCGGCGTCGGTCTACCAGGGCCTGTATGACGAGGTCCAACAGTACCTGTTGAAGGAGGTGGCTTTGCGTCAGGCCCCTGCCTCGTTCTTTGCTCACCTGTACAAGCGACTCCAAGCCCAGATTAAGGTTGTTCCGCAGGTGCCTGAGTTTATTCACGCAAAGTATGTCAAGCGGGTCGAGACCAAGATCGATCCGTTTGCGCCGATCATTTCGACGTCGCCGCCTGGGTCAGGACCTGCCCCTGTCAGCCAAGACCTAGAAGCAGGCGAAGAGAAAACCCGGGACCGGCAGTTGGCGGTGCCTGCCACAGACCCCGAGAATCCTGCTGCTTCTGCCGGGTCGGTCACACCAACCTACACCGAGTCTTACTCGACATCAACCACCCCCCGCCGAACCGAGTTTGAGTTACCCCTGCCCCAGGAACCCAACGACCCAATCGTGCGACACGTGCGGGAGGACGTCATGGCCAAAGTGTCACGTAGCAACCAAGTCGCCACCCAGAACGCCTTGAGTCGGCTGCAATCGGCCTTGGGCGGAAAGCCCTGAAAGGCCCCCTGGTCACCGGCGACGTCGCCGCATGGACCGGGTTCGTTTCAGGTGAGGTCGGTCACTGCGGACCCGACGAACCGAAGAAGGGCGAGTCCGTTGAGTGCAGGTGCTGCGACTTCGGTGACGGTGCTGGGCTGGTCCCTGTCCCACCGCCCGTTCAAGAGTTTGATAAATGTCGTGTTCCAACAGAGGTTTTTGCAGGAAGCCGGCCATGCCTGCTTGGCGGCATTGGGTTTGGACTTGGCTGCTGAGGAAGGCCGTCAGGGCGATCACCTGAGGAGGGTTGAGATTGTCTCGCAGGATCTGACGGGTGGCGTCCAACCCGTCCAGACGGGGCATTTTCAGGTCCATCAGGATTAGGTGAAATCGGGGACAGCGTCCTACTAGGTCCACGGCTTCCTGGCCGTCCTGGGCGGAGAGGACACGGTCAGAGTCTAGGCCTAACCGCCGCAACAACCCAACGACCGCTAAGCGATTGGCCTGGTCATCTTCTACCACCAACACGCGCAGTTGGCGGGCTGCGTGGGATAGGCGGACGCGGGTCGGTGGCTTTGCGCCCAGGCCTTGGTTGTCGGCCAGCAAGCGGCACACCGTCGCCGGAGACATTTGACACCCGACCACTAGAGTCACTTGGGGTAAACGACGCAGACGCTGCAGGTCCTGAAGACCTTCGTCTGTGTCTGGGTGGACCAGGGTCAATGTGTTGCTGGTCTGGTGTCCCAAAAACAATTCCGCCTCGGCCACTGACCCACACCCTAATGCCTGCAGACCACACCCCATCAGTTCGGCGCAGACCTGAACTCGCCGGGTCATGTCGCGGTCCAACACGACCACTGTGCCGGTGCATCTCGGGCTGGGGCGGTCGACCGGGGTCAACGGCAACTGCACCAACATTGTTGTCCCTTGCCCAACCACCGACCGCGCCACTTGGATCGTGCCGCCCATCATGTCGACCAGGTTCTTGCAGATCGACAACCCTAAGCCGATGCCTTGTTTTTGGTCCACCTCTTGGCGCTTGTCCAACTGCACAAAGGTGCCAAAGACCGTGCGGTGGGCGTGGGCGGGGATCCCCTGGCCGCTGTCCACGACAGACAACCAGAGTTCTTGGTTCTCCACCTTGGCTTCCAGACGAACATAGCCCTGTTGGGTGAACTTAACCCCATTGGTCAACAGGTTGGTAATGACCTGACGCAGACGACGGCTGTCTCCCTGGCAGAGTTCGGGCACCTGAGCGTCCACGTGTTCGGTTAGTTCCAGGCCCTTTTCGTGAGCCTGGGCAAACACGGTTTCCATCGCTTCGGTCAGACATTCGCGGAGGTTGAACGGTTGCAGGTCTAACTTCATCTGGCCGGAAGACAGGCGACTGAAATCCATAATGTCACTGACCAAGTCGATGAGTTGCAGCCCGCAGCGGTGAATCATGGCCACGTAGTTTTGGTCCTCGGCCGGTAAGGGTCGGTTCCTCAACAAGTCGGTCATCCCCAAAATGCCGGCCAGGGGGACTCGGATCTCGTGGGACATGGTGGCCAAAAACAAGTCATGGGTTCGGTTCACCTGGGCGTGCAGCAAGGCGCCTCCCAGGATGTTGCTGGCGACGAGGGGGACTAAAGGCTTCAGCATCTGGGTCAGTTGGGCAGGTGGTTGGGTGGCGATGAGGAAGACCACCCCACAAGGGCGGTCCCGAAACGTCAACGGAATATCGACTCGCCGAGGGCCAGACTGCTGGCGCCAGGTCTCATCATCCAGCCTATAGGTCTGCCCCACTTGGCTGTTCAGCCAGACTCTGGGTTGACCTGCCAACGCCGCCACGGTCGCCTGGTTCGGACGGTGGACGTCCTGGCAAATTGCGATCCCTCCGACTGGACACTGGGTCACGGCCATGATCTCGGCCAACAAGGTTTCCGCCGTTTTCTGAATGTCGGCGCCGTTGGCCACGTAGGCCTCTAGCACTCGGATTACAGGCCCAAGTTTGGACATTTAAACAGGTTTAATCGTTTAGTGGTTTGGCGTATTTGCGGCAAGCCACAAACACTTTATCGACGTCTTCCGCGGCAACCAGGTTAGGCCGGTTGTAAGGCGGCCACGAGACTTCTAGGCAATTGGGGGCAGCGGGGTCACACCTATCAATCCTGTAGCCTTGGCGCCTGAGGGCTGCCTTTAACCGGGATCCGCCTTGACACGTCACGGCGCTGACCCCATAGTGGTTGGCAACGTAAAGGATCCGTTTTCGACAGCGTTGGTAGTCAGTCAAGGTGGACATTACCGTTTGAAGCGGAGGCCCGGGTAGCCAACGTACCGGGCGTTGCGGTGGTACCCACAGTAGTAGAAGCCCAAATCGTCGGGGCCCTGGGTACACGTGCCTGGTCCGGCACAACAAGGGTTCCGTCGGCCCAAATAGGTCGAACACATGCTGGCCGGCGGCAGACAAGCGTACCGGTCGTAAGGGCCCCCGGGCAACCACTTGTCGGGCTGCACCTCGTTGGCCTTCACTGAGTGGCAGTTCGGGTCGTTCGCGTGGTAGGGGTACGGCATGGTTGTGTTTCGTCAACCCGGTTTACTTCTCCTGGACAGTCAACATCCCATAGCCCTGCCCGCTCAACCCCGGAAACACCATGTGTTTGCCAACCACGGCAGGCGCCAAGGCCGGCAACACGTGGTCCGGCATAGGTCTATCTTGCTGAATCGGCGCGTCCAACGGTCGCATTTGCTGGCCAGGAGGTAAGGCGTACTGACACCGACTGTCATTGGCCGCCGCAAACGCTTGGCACTGTTCCCGACTAGAGAAGGGTGCAGAACTTAATTGGCTCGGTAGACACTGGCCGGAGAACGGTTGGCGGTAGTACTTGGTGCCCTCGGGTTGGTTCTCCGGGGCCTGACGGCACGCTTGGTACGTGGGGTACACCTTGTACGTGAAAGGCACGCCAATCGCAGTGGTGGGGATGCAGAGGTTGAGTTCTTTGTTGGTGCAGATCCAGCCCTGAGGCGATCCTACTGGAGGCAGCACTGGCCAGTTGGCCTGGGGACTCGTCTTGCAGGCCTCGTAAGACCCGAACGTCGCCGGGCCGTCCGTCACCGGATTCAAGGTCGGTCGACATTCGTTTAAGCCGGAGTCTGACACGTACCACGAAAGACGACGATCAAGACACGCTTGGTTCGGCATACAGACCGACTGGCAGGCTGTCAACGAAGGATGAACCGGGGCTTGAACCCCAGACCCGGCAGCAACAGGAACACACAACCCTTCTTGGGGCACACTGCAGACCCAACCGGTTTGAGCCATATTCTGGATGCTGGTACTTACAATCCAGTTTGCTTGTTACCGCCGAACTGGAGCATTGACAACCCAAGCCCCCAAAACAAAACGGTTTGGGTCTGCCTCCCTCATGACAGACGTGGACGAGTTGTTGCGGTTGTTGGACCAGGGGGATAACCTGGACTTTCGGGACCTGCCTGACCCGGACGGGCCCGACGACGCTGGCCGGGAAAACCTGGCAGTGTTGAGATGGATCAACCAGATGGAACTGCTGGACCGGGAGGAGAAGTTGGCCCAATACAAGGACGGGTACTTCAAACTGCCCGTCGTGCCCAAGGTCGTCTACGTCGGCACCCGAGGCGGGCAGTACTATATCAACCAGCGAGGCAACAAGGTCTACCTGGGCCGCAGAGGTCAGGACCGCCTGCAAAATGGGCGGCTGTTGGGGCTGGTCGACGAACCCCCCGCAGGCAGTCCGCCCATGCCCGCCTTTGACGTGCGCCTGGCTCGGCGGCGGCTAGCGGAAGCGAGGCAAAACTGAGGCTTGCCGATAAACCTACAACCCACACTGTATCGTCGGTTTTCCGAGGAATCAGCAAACCTGTCAGCAATGGCTACCTCGACCGACTGCGAAGAAATCCCAGTGTCGACCCTGTACGCCCGGTACAAAAGTCTGCGAGTATGGTCCGACATTCGGAGTATCGAGTTGAAGGATGGCCAAACGGTCACGCACTATCGGTTGTCCAGCGCCGTCTTCAACGACCTGCGCAACTTTCAGTTTTACATCGGAGACACCCCGGTCGACCGCATCACGTTTGCCATCAACGGCGACACGATTTGGGACCAAACCGTCACGGGTCACCAGCCGACCGTTTTAACGATGCCGATGTTCCAGGGTATGGCCCCGCTGTTGTTCAACACGGCGCGGCACTTTACCGGCTTTGTGTTTTCGATCTACCGGACCGGGCGGTTGGACGCCGGCGAGGTCGTGTTGTCCTATGAACGGCTGACCGGGATTCCCAACCGCCACCACCCTGCCCTGGACGCCTGGACTTCCCGGTTGTGCTTCGTCGACTACGTGCCGGTTGTCCGCAACAACAACATTACGCTGCTGAAACTGTCCTACCGGGACGGGACGGTCTGTATGCGGACCTACGATCGTCTGCCGGTCGGGGACCACATGATCACCAGGCCAAACACGTACCCGAGACCGGACGGCGCAGGCGTAGAGTCCGCGTATCAAGCCCTGCATGTCCCGCAAAAGGTCCTCAACTTTGACGACATTGAGGCCTGTCTCCGCGACGCTGATTACCAACAAACCTACTGGGCCACAAGCAAGGCGATCCAAGAAGCCGCAGCAACCAGCCGTTGCCGAACAATCAAATAAACAGGTTCGTTGATGCGTACCCGACGCCATTTGCCTCACCGTCGTCAGCGGCGAGCGGTAGCCGCAAAGCCCAAGCCGAAACGTCGGTCTAGGACGACGCCGACGCCAGCCTCAACGGGATCAGTGGTACCCCCTCGCCGCGTTCTGGCCAAACCCCGGGTGTCCCGCCGCCCCCGGTCTCTGGTGTTGAGACGAATCGCCGCCCTAAGACGGGTAACCCGCTCTGTGCCGGGCAGACCAAAAACACGCCCTGGTCTAGCGGCAGCCGGCCAGGCCGTTTGGCCCGAGGCCGCCCCTTACCGCCCCCTGGGCAACGGGGTCACCAGTTCCACCTTCCTGTCCAAAAACAACAGGGTCGTGATCAAGCGGGTCGAAAACCCCAAGTACCGCAGCAACAGCCTGTTTGAACGGGAAGTCTTTTGGCTGAAGCGCCTCAACGAGTTGCGGTTCCCCTGGGTCCCCAAGTTCCTGGCCGCCAAGAAACCCTACGTCGCGATGGAGTTCCGCGGCCACCGGGTCACCAAAACCACTTTGCCACCCGACTGGGCCAAGCAAGCCAAGCAGATCGACGCCGACCTGAAACGGGCCAACTGCCGCCACAACGACATCAAACTGGTCGAGATTCTGGTGCTTAACGGCCAACTCAGTCTCGTGGACTATGGGTGGGCTAGTCTAGGCGCCGACATGAGTCTAGGCAAACGCTACAGCGCCGCCAAATTTCCCGGACACTTTTCGAACAGCGTCTATCGGGTGCTGGCCAACTGGACCCGGTAGACGGACAAAATACAGAATTTATTCGGTTTCGGATCGACTTGACTGACTTGTCAGTAGGGAAAGGACAGTAGCCGTCGGTTTGCGAAAACCAGAGCGTCGAGGGCGGGTGGTTTGGGCGTGGCGCACCCAGTAACGGGAGGCCAAACTGTCCCAGATCGTGATCCAACGTTGGTGGCGCACGGAAGCGGGTTTGAGGGTGTGCACTTTGCGGCTGTTGCAGCCACTCCGGTGGTCCCACATGACTTGCCGCTGTTCGTTTTCGGGAGCACCGAGGTTGGCGTCGGCGATAATCGAGGTGCAGTGAAAATCAACAGCGGCCGCCAGTTGATACCCTGGCCGCAGTACAAACCGGTTGTTGTCCAACAGGTCGTTCAGGGCCATGTTGACCGCCCGTTTGCCCAACACACACGACCGGGGAGGACTGACCTGAAACTTGTGGGCGGCAAAGTCCAGGTACACCCGGTACAGCAGGCGAAGGTCCCCGGGCATGCCACCGAAGGCAAACCGCACCGCCAACGCCGTCAACTCAGGACACTTGGCGTCCCGGACCGCAAAGCGTTTTTGCAGGTCCTGCCACATTTGGCGTTTCAGGACCGGGAGGGCTAGGCCGGCTTGGCTGCGGTCCAGCGGCTCCGGCTCGTAGGCTTGCGCGTCCTGACACAGGGCGGTCACGATCTCCAACACCAACTGAAAGTCGCTGGGACGGAGGCGGTAGGTTAAGGGGCCGGAAGAGTAGGCCACCATCAACCAGACCAGTTCGTCAAAGCGAGGGCAGAGACGCACATCCTCCACCACGATAATCGGTAAACGTCGCAACAACGCCTGAATGCCAGCGGGGCCTTGCTTAAGCAGTTGAACAGTCGTGTGGATAGAGGCCAACAGGTTGCGACGGCGGATCGCCTTCTGAAGGTTGGACTTGAGCAGAGGCACGTTGTAGTACCGCACCGGCGGGCGACTCTTCCAACAGGGAGGTGTGGTGGACGGCCAGTGTTCGTCGACCCGGTTGGGTTCAAACAGAATAAGGCGTTGCGGGAGGCCTTGCCACTTGATGCGCAGGTCACAGGACGCCGTTTCGGCCATCGGCCCCTGTTCCTCCGGATGAATCTCGCTGGTTGACACCTGAGGCCCATGGCGATGGAATGTCTGGTCTGTCAGCACCAGTTCCAAACGGTGATTTTCCCGCACCCACCAGACGTTGGTTGGGGGCTCCTCCGCGTCCTTCGAGTCCGTCATTTTGGAGATGTGGGTTTTCGGTCCACCGATAAATCAGAGAACCTGTTTCACTGTGGAGTCGTCGTTTAGCGTAAAAACAAACCGCCGAAAGCATTCGGCATAACGTGGAACTTGCCAATGCAATCCTCAACCACCAGACCCGCCTACACGAGGACAAACCCGACAATGTATCGTCGGTTCACCGATGAATCGGCGAACCTGTTCCGCGCGTTTCGGCACCTGCCAGAGTTAGACGTTAACTCGGACGGCGAAGATGACAACGGAGAAATCGACTACCCGGATACGCCCGAGTCGGCCATTGAAGCCCCGGCGGACTGGTTTGCCAACAGCGACGGGGAAACGGTCGAACCTGATCTGCCGAGGCCTAGGTTGATTCGACAACGGGGCGTGGCGAGGTTCGACGACAGCGACAACGAGGAAGACCTGGATTTTGCGGAACCCGACACGGCCGAGGCCCACGCGTTTACGACGCCGCACCAGTGTGGGATCTGTTGTGAGGTCGGCGAGTTGTTGATGCACAGCACACTGGGTCGCCCGGTGTCGGTCGAGGACGTCCACTACTATGACCTCGGACCCTACTTGGACAGCGATCCAGAGGCCGGCCGGGTGTTGCAGCCACACATCATCCTGATCGGACCCTGCTACCACCCGAAACACACCTTTTGCGTGGCGTGCCTGAGACGAATGGCCACGGTCGAAACTGTTAGACAGGGACAGGGTCGCTGGAAGTGCCCGGGGTCGTGTCGGGACCCAGAAGTGCGGCCGACCTGCCAAGCCGCCTTCAACCTGTGTCAACTGAACGGGGTCATTCCGGTCACCACCCAATCCCGGCTGCGACAGGAAGCGCGGCGGCACCAAGTCAACCCCGAATTTACCGGCGGCGCTTACGCCCAAGCCGCCTGGCCATCCCCGGCCCAGATTGCCAACCCCGGTCACTTTCCAAACCAAGTCCTGAAACGCCAGGTCGACCTGCCCACGCTCCAAAAACAGGTCAACCACATCCTGGACAGCCCCGATCTACCGGTCGTCTGCAAAGAGTGCGGGGTGGCCTTGCTCAAATCGGTGGACTGCAACGCTATGCGCCACTGCGGCGTAGAGGTGTGCTACTGCTGTGGCCGCACGGCTGTGCAGTTACCACCCGAACACTTTCAGTCCGAGAACTACCCCGACCACTGCCCTCGCTACCTGGACCAATTCCAGGTGGCTGAATTTAAGTGTGTAGCGTACGTCTGCCACGACTCGGCGAAACCGTGTCAGGACCCAGCCCATCAAACGGGTCTCAGTCTCGTCACCGACCTGCGCCGCCAATTTCACGCCCGGGCGCTCTGGCAGGATTTGGATCTGGATCAACAGGCCTATATATTGGCCGTGTTGCAGCACCAATCCCCTAAGCGCAAGACGCAGTGGTTGCAGTGGGTCGGGTTATCGGGGGCTCTGATTCAATAAACCTGGTGTAAGTGTTTGTGGCTTGCCGTACTGTCGGAACTCATCCAAATAAGCCAAACTACAATGGGCGTAGTGCAGTCTTCGTTAGGCAGACAACCGGCCACACCGACGTTCAGTGCGCCCGACGTGATCCGCCCGGGGGAAACGACGACGGGGCAGCCGATCGCGTACGGGACGCTGTTGCCGTCCACCGCCCGGGCCGAGCACGTCCGCGGGTACACGTTTCCGCCGGGACGCCGGGTCTTGCCGCCCCGTATAGACCTGCGCCAGGCCGGTTGCGTGCCGTATCCCCCGGTCATCACCCAAGGCTCGTTGGGAACCTGCACCTCCGCCGCCGTCACCGCCGCTTACCAGTGTGCGCTGCGGCACGACCAGGCCTCGCAGTTACCAGTCCCTTCCGTGCTGTACAACTACTTTTACGCCCGGGGCATCACCGGCAGCCAGAAACGGGATTCGGGGACCTCGGTCGTCGCTGCCCTAGAGTCCTTGACCAACGATGGGGTCGCGCGCCAGGACCTCTGGCCTGACAACAAGACCCAGGTCAACCAGGTTCCGTCTCTGATGGCCCAACAAAACGCCCTGTTCCAGTCGGCGTTGGACTGGCATCCGCTGACCCTCTCGTTGGTCAACCTCAAGACTTGCTTAGCCCAGGGTCACGCTTTCCTGTACACTTTCCAGGTGTCTGTCCAGAATGACCAATGGTTTAAGGATCGTAACCAGCAACTGCAAACCAATTTTATGTTGCTTCAGGACGAAGTGTCTCAAGAGAACGTCGTGGCGGCGCACACCGTGTTAGTGGTCGGTTATGACGACACTTACAACCAACAGGGAGCCTTCTTGTGTCGCAACTCCTGGGGTCCGAACTGGGGACAGAACGGCCACTTTTGGGTAGACTACCAGGATATGATCTTCCCCTCCTTGGCGTCGGCCTTCCACGTGATTCTGACGGCGTGTGCCCAACCGCCCCAGCAACCCCAGGTCTGTTTGACCCAGGCCCAATGTCAGCAACACTACTCGGAACAGGTGTGTCGTCCCGGGCTGCAGTACGCAAATGGGCAATAAATCTACAAACTTGGTTGCGAAGGTCAGGGTTGCTGATTCATCGGTAAACCGACGATACAGTGACTGTCAGTGACTGCTAAACATGTCGACCGAAACCAAACTGCGACAGGTCGTGGTTAACCCTTTGACGGGCCGCAAGGTCCAGATCGGGGGCCGGGTGTACAACAAGTTGGTCCGCACCGGGGTCCTCAAGCCAGGTCACGGAGTGGTTACCCTGCGCCGCCCCGCCCAAAGTCGAGGGGATTCCGCCACTTACTCTCCGGCTGAGTTAGCCCAGATCGCCGCCTTGGGCAAGGCAACCTACATGCCACTGAAGACCCAACTCGGTACGCTGAAACCTTCCCAACGGGCCCTCAAGGCCTCCCTGGAAGCCATGATCGCGCGCGGCAGTCGACCTGGGGGCCCCACCGGCATGGCAGGCTGGGGCGCAGCCAAACCCAGCCGCGGTCGCCAGCGCCGCCAACTCAAAAAGGTCTGCGGGGCCAAATGTTTCCTGCGACCAGAGGACAACGGCTACCCGGTCTGCCAGAAGTGTCACAACGCCCAGTGCGACTGTACCATCGACTGCCGAGGGTTGAAAGCCGCCCGCATGTACGCCGTCCGCTACAAGGCCGCCAACATCCAACAAGCGGCGGAGGATCTGATGGCCCGCCTGGACTGTCGGTAAACCTGAAAAACCAAACTAGCATGGCCGTCTACAGCCGCAACAAGGCCTACGGGTTGATTCAACTGTCGGCGATCGCCGAAACGGTCTGCACTTTGCCGCTGTTGACCCGGTTAGGCGAGATTCGCCAACTCGGTACGGTCGACATTATTTGGCCCCACGCCAACTACACCCGCTATGAGCACAGCCGGGGGGTGGCCCACCTCGGCCGGTTGACGGTCCCGCTGGTCCTGAAAAACTCGGGGCTGTCCTACAGCGACACCCAAATCGCCCGCTTCCAGTTGTGGGTCGAGTTGGCCGGGTTGTGTCACGACACTGGTCACGGTCCCTTCAGTCACCTGTTTGACCACTTTTTGGAGGAGGAAGGCAAGGTCACGTCCAGCCGGACCGTGCCGACCGAACACGAGGAACGGTCCTGTCGGTTGATTCGTGCCCAGTTACCGCAGGTAACCGGTCTGACCTCGTTGGACGTCGACGTCGTCTGTTACCTGGTCGACCCGACCCACCAACCCCGGCCGCCCGACTGCCCCGAGTTCCTCGCCCAGTTCATCGCCAACCCGACCCACGGCTTAGACTTGGACAAACTCGACTACCTGGCGCGCGACCGGTTGACCTTTGAATCCCCTCAATGGCCCCAGGACCTGAGGGCCGACGCCGCCGTGTTGCCGTTGATTGAATCTTCCTGCCTAGTCGACGGAGTCTGGTCCTTCCCCCAGCACATGCAGTCCAAGGTGACCGACCTGTACCTCTGGCGCTACCGCCTCCACGAGCACATGTACAACCACCAGCACACCCGCGCGGCCAACCGGTTGGTGCTGGAGATTTTCCAGGCCCACCCGCGCAAAGCCGAGATTCTTCGGGCCTGCCGGCTGGAAACTCCGGACGACATTCACACCTTTCTGCAGTTGAAAGACACGATCCTTGAGGAGGTATTGTGGCCCAAGCATGACCAGTTTCCGAACATTCAGGCGCTCAGGCAGAAGGTCAAACACCTGTTGATGCCCGGTAACCGCATGTATTGGACCCACCAACCTTTTCCGCCGACCTTCCAGTACAACCGGGCCTACCTGCCGCAAAACATTGTCCAAAAGATTCCGTGGGTGGTGTATAGGGCCGAGGCCCCGTGACAAAAACTGTTGCCGTGTCGAATACAAATTGGTCGGTTCACCGATAGATCAGAGAACCCGCTATGTCCTGTTCCTATCTGCCAGTGTCTGTGAGTTACGGGTCTGAGGCGATGGGGCCTCGGCCTCAGGTGCAAGTGAACGGGGTGGGACCGGCAGCGTCGGCGCCTGCTCCAGGTCCCAGTCCAAGCCCATCCCAAAACCACTGCGCTACGGTCAGTTCCCAGGCGCTGCTCAAGTTAATGGCTGACGGGTTGAAATGTACGGCGGGCTCTGCCAACCCGGTGTGTGGCGCCATTGCCCGTGCCCAGGCCGGCGCCGGGACTTTGACCGCTTTCGCCGACGAATTGTGGAAGATGAAGGAGAGTGACTACAACGCCTGGTGGCAGTCGACGACCGGGTTAAAGGCCGGCATGGCCCGCGCCCACCAACTGGCATTGATGAAGTGTTACCTGGCCCCTTCGGACAACCTGAGCAAGCATGAACAGGAAGCGTTAGGTCGCATCAAGAACTGGTACGTGACTCGCTACTGGCGCTACCTGAGCGACACGTTTCCGCAAATCGCCCCCAGCCACAAGGAACTCGACCAGATGCAGGCCGGGCTGAACCGCGTCGCCTGCGACGACAGCCAGTTGAAGGCGGAAAAGTGGATCACGGTCGGTGTCATCGCCCTGGTCGCGGCGGTCGTGTTTGGCCTGGTCGGCTACGCGATCGGCAAAAAGAAGCGCTAGGCCCCACTGACAGAATCTCAAATACAACATCGGTTTTTACTCAGCATACACTTGACGCAAGGTACCCAACACAAATTGACGGGTGTCCCAGGACAGGCTGGCCCAGGGGATTCTCAACAGGTCTCGGCCGGTCTGACGCTTGAACTCCTGGCGGTACTTGTCCAGGGCGGTAACTTGCTGTTGCTTGGCGATTTGGCGTTGGGCGTCGAACCTCACTGGGACACACTGCTGGCGCCTTTCCAACACAGCGCGGCGAACCACCGGACAGGCTTGGCAGATTTCTGCTAGCCGGGTGACGTCAAAGCGAAAGCCAACGGTTGGGAACGGGTCTTTGACGTCGACGTCCAGCGGAAGACTCAGGGTGTGTTTGCTCAACAAGGCCGGTTCCCCAAAGTGCTGCAGGACCGCGGCCCGTTCGGCCAACGGGGCCTGGGGGTGGACGGCGAAGGCCAGGGTCTTGTCGTCGACTTCCAGCCGTTGGGTCGGGATGACGAAATACAGGTTCTTGTCCTGGACGACGGGGTCTGGGATCACGACGTAGCGTTCAACCCAGGTCTTGACCCGCTTAGTTTCGTACGCCGTTTCCAACTGCACCTCGTTGGCCCAGGTCGGAATCGGGTCGTGAAAACTGGCCAGGTCACTGACAGCGGGGATGGGGTTGTGTTTCCAAGTCTCGCAAGCCCGCCGGGCCGCCTTGAGGACCCCGACCGCGTCCGCCCGGTTGGCTAAGCGACCGGTGCTGGCGTAGCGCAGGACGGTTTGGACGGTCTCCTGGTTGACCAAGTGGTCCGTATCCACCAGGTGTTGGGTCAGCGCCCGCACGGCCTCAGGCTCCAGCAAAGCGCGAAAGGCCAACACTTGGGGCAAAGATTGGTGGGTCGACTTGGACAAGACCCCGAGCCGCGGCACGATCTTGCTGGTCAACAGGTAGGCCGCCTGATGTTCGGCTTCGGACTCTTGGGCCACCGGGTGCAGCAACTCGGACACGGTGTTCATCAAGTGGGCCTTGAGCAACGGACGCAGCCGGTCGCGAAACTCCTGCCAGGCGACCCGGGTGTTTTTGAGGCGGACCAAACGCTGGCGTCGGTCTTCCAAATACGACTCCCCGACCGAGTCGGCCAACATACAGGCCTCATCCAACGAACTCTCCTCGGTGACCAACAACGGTTGGCCGTACTGGGCCAGGACAAAGTTGACCTGGGCACGGGTGGGAATGCCCGTCGTGTGGAGGAAGGCCACGTCAAACACGCTGCAGGCCGGTACAGTGTGGGTTTCGTTCTCCGTGGGCTCGGGCAACAACGGTTCCACTTCCAACATCTGGAGGGGGTGCCGAGGACCTTTGGGGTGGTTCACCACGGGCCCCAACTTGACCAACCGGCCCAGGTTCCCGCCTTCCGCGTGACCCGGTTCGTAGGCGTCCTTGTAGTACCAGACTACAGCCCCCGCGTGGAGCGCGTAAGGGCCCCACCCGTGGGCGTCCCGGTACCCCCCACTCTGTTGACTCTGGGTCTGGCTTCGACACACCGGACACTCAAACTCTCCGCAGTAAAAGTCCGGTTCCAACGGCAACGCAACAAAGTCGAGCGGGGTCGGGGCCTGGAACGACTTACGCTGCAAAGCAGCCAAACACCCGACGTGGATCGGTTGTTGACAACAGGTCAGTTCCGTAGGTTGGTGGCCCAGTTGGGCGTCCGCGGCCCAGTAGCGGGCGGCAGCCGAGATCTGTTGGCGGGTCAGGTTGGGGTTGTACGACTCCGTCAACAAATCAACCAGTTCCTGTCGGACGTGGGCGGTGTCATAGACGTAACCCTGACACATCAAAAACTCCCGGTGGTGCGCCTTCAAGACCTCGTACACGTCGGCCGGGAAAACACAACATCGGCAGATGCAACAGGCAGGCCACGATGTTCCTTGCTGCTGACGACCAGACATTGGTTTTGGCGTATCGGGACGAGGTACAGCAAACCGAAAACACTGAAACCCAGTTTACCGACAAGGTTGCGAGATATCTGTGGGTTTCTGTTTGGCGCGTAGGGGTCTAAACTGGCGCATCAACTCAGGCGCGGGAGGTAGGGCAGGTTGCCTGGTTTTGGTGCGGTACAGGTTCCATTTGCGGTAAACCCAGGTCACCAGTTGGCGTTGAGACACAGTGTCTTCCCGTCTCAACCCCCGGCGGCCAAACAAACTCGCGGCGTGGGGGTAAGGCAACACGGCCGGCAACGTGGCTACCAACGAGTGCAGGTATTTGCGTTTGCTGGTGCGGAGGCAAGGGCGGTCGTCGTCCCGGTAGTTCAGGGCCAAGGCGTACAGCACGGTCAGAAAGTCCTCCAAGGACCCAAAGGCCGTGTAGACCTCGGCGCGTCTGAGAAAATCGCAGTAGGACAAGGTCGTTGGTTTCTGCAGTTTTTGGTTGACCAACTGGTGAACGGCGTAGACCCACGGTTTGAACGGGGGGTTGGGCGGTAACCCGGTCACAAAGTCCCGGTAGGAGTTGCGGCAGTACTTACAGGGCAACAGGAAGATCCACGCCTGGTAGAAGGCTTGGACCAGGTCCGCTGGAGGACCACTTGTCCGGTCGGCGTGCACTGCCACGTCGTGAAAGGCGTGCCACAACAACGGCCCCCAGATTGTCGGGTCCATCGTGGTTTATTCATAGTTTTTGGCGCAACCTGTTAAATCCTCTTCCAATGCCCGTCGACGAGAAAACCGAGCACCAGATTCTCAAGGACTGGTACCTGTTGGCCGATATGGCCCAGGGGGTCATGAAGCGGGGCGGAGGGCTGAACAAACCCGCAATCCTGATGCTGAGAAACGAAGTAGAGGCCCTGCGACCCGAGGTGCGCACTCGCTTGGACGACGCCTACTACGCCCTGCTGAACGGGTTGAACTACCACTGGAGAAAGCGGGGTGACAGAAACCTGACGCTTCACTTGGGCCGGGGCGGAATGGCCCGGCACCACGACGTGGCCGGTGAGGCTGCCGCTCACGCCCTCGGGCTGTTGTTGAAAGACCCAACGGCCAGGGAGGTTATCTCCAAAGTGGGGCTAAACCTGCCGCTGGACCCGGTGGACAAGACGGTCATGGCCAAGTTCAAGGCCAAGGTGATGAAGTTGGTGAAGCGCGACGTCGGCAACAACCTGGGTCAAGCCCACTGGCCGGAATTGTTGGGTATCATTGACGGGGTGACACCGGCCGCCCTAGAGGGCGAACTGGATTACTACAACTCCGAGTACAAAGGGTACCGCCAGATCCGCTAGTTGCAAATAAACCACCATGGCCGACGTAGATCTTGCTGCCCAAAGTCAGTTTTTTGCTGACCTCGACCAGAAGCCGGCGGTGTTAGGGGTAGAAACAGCCCAAGGCCCGGTCAAGCCGCCGGTGCGCGGCGTCGTCAAATGGGTCGGCATCGCGGCGGTCGTCCTGGAACAGATCCAGAATATCCCCGAAATCGTCCGGGTGTTTCAGACCCAAGACACAACTGACCTGGCCTGGGGGATGATTATCGTCGGGGTGTTAAGTTCGGCGGCGTGGGCCTATTACGCCGGCCGGACCAAAGATCGCTGGTTGTTGATCTCCTCGATTATGAGCGGGGTCTCCTTTCTGGTCCTGCTGGGTCAGAAGATCGCTTACGACAAGCCTAAGGACACTGGCCGAGGGGGTCGCCGGGTCCTAACCGGCAAACAAAAACGCAAGGCGTGGCAAAGGCACGGATCGTTTATGCAGACTATTGACACGCTAAACAGTTTGGCCCGTTTTTGAGGGAGCACACCAGGCGACTCGGGTGATTTGGACGGGGCTTGCGGGGGACACGAGGGGCCGCAGGGCGCAAGACGGGTTTAGGCGGGGTTGGGGTGCGAGACAAGGCCGGGACAACCTGCGGGTCCTGAAACTGCGCAAAGTCGGGCGGACTGGGGAGTGCCGGTAGATTGGATCGTCGCCGCCAACCCGGCACCGGCAGCGCGTGACTTGGGGAATGGGTCGGAGAGTGACGACCGGGCCCGTCCTCGACCAACGCCTGCATCTTCATTTTCTGTTCCTGCTGGGCAATCAACGGAGTCAACGCCCCCAACGGGTCCTTCTTGGTTTGGGCGTTGGGGTCCACAGGCGGTTTCCGTCGCATGTAATACATGGCTGTTTTGAGACCGTAGTGTCTGGCGCTGTAGACTAAGGCGCGCATCTTTTCCAGGGTCGGGGTGGCCATATAGGCCGACATGCTCTGGGTCTGGTCAAGAAACGGCCCCCGAATGGCCGCGTACTGCAGCAACGTGCTCATCCCGATCTCCCAAACCGTCTTGTAGACCTTCTTCAGACGGGCCGGTAGGGCCAACTTCTGGATACTGCCGCGATGTTCCATGATTTGTTGCCTCATCTCCAGGTTCCACTTGTTCAACCTCTGCAGTTCCTTGACCAGATTGCGATTGATGCAGTCAAACTGACCACTTTGGGTGGAGCGGACAAAGACGTTGGAGTAGTACGGTTCAATGCCTTCGCTGTTGCCGAGGATCTGGGCCGAGGAGGCGGTCGGCATCGTGGCGCCCAACACAATGTGGCGCGTGCCGTAGACCCGGATCTCGGCCTTCAAGCCGGCCCAATCCCAGCGGTCGGTCGGGGTGACGCCCCACATGTCAAACTGCAAAATGCCGCGGCTGAACGGCGACCCGGCAAAAGACGGAAACGGGCCGTGTTGCCGGGCCAGGTCGCAGGACGCCCGCAAGGAGGCGTGGTACATCGTCTCGTAGACGTCCCAGATCAGGCGTTTGGCCTCCTCGTCCTTATAGGCCAACCCCATCTTCTGCAACAGGTCGTGCTCCCCTTGCACGCCGACAGCCAGAGGGCGATGGCGCATGTTGCTGCGTCGCGCCTGTTCGACCGGGTAAAAGTTAAGGTCAATGATCCGGTCGCTGTTGATCGTGGCCTGGTAGGTCACCTCGTACAACTTGTGAAAGTCGACTGCCTGGTCACCATACCAGTAGTCGGGTACCTCGGAGCATTCGTCCAGGGGCACGACAATCTTGGGCAACGCGACCGAGCAGAGGTTGCACACAGCCACCTCGTCAGGCCCGACATACTCCAGAATCTCGGCGCACAGGTTGGACGTTTTGATGGTTCCCAGGTGCTGGTAATTGGTCTTGAGGTTGGCCTGGCACTTGCTGACCATGTACGGCGTCCCGCACTCCATCCCCGCCGTCAACAACTTGTCCAGCAGGTTGCGGGCGCTGACCGTTTGGCGCGCCACTCCCTTGGCCTCATACTCCTGGTACCGTTTCGCAAAGGCGTCACCATAGAGTTCCAGCAGGTCAGGCGCATCGGTCGGACAAAACAAGGACCATGGTTGGTTGGCAAACGCTCGCTCCAAAAAGAGGTCATTGTAGAAGCAGGCCGTAAACAGGTCCAGGGTGCGGCGGTCGGGGTGGCCGGCGGGGTCCTTGAGTTCCAGGAAATCGGGAAAATCGGCGTGCCAGGGTTCCATGTAGATAGCGAAGGCGCCTTTGCGCTTACCGCCCTGGTTGACGTACTTGGCCGTCGCTTCGTAGACCTGCAACATCGGCACGATACCGTCCGACTTGCCGCCGTTGCTGCTGATGACCGACCCAGCCGCCCGGATGCTCGTGACCTCCAGCCCGATGCCCCCGGCGTGTTTGCTGATCTTGGCGCAGCGTTTCAGGGTGTCATAGATGCCGTCGATGCTGTCGGGGTCGGTTTCGTCGTCTTCGGGCGGGATACAAGGCGCGGTAGGCGACGACAACTTGGGCAAATACTCCTTGCCCATGTTCAGCAGGAAACAGGAGGACATCTGCGGCTGGAGTTTGCCGGCGTTGAACTGGGTCGGGGTGGCGGGGATGTACAAGCCAGTGGACAAAGTCTCATAGGCTTGTTGTACCTTGACCAGGTCGTTGCCGTGGTACTGGACCGCCACTCTGAGCAACCGGTACTGGGGCGTTTCGGCTACCTGGCCAAAGGCTGTCATCAAGTACCCATTGTGGTACAGCGTCTGGAAGCCAAAGTAGTCGTGCAGGCAATCCCGTTCGGGCTTGATCATCTGGTTCAGTTGGTCCCTGTGTTGACGGACAATAGCCATAAAGTCTGGGTGCATAAAGGTCCGGGACCCAACCGGGCGGGTAGCAGGAGTTTGGGTGTGGGGCGCGCCTTGGCCGAGGTGCAGCAGTTCCATCGCGTCAGCAAAAGTGGGTGGGGCCTTGCGGTGCAGGTCGGCGATCAGAATCCGGGACGCCAGAAAATGAAAGTCGTAATGGACCAGCCCCAACTGCGAAGCGACCTTGGCTGTGTACTCCCGGACGCTAGCCGTGGGGTTGACGGTAATGAGGTCGTCCTGCGCCTTGTGGACAATGAGGTCCACGTCCACCAACGGATCCAACGGCGGCAAACTCGAGTCGGTGGCCAACTTTCGCAGGTCCTGGCTGAGCCGCTGGGGATCAAACACTTCCCGGGTTCCGTCGCTGTGCTCGACGTACTTGACCCGCGGTTGGGCCTGGGACGAAGCAGTGGAAGCAGTTGCCATCGTAAACTGGAAGTGAAAGAACCCCAGAAATCCAGACTACCCGCCCAGATTTGTGTCCCTGCCGCCAACTTTTTCTCAGTTTGACCAGCGCGTAACGGGAAATTTATGACGCAACCCGAGTCTTAGCGTTGACGACTGACTCGGTTAACAATGGCCATGGCGTAAGGCGAATCGAAACGCGCAACAGTTTACGTGCAACCTCAAACTGGGATTGTCAAACACGGAGTTGGCTTATCTGCGAGTTTTTATGCAGGTTTTCAACGGGTCCGTTTGCCGGGGCGGCCTTTCTTCTTGGGCTTGTTGGTGGAACCGCGGGGCCGACCGCGCCGGGGTTCTTCGGGCAACGGTCGGCCGTAGTGGTCGACTGCGCCCAGATCCATAAGGGCCTTCATCTCCATCCACTGGGCCTTGCGCAACCGCTTACTTTGGCCCTCGGCTTCGTCCATGAGCCAGGTCAGCACGTCCGAGTACTGCCGTCTGGCGGCTACCAGTTGGTCAGCAAGTTGGTTGTTCTGTTGCTCCACCATTGCCATCCGCAGCGCGTGACACAGGTTTTGGTTGTTGGCACGGGCCACGTCAGTCAAACCCATTTGGGCGGCGGCCTCGAGCAACAAGGCCCGGTCCTGCAGCGGACAAGATTCCAGCGCCATGTCTAGATCAGCCATGTTGCACCCAGAAGTCACGTTTTATTCTTGTAGGCCGGATCCAACACCGGGCGCGCCAAGCGCAACATGCGGCGGGGTTGGTCGGTTACATCCAGGGGTTGACACTGTTCAACGAGGTGAGCGGCCAGGGTCGGGTCTGCTTGGGTGACTTTGGCCAAGATGGCTTGGACGATTAGGTTGGGGTCCGAGTCCACTTGCAGAAAAGTCTCCTCGCCCCAACTCTCGTAACGCGACGCCGCCTCGGCGTCTGCCAACATAGCATAGTCCCAGAACAAGCGATGGGAGACTCCCTGGATGCAGGTACTACCAATCGTGGTTAAGGTCTGGCCAAAGTGTTCCCGTAGAGAGACACTGTCCTGCACCAAAGCCCAACAACCGGCAGCCACGACTGCAAAGTTGACGCGCGGGACTTGGGGGTCCCGAATCCACCCGTCGTGGTATACCCGTTCCAAGTTCAGGATTCCGGGGTTGGTGCCGTACTGAGTTTTCCAGGCGGTGACCAACCGGTGCCACTGCTCTTCGGTCAAGGCCGGTCCATAGTGTTGCTGCAACTTTTCCCAGTAAGGCGTGATGCGAGTTTCGACCAACGGCGTGTACTGGTGGACGTCGTACCCGCGGTAGGCCGTGGACTTTGGCACACGCGATCGAGGAACAGGGTTTGGGGCCACGCTGGTTATTGGCGGAACACTGTTCTCGGCCTGAGCGTTTTCGCAACGGGTCACCACTCTGGCAGCCGTAAGCGGGCGAACAGGTTTAGGTTTCGGAACAGGACGAACCACTCGAACCGCCCGACGCCCCCGGGCTACAGGCGTCGGTCGCTTGACTCGTCCTGGACGTCCTAAACGCCGGCGTTGCTGCTGCCGTATTTTGCGCAACGCGGCAAACGCTCGACTGCGTGCATAACTGCTCATAGGGCCTTTATTGGTCGACCCAGTCAAAGAAAACACCAGCAACACTAGCACTGGGTTGGCGCATTTACGGCAATATGGCTTCGACAGGTTTGCTGATTCATCGGAAAACCGACGATACAGTGCAGCAGCCCAAACCCCGCCGCCGAGTTATCAGCGCCGGCTTGTTGTGTTTCGCCCACGTGCCTCATTTCGGCACGACTTACTTTCTCTGCGGCAAAGACCGGCCTAGAGACGACCCCAAGTTTCAGTGTGCCAACAAGTGGTCTGACTTTGGCGGGATGCTGGATGAAGGGGAAACGCCGGAAGCCTGCGCCGCCCGCGAGTTTGTCGAAGAAACGGCCGGGATGGTCCGGTTTTTCTCGACCGACCTGCCGGCTGACTACACAAATCCGTTTTTGAGTGCCCAGGTCGTCGAACAGGCTTTGTTGGCGGGGCGGTACACCTGCAAGATCGAATGTGTCGTGGAACGGGATGACGACGACCCGACCGACGAGATCTTCATCCGGGTCTGTTACGTCAAGCACGTGCCTTGGCAACCCGAAATAGTCCAGGAATTTCGGCAGGTGACTCGGGGGTTGAGAGAGGCGTCCCTTCAACCGGACCCTGTTGCGCGCCGGGAACTCCTGGACCGCTGGCCGGCCGAGATGCAACAACACCCTGGTCTACATGTTTCAACCACCGAGGTCGCGGTCGACCCGGCCTGTCTCGAAAAGCAAAAGATTCAGTGGTGGTCGGTGCCGTGGCTCTGGGAGGCCGTCGAACACCGCGGCTTTGTCGCCGCCACCAAAGACCACTTCCGGATCGGGGTCCTCAAAACGTTGGAGTTGGCTCTCCGCCATGTCGGTCAGCGATGTCAGCCAAATTTACCAACGTCGGTTCCGACCAGGTCGAAGAGGCCGTGCTTTTGGCGGTCTTCTGTTGGCCACACCAGGTAGCAAAAGAGGCGAGGTCGGCTGTTTGAAGCCGACAACGAGAAACTTGGTAGTTACGAACCAACAGATCGTGAATCGTCGCTTCAATAAACGTATCGTCTACTGTTCGACAGGGGTAGAATCTGGCGTTTACGCTGTTCGTGGGTTGTCGTATGCTTTGGTCGGTCAGGTCTGGCCAGTGGAGCAAGTCCCGCCGAGGGTCAGCCGGGTAGATTTCTTGCGGGTCTTGGCGAGGCCGGCCGTTTACCCCGTGACGCCAAGCCGCATTCTGGTAACAGAACCTGGGCACCGTTCTGGAAATCAGGTATGGTGTCTCTAGACACGACTCAAACCGCGCCAACAGAAACTGACCGGCGTCACCAACACCGTGACGAAAGTGCAGCATGACCTGGTTATGATCCAGGACGTGACGGTAGAACTGGGTCAAACACTGAACTACCATTTCTCGTTGCTGGTTGTGACTGAATCCGTCCTGGACCTCAAAGGCCACACCGGCCGGTAACCAGGTCGAAATCTCCTGCTGAGCCTCTTGACGCGCCAACTCGTGCCACTCATCGGGCTGCGTGGCATTCATGGTTTATTGCTCGGCTTACCGCGAATACTTCGGGACTTATCCAGGTTCTCGGCTACGCTTGCCCGTACGCCCGAATTCGTTTGGCCAAGGCCAACAGGCCTTCGGCTTCGGGGTTCAGGTCCACCAGTTTACGTTTTCGGCTCTTCCTGGCCTTGTCTATGCCTTTGCCAGTTTTCAGGTCCGGCGGCATCGGTTTGAAGGGACCGACGATGGCGTTTAACTGGCTGATAACAGCGTTGACCCGGCCAACTGCCTTCTCGCCTTTGGTCGCCTGCCGGGTTGACTTGGCCAGGGGAAAGTCGTTCGGGACTAACGAGGAGACCACGATATCCAGGTCCAGTTTGGAAACGCCAAACCGCGTAGCCCACTTGGCGCACTCTCTGGCCCGCTCGTTGCGGCCTTTCAACCGGCGAAACACCTCAGGAAAACACACCGGTGCACGCCAAAATCTCTGTTCGTCCTGGCTTTTGCGCTGGGCCAGCAGACGTTGGGTGTTTCGTCCCAGGCCGGCTGGGATCAGGGTCGCGGCAAACGCTGGCAGGTCGGCCAGGGTTTCAACCTGTTCGTGTTGACCCGGGATGAAACGCTCCAAAGTGTTGAGGTCGGACAACAACGCCGCGGATTGTGTGGTTTCGGCGTGAAACACACTGGTCCAGAGTTTCGGGGGCAACGGGGTACGTGGATTGTCGTTCTTGCCAAGTGCCCCAAGTGCTCGTACCAGCGTCTGGTGTTTGACGACCGACCGCGCGTCGCTCAAGTAGGCCAACCGTCGCAGGTAATTTTCCTGCATCCAAGCCACGCGACTGGCAGGATCGGATTGGGCCACCAGAGCCGTCTCTTGCAACCACTGAGGTGTCTGGTGTGACAGGTTGGCCCTCCACTCAAACAGCCACTTGCGAGTAACGTCAAAGCCGTTGTCGGTCACGTCGCCCTGGCTGGCCGCGATGACTTTGTCCAACTCAGCCGGGTTGTTCAGACGCACAGTGGGAAAGGCGACCAGCATTTCCATCAGGTAGTTCAGGCGCCGCATGTCTCCCCGGGCCGCCTTGACCAGTTGTTGGCGCCCAGGGGTTTGGAGATTGATCCCCCGCCGGAGGCAAATGTCATTGACGACCTGGAGGGCGTCGCGCTCGTACAACGGGTAAAACTTCAAGTGCAGGCAGACCGCAGCCAGGTTCCGCACTTGGACCGCGGAGAGATCATTGCAGGTCATGATGATTGGGGCGATCGGTGCGCCTACCGGGTCGGTGGACAGGATCGGTGTAGCCTTCTTTTTGCGCACCTTGACACATTCCTCCAGGAACTGTTTGATGCCAGTGGCCCCTGATCCCTGCCGACACAAGTGGCTGGTTGTTCCGTCGACTTCCTCGACCAGCACGGCAAAAGGTTTGCTGCCGGGCAGGGTCGGTTTGCGGGTAGCAGCGGCAATAACCTGCCCTTGGAGTTTCTTCAAGGTTCGCACATCCGACCCGTTGATTTCAATCACCTGGTACCCTTGATTCTTCAACAACGCCAGGGCAGCCGTGGTTTTGCCGACCCCGGGCGGGCCCGACAACAAGGCGGCAAACGGGACCCGCCCGGCCCCGTTAAACGGGTTGGCTTTCCGTTGCTGCACCCAGTGTTCCAGTTTGTTGACACTTGTCCAGTTGCCCCGGATTTGGTCGCGTGTTTTGGGGCGGTGCGCTTCGGCCCAGGATTGCGCGGTTAGTTTGGGTTTCGCGACCAGGATACCAGGAAGGATTTTGGACTTGGCGACGGTCGCTGCGCGTTGGTCGGGATTTGGTGCTGGCACGGCCACCTTGCCTTTGCGAAACGGGCGGATAGGTTGGGCTGCGATTGGGTTGGAGAACCTGGATAAGTTTGGGTCAGTTTGTCGGTTTGTCGGCGGGGCAACCGGTTTGGTAGCAGGCAGGTTCGCTGATTCATCGGTGGACCGACAAACTCCTCCAGGTCGGTTTCGGCGGCCTCCCGGTCTGAGCCGCAGGGACCCCAACCTCGCCTTCATCCTCACGGCGTGGCTGAAAAGTGAAGCGGGGGGGGGGGGAGGAAGTAGGCCCGGTACCAACCCACGCCAAGCCGAGGACACTGGATCTTCTAACAAACTAAATCGCCCCTCACGCCAAGGTATGGCCTGTCCGTTGGTACGTTGCGCCTCTCCGGCCTGTCGGGGTCAATGCGGAACCTTGGAGTGGTTCGGAAATTTGTCTTCCTGCCAAGTCAGGTTGGAGTACAGAACTGGGGAAGAGGACACCTGGCATTCGTTGGGCGAATACGGACCCGGGCAACACACCGAGTTGGGCGGCGGCACTCTGTTGCTTCCGGCCTCGAGTTCTCTGCGAGTCGTGGAAGTCAAGAGCGGCGACATGATCAGCAACATTGGGCGGTTGGGCAACGGCTTGCCGCCGGTCTATGTGGACAACACCAACTGCCAGGCCGGGTCAGCCACTACACCCAACGCGGAACCTCCTGTGCGTACCTGTCCCCCGCCAGGTCACGTCACGGCCGGTCAATGGGCGCTGGCTGGAGTCATTCTCGGTCTGCTAGCCTTGACGGGAGGCGCGCTAATCTGGTTGGGCGCAAGAAGAAAACCTCTCTGATTGGCTTGTCGCATTTGCGAAGATGTCTGCCACTCAAAGTCGTAACGCCGAAATCATTACGGTGCTGGACCAGCAGAATGCCATCTGGCAGAGATGTGCTGGGCCAAACGGCAATGGCTTGGACTTTGTGACCTTGCTAGGAGCCATGCAGGCTGCTTACCCGTCGACAGGATGGACCAGTAGTTTGTTGGCCAGCGTGTTGGCGTCCGGGACTTCACAAGGGCGATACAAAGAATACCCTCTCAACACCTTCTACCTGAACCAGGACATGGTGACCGCCTGTCCCTGCAACCAGGTCTACCAACAATACTCCTCCCAAATCTGTGGAACTCAGCCTTTACCAGGACGAGCGTTTATTGCGCTCTAGAGTTTCTCGGCTTGCCGCAAATACTAGCCAGACTTATCCAGTGTTTGTGGCAGGTCTACAGTCTCAGCCGTCCAAACTGCTTGTCAATACATTGTTCTAGGGCCGAAATGTCGCCTTCGTTGAGGATAACCACGGCAAACTCGTGGTGCGCCAGGGCAGTCTCGGAAGCATGGGCGCTGGAACTGGCGTAGGGGTCATGGTAACCGGGCCGGACGACCTTGGCCACGGTCGCCCCCAACTCCTTCAACAGGACCAACTCATCGGGAAACCGGACGTCCTCAATGACGAACCGCGTGTGTCCGGCCTGGTAATGTTGGTACATGGTTCGCACCAATCTTGCCAGGTGAACCGAGTAGTGGGATAGGTCCAGGTTGGGGATGTATTGGGACAACTCCTCGCGCAGCATCATACCCCCGCCTTGCAGCATCTGGCGCGGCGAAACTCCCCAAAACGGATCCACGGCTTCCTTGGCGTCGGTGACCGTTAGTTGCTCGTCAGACAGACCAAACAGGGCCTGGTAACTGTCCTTCAAACCCTGGGCGATGGCAACCTTGACGAAGCCATATTTTTGCTCCAGGTAGCGGGCGGTTGTGCTTTTGCCGTGGTGTTTTTGGCCGTGCAGGCCCAGCACATAGACTCGATTGTCGTTGCGCAGCCTGCCAATCATCTCGCGAACTCGAGCAGTCAGCGTCATCGTGGGCGTTGAAACACTGGGGTTGGGGGAATAAGGGTTGTTCGGGATCGTCGGCGACCCACTAACCGACCCAGTGTCCCACACACCGCAACGTAGGTTTGCTGATTCAGTGCTTGTGGCTCGTCGCCATGCATCGAGAAACCTGCGAAGAATGCTGGGCCAGGTCTGTTTTTGTCGGAGGATTCGGTTGCCTGAGTGTCACTTTGCTGTGCATTTTGGTGTTTCTGGCTGTTCCGCCCTACCACCCGACCGCCCACCGCTGCAAGGCCTTTGACATCTCCATCGAGGAATGGGAAAGTCCGGACTGCGACGCGGACCCCCAACACTGGTGCAAGTGCCGGGGGTGTTTTCACGTGTCCCGTCCCTGCTGTCAAACGTGCTGGAAACGGCAAACCCGCAACCTCACCGGCCCGGTCTGCACCCGCATCAAGTTGACCTTGTTGGTGGAAGACTGGAAGGTTTTGGTCTATCACACAACTGAGTGTGGCTGGGACAAGACGTGCGTGGACCAGGCGATCTACGGCTATGACGTTACCCAGTGGATCTCCTGTTGGAGCACTTTGGCTACCGGCAACCGAGTGTTTCTGGAGCGCCCGACCTACCCGCTCGCTGTCTGGTTCTTGGCCGTTATTACGGTGCTAACTTGGTTACTGTTTGTCTCGGCTTGTATTCGTTTCTGTTGCTAGCCGTCAGACAGACTTATCTAGGGCTTGGTGAGTCTGGATGAGTCTGGATAAGTCTGGGTTTTTCCGAGTCAATAAATGACCGACGCGATATTCGCCAAACACCGGTACATGGTCGAGCGTAGCCAATGTGCGCTGCTTCTAGGCACCGCGGCCTTGAGCACCCTCATGTTGGCAATCTACTGGTTTAGTGTGCTGCCTGTCTACATACCCCACACTCACAGGTGCCAAATGCAGAATTTGGCCATAGTGGAGTGGGATGGGGCTGACTGTAGTCATACCAACACGCCCAAGGTGTGGTGTCAGTGTCCAGACTGCAGGTTCGTCTATGAGTCCAGTTATGACGCACGACAAGGCGATAATTCTGGAGCCCCGTGTTGCCAAACCTGCTGGAAGCACAAGCCGCGCAATCTGTCCCACCCTTTGTGCACCCAAGTCAAGTTGACGTTGTGGGTCGAGTCTTGGCAAGGGCAGTACCTCCACACGGTGGACTGCCGCCAGGACCAAGCCTGCGTGGAACAGACCGTCTTCAACTACAACGCCACCAAGTGGATCCCGTGCTGGAACATTGCGAACACCGGCACCCGTCTCTATCTGAAGCGCCCCTCCTTCCACTGGGCCGTGTACGCCCTGGCCTTACTGGTCGGGTTTGCGTGGACCGTATTTCTGTATTTGTGTCTACGCTGGTTTGGCTTTCTGGGACAATAAACTCTGCGTTGTTGAATCTGATTCATTGGGTTGGCTTGTCGTAGACGGGTCACAAACACTGGGTTGGCGGTTCATATCCTAGACTAACACCGGTATCACCCCGGAGTGGTCCACGGCCGGTTGGGTCACCCGGGGCCGTTTCGAGACCGGGCTGGTTGGGCTGGGCGGACAGGTTCGCTGATTTGGCGGTTCACTGACAACCCGGCGTTCTTGGCGCTTCAACCGTCGCCGCGCGGCTTCCCCGGCCAGCCGGTCAGCCCCGTCGTTGCCCCGGTCGTTGTTGTGCCCTTTCAGCCAGGTAAACGTGACAGTTCGAGTGCGACAGATCCTCCAAATCTGCCTAAACAGGTCTAGGTTAACCCTGGCAGTTTTCTTCCTGGTGGCGCAGTCGATAGAGTACCGACTGTCCGACCTGATCTCCAACGGGCCTTTGGTTTCCTGCAGGGCCCTCAGAATCGCGTAGGCTTCTCCCCGGTTGTTGGTTTGGTCTCCGGGAACTTCTTCGGCCAGGTTGCGAGGGTCACTGTCCCCAAAGTACACGCCGGCGCCGGCTGCCGCGTTAGGCTGGCCGTTGTTGAAACAACTGCCGTCGGTGTAAACCACCCCTTCTGGCGCCTGGTACTTGGCCAGTTTGGTCGGGTCTTTTTCGTCACAGTGAACCGTCTGGTCAAAGCCTTCCAGGTAAGTCTGCGCCTCGGACAGCGTCGGAAACGACTTGTACTGCGCCCCCGGGAAGCACTGCACAGACCGCTGACACTGAGACCAAGTGCCAAACACCCCCAGAACCCGCCCTTTCCGGACAGCGTAGAATTTGGGCATTTGGAACTCACGCCAACCTACGGAGTTTTGGGGAAACAAATTACTTCGGACACGCTAACCCACATGACGCCGCGAATCTGTGCTCACTGCGGTGAACCTGTTTCGGTCTATCGCCTGCACCACTTTGACCCGAGTGGCTTGTGGAAAGAGGCGTGTTTGGCCAGCAACATGCCCGCTCCCAACAGCAGCGTGCCGCTCGGGGTGTACCCGTTAGGCCGTCCTTCCGTCGTGACCTGTTTGAACCAGGCCTGTTTGATGATGGAAGTGCAACGCCGAGAAGCCTTGCTGCAAACGATCGTCTTTCACGCTCGTCAATGGACGTCCAGAAGTTTTGTCGAAGCCCGGTTTGCCTGAGTATCCTAGATTTCAATGTATTCTGGTTTGGCCGTTTGGCGTATTTGCGACAAGATCAGATCTACAGACCACGCAGAGCCGCACGCACGCGGTCAGCGCTGGTCAGACCAGCCCCACCTTTGGACTTGCTGTACTGCGACCAGAGGATGCTGCCGGCCAGGATGGTGACGATAACGGCGATCACCAGTTGGGCTACCTGGATGCCGACCACGGTGTCGTAGTCCTTCTTGTCCGCCGACATACACTTGGCCTTCATCTTGTGAACGCTGTCAATCGTGATCGAGGACAGAACGATCAGGGCGATGCCCGAGATGAGCATGCCGATCTCCAAAGCGTTGCTGGTGCCAGACATCGTAGAAGGGGTGCGGAAACTGAGACCGTGAAAGACGGAAGGTTTGACATCTTATGGACACATTTTTTCCAGGTCGGACGGAAGGGCCGGGTGAGTTGACAGACTTTTTGCCGGCTGGGTCTGTCACCAGCCGGTGACCGCACAGGGTAAACTGGGTTGGGCTATGTTCAACCTCGGAACCTCTGCTGTGGCCAAAGGTAAGCCTAAGCCGCCGAAAAGGAACAGCGCCCTCCAGGAGTTTCTGCGGCAAACCAAACAGTCTCTGCCTTTTCCGGCTGCTCAACCCGGCCAGACCAAATCTGCCTCGGTTGATGTACATGCCACCTTAACCGGGTTGTATTCGGTGGATCAGCGGCGCCTCGGTAGGCTGAACAAGACACGACTGCAAAAGGAACTGACGTTGTACCAAAAACAGCACAACCAGGATGGCCCTGGTGCCAAACTGGAGGCGTTTTGGGAGACCGACACGCAGTTTTCGATGCCTCGGTTTTACGGGCTCAAGACGTTTGGGGTGCCTAAAACGCAGGGTCTGAGTGTCGGCGCGCCGATGCACGACATCAAGACGACCTTCCAACCCGACCCGGAACGTCACCAACCCCAGGCGATGTACGCGTTGGAAAGGGGATTGGCCAAACCCGGGTGGCACGGCGGTATGTTGTGTCTGCCCTGCGGCTTCGGCAAGACCGCCTTGGCCATCGCAACCGCCATTCAGATTGTCGGCAAACTGGAAGGCCGACCTCGCCGGACGTTGGTCATCGTCCACAACAGCATTCTGTTGGAACAGTGGCAACAGCGGCTGTTGCAGTTTGCACCCGAGGCCAAGGTCGGCGTAATCCGCCAGAATCGGTGTGAGGTGGACGGTTTCGACTTTGTGGTAGGCATGGTGCAGTCGCTGGTCAAACGCAACTACCCGGGGTTGGATACCTTTGGCATGGTCATTTTAGACGAGGCCCACCACATGGCCGCGCCGTACTTCCAACAGGCCCTACCCAAATTGCGTGCCAAATACCTGTTGGCGCTGTCGGCGACAATGCGACGCAAAGACGGGCTGGAACCGCTGTTGCACTACTTTATGGGCGACGTTCTGTTTCACCGCGAGCGCCACCACATGGTTGACGAAGTCAAGGTGCAGGTTAAACGCCTAATCTACGCCGGCGGGCAGCAAAAGGTTGTGCAAAAAGGCAAGCACGTCATCGAACCGTTGATGGCTCGGTGTCTAGCCGCCGACCGCGGGCGCAACGAAGTGATTCTGCAGCAGATTGCTCGCTACTACCGGGATCCGCAACGCAAAATCTTGGTGCTGAGTACCCTGATGGATCGGCACCTGAAACCGTTGTTGCAGACGTTAACGCGCAAACGGTTGGACGTCGGTTTGTTGGAGGCCAAGGTCAAGGACCCGACGATCCGGCGTGAGGCCCTCAGTCGCCGAATCGTCCTGGCCACGTACCGCATGGCCAAGGAAGGCCTGGACGAACCGTTCAACACCTTGATCTTTGCGCTGCCCCGGGCTGACGTCGAGCAGGCCATAGGGCGCATCACCCGGGGAGACCAGGACGGACCTGAACCGATTGCTATAGACATGGTCGACCCGTTTTCCTGTTACGACGGCTATGCTTACTGTCGCAAAACTCTGTACCGCCGGTTGAAATACCCTTGTGAGGATGTGGAAGTGAGCAGCATTGTGGACCAGTCTACCACAACGAGTCTCGCTGTGGTTTCGGCCCCGGCCAACTTTTCCTTGGTGTAGACGAAACCATAAATGTGGTTTGGCTAAAACGCTCGAGGTTTTTGGCTGTATTTGGATTCTCGTTACTTCCTGCGCGGTTCTCGCATGTAGTCCGCGATCAAACTCTCAAAGTTGGGTTCGGGTGGGGCGCTCGCCCAGGGCACCTGAATCTGACTCCCTTCGTCGACGTATTTTTGGAACCGGGCGCTGTTGGTTGAGGCAGAAGACCGGCGCCCAGTTGAACGTCGCTTCTGGCCGGACGCCGCGTGTCGGGTTCTTGTTGTCTGGCGCCCAACCGCCGCGGCGCACTTGCGGACACCGCTCGGATACGGGGCGTAGTCGGGCTCGGGTCCCTGCAGCGCGGCTCGGGTTTGGAAACGGTTAGACACAGGGTAGGAACCTGGCGGACCACCTCCCGCCGGCCCACAGAAAGGTCCGTCCAGTCTACTGCCAGACCGCCTGGTCCGATCGACCGCTGACCCACCCGGCAAACTACGCACGATTTTGCGGGCTTGGGCGAGGTTTGGGGTGGTGGCACTTCCGGACCACCATTTGGCGTAGGCCCGTAGGTAAGCCTTCATGTTCCGTTCGTCCTTGGGGTTCATGACCTGGGCCAGAAACATACAAACCTGTCCTCGTCCCCACCTACCACCAGACCTGGGGTCTCGGGCCGGTAACCCGTAGCGACCGGCAAAGGCCACCACGTCGGCCAGCGGCACATCACTGTGCTTCGTCAACAACTGCACACAGGCGTTAGGACTTTGCGCTGCGGCTGTCAACACGTCGGAAATCTTGGCAAAGTGCAGTCGTTGGTACACGGTGGAAATCCGGGCCCGGTCCTTGGGCGCCGACCACTTGAGACGTTTGGCTTCGGTCATGGCGGGTTGCCGACACTCGTTTGTCCCTGTCTTTCGGCAGATTCTGCTTTGTTCGGCCGGAATTGCGAACCCAAAGGTTTCAACTGGTCAAGGTTCGCTGATTTATCGGTGAACCGCCAAACCAGACTTATCCAGTGTTTGTGGCCTGCCGCGCTTACTTCGCCCATACGCCAACCCAATAAATACTAAATTCTCTGGGCGACGAGTCACCAGCACTGGGTTACTGGTTCACCGATAAATCAGCGAACTACAATGACGTGGAAGCAAGTGTGTACTCCGGCGGTGACTACAGCCGCCAGCGTGTTGGGCGCGTTTGTGTTGATCATGCTCCTGTCCAAGTGGGCCGAAAAGGCCAGCCCTCGTTACACCAGTCGGTTCAAGCGCGGCGTCCAACGCGTAGTCGCCGAGGCGAACCAACACCAGGCCACGGCCGCCCAGGATATCAACCCAGCGATGCAACTGATTCACTCGACCAGAGGTCTGGCCATGTTGGAGACGTTGCCTTACTTTGTGTCTGAGGAAGGCGTCCAGAAAATCAGTCGGCGGTCGCTGTCCGAGATGACCCACATGCTAAAGCAGAGCCAAAGCCAGGCCATGCAACAGTTGGTCGCCCAATGTCCCGACACCGCGCCGACGGGGTTCTACGCTCAGTCCACCGATTGGGTTTAGCATGACGACGACGTCCGACATCAAGGTGACCCTGACGGGCTGCATGGGGCAACTGCGCGACGGGCAGTGGGTACCCGACGATGACTTGACTGTTCTCAACGCTGCCAAGGCGTCCTTCAGTCGCCAAGCCAACACCCTGGGCCCGAAAGAAAGGCGCCTGATCCAGTACCTCGGCGAACACCAACACACCAGCCCGTTTCGTCACCCTCACTTTCGCTTCATCATCGAAGCCCCCGAGTTTGTCATGCGCCAACTCTACAAGCACGTGGTTGGGATCGAAAGTACCAGCGCGCCCAGTCCCTGTAAGGACCACGCTTGGTCGGAACAGAGTCAACGTTTTCGGCCGGCCCATGAGGTGTACGTGCCGGAAACGTGGCGCCGCCAGCATACTCGCGCCAAGCAGTGCAGCGGCGGCGAGTTGGGACCTGCAGAGCAGAAGCAAGCCGCGGAAATCTACCGCCTGGCCATGACTGCGTCGGACTCGGCCTACCGGACTTTGCTCGGCATGGGGGTCGCGCGTGAGATGGCTAGGTTGGTCAAGCCGTTAAGCACAATGACGCGCGTCGTCTGGACCGCCAGTTTGCAGGCCATCGCCCACTTTGTGGCCCTGCGGGACCACGCCGACGCCCAACCCGAGATCACCACAGTGGCGACGCAGTTGGCCGAGGCGGTACGGCCGTTTCTGCCGGTCGCCTGGGACACGCTGTTGGCCGGGTTGAGACCCCCGTCCCAGCCCAAGCCTAAACCTTCAGGGCCTGTCACCAAGACCAACCTCAAGATTGTGTTTGCGTAACCTGTGTATGTTAGTTCACCGATAAATCAGCGAACCTATTGCAACCATAAACTCTGGGCCAAAGCCCTAGCCAACTCTTCGTCTAGTGATTCTTGTTGTTGTCGTTGTTGATGTCGTTCATGAGTGGCCAGACTAGCGGCAATGGCTTGTCTTAACAGCGCGTCGTCATCGTCAGGTTTCGGGTGTTCTTCCGCTTTAACCTCCTCACGGTCCCAGTCCACCTGCTTGGCTCGCAGGCGACGGGCGGAGGCGGCTGTTTGGCGTCCGGCTCGGGTGCGGTAGGCTTCCAGGAAAACCGGGCTGTTATGTTCCACCTGGCCCATCGCGTGGACTTCGTTGAGCCAATCTTCCCCGTAGAGTTCCTTCAACAGGACCGGGAGAGCGTCCACCGGAAACACCGACTGGATGCGGTAAGCCTCGGGGTTGCTGGGCTGTCCAGGCTGTCCCGGATCTGGTACTGCCAACCCAGCCAACTGCCAGTGGTAGCCAGCGCCCCGTCGGTCGGTGACGTGGTACAACAACATCAGGTACCGGGTGCGTGGCGTCATGATGATTTCGGGACCCAAGGCGCCGATCTTGGAGACCACCAGAAATCCCATCTGGCGGTCCGCCAGTTGCGGGCTGTTGGCCAACAACCTCAACGTGTTGTCGTCCCCCTGAAACACGTACCCGGCGTGCTGGGCGTTTTTGCCCCGGCGCAACGTCGCCTTGTCCCGGTCGTCTCGCTTGTAGTAGTGTTCCAGTCCGATGATGAACTTGAGCAGTTGGGCGGCGTTGTGGTTCCGCAGGTTTTGGACCGGTGGTTCCCCTGGCTGCGGGACAAACGGGTTAAACGCCTTGATTTCGGTCAACTGCTGGGGTCCGAGAAACTTGCGAAACTTGGGCAGAACGTCGTGGCCGTGTACGTCCCCAAACTGCGCAGGATCCCAGGTACTGGAGCGAGTCGGCCAGGTGTCCCCGAACCGCTGTTCCGCCTGCCACTGGTCCAACAAGCCTCGAACGTTGTCAGCGGTCAGCCCAGCCGCCGCGGCCCGACGCGTTAGCATCATGCGGTCAAAGTGGGTCAAGGACGGTTTGGTGAAACTCGGCGGCGCTAACCCGCTGTCCAGGTAGCCTTGGGCCACGGCATAAAACATACAGTGTCCACCTGCTCCACACTCTAAATGACACAGGTTGACCAAGTCCGGGTGGGCCAATGGGTGACTTGCCCTTAAGGTCCACCTTGGACTATCTGCCGCCACGCTGCCCCAGCCCCGCACATCTCCGCAGTGACTGGCGGCCTTCAACTTCTGTTCTTGCCGTTTGAGCCATGCCGCAGGGCGTTGGCTCTTCCGTTCGGGCCGTCGTCGAATCTGCTCCAACTTGGCCGGCGGGACACCTAGATACTCGGCGATGTCCAAAGTACTCATCTCTGGGTTTATTTGGTTGACGTGGGTTCTTGACCACTCGGGCTCGGAGCCGGGGTTTTGCCTTGCTGCTTGTGGCGTTGGCGACGCTGGCGACGTTTCTGCCTGGCCTGGATCTCGGCCTTCTGGGCCTTTCGGGCTTGCCGAACTTGCACTGAGGCGCGGCACCAGAGGCAACCGCGGGGCCGCGTAGCCTCGTCCAGGTCGTCCATGGCCTGTTGGTTGTGGGCTTGTTGGTTGGCAATCGCCGTCGTCACAGCGTCCCCGACCGCCCCCACCCCGTCCACCAGCGTGGCCGCGACGTCGGTAATGACGTCTTGGGCGGCCTGTTGGGTGGTCGTCGTCAGGGCTGTCAAGTTCTCGGCCGTATTCTGGTTCAAGTCTTCCAGCGGCGCCAACGGACGACGGTGTCCAAAGCCGTGCCCGCCCGTGGCCACCGTCAACAGCAACTCGATTAAGGGCCCGACGGCCTTGGGCGCCGTTTCCACCGGCTGGGGCCTGTGACAAAACTCCATGGCTGCAGGTACGGCCTTCTGGACCCACGTCTTCTTGTCCATTTTCAACCCGTGGGTTTGGCAGTGTTTTTCGATCAACCCCATGGCAGTCGCGCACACGGCCGGAACACTCAAGTCGTCAGGCGGCAAACCCTGCACGGTCTGGCAAAGTTCCTCAAACACGACCTGTGTCTGGTCGGCGAATAGGGTGTTGGTTACTGGCGCCGACCGGGTCACGCTGGGTCGACGACCACTTACGACCCGGGGAATCGGCTTTGGCGGAACATGCTGAACAGGCCGGGCCTTGACAGCCTTGACCGGCGGCGACCTGTGTCTAACTTTGGGTTTCGGTTTGGGCACAGCCCGACGTCGGGGTACACTACGACCTCGCCGCATACAGAGTTACTGAGTTGTCACACTAAACACTTTATTGGTTGGGTTAAGCAGTTTCTGTCGCAGTGGCGGCCGCGGAATCAGCCTCAGCGGCTGCCGCTTGCTGTTTCTTCAGCGCCGCCTTGGCTGCTCGGTCTGCCTTGGCCTTCTCCTTCACCTCTGCCTCCAAACGAAGTTGCTCCTCTGACTTGTAGACCAAGTCTTCGTCAAGCAGACTCCACTTGGTCCGGGTCATCTTTTGTTTGGCGTCCCCGCAGTAGACCGTAATCTGATCCCCGCCCTCTTCCTGCCGTTTCTCCCCGTTGGGCAGCGGCACCTTGAACAACCCTTCCTTGGTGCGGTTGGCGTCGACAATGCCCTTGACGACCACGCCTCGACGGGTGGCCTCGTCCTTCACAATCTGGGTGTTGTGCACAAACGGCGGGTTGTTGACCGGAATGGGCGGCAACGCGTGGATCAGGGCCTGCACCTCCCGCCGGGTGATGGGGCGGTGACGAATTTCAGCGGTGCGACTGCGGTCGGCCTTGCGCGCCTCGCTCTTGGCCTTCTTGTAGGCTACGTTCCAGGACCGAATCGGAGGTCCAACGTTGAAGTCAGTCAGGTAGCAGTTCTTCAGTTCGTCAAAGTCAGCGTCGTCCAGGGCCCGGATTCTCGCGGCGTAGCGGTCCAGGGTGGCGGCCATGTCTCGCTCATTGGCCTTGCGGCGAGGTGGCTTCGGGGCCTTCTTTTTGCGGGTCGTGCGGCGACGTTTCGAGGGTTGATCCGGTTCGGCAGCGACAACAGTGTTTGCGGCTTGCCCAGGTTCAGCAGCAACTACAGTGTTTACGGCTTGCCCAGGTTCAGCAGCGACAACAGTAGTCGAGGAAGTCGAAGGCGTCTCTTGCACAGCAGCCATGGTTTGAGGTTCAGGTAGGTCAGGCGGGTCAGACCGTTTGCGCGATTTGGTAGGATGAGGAGGGTTTGGGACCGGGGAAGAAGGCGTCAAACGCTCCCGTGTAACGCGCTGAGTTTTGCACTGGCGGGGACAGTCTTGCTCGTCTGCTTGTTTTCGTTTGTTTGGGGGCATGCGTGGGACACTGGACACGTTGAGTTCTTCCGTCGTCTCTTCCAGAATTGTAGGGATGTCAATCGGGTCGGCTTTTGCGTCGTCTGCGTCGTCCGCGTCGTCGACCAACTGGATGGCCTCCAGATCTGCGCTCTTGGGTTCCTCCTCTTCTTCGGTTTCAGACTCGTCGTCACTACCATCTTCTGCGTCGTCTTCCTGGTCGTCTGGGTCGTCCGCTCCCTCTGATTCGCTGGCCGACACATGACCGTCGTCCTGGTCTTCATTGGGCGACCGGCCTTTGGCCTTGGCCTTCTTGACTTCGGCGGCATTGTCCTCGGGGGCCTCGGCTAAGTGTTCTGCTCCGTCCTGGGTAGTCACCGCCAAACTCCATAGGTCGCTGACGTCTCGCGTGTCCTGTTGTTTGGCTACGACCAGGTCCCAGTTGTACTCAGTTTCAACCAGGTCAACCGGGTCAGCCTGGTCAACCGTGTCCAGGGCCTCAAAGGCAGTCTTGGCTAACCCGGTCGGCAAAGGTCTTTTCCAACATCCCCGAAACCTCAAGGCTGCCCGTTTGCAGGCCTGTTTTTTGATGTCCGGGTTTACGTCCATGGCGGTTTCGAGATTGGTGGACAAACCAAGGTGACTCACTTGGCCAAACACCCCCGGCAAAACAACAACAACATGTCGACAGTGCCTGTGTCGGGCCCCGAACAGCCTGTCCAGTTGGAGGACGCTAACGTTCCACACTGTCCCGATGATGCTGACTACTATGACTACTCCAGCCACCCCGAAATCCTCACTCGCCAGATCTGCCAGGAGATGTGTGAGGCGTTCTTTCAGGTGAACGGCTTAGTTGAACACCATATCGCGCTGTACGAGTACTTTATGGACCACTCGTTGCCGGCCATCGTCAAGGAGTACCGCCGCAAGTTGATCTTTAGCCAAAGCAACGACCACGTCCAGGAGTTAGTCATGACCAACCTGACGATTTCCGAACCGCTAGGCAAGAACGCCGAAGGGTACGTCCACGCCGTGACGCCCCAGGAGTGTCGCCAGCGAGGGTTGACCTACCAGTGTCACGTGTCGGTGGACGTGACCCAGAACCTATACCACAAGCCGCAGTATGACGAAGAGCGGGACCTGTTCATAGGCCCTCCCGAACACCGGCACATTTATGAAAACGTGGTGCTGATCGACCTGCCCGTCATGGTCAAGTCCAAGTACTGCGTGTTGTCTCGGTTGAAGGAACCCCTCTACAACGACGAATCCCTGCTCGACCAAGGCGGTTACTTTCTGGTCAATGGAGGGGAAAAGATTTTCATCTCCCAGATCGCGATGCAGCACAACACCCCGCTGATCACGGTGGACAAGAAGAAGGCCAACAACCTGAACTTGGAGATTCGGTCCTATCACGAGGACAAGATCCGCAGCACGTCGACGATGACGGCCCAGTTGCTGAACGACAAGGCCGGGTCGCAGGTGCGCATCGAGGTGCGGGTGCCGTTTGTCAAGGTCACGATTCCGTTGCCCTGCATCTTTCGGTTGATGGGGGTGGAGACCAAGCCCGCCATGTTGGACTGGATCCAGGCTGACCCACAGGACGACGAGGCCCAGCACATCCGGGACCTGGCGGCCGAGGCCCTCCACGACAACCTGGCGTCCTTGTCGGTGGACGCCCTGCGGACCCGGATTGGGACAGCCGACTCCAAGCACAAGCCCAAGAAACACACCGACCCGGCCAAGTACATTGCGCAGATCATGGACAATGAGTTTCTGCCCCATATGGGCTTAGACGCCAGTCCCGAAACCCGCCGCGCCAAGATCGCCTGCTTCGGCCTCATCATCCGCAAGTTTCTCCGGGTGCACGCCGGGCTGGACAAACCCCACGACCGGGACCACCTGGGCATGAAACGAGTCCGCACGGCCGGGATTATGATGGCGCTCAACATTCGGCAGTTTATGCGGATGTTTCTGAAGAACCTGGAGACGGCGGTGCGGCGGGAGGACGACAAGAAACCGGACCGGCCAGTCAGAGTGCACCGCTACATGTCGTCCCGCTTCATCGGCCAGAAACTGCGCAAAGGTATGCAGAACGGCAACTGGTCGGTGACCCAGGGTGGGCAAAACTCGACCCTCAACGGGGTGGTCCAGAAGGTGGTCATGATGAACCCGCTGGCCACTTTGAGTCACGCCCGGCGCGCTGCGGTGCCGCTGGCCCGGGAAGGGAAAGCGCCGGGGCCTCGGCAGTTGCCGTTGTCCCACATGGGGTTGATGTGTCCGTGTGAAACCCCCGAAGGCAAACCCTGTGGCCTGATCTTGAACTACGCGCAGTCGGAACACGTGCGGCTTGGGGTGCCGACCGACCTGGTGTTGCGAGTCGTGTTGGGCCTCAAGGACGTCACCCCGCTGGCCCAGTCCTCTTTGGTCGCCTTAAGTCACCACACCAAACTGATTGTCAACGGGGTTCTGGCCGGGACGACCGACCAGCCGACCCAAGTCCGCCACACCCTAGCCTTGATGAAGCAGCACGGTGACCTGTCGTTTGACGCCTCTTTGGTCCACAAGGTTGACCACCAGGAAATCCACGTCAACACCGACGAAGGGTGTGTCCTGCAACCGTTCATCGTCATGGCCAAACTGGCCGAGTTTCGGCGGTTGTACCAACGGCACCACGCCGACCTCATTGTCATGTGGACCGAGATGCGGATCGCCGGGGTGTTGGTCATGATGGACAAGGAACAGGAGGAACAGGAAGCGTTGGTCTGTATGACGCCCTGGGACTTGGTAACTGACCCTCGGCGCCGCCAATACACCCACTGTGTACTGCACCCGGCGATGATGTTGGGCGTCGCCGCGGCCCAGATCCCTTACTCGGACAAGAACCCGGCGCCCCGCAACATGTACGGCGCGGGCATGGCCAAACAGGCGACAGCCCGCAGCGCGGGGCACCAAACCCAGGTCGCCAACCGCATTGAGATGGTCACCGGCCAGAAACCGCTGGTCCAAACCTCTTCCACCCGGGCGCTGAAACAGGACCAAGTGGCGACCGGCGAAAACGTGCTGTTGGCCATCGCTCCGCTCGACGGCATGAACCAGGATGACTCGGTTATCCTCAACAAACGCTTCCTGGACCTAGGCGGGTTTCGCACCTTGCACTTTACGCTGCACAAGGACCAAGAACGCCACTCCAACAACGACACCGAACGGTTCGAACGGCCGGACCGGGTCCAGGAAGACCAGGTCAAACAAGCCCACTTGAACACCGACTACGGCTTGCTGGACGACAACGGGCTGGTCAGTCCGGGCAGCCGGGTCCACGAAAACCAGGCCTTGATCGGCAAGACGATGCGGACAGCCGGCCTTAGCAACCGCAAAAGCGACGTAGTGGTGCGGGACCGGTCGACCGTCTGGCAGCACCCCGAACAGGCGGTCGTCGACAAGGTGTTGTTGGCGCAGGGGTCTAAGCCCAACAGTCGTTACAGCCGGGTAGTGCTGCGCTCGATGCGGACGCCCGAGATGGGGGACAAGTTTGCTTCCCGCCACGCGCAGAAGGGCGTCAACGGACGGACCGTGGCCTACGAAGACATGCCCTTTACCGAAGACAACCGGGTCCCCGACGTCATCATCAACAGCCACTGCATCCCCAGCCGGATGACGATTGGGCACCTGATCGAGATGCTGTTTGGCTCGGCCGGGGTGTTGAAAGGCGAACTGGTCAACGGCACGGCCTTTGAGATCCACGACCCGGAGGCCTACCTGGACCAGGTTATGAAAGAAGTCGGGACCCCGACCTTTGGCAACACAGTGATGTACAGCGGCGGGTCTGGCATAATGCAGGAGACCCCGTGCTTTATGGGGGTGATCTTTTACCAACGCCTCAAACACATGGTTACGGACAAGATGCACGCCCGGGCACGCGGGCCCCGCTTGATCCTGACCCGGCAACCGGCAGAAGGCCGGGCGCGAGACGGCGGGTTGCGGTTCGGCGAGATGGAAAGAGACAACGCCTTGTCCCACGGGGCGCCCTACGTGCTGGCCGATCGGCTCTGCCTGAGTTCGGACAAGTATCTGGTGCCGGTCTGCCGCCGCTGCGGGCTGATGGGCGAACGGGGTCGCCCGGTCTCGGACCGCATGTACTCAGCCGTCCTCAACGAAACTCAACAGAACTACTGCCGCAACTGCGACAGCCGGGAGCGGGTGCCCAACGTGCTGATGCCCTACGCCTTCAAGTTGCTGGTCGAAGAGATGGCAGCGGCCCAGATCGCCTTTGAGTTGAAGCCGTCCGACGAGGCTCCGCGTGTGGCCGGGCAGCAACAAACCCAACGGCCTGCAAAGTCCGAACAGTCTAGACAACCCCAGCCAGTCCAAGAAGTCACCGCCTTGGACCGGTTGCTGGCCGAGGAATCTCAACAACCTATGGTTACAGCGCAACATGAAACCGAGAACACTTTAGCCCAGTTTGACAGCCAACTGAGCAAGTTGTTGGGCCACGCAGGGGTGCCTGTTGGTCGGTCAAATGCACCTCAATAAACTTCCAAAGTGGTTGGGACACAAATCTCAATGTCTGTATCTCCGCGCCGCACACGTCAACGGGTTTGGTTGTGGGTCGGAGTAGGCGTAGTGGTGGTGCTGGGGTTTGTGTCTGCGGCAGTGTGGATGAGGTTGGCGCTCAAGAGGTCCGCTACAGGTACTCCAGGTAACCCAAACAATCCAGCGTTGTCCTCAGCCGGGTACCGCAACCCGCGCAAGTTGACGGCGGTGTTAGGACCTCCTGCGCCTAACGAACCGACGTTGCTGCGGGCTTGGCGGGCCGGGACGCCGTTGGTTGGCGAGTGTAACGTCACTGGGGTGTGGACCGGGTGGGAGGGCCTGGAGGCAGTGACCGGAGAGGAGACACGCTGGCGGGTGATGGTGTCCCCCAAAGCCAAGAAAGTCGGGTGGTACAACCCGGAACTGCTGCAGGTCAAACAACTGGATGCAAATGCCTTGCTCGGCGTCCTCACCCCGAAGGCCCAACACCGGTACCGCCGCAGCATGGCCGAGACAACTCTGCCTCTGTGTCATGTGCAGGTAGACGATCTGACTTTGGCTGACGCGCTGGCTTTGTACCGGGGCCAAACGAAACCGGTGGTGACGGCCGGGGAGACGTACTATTTGAGGACGTTAAACGGGACAGCCTACACCGAACCAATCTGGCAGGTGCTCGAGTCGATCCCGGGTCTGCCGGTTCAGACCGTGGCCACCGTCAACTACTTTGTGTCTCCGACAGACATGGTCACCACGACCCACTACGACGGTCGGTCTGGGTTGATTGTCCAAGTCAGGGGGCAGAAAGAAGTGTGGTTGTTCGCGCATAGGGCCGGACCCTACCTGGATCGCCAACCCGAGGATCACCTGCTAAAACGTCGCACCCAGGTCGAAAAACGCCTGTCTAGCAGCGACATCCTGCGTGTACCAGCGGGTCTGCGAAAGCGTTACCTGCTGAAACCAGGTCAGTGGCTGTTTGTCCCCGCCGGGATGTACCACTACGTGCGTAGCCTCAGCGACCCCGCCGTCACCGTGATCGTCCGGTTAAAAGTGTAAACCACGGCAAGCCGAGAACACTTTGGACTAGGCTGGCCATGTTGCACTACGGTCTGCACGTCAAAAACTGGGGACGTCGGGTTAAGCCGTCCAGGTTGAAAGCCATGCAGATCTTTGTAAGCAACAACCGGTCGTACGCTGGTCACCGGTGGTCCGACCAGGACGTCAGTCGCTTTCGTCAGACCCTGGCCCAACACCCAACCTTGACGCCGGCCACCATTGTCGTCCACGGCGGGTACCTGATTGACCTGGCCGCCGACCGGGACGTGGAACTGAAAACCGGGTCGGTTGACGGTCTTTCGCCAGACTCCAAATTGGCCAAAAGTCTGGCTAAACTGACCAGTGAACTGGAGTTGACGACGCGGTTGGGGTTGCAGCATTACGTGTTGCACCCGGGGATCTGCAAATCGACAAGCCCTGTTATTCGACAGCACGCCCACCGCCTAGCAGGTCGACGCATCGGACAAGTGTGTCATCAGTTTTCAGAGGTCAAGATCCTGGTCGAGAACATGACGGGCAAGAGCAAACTGGGGTGGACGCCCGAGGAGTGCGGCGAAATCCTGCAGGCAGCCAAGGCCTGCGGCGCGACCAACGTCGGTCTCTGCGTCGACACCGCTCACCTGTGGGGCGCCGGGTTAGACCCTGAAACAGCGTTTGACGCCTTTGAACGGTGTTGCGGGTCGATCGACGTCCTGCACCTGAACGACAGCGCCGTCAAACATGGGGCCAACCTGGACCGTCACGCTGTTCCCGGTCAGGGCCAAATTCCGCCCCACTACTTTGAAACCTGGGTCCAGGACCCGAGGTTCCGCGACATCCCGGTAATCGTCGAGTGTCAGGCAGACACCACTCTGTTGATGGAGCGACTCGTGACGACCGGTTCGCTCCAAATAAACACGTAGCCTTGTTGAGTCTACCAACTACGATGTGCGAACCCCTGTACGACACCTCGGTCACGCCGATCGGCCGGGTCCTGGAAATTCTGTTTGAGAACCGGGCCAGTGACCTGACGGCTGAACAGGTGCTGGATGGGGTCCAAACCAAGTACCCAGGTTTGACCCCGTCCACCCTGGCCGAGACCGACTCGGTACTGACCCGCGGCGCGCGGCGAGGCATGTGGCGCCGCATCCCCGACCAACCGATCAACCCGGTCTTTACCTACCGCTTCAACCGCAACATGGCTCGCCTCAATCACGCCAACCGCGTCTTCGGGGTGCCTGCCATTTTGGACAGCACCGATACGGCCAGCAATTTCTGTCGCTGCAATGAACCGGCCTTTGTCAACGCCCAGCGCGGCGACGCCGGAGGCAGCGATAACCTGCCTACGTTTCTGGCTGGTCAGGCCAACCCCTTCTGCAACAGGTAGGAATGAATAAAGTTTGTATTGGTCATCGGTGGAATCATGGGCGTCTGGTGTTCCTCTCCGGCGCCTCACTTTGCGCCAGACTTGAAGGCGTTGGTCCGACTCGAGGATTGGCAAAGTCTGCAATACCCAGAGAGTCATGATCCTGTGACTCTGCCGAGAAATCACCTGCTGGCCCAGGTCATCGCGGTGCAGGACGGAGGAACGTTGATTGTCTCTCCCGCCGTCGCCGGAAAACGGCGCAAACCTGTCACGGTCCAGTTGACCAACGTCGACCCTCCGGATTTACACAGCCAAACCATCGGAGAACAGCAACACGCTCGTCGCTGCCAGCAGATTCTGCAACGGTTGTTGCTGAACAAGATTGTCTTGGTCCACATCATCCGTCAGGTGAGGTGGGGTATCTGGGAAGCAGAAGTCTTGAGTTATTGGCTTCAGCATCCCAGGACATGCACTTCAATCGTACCTCTGCAAGGTCAGACCCGCCAACCCGGGGTAGCCATCGATATGTCGCTCTGGATGGTGTCCAACACCGCCTGTTTACCCAAGGACGCACTGCATCCAGATCGCCACGCCAATACCTTTGCCACAATGCCCTTGGACGAATCATACAGCAAAGTGGCTGAGTTGTCGGTTCATTGACCCAGGTTGTCAGACCCCGGGAACGCCATAACAGGCACTCGAAACTTGACCGCCGCTGAGGTGGCTTGTCGTAAGCGTTTGGTCGGCTTCTTGGGCTTTGATGATGGAGCCCTGAACATTCTCGGAACCAACGTCGGTTCCTTTCGGCGTTTCGCCCGCAGCAGGGTTTTGCGAGTCAAATCCAACGGGACAATGCGCAAAGTTTGTGCAATTTTGGTTATGCTTTGCCAGGTGCAAGTCTGCGACGTAGCAGTCACGATACATAAACAATTCTTGTCATTTTCTGGGCGTGCTTTCCATTCACGCCACCAGGTAGCCAGATTGGCCAACGTCGTTTCAGCACTGCGCACGATACAGCAGACTTTACCAGGTAGATTGGTGGATCTGCAGGAGTCCCGACAAGCCAGGTTTGCTGATTCATCAGTGGACCGACAGGCCAAAAGCCCGCCAACGTCCAAACAATGTCGCCACTCATCATAGACCGGCGACAATAAACAGGTCCGCTTCAGGTACCAGGTGACAAAGTAGCCGGCCAGTGTCTTCTGGTTGATTTTGCCCTTGACCAACCGGTTGATGCGCAACAACACAGGCCGTTTCGCCAACAGACATTCTCGCGCCTTGACTTGGACCTCCGTCCAGGGTTCGGCCATCGCGCACCCACAACCCAGAATTGTCCAGGAGGGCTTACCGTGTGTGCTATCGGGAATCAAAATGTGATGATTCTTGTCGGGTAGACTTGTTCATACTCATCCGACGCGCTCACTGGGTTGTCGGTTTGCCCATAAACCAGAAACCCCTTATCCAGACTAGACAAACTGGGTTTGGTACGGCAAGCCGAGAACACTGTATTTTTCGGTTCGGCAAACCACACAATTTCAATCTCGTTCGTTACTTGCCAACAACTCAAACTTCGAATCTCAACAAACATGTCTTGTTGGCGGTCCACCGATGAATCAGCGAACCCGTCTGGTGCTTTCTACGAAGCCAACGACTGCTGGTCCATTATGCGCAAGAACAAGAGTCTGGTGGCCCTGCCTTCTGTAGATTCTCGATACGCCGGGCATGTCCAGGCTGCCACGTCCGACGCCCAGGGGATCACGGTCTGCAACTTTCCGGAAAATGGAGGACCGGGAGTGGCTAAGTTTTGCGCCTACGACGGTGAAGTTTCATTGCCGACAATGTTTGGCCTCGGTCCGGCCGATCTGCGAGTATCCAAGGCCCGACTGATGACTGAGTTTGTCGACGGCGAAGCCAATGGCGCTGGTCAAGTTTACCTGGGCGACAACTGCCTGTTTATTGGCAGGTGGGAAAACGGGCATGTGGTGGAAGGCGTGCTCCATACTTGTCCGGATACTGCGAACTCGACGGAGGCCCCCAAGAAACTGCTGGAATGCTTTCGCCTCGCCAACAAGCCGTTTTCTGTCTGGATCATGCTTCAGGACGACGTCGCAGTCAAGTTCAAGATTGTCCGCCACGCTGCGGACTCGGCGGACACGACAGACGCGACAGCCTCCTCCCGAAACCCCCAAACAGTGTTTGTCTGGGAGGCCAGCAAGACCGGGCCCGGTTACCAAGAGATTGACCAAACTTTGGCTGACGTCATTGCCCAGCAACTGAGCAAACTGGCGAGCGTTGCGCCCCACATGCTGCCCGAATCCAAAGGCGCAGAAGCCGTGAATCTGTTGTCGACTGCGCTTCAACAGGCGACCGAGGCGTTGTTGCCCATTCAGGAGGCGCTGGACTTGGTGGGGCCCATTCGCTACCCCAACCAAGTCAGGTTTTCGTTTGGGGGTTACCCGCTCTGCATTGAGTTTGACGAGTCGTCTGTTGCTCGCGTCGCCCTGGATGTGACCGACAATGCCGAGAGCACTTGCGTGATCCTGTACAATGGCCAACCGCATGAAAATATCATCTACTGTACTGAAGGCATCGGCTGGTTTCCTCGACCGACTGCCTCTGGTTCACACCGTTTCATCAGGGATGGGATCTTTCGGTACAATGCCAAGTACTACGTCGGCAAACTGGACCGGGCTCGACTAACAGGACCGGGCAAGGTTTTGGACAAGAATTTGAGGCTGCTGGAGGAAGGAGTGTTTTCCAACGACCGCCTGCATGGAGGACCAGGCAAGATGTATTACCCTTCCAACGGCCAACTCTGGAAAGAGTGCGACGGTTGGCAAAGGGGCCGCATGCATGGGGTCGGCGCGATCTACACAGAGGCGGGCGACGTCGAACAAACGGGTCGGTTCGACCAGGGTGTGTGTATGGATCCATCCCCCAACCAGCACCCCAATATCCAGCCACGCAGTGTTGCGTGGCACGAGGGCACGTTGACCATTCGCTCTTCGGGTCTGGCCAACGATGTATTCAACAATCACTGCCTTGATCTGCTTGCTGAACTCGAAGACAAGGAGGCAGACCTCAGCGAAACTCCAGCGCCCGTTGAACCCGTCGAGTCTGAACCAAGCGGGTTGGCGCCTTCACGGCAAGTCGCCCAAGAGTTTGTCGTGGTGGACAACGAGACCGACACGGTTGAACAGGAAGAACAGGAAGCGTCCAGCGCGACTCCTGTGCCCCGCCTGACCAACAACTTTTTGATCAGCCTGGCTGTTAGCCCGCAGTCCGTAATGTCGGTGCTGCCCAGTCAGGCCTGTCTGGACCAAGTGAAGGAGTTTTTCACCCAGATCGAGGCGTCCAATCCCAAGTTGGAGTTGGTCTGCTGGGATAACGCTACGCCGTGCAGTTTTGTCAACGCCATCAGAGAGGCGCACCAACTCCTTGACCGTAATTGCCGTGTGGTCTGCGTGGGCTTGGACATCAAGATGGACCACAAGCAGATGGCCAACCTGCTGATGGTAGGTGGCATCCTGGAACCGGAACTGGAGGAGGTCCCTGCCCAGTAGAGTCCGTAGAGTCAGTCAGTGTTTTGGCTTGCTGGAAAGACGCCAAGCCAGGTTCTCTGAGAATGGACCAAACCTCAATCCATGCAGTTAGTGTTTGTGGCCTGCCGCGCGTACTTCGGGACTCATCCAGATACGCCAAACCAATCCATATTCATCCACGCAGTAAAATCTAATCCCAATGCATTGCAGTGTATTTTAGATCGCTTAGGTGTTTAGTAGCACCAGGGGCTGGCACGATCTTGACGAGAGCCGCAGGCGGCAAAGCGACCAGCGGCGTTGTGAAGGCTAGACCCGACAGCGGCAATGTTTTGCTGGCAAGTCCCGATGTCAACCTTAAAACGAGGCCCAGCGGTCGTAAAGGTGTAGGTGTTGGCCGGTAGAGGTCCCTGACCCCGGTAGTGGACCTGCATAAAGGTTTGCTCAGGTCGGGGGTAGTGGGTACCCGCACACCCACAGTAACCCGAAGTCGGCACAACAGCAGCAGATTGGACGTGAGGCATGACGCTAGAAACCAAACTAACTCACTCAACCGGTTTGGTCCCTACCCAGGCATAACGTTTATTCCCCTGTCAAACATCCAACAGACCAGCCATGGCAGAGCGGGGTGGTAATTGCTGGAGGACGCCGTCTTTGGGACCAGCACACAGATCACCTAGCGCCTGTTCGGTGCGCTGTTTTTCCAGGTCGGTCAGGGCCGCTTGGGTCTCCTGCTTGGCCTCTTTTTCGACCTGGTGACCGGTTAGACGGGCCACCAGTTCTTCCATGTTTTGGCATTGACCGGTGCGTAACGCTTCCAGCACCAGGGCTTCGGTTTCGGGGTCCGGCTTAATACCCAGTTGCTGGAGCAGGGCGGCTGTGCCTTTCCGGGTCACCTGGTTCATAAACTTTTGGTTGCACTTGCGCTTCTGGGTCTTTTGCGGTTGGCCCGGTTTGGCCGCTCCGACCGGGCGTCTCAGGCGCTTGGCCATCAGCGTCAACCGTTTCTCTTCTAGTTTCTTCTGCAGGGCCACGCGGTCGACAGTTGCCGGAGTCGTTTGCGCCCGTTTGGCCTGGCGGTTGGCCTTCTGGCGTCGCTTTTTGGCCTTGGCCTTGGCTCTTTTCCGAGCGACCCGTTCTTCGGGGCTAATGCAGATCTGGCCGTTATTCACCAGCACCGGCACGTCCTCAATTGTAACTTCGGTTGCCATCTTTGTTGTCTTGAGCGCCAAACCAGGTTCGCTGATTTATCGGTGGACCGCCAAACCAGTGTTTATAGCCTTATCGGCGAACTGGCCTAGGTTTGCAAAGGTTTGGATTCAACCCAAAGTCTGTGTAGTAAAACTGGTTAACAGGTTGTCGTATTTTTTTGCGACAGGGAAGTCGACAAGATGGCTGAAGTTCCGCTCGACAAGCGGTATCGCAATTTGGTGGTCAGCGACACGTTGCGGGCCGGTCACCAAGTCGGGGACACGGCGACCTTTGCCAACCTGCGGGTCCGGAGCCTGGTGGTCGACCAGATCGACGTAGCCGAAGACACCGAAAGTGAGAGTATCACGACCGACGACCTGGTGGCTGTCAACGGGACGTTCAACACCTTGACCGTTTTGGAAAACGAGGATGTGACGACCATCAACGTGTCCACGCTGTTGAACATTGAACCTGGAGCCGAGGTTCGGGGACTGTCGGCCGCGATCCTGCCACCTCCGTTGGAGTCTATCGCCAACCTCATGACCGTGGCCAACAACATGCTGTACACAACGGCGCCAGACACCTACGCCACCAGCGTGTTAACCCCGTATAGTCGTGACGCCCTGACCCAGACCAACGCCCCCAACTGGCAAGGGGTGCTGAACCTAGTCCCGGGCACAACAGTCCAGGCCTTTTCAGTCAACCTCCAGAGCATCGCCAACAACCCGATCGCGACCGACGAGATGTTGTATGGGGTCGGCGCCAACACCTACAGCACGGCTCCTTTAACCGCCGCCGGTCGGGCTCTCTTGGACGACAGCACGGCGGCCGACCAGCGCACGACGTTGGGGTTGGGGACTATCGCAGTGCTGCCTGCGCCCGCCGGAGACGTGGTTGGTACCACCGACACCCAAGTCCTGACCAACAAGACCCTGCTGGACGCCAGCAACACGGTCGGCGCCACTCACCTGTTTGCCACCGGAGGCAACACGGTGCAAATCAACACGTCGCCGTCTCCGGTCACGGGCCAAGTCCTCCAGGCCACGAGCGGCATTGCTGCTGCCTGGGCCAATGTGTTGGACGGGCCCGGGTCCTCAACCGACAACGCCTTGGCTCGCTTTGACGGCACAACCGGGAAACTGTTGCAGAATTCGGGGGTTATTCTGGACGACAGCGACAATCTGAACGGCGTCGCCACGTTGACGGCGACCTTTGTGGATGGCGTGTTGACAACTAGCGCCCAGCCCAACATCACGTCGGTCGGTGCTCTAACTTCCTTGACCACCTTGGGCAACATCACCTTGGCCACGCCGGGAGCCACCGTCGACGGCGTGGACCTGACGGCGACGGTCGCCGCCTACCCGACCAACCTGCCAAGTTTGACCGACGCCGAGGTTACCCAACTGCTCAACATCAACGCCACCACGATTTCTTCAACTTCCTGGGGGTTCGTCGGGTCCCTAGACCAGAACGTCAGCCAGTCGGCCACTCCCACCTTTGCCGGGTTGAATGCCGGCAGCAGCGTGATCAGTAACCTGGCCGATGGTGTCGCCGACAGCGACGCTGTCACGGTTTCCCAGTTGAACAGCATAGCCGGAGGTATCGTGTCCAAAGAAGCGGTCCAGTTGGCCAGCACGGCTAACGTCACCGGAACTTACGCCTCAGGCCCCAAAACCTTGACTGAAATCGGCGGACCTTCCCAGTTGTCCCTAGACGGGAGCATCCCGACCGCTGGCCAGTTTGTTCTGCTGAAGAACCAGACCAATGTCCCCGAAAATGGGCCCTACACGGTGACCAACAACGACGGGGTATCGGCCTGGATCCTGACCCGCCGCGCAGACGCCGACACTACGGCAGAGATCTTTGACGGGTTTACGGTGTTTGTCCAAGCGGGTACGGTGAACATTAACGACACTTGGACCATTACAGGGTTGGACCCGGCGTTCGTGCTCGACGCTGCGTCTCCGACCGGTGACATTCCGTTTGTGCAGACGAGCGGCAGTACCACCATTTTGCCCGGGACAGGTCTAACCCAGACCGGGGCGACCTTCAACGTTAACGGCACGGCCAACCGAATTTCGGTGGACGCGACGTCGGTGGACATCGATTCAAACTATGTCGGCCAGGCCAGCATCACCACGTTGGGGACAGTTGGAACAGGTACTTGGCAAGCAGACACTTTGGCTATTCTGTATGGCGGTACCGGGGCTACTAACGCCGCCAACGCGCGAAGCAACCTGGGGGCGCAACAACAGGATCCGGTCTTGGACGGCTTGGCGACTTTAACGGTGGCTGCGGCAAACCTTATGATCTACTCGACCGGGGCCAACGCCTTTACGACGAGCAGTTTAACTGCCGCCGGTCGAGCCCTGTTGGACGACAGCACGGCGGCTGACCAGCGAACCACTTTGGGGTTGGGGACCATCGCCGTTCTGCCGGCTCCCGCGGGCACCGTAGTCGGGACCACCGACACCCAGACCTTAACCAACAAGACTTTGGTCGTGGACAGTACCTTCCTGGTGGACCAAGTCGACCCGACCAAGATCTTTCAGTGGGACGCCAGTGGGATTACGACGGCCACGACTCGGACCTTGACCGTTCCCGACCTCAGCGGCACCTTGGTCCTGACCACCCCAGCCCAGACCGTAACCAACAAGACCCTAACCAGCGCCACCATCACGGACAGCAGCAACACTGTCACGGCCACCGGTCTCCGCACGGCCACGACCACCGTAACGGTCAGCGGCGCTACGGCCCCGACCTCTGGCCAAGCCCTAATCGCTACCGGTGGTAGTGCTGCGGCCTGGTCCAATATCCCTTCTGCCAGTTTTGCTCGCACCTTGAGCGTCGCCCAGTCAGGCGGCGACTACACGACCATCGCCGCCGCTATAGTCGCCGCTGCTGCCTTAACCCCGACGGCGTCTAACCGGGTCACCATTTTGGTGTACCCCGGCACGTACGCCGAGGCCAACCCGTTAACCGTGCCCGCGTTTGTCACGGTCACCGGCGTGGCCCGGTCGGCCAGTACCCGGGTCACAGCGACGACCACAACAGCGCCGATTTTCATCCTCACCGGCAACTGCGCAGTGGAACGGGTTTCGGCCATCGGCGCTGAAGACCCCGGTGGCGTCGGGTTTTTGGCTACAGACGCGTTGCCGTTTGCCACGTTGGTGGATTGTACGGCGCAAGACTGCAACGTCGGAGTGTTGTGCTCAGCCACCTCTACAACCGCAAACTCTTCCATTTTGGACTGCCAGAACATAGTAGCGTTTAACGGCAGTTTTCCCGGCAAAATGGATATTGGTTTTCATTGCTCCTCGGGTAGTACGCTAGCCCTGGACAATGCCAACGCGACTGGGTTTTTCAGTGGAGACATCACGACCGCCGGCTACGTAACCGAAGGACAAAACGCGTTTTTGACCGGCAACAACGCCGATGTGACGTTTGCCGCCGCGGGTTACGTGTGCCAAAACGGTACCGCCGGTAACGAGGCCAAGATGCGCATCCAGGTCGGGGTGGCGACCAACCTAACCACCGGAGTGACCGTCGGCGCCAACGCCGAGATGGAAATGAATAGTGTTAGTGTTGCTTCCACCTCTGGCAACCACCTCACCACAACCTCAGCCAGCAGTGTTCTGGAAGGCACGGCCAACATCTACAACCAGGACCAGTTAAGCATCAACTCAGACTCTCTGTTCGGTATGACAGGGTTGTCCCGGGTAGACGGAGACGACGCGTTTCTGGTCAACACTGGGCTAACAGTGGGCACGGTTGGTCAACCGTCAGAGTCGGTGTTTGGCGGTGGTGACTCGTACACCAACCCGATGTTTGTGCGGACGACCAGCGACGGAATTTCCTTCAACGACTACGACAGCGAGGCGGCGAGTGCCAGCGGCTCGACGTTTCCGCCTTGGCCGGGCACCGGGTCTGGGAACATTATGTACATCGGCACTACCCTGCAGGTTTTCCCCGGCTTTGTGTACACAACGGCTGCTGGCACAGACTACTCAGGTGGGACTTCAGTCATTGAGTATTGGAACGGCTCAGCGTGGACCGATACGGCCTACTTGATTACTTTGCGTAACGCCCCCTACAGCCCAACCAAGTTTGTCGACATCAATGCGTCTACCAGTTACCAGATCCGGATTGGCCCGACTTCTGGCTGGACGACGACCACGATTGACGGCCAGAACGCCTTTTGGCTGAGGTGGCGAATCACCTCGGCTATTACCACGGTCGGCCTGGCCGAACAGGTCAAACTCCACACCAGTCGGTTGGAAATCAACAGAGACGGCTTTGTCGAGTACTTTGGTACCGCGCGGACCATCATCACCCTGGACAACCTGTACAACAAGTTTCAGTCGGGCCCGATTACCAGCCCCGGTAACCAGGACCTGTTGGTGTCAGACACCTTGGTCTCCGGCTTCAACGAGAACGCTTTTTCGGGTACGCAGACCGAAAGCGCCGGGTTGTCGTTTGCCTTGCCCTTTGAAACCTGCACCAGTTGTCCGATGCGGCTCACCTGGCAGTTTCAGTGTGACTCCAGCGGAGGCAGAACTTCATGGACAATTCTGTGGGGCTTTGTCACTCCGTTCCAGGATGACAGCAGTTCGGTTAGCAGCGTGTTTTCCACCACTGGATCCGCGCCTGGCACTGGACCAAACCAACAGAGCACGACTTTGGTGGTCCCGACGGCGCCTACGGCCATTGTCGCCGACAAAGTCTACGGCGGTTCGGTATTGTTAGACATTCGAAACGTAATGGCCTGGCGAGACACTGGGACAGAGTTGGCCGACACCTTTTGGGTCACGATTCGACGGAACGGAGGGTCTGGCCTTGACACCAACAACTCGGACGCCAACGTGTTTGCGCTGTCCGGGTCAGTCTTAAAGTGGTGCGACGGGCGGTATGCGCCCATCACGGCCTAAAATGGTGCAGGGTTTTGGGCATGACCTGGTAGACCACGGTCTCAATACAAAATTAGGCAGTGGTTTGCCATGCTGCGACTTTGGAGGTACTTGACTGGGGCACGTGAACAGCACCAGCCGAACCGCATGGTCTCAGGGTTCAAGTATCTGGATGAGTGTCGACAGGCTGGCACGACAGGCAACAGGGCCATTACGGCCTGGGCATACACACTGCTGGACAGGATGAAGGGGTTCACGGATCGTGACTCGGTCCTACTGCGAGCCAATCCAGTAACCTTGGCCAAGGCGTGTTTGCGCGTGGCTGGGGAGATACACAAACCCTGTGAATGGTTGGAAACCGACCCGGAAGCCCTTGACCTAATTGCCGCCAACCTGGAGGCCTTTGCTCGGGCCACGCTGACTCCCACGGCTTGGGACTATGTTTGCGCTGTTCAGCCGGCAGTCAACAAGCGCAAAGCCTGGCGGTTGTGGATGGAGCGACGCTGCTGTGAATACGCCAAACCAGGTTCGCTGATTCATCGGTGGACCGACGATCCAGCCAAGGCTAAAACAGTGGCGTTGGAAATCATCAGGCTCCTGTTGGAAGACAGAGCGGCTGAGGCTACTTGGCCAGCCGGGTTTGACCGGGTTCATGTTGTGCCTAACTTTGCCAAGTTGGATCAGGTTCACCCAGGTGCAGTATGTCGGTTGTCAGGGTTCGGGTTTCGGTACCTCCGAATGCAGGCTCTGGCCGGTCATCCGATAACCAATGGGCTTGCTTTAGTTCCCCACGACGCCTGGCGGTATCGTTTGCAGACCTACCTTCGGCCCTATCGGCCCTTCACAGAGGCTTGTGCCCACCTGGGCTTGCAGTGTGTGTCCGTCATGGAGAAGTTTATGGACTACATGTACGACCTGCATCTCTGCAACCTCAAGTTTGGCGGGTTCGGGATGGACGATTTGGTGGTGACAGACATCAACGGCCAACCAACAATAGCCTTCCAGCCCAGCACATGCGAATTGGCCCAGCCCGAAATGGCGGTCGGGCAGCCAATCCTGGACTTTCGGGACCACTGGCCCGAGTGGTGGCCTGAAGTCTGCCAGTACGCCTACGTCAAGAACCCGAACCACCACGCCAAAATGGACACGTTTTGCACCGCGGTCGTGTGTCTGATGTTGTTGGCCCCGGCGGCCACGGCCAAGGCGTTGACCGGCGGAGGGTGGTGGACTGCGACCCGCGAAAGAATTAGGCAGGAGTTGCTGCGCGTCAGTCAAACAGAACTGGAGGCCGGTCTAACCAAGTGGATCGCCCCGGCCCTGCGCAAAATCAGCCGGCGCCCGGTGCTGATGGATTGGGTCGACGCCTACCCCGGTGTCAAACATAACTAGTCCCAAATACAATCCACGTTTTTATGCAGCAAACCTCAACAGGACATACCCAGGTTGTGAATGTGGACGGTGGCCCCTTTGGGCGCTGTTTTTTCGATGATTAACAGGTCAGCCCGGAAGTACTGTAGCCGGTCGGTCACGGTCTCTCGCAACAGACTGACCGAAGCCCGCATCGACCGGTCGTCGTGGTAGGTGCTTTTCAACGACTCCAACTTGGGGTGGGCCGCGGCGATGTCGTCCAGCAGGTGCGAGGTCTTTTGCTTGTTCTCGAAAATGGCTAGTTTCTGTTCCCGGGTGTTTTGGAATTGGCGGTACTTGCGGACCCGGGCGTCGACCAGTTGTTTTAGCAACAGGAAGGCGTCCTCAAACACCTGGCCAATGCGACTCAGGTCTTTGGAGCGACAGGCTCCAGTCCACCACCGCCGGGCGCCCTGAAACACTTGGTTGAAAGGTGCCACACTCAACTTCTGGTTGCTGCTGTCCAACCGGTCCCAGTCATTGAGGGCGCTGATGACTTTGAGGTTGTGCCGGACTTCTTCGAGGGTGTCGGCGTCGGGGTCTTCAGCCGGCTTGTTCAGGAGGGACAAAGGAGGTGGGGCCGGACGGGGCAGAAGCGTCGGGGCAACCTGTTCAACACGGGAAGTCGAACTAGTTTGGGGCGGTACGGAGGCTGCTGCAGTGGCCGTTGTCCCAACCGTTTGCGTGGCAGCCGGCGGAGACGTAATGACCGGCGAGACAGTATCGACACTGGCAGCAACGGCATTACACGACACAGGGAGATGCAACGGCGGAATTGGATTGCCTCTCGCCACTGAGGCCTCGGGAGTGACGGGTTGACTCTGGGGGCTTCCAAAATCTACGGGCGTGGCGAACCCGACAGGCGTGGCCAACCCGGACGCTTCAGACAGCACTTCCAATCCCATGGCCAACGGATCCTCCATTGAAAACACACAGGTTCGGTTGGCCGGAAATACAGTGTTTGTGACTCTTCGCAAATGCGACAAGCCACAACTTCAGTTTGTCTGGTCAGAACAGATTTACGGGGTGTACAGGGCCAACTTGTAGGGCTGACCGTTGATGCGAACTTCCAGGTACGTCGCGGGGTTGAGCATCGTCTGGGCGCCGGACGTGGCTTGGGGGGTCAGGCGCAACGGGGCTTCGGCTGAGCCCAACGCCAGGTCTCCGTCTTGTTTGGCCTCGGCAAAGGCACCTAGGGCCAGCCCGTATCGACACGTCGCAATTGGGGTGGCCTGGAACCCCAGACAGGTTGTGTACTTGCCTTTCTGGAGTTTGTCGCCTGCGCCGGCTCCGCAGGCCGTGTTGCCACTGCCTTGGGTCAACTTGCTCAAAGCGTCAGACCCGACTGCGCAGTTGCCGTCTTCCAGCGCCTCGGCCAGGGCTCGGTGGCCGACGGCCGTGTTGAAGGCCCCTTCGACCGTGGCGCCCAGCGAGTAAGGCCCGACAGACACATTGCCTAACCCGGTCTTGTTGCGCGCCTGGGACTTGTAGCCGAGGGCAACGATTTCGTCAACCTGCACTTCGCATAACGTGTCGTCGCCCAAAGCCAACACGTGGCTGCGCTCGCTCGCGTTGTGCATGGCGCGGGTACCGACGGCCACGCAGCCCTGGGAACCTCGCGCCCCCTTGGCCAAGGCCCCGTCGCCGGCCGCCAGGTTTGCGCTCTGGTTGCCCAAAAACAGAGAGTGTTGACGGCTGGCAACCAGCACTTCGGACCCGTGGAGCAAGGCGTTGCCGTGGCTGACGCTGAGGTTGGTGCACTCGACCAGCCCGGCAGGCGTGATGGACACGCTGCTGTTGCCCAACGTCGTGCGGTGGTTGTGACGTTGAAACACCGGCACGTGGTCAGGACTGCACGTTTCCGGGTGAGGCAACAACGTCGGCGGTAACCGGCCCCACCCTACCCGTCCTTCCGCGTTTTTGGCGACCAACACTTTTCCGGTCACGTTCTGGCTGTTGGGGTCCAGGGTCAGTTGGTTGGTCAGAAGTTGATTCGCCGTAACAGCAGCCAGGTTGGCCTGTTGACCAACGTGCAGATGGCTGGCGGTGGCATGTTCAGCCGTTAACTGGCGAGTTTCAATGACCTGACTGTCTAGGTGTTGGGTTTCTATGCAGCCCGCCACGGCGACACGACCTCCCTCCAGACGAAGCGCGTGTTCCTGGAGGTCCGCGACGCTTTCCGCCACGTCGGTAAGCGTGTCAACCACTTCGTCGTAGCGGTCTGACCCGACCGACTCTTCCGCGATCGTGGACAACAGGTCAGAATTGGAAGACTCGGGGGTTCGCACGGTTTTCCGCAGAGTCGCGGCTATTTCGGCCGAGGTTTGGATCAAGGCAGTTCGTTCCCGGTCGGCTTCCTCGAGTTCTGGGGGCTGGACCACCAGGCGACCGGCTGGGTCTACGCCTAAAGGTCGCCAGGCGGGAGTGGATTGAGTGGATTGAGTAAGCGGTTGGATGTCGGTTAACACTAACTTCTGGGCACTCAGGGTGGTGGCAACAATCTGGTCCAAGCAAAGTTGTTGGTCTCGAAACCGCACCGGAATCTCGGCTAGCGATTGACCGGTGTCATCGGCAAACACGGCCAGATGATGTTTGTGGACAGGGGTTGAGGTCAGTCCAGAACGCGAAACCGGGGTCGGCGCTACCGGAAGGTCGGCCCATTTGCCTCGGCCAAAGGCGTCACACGTTAGGAACCTGCCCTGGCGGGCGCCAATCGGGTCGTACAACTGCCGCGCCACGTCTGCCTGACTGGTACTCATGGCTCGTCGAGCCAGCGGCACCGGGTCGGGCACCGGTTCATCAAACTCGTGGACGGGGCTTGATGGCTGTCGTTCCTGGGTCGGCACTGACCAGTTGGGCTCACCGAATGAATCAGTGTCTCGCATCACACTCGCTTCGGCGATCCAGTCTGCTAGGTCCATGCCCCTATAGGTCAACCGGTTAGTTTGGATGGTCTCCGCCACCAGGTCTCCAACCACCTGTTTAGAAGCCGCTGCACTCTGATGTTTCGCATCTCGAGGCACCCAGCCAGCCAGATCTGTCATGGTTGGTTGGCGTATAGGCAGCAAAACAAGCCGACGAGTCTGGATTTATTTAGGTCGTCCAGGTGTTGGTCCAGTGGTGGACAGCCACGACTTCTGCCGAGTTTACCGGGTGTTGCGGGAACCCGGGGGCAACCTTGGAATAGAAAGCGTCGGGGGACAACACTACGACTTGGGCAGCCGCGTTCGGGTAGGTCCGGAGGGCGTCGTCCAACAGGCCCGGGCCGGTCGCCCGCAACACCTCGGAGGACGGCAGCGGGGTCGGGCCTAACCGACTACGCTGGAACGCCAGGTCCAACACGTGGCGCCAGAACGGGTGGCGGGGCGGGGAGTACATGATGGCGTTACCCACGCACCGGGCGCGACGGTAAACTTTGCGGGCCTGGACAAGAGGTTCCTGGCCCAAGATTACTTGGTCGGGGTACCGCCTCGTCAACTCGTGTAGCGACTGCTTCGGTTCGAAATCCAGGTCGATGTACCAGCCGCCATAAGTCCACAACACCAGGTAGCGCATCAAGTCGACCCGCTGGATTTGGTGGCGGTAGGATTTGAACAAGGCCTGAAACGCCGGGTGCACGGCCTGGACAAACTCGGCAATCCGTTGGTCGGTCCAAAACTCATACTGCCAGTCAGGGTGTAACCGCCGCCAGGCCTGTTGGAAAGGCCGATACACGGCCGGCGTGCCCGGACGCGTTAAGTCCTCGACTTTGTACGTCTGGTGCAGACACTGGACGCCCGGGCTGGCCATGTTGAATCAAAGTGTTTGTTCTAACGATGGCGCACCAGGTGAACCTGCCTGAAGGCATGGCCAACGCCCGCATTCCCAAGTTGTTGCACCAAACCTGGAAAGAGGCCAAAGTCCCGGCCAAGTTGGAGGCCTGTCAAAAGACGTGGCAACAGAATCACCCTTCCTGGGAGTACACCTTGTGGACAGACGAAGATCTGCGGAACTTGATTGAACAGGAGTTCAGTTGGTTCTTGCCCTACTACGACGCCTACCCGCACAACATCCAGCGGGTCGACGCCGCGCGCTACTTCATCATGTATCACTTTGGCGGGGTCTACGCCGACCTGGACATGCAGAGTTTGACGCCGCTGGACCCGTTGTTGGTCAAGTTTGGGGGAGTGGTGGTAGGCCAGGAAGGCCAACCCCACCACGACAACAGCCAACGGATCGGCAACGCCCTGTTGATTTCGTCCCGGCACCACCCGTTCTGGTTGAAGGTGTTTGCGGGGCTGATGGCCGAGGCTAGCAAGTCGGACCAGCACAAGTTGTCGACGACCTTTGTGACCACGGGGCCTTCCTTCCTCCACGAAGTTTACCAGAAGCACCCAGCCGGGGTAACCGTGATGCCCGCCGCCACGTTCTACCCTATGCCCTGGAAGAAGCCCGACGAACCGCTCAAGTTGGCCTCGCAGCGACAATACCCGAAAGCGTTTGCGGTGCACCACTGGGCGGGGACCTGGAGGAAGGAACCGGCCAAGTACCGGGTGACCTTACCGACGGAGGCCCAGGAACAGGTGACGCTGGTCTGTCCCCGCAAAAAGAAGCAAGGGTGGGGGATCATCGAAGAGACGATCCGTCAAGGCCAGTTGTATCGCCCCCAGTTGGTTGCGACCTGGGCCGGATTTCTGAGGCCCGGAGACACTGTTATCCACGCTGGCGCCTACACTGGGGCGCTGACAATCTGTCTGGCCCACCTCGTAAGCCCGACCGGCCACGTGCACGCCTTTGAACCCGACCAGTGGGCCCGAGAGTTGCTGTTGGAAGCGGTGCGGGCGAACCGGTTGAGCGAAAATGTCGACGTCTACGACTGCATGCCGGCCAGTCGGCAGATGTTGTTGTACCAGACCCGGAAACGCAACCCGCTGCGACCTCACCGTTTGGTCTGGCGCTCCACCCGCAGCGGGATTGCGGCGACCCAGGGTCAACCCTTAAACGGGTTGCAGTTGGACGCCTTAACACTGCTCCACCTGGATTGCAACGGGGAAGAGTACGGGGCTATTGAAGGGGCTCTGGCCCTAATTCGACGTTTCAGACCGGTCATTACCCTGGAAATGTGGGCAGACCAGAAGCGAACCCAATACGGGACCAGCATCCGAAGAGACCAGGTGATGTCATTGCTGGAACGAGAAGGGTACAGTCTTCAACCACTAGAACACTCTTACTACGTGGCTGTGCACCGGGGCGGGTAAAAAAACAAGCGTTGCCCACTCCTATGTATGTTCGATAAACCACACACTTTCTACCACGACTCTACCTCAACAAATGTTCAACTTTGGCGCTGCAAAGGTTGGTCGTGATGGGGCCCAGTCCAAACCGATGATCATCAACAACCTGCCCCGCCGTCGGGCGATCTACCAACCGATTGACCCTTCCAGTGGGGAATCCATCGGGGCCGAGGACGACCGGCCGTACGCCCACACTGGGACTTTTGACCTGGAGGTCGCGGTGGTCAAGTACAGCCTGAACGCCAAACAGCGGGCTTTCCTGGAAAAGTTGCAGATTACCGAGGAGGAGCAGTGGCGCATCAGGCGATATGCCCAGCGAACCCCCGAGTGGCACGCGGCCCGCAAGCCCCGCATTACGATGTCCCGAATGGGGTCGGTCATGGGGCACAACCCGTACAAGTCAGCCCGGATGATGCTGAAGGATTCGCTCTGGGGCGGCTTCACCGGCAACGCGGCGACCCAATGGGGCTGCGACTTTGAGGACACGGCCGAGATCATGTACAACCGTTTTATGCGGAAACACCTGCAGGTCGACGGGGCCCCACCCCCCAAATTCGTCACCACTCACGCCGGGCTGATTGTGCCTCGGCAGTTTCCCTGGGCCGGGGTGTCTGTTGACGGTCTGGTCTTTGACGACACGCAGCCGGACGGCCTCAAGTTTGGCGGCCTGGAGATCAAGTGTCCCTTTGGCAAATCGTTGTATGAATGCATTCCAGCCTACTACTACGACCAGATCCAGGGTTCGATGGGCTTCTTGGGTCTCCCCTGGTGGGATTTTGTGGTCTGGACCCCGACATCCCAACAGATTCGTCGTGTGCCGTTCAACCAGGACTATTGGGACAACCACATGTTTCCCACCGTGGAAAAGTTTTACATGACGGAGATGCTGCCGGCGCTGGTGGCCAAAGAGGAAGGCAGTCTGGACCATGGGTGTGTCAAACCCCGCCTCATCATTGACCCCGCCGACATGCCTCCGCTGGACTTGGCTATTCCTGACGCCAAACCTCGGTTGACGGCGCTAGATCACGCCGAGAACCTGGACAAGTCTGCACCTGTCCCAACCATGAAACGCAAACGCCCTGCCTTCAATCTTACAATGGCGTCATAAATGTTGTTTACTGGGCCAATACACTGTCGTAGACCTTGGAGTAGGATTCGAGGTAGGGTTGAGTTTTGAAGACGTTGGATTTGGCCTGGCCCTTGTAGGCGACACAGGGGGTGCGCGCCAAGAGCCAAGTGGACAACCTCACTTCCACTCCAGGTTGCCGGCGGGCCGAGCCGGGCTGGACAGAGTGAAAGGTCTGGTAACCTTCGTCCCAGAAAGCGTAGACGTCGGCCAACCACCGGCCAAACTTGTCGGTCTGGCGACTGGTGTGCAGCACCACGGTTTTGTTGAGCAAGGTTTGAACCAGGACCTGTTTGCACCGCTGGGCGTGGTGTTTCTCGAGTTGATGGGTGGTCCGCAGTTCTGGGGCGTCTACGCCTTCCAACCGCACCTTGACTTCCCGCCAGGGTTCAGTCTCGGTGACAGGGACCACTGTCAAAGTGTCTCCGTCGTACACGTCCACCACCTGGGCCAGAAAGCGTTTGTTGCGGCGGTCGGGGGTGGGAAAATGTCCCAACTTGGCCTGTTGCAGAGCCTGGCATTGGGCTTGGGTTACTGGCCAGTCAACATGCAGCGGAAACTCGCACCGAGTGGCGTCGGTCGGTTGGGACAAGCAGCAGCCCATGTTGGTGGTTTGGTGTTTACTTTGGCTTTGGGTTGGCCTACATGTACATTGCACTCACCGCCTGGGCCCCACAGCGCGCCCCGGCCAGAGGCACGGCGTCCATGGCCGTGTAGGAGGCTGGCAGCGGGGACCGTTCGGAAATAAGCACCTGAGCGGCCTTGGTCGGAGTTGGGCTGTAGGTGCCAGGGATGGGGGAGAACAACGTCGACATGTAATGGGCCTGGTACATGGCGGGTTGTTGGCGGTAAGGCACCCCCGACGGCCCACCCGGACACACACAGTTGTTGTTCACCCCGTTGGCCCCGCTCGTGCAGACCATGTTGGCCTTGTACGGCGTCTCCCGATTGCTGAACAGCACTTCTCGGTGCAACTGGGGCATCACCATCACGTTGTTTACGGCGTCACCGGTGAAGGCCCCGGTCACGAAACTGCCGGTCTGCGGCGAAGGACTTTCCAACGCCTGGGTCGAAATCGGCGCCCCGGTGGCCGGGTACTGAGGGTTGGTACGGTACGTGGACATGGCTGCAAACGCGACGACCTGCAACTGGGTTTGACACCAGAGCGGTAGATAAAATTCGCGATCCACAAAGTGCAGGGGGTTGTTTTATTCGTCAGGTCCAGGCCCGTCCCGGTAACAGGGTTTGTAGGCCTGGCCGTCATGGAAGAGTTGCTTCGCCGACAAACCGCAAACACTGGGTTGTCGTATCTGCGAAATGGCACGGCAAGCCGAGAACACTCGCTACAGCAACAAGCACCCCTGAAACAGCAACAATCTGGACTACGGAGGTCACGGAGTCTTTTTGCGTCTGGTTCCGACTCGCCGGAGGTATCGACTCGGTTTGGTCTGACGAGACTGTTGGGTCGGTTGTCCCACAGGTTCGGGCCCCAAACTTCAGGCTTGAGCAGCGTTGGCCGGCATTTGCGGGATCTGCATCGTGTTGCTTGAAACCGGTTGAGGCCGAGGGATAGACAGGATCGGAGGCGGTGGTCGCTTGGGGGCGGGTACTGGAACCTGTCTTGTTGGTTGGAGTGGAGCAGGTGGAGTGGTTGCTGGCTGTTGAGCAGGTTGGGCTGCGGGCGGCGGTACAACGGGCTCAAAGGTCGGCCGGTGAGGAGGCAACTCGATTTGCTGGGTCGTCAAGGTGTTGGGTTGGTTAGGATCAATGTTGGGTGGCGGCAACCCCTGAATCACGTTCGGATTGCTTTTGGGTTTCGGAGGCTGGGGTTGTTGGACAGGCTGAACAGGTTGACTAGGCGGCGTCCCAAGCGGCTGCACAGACTTGTTTAGGTTGTCAGGTTGCTGTGGTTGTGGTTGAGCATAGGTCACCGCGGTCTGGACTTGCTGCGGCGGCTGTTGCGCAATCGTAGCCTGCTGCGGTGGTTGCAATGGCCTGGATTGAGGCGTTACGTTCATCGGCTGCACCACCGGGTAGCCAGCCGGGTCGCTTCCCCTCGGCAACAGCGGCGCCACTAACGGGGCGTCAAAGGCCGTAAACTCCAGCACCATGTGGCGGCCTAGCATCTCGACGTACTTTTGCAAGGTCTGGAGACACGCTGCGCCCGGAAACATCTCGCCGGTCGACGGCTTCACCAAAAACGGCACACCCGTCAACCACTGCGGCGTGTAGGTCAACTTGTTCACGTCCTGGACGGCAATTTTGCTGCCTCTCGGCACCAGGCGCATGGCCCGGATACTGGACTCATGGTCGGGCTTGATGTACAGGATGTAAAAGTACGCGGCGGACGCCGGTTGGCCTGAATTCATGCTTCAAACAGACCAGGCTTGTCACGACACGTTTTGCTTGTGAAAGCAGGCCCTGTTGATCTGTCGGCAGTCCCAACTTAACCCCGTGAACACGACAGCGTACTGTCGGAACCCATCTTGTTACAACACCCTGCACCAATTAGTGCGATTTATTGGCCAATCGTCTGCTTCGTCGCACTGCTTCACATTCTTCATGCACAACCACCGGGTCAGGTGCGACTTTCGGCTGTTTCACGACTGACTGGTTTGGCACGGCACCAGGGTTAAGCGTGGCTTCCCGCTGTTTGACAGGTTTAACGGGACTAGACACGTGACCGGCCGTGAACCGCGAAGGGGCGTTGGCCGGGTTTGACACTGTCGGTACAGTCCCTGACGCTGGGATAAAACGCCGTCTGGCAAAGTTCCAGCGCTCCTTCATGAGTTTCAGGTAGGCTGGGTTAGGCATCAGGTCCAAATAAGTCTGCCAGGTGGTGACGAGGTGGCCCGAGGGGTGTCTCCACTGGCACTCAAACTGCACCTCATACCCGGTGCCAAACTGATCACCGGCCGTGATATCCACCAGGTCAGGGTCTGGGTATTGCTCCTGTTGATTGCGAAAAGGACGTTGGAAATAGGCATGCAGCGTTTTGGTCGTCCATTCTTCGGTCGACAACCGGTGAACGTCGGCCCATTCCAGGGTGCGGAAATGCTGCAGACTTTCCTCAAAGGCTTCCCAGGTGGTGGGAGGCCTGACAGTGGGCTCGGTGGCGGGCAAACCTGGTGTAGCCTTGGTTTCGGCTTTCGACGCTGCATCTGGGGCCTGACCGGCCAACGGCACCGGGTCCATCTTAACACGTGGGTTAGGCAACCTGTTTACCCTAACGGGGACAGCGTTCTTGGCTTGCCGTGAATGCGTCAACCCAGGCGGTAGTGTTCCGGCCATTTGCCAGGCGTGTGGATCGCCGGTAAACCCGCCTAGCCGTTTCAGGATGTGGTGCCAGGCGGTGCCAATAGCCAGCCCGCTGTAGACTTTCCACCCAACCCGACCCGGGTCATCCGGTAGGTCCGGAAAGCGGCGGCGGTGTTCTTGGTAAGCGGCATCCAAACAACAGAATCGCAAGCCACCCAGCAACTCAACACCGCACTGCGACGCGGTGACCCAGTCGAGGTACCCTCCTAACTGCCTGTGCCGATCATACAGCGGGAGACGAACAGAGGGTGGCGGCATTGACGCAGAACCTGGGTTTGGCGTATGCGCAAAGTAACGCCAAGGCCAGAACCAATGAGTTCAGCAAAGTTTAACCCGGCCGTTTGGGAATATCCGCGACTTGTTGACAAACGTCAACCAACCATGACGTCCTCCGCCGCCCATGATCTGCCTTCGCTGTCGGTATTGTTGGCTGAACTGTCCACAATGCAGAGTGTCCTGGAAGACCAGAAGGGCGCCGAAGGCTTGTTGACCCAACAGAAAGAACTCATCTGCATGCTCAATTTGGTGCGGAAGGCGCAACTGCAAACGGCCTTGAACGAGTACTATTGTGATGAATGTCGGCCGTGTACCAGCACAACTCCAGAGGAGGAGGAGGAGGCTACTACGACTGACGCTGGAACCGAGGGATAGTTGTCGTGCTTAGATAAAACCCTGTTTATGTAAACGCGTGACGTCGGATCCAAATGTTGAGGCCATGTTTGACGCTGCAGGTCGGGGGGTCGCCGCCGTGCAGTAGCCGGGGGTCTTCCTGGCCGCTGGTGGTGACGTTGGGAAAGTAGACGGCAGTGCCTCGTTTCGGGAACACCTTGAGCCCCAACTTGGGGAACGAGGTCGACCCGCCCTTGTCCTTGGCGTCCAGGTCGTTCAGGTACACAAACAGAGTGGCGACTCGCTGTCCCCCTCTTTGCAGGGCCTGGTCGGTACCTTCGGCGCCCGGCACAAAGTAGTCAAAGTGGGGGCGGTAGAACTGGGCCCGGGTGTAGCGTACGACCTGGAGAGGTTCAACGTTGGCCAACGGCAAATGGGTCACCGCCGCCACCCGTTCCTCGATTTTACGGACCAGGGCGTCTTGGTGGCGGGTCAGGGCCGTCGAAGAAGAGGTCCGGTCTGGCGAGATCTCGTTGTCGGTTCCTTGAACAGTGGACCGTTTGAAGACGCCGTGCTGACCCAACTTGATCATGTGTGCACACTCGGTCGGACTCAAAAAGTTGTGCAGCAACATAACCCGAGGTTCGTCCTGCAGAATCTCCCAAGTCATGCGGGGACTGGCCGGGACATGTACCGACACGTTGCGCACCGCCGGGCGTCGTTGGCGCCCAATCCATACGCCTACTCCAACCGCTGCGCCTAACAGGATAACCCCAGCAACCACTGCCAGCACAATCTGTGCCGTACGGTTAGCCCTGGGTTTAGAGGTCCTTGCCAATGTAGAGGGTTGACCAGGCCGATCCATTTGTAGCAAAAACGACAAGCCAGGTTCTTTGATTTACTTTGTTCCCTCCAGCCACAATGCCTTCGGTGGCCGAATCCGCGGTCATCGCGGTGGGGGCCGTCGCGCTGTTGGCGTTGGTGTCGGCCATTTTGCACCTGACGGTGTGGTCGGACGCTCACGCCTTTGTGCCGCGCCGGCTGTGCAAGGTGCAGCCCGCCGCCTTGACGATCAGCGGGGTGCGGTACTTGGCGCAAGCCGCCGACGACCCCGACGTGTTGGATGTTGTGACCCAGCGTTTAACCTGTCACCTGTGTCGACTGGCCCACGTGCTCCACTGCTTCGTCTACCTGCGCAAGCCGGTAGGCGGGCACGGCTACCTGGAAGGGGTACTCGACCCGGCCAAGTCAGACGTCCCGGACGCAGTGTATGAGGTCCTGTTGGCCCAAGCGCCGGCCGAAATCCGGGTGTGGAAGTTCCCCAACCGCCAATCTCCGCCTCGCCGCGTCTACCAGTTAGGTCCAGGTGACCTGTTTCTGTTCAGCAAAGACCCTTGGACCACGGTAGAATGGGAAAGCGAACAGGCCTTGTGGCGATTTGCCTTTGGTACCTGCCCGATGCCTCGTCGCACAGCGCGTCTGCGGGAAGAGCGCCACCTGTACAACCGTCGATGGAGCCGCCGGGCCGGGTGTTGAAGTAAACCGATGACGGACGCGACAGCCTCAGAATCCTCAGCAGTCTCCACGGCGTCTGCGGCGGCTCCGCCGTCCATCCCGCCGGTCGAATGGGGGCCTTCGGTGTGGGCTGCGATTCACTGGATCGCGGCGGGGTACCCGGCCGAGCCGACGCCCGACGACAAGGCCCAGGTGTTGGGGTTCTTCGGGGCCCTGGGAAAGGTGTTGCCTTGCCACGAGTGTCGCCAGCACTTTCAGCAAATGCTGGTAGATCACCCGGTACAGGAGGCCTACCATTCGGGGAAATCTCTGCGGACCTACGCCGTGCATTTGCACAACCTGGTTACGGCCCGCACACAGGGTCGCGAGGCGGAGGCACCGTGGACGCTACAGGACGCCGACTTGACCTACCCACCCGCCGACGACCAGGACTCCACGGGGCCTCCGGCTCTGCCTGACGAAAAGAACCCTGCGCCCATCAAGGTCAAGCCAAAACAACCCTGGAAAGTTACCCAGGCCAACAAACTGGCGATGGGCACCGTGCAAGGCAAAGCCCCCGCAGCCCCCAAACCGAAACTCCGCACGTTGAGTCGGCGCACGGCCTACAAAACCACCCAAAACATCATTGCGGCCCGCAACGCGGCTCGACCCCTCAAACGCAAATGTTCGGGGTGCAAGCGCCAGCGACCGGCCAGCATTTGGTAGACGCTGTAGACGCTGCACGACGGGTTGGGATGGCCTGTGAGTTATCGGTTCTATGTCAACCAGTCCCCCAATAAAACATGTCCTCTGTTAGCCGCGTGTTTCGCTATCGCTGTCCGAGGAAGCCGCAGAAGGGCAAATACTTGGTCGAAGAACAGGAGTGGGACCTGGCCGAATCCAAGATGAAGCCAGAAGTTCACCAGTACCCGTTAACCCACCGGCAAGTCCAAGCCTGGTTTGGACGACCGCCCTCTCACTTTGGGCCTTGCCGAGCGGTGTGGTTTCGAGACGCGGAGGCGCCGCTCCAGCCCTGGCTCGACAAAACCTGGGTCGGTTGTGTTGCCGAAGCCAGACTGTTGGACCAACCCCATGAAGAAGATTACGCGTGTGTCCAACAGTTGCGGAACCCGACAGAGCGTAATGTCGAAACCCGCCCTCAACCTGAAGTCCGGTCCAAGACGCTGGTGCTGGACCCTAGGTTGGCTACCCTGGAAAAATAAACAAGGCAATGGCGACACCAACGACGGCCTTGCAAGTGTTACCCCTAGAAGACCCGCCGGCCTGTCGAATGACGGCCTTTCGCGCCAAGTACTCTGTGAGCCAGCGACGCGCATACGCCGAGGCCAAGCGCAACACCTACCCCGACAAGGTGCCGGTTTTTTTGGAGGCCCTGGGGGCTCGGTTCGCCGATAAAGCGGCGCCTCGCTTGAACAAGTGCAAGTTTTGTGTGTCGGCGGATGACACGTTTGCGCAGTTTGTGTGGTTTATTCGGAAGCACATTCGTCTGCCCGATTCGGATGCTCTGCATTGGTTTGTTGGGGCGCCAGACCAAAGAGCCCAGATGCCAGCCAACCACATGTTGATGTCGCAGGTGTATGCGGAAGGTCAGGACCCGGACGATCAGTTTCTGTATGTGCGCTATGGCCGGGAGACCACGTTTGGAGCCGATGGGGGTGAACCCCATAATGACGTGGTTCAAGTGGCCCAGGCTGTCCAGGCTTCCCAGGCACCGCTCTGTCTGTTGGCAGGGCGGTTGTGGTTAGGCGCCCGGGAGGTCAGTCAGAACCGCGCTTGGGGGAGACAGCAGGGAATTACCCACGTTGTCAACTGCACAACGTCCGAGTTGACGCAGATCCCGGTCGCCCCGCACGCCCAAGTGTTGACGTTGAGGTTGAGCAACCGGCCGAGTTTGACCCCAGACCAACTGGACCAGACAATGAGTCACGCTTGTCGGTTCATCGACCGGGCGCTCAAGCACCGCGGCAAAGTACTGTTGTTGGGGCGAGAAGGGCGCAGCCGGGGCCCGGCAGTCGCGGTCGCGTACCTGGTGAGGTACTTGGGGATGACTTCCACCCACGCCCTGACCATGGTCAAACACGTCCAACCTGTATTGGAAGTGACCGAGGCCTTTGGCGCGCACCCGTGTCCTGCGTGATAGGTTCTCTGATTTATCGGTGAACCGACAATCCAGGGTTTGTGCCTCGCCGCGCGTACTTTGGGACTTGTCCAGATACGCCAAACCAGGTTCTCTGATTTATCGGTGAACCAACAACCCAGTGTTTGTGGCTCCGCGTTCTGGACCGGTACGACCTAATCGGTTTCGACCAAGGCCGACAACGAAAGGTGTATAAACAGATTCGCTGATTCTTTACGACTCATCCAGATACGCCAACCCAGCGATGAGTACTCTTGGGTTTCACGGGGAACAGCCTTCAGATGCGATGACCAGCGGTCTGTCTCGGCGCCGGCGACGTCGCAGAGTGGGGTTGCCGAACGCTACAAACCCGGCCTCCTCGTTGACCCCGGCGCAGGGCAGCGGGTTTCAGCCTCCCGCCTTGAATCGTCAACCCCAATACCAACCAGCCCCGGCTGTACTGAGGCCTCAGGGCGCAACAAGCAACTTTCAACCTTCCTCGACGGGTCTCCAACCGGTCAACGCCCGTCGGGTGACTCGCAGTGTGCGTCAACAACAGCAGCAACAACCTCAACCGACCTACACCCAACCCGACACAACTGAAGAGTCACGCAGTGCCTTGCAGCGGTGGAAGGCTCAGACCACCGGGTCACCTGCGCTTTCTCGGCTGCCACCGAAGCAGCAAGTGCGTGAGGCACCGGTTGCCCCAGTAGATTCTGTGACACGAGTCGCCCCAGCCCCCGTTGACCCCCAGATCCAAACCGAACTGAAAAGTCTGCGAGACGAACTGAAGCAGACCACAGGCCACGTCCAACAACTGTTGCTGCAACAAACCCAACAGGACGAAAAACTCAAGAACTTTGAGGTGACGCTGCGGTCGACGCTCGGTACCTTGGACGAGTTGAAGCAGCAACACGACGACGTGGTCAGTCGCACCCAACTGGCCGACATGGCCGACAACATTCGCAAAAGCATCCAGAGCGCGGCCAACACGGTGTCGAACAACACCTACTGGTGTTACGGCAAAACCACCCGCAAGACGCCGATGTTTGAGACCCCTAGTTTCAAGAGTCGACAGCAGCACACATACAGCACCGGCGACCGCATTCTGCTGACAATGCCGATGGCCCAGAACGCCGAAGGCTACTGGTTGAAGGCGCGGCGGGTGACCAAACAGGCTGAATTTGTCGTGGGGTATGTACCGGTCATGGCCTGGACCCCCGAGGTGATTCAAGCGGCGGCTGAAGCCCAAACCCGTCCGACCGACAGTGACCTGGTTACATACGTCGGCGATTTCCGGTTCGACGGAGAGAACAGCGTGTAAGGTGAGAAACCCAGACTTGGTTGTTGGGCCCGATAAATACACTGTGTGGTTTGAGTTTCATTTCGCGAAGGGGCGAGCAATAGCGTTTGAGGCCCGACAATGACCACTCTGCCTCGTATGCGCAAACTGCTGACTGACGCGGTCAGTCTAGCCACCGCGGCCTACCACGAGAGCAGTCACCCGACCTGTCGCACCAGTGTGTCCTGGTTTCACGCGACCAATAAGGTTAAGGCCGCCAAAGATATCTGGTCGTTGCAGCCGGAGGCTCTCAAAAACACGGTTCAATTGACGGGGCTGGAATCTCGGATGTTGCGGTCGGGGCAGCCAGTAGGGTACCGTTTGTCGTTGGTCGGCACCCAGTCGGAGGTCACAACTGACCCACCGCCGAAGCCGGCAACGACCCTGTTTGATCCCCTGGAAGCGCTCCAGGAAGAACTAGCCGAAACCAAAGCGAGGCTACAGACCCTGGAAGAGACTCACGCCAGTTGCCCCTCCCCCGACTTTTGCGCCCAAACCCTGGTGAGGATAGAAACGCTCCGGGACCAACGAAGCATTTTGGACGAACAAGTACGACAACTGGAGCAGGATCTGGTCAACCAACGCCTCCAGTTTCACAATGACCTGGAGGACGAGAAAGTCCGGACCCGCCAGGCTGAGGCCCGGTTGGAACGGTTGCAGGCTCAACGAACCCAGGACCTAACCCAGGCGGACGAGGTCGCCCACCGCCAGCACCAATGCCTGGGGGCCACGGAACACCAATTGGTCGTCCTGAAACGCTTTGTTCGGGTGATGATTTCCGGCGCCACCGAGGAGCAGGTCGCCAAGGTGCAACAAACCATGTCCCCAGAAGAATTGCAGAGTTTGGCAGATGTATTTGAACCGGGTTAGCCTCGGTTGTCTGTTACATACAATTTGAGCCTTTGCTGTTGAAACACCCCCAGTCTGATTCATCCTTGTAGCAGCGGCAGTTGTAGCCGTCGGCCAGGCATTGCGGTTGGTAGCCGCCCTGTTGAAAGTTGCACTTGTTGCGTCTCAAGGCGCCCCCGGCACAATCGCAGGCGCCGTAGACGGTCTGCGGGTCGGAGTAGTAGGGGCTGTAGGAATCGGCAATGGCTGGCCATACCTGGCCAAGCGTGTTGAACCCGGTGCGGTAGGGCCAAAACCCAAAGGGCCAGTTGGTGTGGCTGCGACCTCCGCCCTGACCCGCCAACCGGTAAGACGGAAACAGGGTCCCTTCCGAACCGACGGTGAGACGAGACATGTTTGGCTATTCAGTAACCAGGCTAAAGGTAACTGTAACAAACTTTGTCTGGGGGCTTGTTGTATTTGCGACGTGTCACAAACACTGTCGTCGGTCCACCGATGTATCAGCCAACCTCCCGCCCTAAAACCCTGTTTCATCAGGTCAAGGCCCAGGTGGGTCGGTTTGCGGCCTACTGCCGGTTAGGCAAGTACGCCCAGCAACATGGGCAACCGGCACAGGCCCGGGGCTTGAAGCGCCAGGCCAACGCCACTTTGGACGACGCGCGGCAGTTGGCCAGGCGATTGACTCCAGCCCAGTTTCACAAATTGAGCAGTCCGATCCAGGAGGCCTTGCTCAAAGGGACAGTGCCACCGGTCAAACGGCGGCGAACGAGAAAGTTGTTGCAGGCCCAACCCGCGCGCATTGTCTACAAGCAAGTCTACAAGAAGGCAGACACCAAGCACTGGCAACAACAACTGCAGCGGGCGACCCGTCAGACCCGAGAGGCCAGCGAGAAGGCGTTAATGTGTCACGCCGAACACCAGCGAAGTCAACGGCACATCGCTCAGTTAACCCAACAACTTCAACAAGCCCAACAACACGTGGTCGATTTGGCCGAGACCAAGGTCCAGATCCAACGGGCCCAACAGCAACTGGTTAATTTGCAACAAGTCGAACGGCAAAAGACTGCGCTGACGCAAGAAACCGAGGACCTGCAGCGCCAACTCCGCCAGAGTCGCACCCGCCACGACCAACAGGAAGCCCAGTTGCGCCGACAATTGGAAGACATACAACAAGCCCAAGTCATCGCCCAGGGCACTTTAACCCGAGCCGAGAATCGCTGGCGCTCGGCCCAACGTCAGGCTGAAACCTGCGAACAAAAACTCGAGAGTCATGTGGCTGATATTGCTGCCCATGAGCAGAAAGCACAGCGCTGCGCCGATCAGTTGAAAGCGACCCGGACCAGCCTAACTCAAGCCGAAAAATGGTGGCGCTCAGCCCAACGTCAGGCTAAAACCTGCAAACAAGAATTTCAGGATCATTTGGCTAACATTGCTGCCCGCGACCGGAAAGTGCAGCACTGCTCCCATCAGTTGAAAGCAGCCCGGGACCAACTCTTTGATCTGGAGACCCAACGCGAGGGTTTACGAACCAGCCTGGAAGCCAGTCGGAAACAGACCCAAAAGAGCAAGGCCCGCAACAAAGAGTTGCAACGAAGGCTGTACAACTCAGACCAACTGTTGGCAGAGTCTGAACAGCAGGACAATCAGCAGCAGATTCGTTTGATCCCCGACAATCCGGAACTGCGCCACGTGTTGCGGATGGCGTTGGAGTACCAGGCTCGGCATCCAGGCGATCCAGGCACTGGCCGAGCAATGTTGGAAGAGACGCAACCGTTGGGACGCTGGATGAGTTCCGCTGAGCCTGGGTTGAGAGGCCAGGCCTTAGCCTTGCTTAGTTACAACGACTTTGTCCGGGACCCGTCCCTGCGCGAGTTGGTGACCAACGGGCTCTAGGCGTTTTGGCTTCGTTGGTGTTCTCGGCTTGCCGTGCCTGCTGTCGAGCATACATCGACCCGGCCTCTTTGGATTCGTCCACGTCGTCAGGGTTGAGCAGGGTCAGGCGGTTCTCCTCGTTGGCCTCTTGGGTCTGCCTGACTTGTCGCCTGGGCACTTGTGACTGACGCTCGGTTCCCAGAATCCAGTCTGTCAGGCCCACCACGCCAAAGTTTTGGGTACAATCCCAGTGGTGCCAGCAGTGGTGAGCGGCCCCGGGGACACCAACCAGGCCGCTGTGAGACAGCGTGGCGTAGGTCGTGGAGGCCACGACAAAGATGTAACAGACCGTGAAAGACGGTTGAACGACATAAATCGGCAGAGCCACGGCCAAAGTGTTGAGAAACAGCCCTTCGATCACGTGACAGTCCAACGTGTGCCAGGCGGTAGGTAACAGGGTTCGGTGGTGGACCCCGTGAAGCCGTCGAAGTCCCCCAATTTGGTGAAAGGTTTGGTGCATGGCGGTGAAATACAAGTCCCCCAAGACCGGCAACAGGACAAAATGCCACCAAACAATCGGGGTGCCAGCAGCCGCCTGCCAAAAGTTTTCGACCTGGTCCCAACCTAGGACCAACCAAGGCACAATAAACAGATTGACCAACACGGCCCCTAGACTGCAGCGTTGGGTCACCGATCGTAAATTGGAGCCCCGACGTCGTTGGTACTGCGGCAACGGGGCAATTTCTGGGAAAGACCATAACCAGTCACAAAAGAGCGCGGTAAGCGTGTAGGCCACGGCGTAGCCTAACCACAGCGAAAATCCCAAGGTGCCTGGCCATGTCGGCAACAGACACAGCACTGTCAGCAAGGTCGCCGGAATCCACAGGTTGGTGTGGCGGAGCGGATTGTCCCACTGAATCGGTTGCAGAGCCATCATCAGGGTGACCCACACGAGGAGAAGCGCCAGCATTGGTTCGGTGTATGGCCCCGTACAAACACTGGATGCAAGTCGGGTTGCCGATTTATACAGGTCGGGTGGTTGTGGCAAGCCGAGAACAGTGTTTGTGACCCGTCGCAAATACGACAAGCCACTGTCGAAACTTGTCCAGATATGACAACTCGCTAACAGCGTTTTCGATGCGGTAAAATGCGCCACTCGCAGTACAAGGAGAGCCGTAAATCTGGATCAATGGGTTGTCGGCAAACCGACAAATCAGCAAACCCAGTGTTCTCGGCTTGCCGTGAAGACGCCAACCCAGTCTGGTTCGGAGCCAAATCGAACCACTGGAACAAGTCTGGGCCGACCATAACGGTCAGAGACGGAGCGCCATTGACCAGGTCTGTCAGGACTTGACGTTGATATTGGCATTGCGCGCGCGAGCCGACCGGTTGACCATCGGCGTCTACCACTTCGACCCGGTCAAACACGAGTCGGTAACCTGTCCAGTCTGGGTTTTCCCAAGTGACACGGTCTCCCCACTGCGCAAAGCGGCGGTGCACCCTGTTGGGGTTTGGCACGCCGGTCGGGCTAGCAAACCACCAGCCTAGGCCGACACTAAGCGACACGGCCAACGCCGCCAGCGCGGTTTCCACTAACATTGGTTGGGCGTATTCACGGCAAGCCGAGAACACACTCTTCAGGACGTTTATTGTGTTACGCGATGTGCCCGGTGTCAGAGTGGACTGGCACGACATAGCAAAGCGACGGGTAGGCAGTCAAGGCTTTAACCGCCCCGGCGTCGTGCATCCGAGCCACGTACACGTCCACCGGGTCCAGGTAAGGGCGACACCTGGCCAACAGCCGGCTAGCCCCCTGCCAGGTCAGCGCGTAGGCAAACAGCCCTGACAGCCCTCGGGCTTTGGCGACGCGCCGGGTAACCTTGCCAGCGTGTTTCTCTTGCCCTCTCCCTAAATACAACATATCCCAGGTCAGGCCGTGCTGTTCGATTTCCTCCATCACTCGGGTCCAAGATTGGCTAAACTTGAGGCTGTGGCGAATGTTGGCGTCGTCCTCCAGAATCAACATAAGCGGAATGTGCTGGTCCACCTGGTGTTGCCAGAGACGCACGTGGCTGTCGTAACACCCGATCTGGCCCCGGATCATTTTGGAAAACGGAGACACGGTGCGGTTGCGGACCCACTGCTTCCGGTCCAACAGACTTCCGTCGGTCGCCGGCCAGTGCTGGACGTGTTGGGCCCAGGGACCTAACCGGGCCATCATCCCGGCCTGTCTCTGTTCTCGCATACTGATGCTGTACGCGCTTCCAAATGTCTCTGGCCAAGGCAACACCCGGTCGACGCACAAAAGTTCCCCGGTTTGGTTGACGGCGTCCGGACCGGCCAACCGGTTCTTGACCCTGATGCGTTCTTCTTTGCGCAGCCGCCTGGCTTCCAGTTGTTCGGGGGTCAAGGTTTTGGGTTTGATCCGACCTGCTGCATGCCTTGGTTGCACGCGTCGCACGTGGCCGGCGAAACTGTCCATCGCGGGTGGCGGAATTGGCGACTCGTGGACTGGCGACTCGTGGATTGTCGTATTCACGGCAAGCCGAGAACACTCTGTCGGTTTATCCTTTTGGTTGTCCGCCTGCTGATGCTCCGGTTTAGGCCCCCAACGCTGGCGGCGAAGTTCCAGCAATAACTGGGTCACTTCTTTCGCCCCAGCCAACTTGTTGACCGACAGCGGCCTGGCGGCTTTGAACTTGAGGCCTGTCGGGGCCCGTAAATTCCACTTTGGCTCTGGTTCCAGGTCCGCCAACGCTAGGATGCGACTTGTCCGTTTGGCCTGCAAAGTAACTGGTTTTCGCGGACGGTTGATGAACTTCTGCAAGTCGGTCATGATGTCCCGTACAGGTTCGTCAAGTTCGTCAGGTTCAACTTGGTTTGGCTCCGAACCACTAACAGGACGCCGTGGGTTGCGGCTGCTCCGCAGCATACGCTGGTACTTGGCTTGCATTCTGGACATCGTGGGTTGGCGTATTCACGGCAAGCCGAGAACACTCTAGACAAAAGTCAACAACAAACTCAACAACTCCAAATGGTCGTAGTGGGCTACACCGATGGGGCCGGGTACTTTATCTCCTACTTTGTCGCGGTGTTCAAGCGGCTGTTTGACAAGCAGCGCGTGGTCTTTGCCGAGAACCCGCCCGCCAACCCAGACCTGTTGATTTACAGCGTGTTTGGCGACCGGCACAAGCGGTACACCTGCAAGAAAGTGTTGGTGTCCGGAGAACCGACCACCACGATCGGCAAACTGGCTGACCTGTTGTTGGACTGTAAGGACGTGGTAGGTTTGCGGTCTCACGACGTGCCGATGGCCTACCTGCCGTTCTACGTCCTGTCCTTTGAGGAAAGGTGGCAGAACCGGCCCGAGGACCTGCTCAAGACCCCCGACTTTGCCACTCGCACGGCGCCGACCAAGACCAAGTTTTGCGCCTTTCTCTACAGCAAGGAGGTCGAGTTTCGGAACCGGCTGTTTGACGCGCTGTCCAGGCAGAAGCAGGTAGACGCCCTCGGTAAGGCGCGCAACGTCCACAAGACCCGCACCGACCGCGGCGCCTACCGCCCAGGGCATTACTCCTACAACGACCTGGCCGTGCGACACTACCGGCCCTACAAGTTTGTGATTGCCTGCGAAAACACGCGCCTGCCCGGTTACGTGACCGAGAAGGTCGTAAGTGCAATGTTGGCCGGGGCGATTCCGATCTACCTAGGCGCCCCCGACATCGCCGAGCACTTTAACCCCCGGGCGATGATCTGCGTGGGGGACTTTGCCAATTGGCACGAGGCCTGCAACTACGTCATGGAGGTGGACCAAAACGAAGACCTATACCGGCAAATCTTGAGCGAACCTTGGCTGCCAGCCAACAGGTTGACGGCCTGGTTTGACTCCCTACAGGTGGTAGGTCCGGCCTTGAAAACTCTTCTGGATTCCCCAGGGCCTCCGGTCAGCCAACCGCGGCGGGTACAACCCGGCCCCGTCCTGAGCCTCAAGTCAGCCGGAGCCCGCAAACGTCGACTGCGGCTGTTGAACCGAGCCGGGTTGCACGCCACTGTCCACGGGCGCCGCCTGACCAAGTGATCGGTCATGGTGGGTTGTCGGTCCACCGACATTAAAACTCGAGTCTGCCGATCATGTCGCAGTGTTATCCCTCTGAGTGGTTCAGTCAGTTTGCCTACCGGGCGCCGTTCACGACCCAGGCGGCGCCGCAGATTACCAACGGCTACGACTACAGCGGGTACCACCCAACCCCTGCCCGGATTGGCGCGACTACCAACATGCTGTGTCAAAGTTGTTTGCGCGGGGCCACGGCTCAACCTTTTGTCAACGGCTGTTCGGCGGCCAACGCCAGGTACCGGTCTCCGGCCGTCGGGTGCCAGAACACCAAGTTGGCGATGGGCTGCAACGGATGGCCAGTCCCTGACCCTTTCGGCCGGGCCGCCTAACAGCCAGGGTCTTCATCCGACGCCAGGTCGACTAGCAGCGCGATGGTCTCCGCGTGGTCTTCGTCACTGACTTCGTCCTCATCACAATCGGCCTCGCTGTCTTCGTCACTGATTTCACTGACTTCGTCTTGGTCGCCCGCTTCGCTGTCTTCGTCCTCATCACAATCGGCCTCGCTGTCTTCGTCACTGATTTCACTGACTTCGTCTTGGTCGCCCGCTTCGCTGTCTTCGTCGTCCTCCTTTGGGTCAAGTGGAGCCAGGCTTTCCAAGCCTTCGGCAGGACAATTGGCAACGTCCAACTCGGCCAAGGCCAGCGCCCGATACATCGGGATGATGATGGTCCGGACGTACTGGCGAGTGTGGGACCCTGGCATGACCGTCTTCAACGAGTGACGCACCTGCGGAATTGTCGACTTGTACTGGGCATCGTAACTGGTATAGTTGTGCAACAGATGCATGACCCCCAACTCTTCCACGATGCGATAGACCGGCCATGTTTCCTCGTCCAGGCTGCCGGTCAGGTACCCCCACACCAACCGGGAGTCGGCACGAATCGTCAACCCCCACTCGACCGTCAACAAATCCTGCAACACCGACAGTTGGTAATGCATTTCTGGAGTGCCGCTGGCCGCGACCTCCTTGTACAGGTTCAACGTCGGCTGGGTTGGCGTACTCATGGTTTGTTGTTGCCTGTCCGGGTTTAGACGTCTAGTTGACCGGTCACCCACCAGAGCCTGCCCGAACTTAAACGAACAATAAACCCGATGGCGTCTGCAATCCCGGGAGTCCCGATCCCCAAAGTTCGTGAATTGCTGCGGCAAGCCCGGGACCTGTTGCAGGCCAACCGGGAGCATGAGGAACCGATGTATGGGACTGCCCTTTTGACCACCCGCAGCGGCATTGAGGTTACACTGCAGCAGTTCTGCCTTATCTTCACCTATGGCCACCACAAGAAACGCCAAAAGAAAGCCCAAGTGGCCAAGGACCAGTTCGACACGGACAGCAAAACGGAAGGCGATATATTTCAACAAGATTGGGCCTTGCAAGAGTTTGGAGGTCAGTTGCGGCAGATGGAGGAACGGGACAAGGCCTTGCGGTTGACCAAGGTCGCGGGGCCGGCGCCGCCAACACCGACAGAGCCACAAGTCTCCCAGGCGCCCCCGCCTTTGCCTGCAGTCCCAACTAAACCCAAGAAACCCCGGGCCAAGCGGAATACGAGTGTCAAAAGCGTCAAAAGCGTCAAACCTAAGAGCCGGCAGGGGCTCAAACTCTTATCTGCGGCGACACCCACCACTAAGTCAAGCAAAGGTCTCCGTCAGTTTCTCCAGCAGCACAGCGTCCAACAAGTCACTCGTCAAACCTGACCGGGTTGGAAGAACCTGGAAAAGTCTGACTCTTCCACGTGTGAAAGTGGCTAAGCGCTTCCTGAAGCCGAGCCACGGTTTGCAACATAAACTGGAGACATTGACTTTGACGTTCGAGTTTCAGGTATTGGCGGTGCAGGTCGGCTTGGTCGCTGTGCCCTAAGGCGCGCTGCCGCTGGTAGCCCAGGTTTTGAAAACGGACCCGGGTTTGCTGGGCGTGGTACTGGGTCAACTGCGTGGCGTAGCGCATCAACAGACACCCGGCCCCATCGATTTTGCGGCTGACCTGTTGGTAGAGGTTGGTCAAGGCTCGGTCGGTCTCCTGTTGGGCCTGGTTCAGCAGCGTTACGTACTTGCCCCGGCCGTTTTCCCACTGCGCCGCCTCGGTGTGACAGCGTTGGGCAAACTTGACCAACCGAGATTTCCACTCCTGGGCTTGGTCGGCGGCCATCGAGATCTGGTCGTAGGACGCGAGGTCGGCCTGGGCGTCCTGGTTTTGGCGCAGTTCTTGGAGGGTCTGCTGCAGGTCAGTGCGGCGCTTGTTGAGGGCGCGGTACTCTTCGTCCAGGTTGTCGGGTTCTTGCGGCCACTGTCGGGTAGCCAGGTCTCTAATCTGTTGTTCTGACCTGGCGTCCAGTTGTTTCTGCAGGCGCTGCAGGTCCCGCTTGGTCAAATCCCAGTCGTCCTCCAACATGCGGATCTGTTGTCCGAGCGTGGTGGCGTGTTGGTGACGTCGGTCCTTGGTGACCCGCAGCGCGTTTCGCTTCATTTCCAGGGCGGTGTGGACTTTTTCGACTTCATCCTGCATGGCCTTGACCCGGCGCAAACAGCAGTCGTCGTCCTGGGCGTCACAGGCCTGGACAAACTGACGGGTTGACAGCGACATTAACAACGGTCGCGGCAACACGTCCTGGATCGTGCGGATCCACACCAGGTAACTGGCAGACAGACGTTCCCAGGTGGGCAGGAAGGTGTCTCCGGCTAAGGCTTGGCGCATCGCGGCGGTGATGTTCTGCTGGGCTTGTTGATGCACTTGCTGAATGGACTGAGTTTCTTCGCGGACGTGTTTGAGGGCGTCAGCCGTCACCATCTGAAAGGCCTTCAGCAGGTCGACCCGGATCGTCAACAGGTGGCTGAGAAACTCTTGGCCGGTCTGGAGGTCCTGACGTGCCAGATCCAGCAACGTCGCATTGGTCGGGTTTTGCTGCAGTTGTTGGCGCAACTGGCCAGTTTGCTGCTGGGTTGTCATGTAGGTCTCGGTCAGGTGCGTGGGAAACGGGGTCCAAGGCCGCAGGGCTTGTGCGCAATCCGGGTTGTCGGCCAGGGGAGTGTAGACATACGACGACGCGGACCCGGACTTTACCCGACGAAACTCGGCCTGCACCTGTTGCTGCGTAAAGTCGCGAATACAAAACACCAATTGTTTCGTCAAGTCAAACGCCAGTTGTTCGTAGTTTTGACAGATCGGCACTGGTACCGCTTCTGGCGCCTGCAAGGTTGAACCTGTAGTCTGCTCGGTCTGGTGCGGTTGATGCAGTAACTTGTCCAACTCGCGCAGCATTCCGTCCAAGGCGCCGGTGTTGGTCACGTACTTGGTTCCTTGACCCGGTTGTTCCGACGCCGATGGGCCTTCCGGTCGCCCTGTTACAGACCCAACCCCCTGGCCGACTCGCATGACAATGGCTGGCATAGTAGGTTTGTAACTTGACTCCCACCGATGAATTAGCGAACCTGGGTTTTTGTTAAAGAGACGCCGGTCATGAACCAGGTGTTTGCGACAAGCCACAAACACTGGATCGTCGGTCCACCGATGAATCAGCGAACCTGGATTCGCGTTTCACAGGAAACTTCCTGCAGGACTGACCAACACCCGTCGTCTCCTCGGCTATAGCATAAATCGCTCCAAAGTGCTCTCGGCTTGTCGCGATGACTCAACCTGCAGCCTCTTTAGTAGACCAATTCAGAGCCGCGGCCGAAGGGCTTCAGGTCGGGGCCGTGCCACAGCCGGTGCCTGCCCCTCCACGCCTGGCACAGTTTGCGACGGCGCCTCCGGTGCCTTCGGGCTTCGCGCCCACACAGGTTAACCCTGGGTTTGTACCTTCGGGCTTCGCACCGGCTGGTGTTGTGCCTACCGCGCCCGTTGCGCCCGTGATGCAGGCGCCGACGGCCACTACGGTTACCCCGGCACCCGGCAAGTCCTGGCTCCGGAAAAACTATGGCGTAATTATCGGGGTCGGCGTCGGGTTGGTGGTACTGGGGGTCGTGGTGACCTTCATCATCATGAAGGCCAAGAAGAAGCGCAAGCAGGCCAAGGAAGACCAAAACCTGCCTCCAGAACCAATTCGTCCTTTTTCGCATCAACACAGACCTGCTGTTCCGCCAGCCAGGCAGTGCAAGATTGCAGGGCGACCCGATAACAACGCTGGCGCTAACTCCACTCGCCGCCCTGCATTTCCCAGCGGAATGCCTGGTCCAGGCGGGGTGATGCGCCCTGTGTCGACTCGCCATCCCAAGCCCACTTCCAGTCGTCCATCCAACAGCAACCAGGTCGGAGCCGGTCAGTACCCAGCCACGGTAGACCCGACCCCGATGCCGCCCGCCAACAACGGCCGGGCTCAGGCGGCTTCGGGCGGGGCAGCGCCCCCAATGCGCAAAGCCGAACTGCAGGTCGCCCCTTCCGGCCACGCCAGTCAAGGCACCGCCCGCGCCAACACCAACGACCCTCACTTCATGCCGCTCTAGGCTCAGGACACTGCACGCGTTGCACCGCCCCACAGAATGATCTAGGCTATGAGTCGTCAACCACAACTGGTCTGATAAATCGCCCAAAGCAAAAGCAACCATGAACCAACTCGAAGAAGCCGAAGCCCAGGTGCAGACGATCTTTGCCCAACACTCAGAGTTTGTCGATCAGGAAGCCGAGCGGGTGCGGGACCTGGAGGCGTTTTTGGAGGATGTCCAGAACAACACTCAGTTGTTTGACGCGGACGACGTGAAGCGGGTGACAGACGCCCTCGAAACCCGCCGCTATGCCGTTAACGCGGCCCAAGAGGAAATGGCCGCCCGCCAGGCCATGTACGAACAGACCGTCAGTCGCATCAAACAGACCGTGGCTGGGAGACAGAATTTGCTGGACCAGTGGGACCGAGAAACCACGGTCTTTCAACAGAATCCCGACCTGACCGCCTACTTGGTGGACAAACAAGTTACGCTGGTAGAAACCCTGGGGATTTGCATCAACAAACTGAAACAGCCGCTGGCCAGTATTACCCCGGTGGAGTCAGGGACGTCAACCGCCGGGACTCAACCACACGAGGAAGTCATTGTCGACGTGGGCGACGACGTCGTCAACAATGCCCCAACAGACACGGTTCAAGCCGCTTCATAAACTCAAAATACTTTCAGTATGGAAGACTTTCTGGCCCGCAAACATGCCCAGGAGAGATTGAGGCAGAACGACAGCCCGCCGTTGGTGCCGTCCAACCACCAGATTCGCCATCCGGCCAAGATCAAGGCCGTGAAGGCCTGTGTTAGCCGCGCCCTGGGCCTCAAAGGGATCGCCCAACGCTGTCCCGCTCCGAACCCGGTGTCGCTGGGAATAGCCGGTCTGAAACTGCTGCAACAGAAACCCTATTGCGTCGCGGAAAAGTGTGACGGTCAGCGGTTTCTGTTGGTGTTGACGCGGTATCCCCGGACCGTCGGAGGGCACATGGTGGCCGTCTTGGTCAATCGCCGGTGGGACATGTACGAAATCGCGGTCCAAGCGCCCCAGCCGTTGTTTCGTGGCACCGTGCTGGACGGTGAACTGGTGGTGGAACACCCTCGGCAGGTGTGGTTGGGGTTCGACCTCTGGATGTTGTCCGGCGACGCCCAGGTCGGACGACAGGTCTACCCGCTGCGTCACAAAGGGGTAGAACGGCTGTTGGACATGGAAGGCTTGGACTGTCTGACGTCGACCAACTGGTTGGAGGACGTGACCACTCTGGCCAGCAAGTGCAAGATCGTGTGTGAAGGCAACTGCTACGGCCTTACGTTTCGGCCTAAACCACTTTGGCCAGCCAGCGAAACCCAGACCGTTTGGGAGCAGCGAGACCAGTTGAGGCACCTGTCTGACGGCCTGGTGTTTACGCCGCGGGACGCTGAGGTCCGGCCTTACACCCAGACGAGTCAACTCAAGTGGAAACCGGTGCCGACCATTGACTTGTTGTGGAAGACGACCTACAACGTGGCGGAACAAGAATGGGAGCATCGAATCTTTATGCAGGACGGCCAGGATCTGGTGGACGTTACCGAGGCCGGTCTCACCGTCACCGTACCAGAAGGCTTGATCACGGACCTCCACCAAGTCACCTTACCCGCGGCGGTCATCCCCAACGCCTATTTGACCACGATTCTGCAATGGGCCGACGAACACGCCAAAACAGACCTGGCATACGTCGGTGAGTTTTCCTGTCGGTTGCCAAGCGAGGCTGACTTTACCACGCTGCTGACGGCGGAGGAGGACGAAGACCCACCGGTGCCGGTCGTCGAGTGTTACCTGTTGCGTCTGCGACACGACAAGACCGGCCCGAATCACTGCCACGTGGTCCGCAACACCCTCCGAGACCTGGCCGCCAACGTGTCGATTCGCGACATTCTGAAGCATGTTGTCCCGGCCGATCCCGTACCAGTGAACGCCATTCCGGTGTCGTAGGCCGGGATACGTGCGTCACTCCACCAACTCAACCAACTCAACCAACTCGTTATTATGGGAAACTGGCACTCTGCACCGCCTGCAACGCCTGCACCGACCGACCAAGACACTGTCGTTCAACGGGCTGAACGGCTACGGCGCCAAGCGAAACGAGAAGCCAAGCGGGAAGCCAAGCAGAAAGCGGAAAGAGACTACAAAAGGATGTGGCGCACCTATGATTCCTGTGCTCGCGAGGTGGCACAACAGATGGCGAAGGACCAACTCGAGGCCACCTGCAACATTTCCGGGGGGCAAAATCTTCGACGGGCGGAGTGGGTCTGCTCCAAGTTTCGTGAACAAGGCCTCACGTGTCACAACTCTGTTGTCAGACCCGAAGTGGTGGATGAATCGTGGGCTGATTTGGATTTTGTAGTGTATCAACAGGTGAAGGTTTCATGGCCTGACGCAAAAGCGTAGTGACAAGGTTCACCAATAAATCAGAAAACCCACTGCATTTGGATAAGTCCCGATAGCACTCTCCAACCCAATCGTCGGTTTACCGATGCATCAGCAAACCTAACTGCTTGTTTACGGCCTGAATCTCCGTTCTTTTATTTCTGCTGGGTTGGCGTAGCAAGCCGACAACCCTGTTTAGCCCACGTCAGAACGTCAACAGCCTGGCTTTTCGTCGCCCGGTTCACCATGCGACCAAGCAGACGCGTCAGGCAGACCGTTGGCGTGTTTGGAGTGTTCCCGGCTTGTCGTGAATATGCCAACCCAAGCCTGGTCAAATGCCGCCACAAGACCTGGACGTGAGACAGCCAGTTGCGATCGATACACTCAAACAGCAGATCCTGTACGCCCAAAACAGTGTTCTCGGCTTGCCGTAACTCATGCATAGTGTTTGTGCCTGGTCGCAAATGGGTTGGCGCCCGGGGCAACACGTGGTTAAGCAGAAACTCCAAATGGTCAGGTGTCAGGGCGTGCAAGGTAAACGGCATGCAGTGTCCTCGGCGTGCCGCGGCGCCAAACCACCATTCAGGCAAACGACGAATGTCGCGACAGCGTTCGGCTTCCTCGGCACTCTTGGCCCGGCAGGCCACAACCCAAAGGTCTTGAGGAATCTGCCACGTGAACCCATCCAGGTGGCAGAGACTGGCACTGTAATCCAGCAATTCAGGGAATCGGGGTAGGATACCTGCTCGCCAAAGGTAATGACGCTGCAGTTGGTTGTGACGCAGTACCTCGTTGTATGTGGCAAGCGCCGGGACAAAGTCTACGTCATACGCTCGGCGAATCTGTTGCACTTGTTGGGCGGGGGTGAGACGACCGTCGCCCAGTTGGCGCACGACTGTATCGTGCAACTTGGGACTCAGCAACATCATGCCGATGAACACGGACCATTCAGAACAGAGTGCGCCGCTGTCCCAGATGGCCTCGATTAAAGACTGGTTTTCCTGAACAATGGCTTGAAGCCACCTCGTTTCCCTGTTGCTGTGCCAAGGTTGGCGGTTTGGGTTGCCCACAAACGTGCGTAATTGGTCCGGGGTGAAGCAGCCCTCGTACACGTTGCCGTCTCGCATCACCCGCCACTTGCCAGGGGAAGGCAAACTAGGTTGACCTGGACAGGGCTGTGCCTCGGGTGGCACTCCTACGTCCCACTGGGCCGCCACCAGCGGAGCGGCTTCGACGTCAGTCTTGTCCAGCCACGGTGGAAACGCAAAGCGACCGTGGTTATGGGACAAGGTGGTGCCCAAATGACGTTCCAGGTAGTCCACGACTTCGGGGTAGTGGGCCTCGGAGCAGACCCAACCAAACCGTTTCCACCGTTCCGCCAACGTCCACGGCAACCGGAGCATCTGGAGTTGAGGCAGCGTCAAATACCGGATCGCACCTTCAAAGATCTGGTTCAGCAGAACCACTGGCCCGGGCGACTGCTCGCCCCGTTGGTACACCAACCAGTCCATGACCATCGACGCAAACAACCGGCGAGTCGAGTTGACCTTGGTCGGCTGTTGGTCCCCAAGCGCCGCATACACCATCAATGGCAGGCGCTGCGCACCTTTAAGTTCCGAATTTAGGGCCAACCGAACATGTTGATGCTGCGGACTGCAAAGTTCAAGGTCGTGACCCTGGAGGCCTAACACAGACCATACCACGTTGGAACCCCAGAACGCGACTAAAGAAGCGTTCTGTCGCAGCACTTGTTTGAGCCCGACAACTTGGGTGTCAAAATTTTGCAGACACAACCCGGCCAACGTCAGTTTGTCCGGGGTCCACCGGTGGCAGTCTACCGGGTCTAACCACTCTGGCCACGTCAAGGCCAGCAGCAGTTGAAGGTTATGGTCTAGGCTGGTCCAGATTTGGCTCACTTGGTCGTCAACCCAACTCATGTTCTTACTTTTTGACAATGTTGGACATACACCAACCCATTTTACTTGCAATTCCAGTCAAGCACACTCCTCTTCCTCGTCTCCCAGTTTCGTAATGACCCGCGTCTCTCCGGCCTGGATCGCCAACCTGGTCGTCCCCCAACAGCCTCGTACCCACAACAACCCGTGCCACAGAAACCCTTGCTGGAACGTTCCCCGGTGGGTCAACCGCCCGTCAAAATCGTACACGCTGCCGTTGGGGCCGTGCAACTGGTTCTGGACAAACAGCCCTTTCCGGATGAGCACGGGGTGTGGGTTCGTTGAGTCCGTCGACCCAGGGTCTGGCACGGTCCAATACAACTCCCCTACCCCTTGCATCGCGCCTTGTTTCCACCCCGAACAGCGCTGTACCAACTGGCCGTGTTCGTTAAAGACTTGGCCCTGCCCTGAACCGTGCAGCACCCCGGCGACAAACGGGCCGCAGACCGCCAGCGTCTTGCCATCGCGGTAAAAGATTTTGGCGTGGCCAGCCAACAGGTTGTCGCGAAAGTGGCCCAGATGAAACCGGTCTCCGACGTGGGCGGCGCCGGCTACCCATTCCGGTATGTCATAAGTGGCTTGTCGTATTTGCGACGAGTCACAAACACTGCCTGGACGCGGGCGCATGACTCCCGAAAAAACGGTGCAGCGCCGGTAGGCCTCCTGGACTTGGTCGATGGGTTGCTCCGTGTCAATGCACATAACTTCTTGGGGGTCGTAACAGGTCCCGTGCCACACCTCCGAAGCAGTCTCGACCCAAAAGTATTGGACCCGGGGAAAGACTTGGTAGCGCACCTGAACGTCGCAGACGTGGCACCGGGTCGGGGACAGGATCGATGAGACCTGGTCTAACGCCGCCAACGCCTGCACTCGGGTCCCGACCCAATGGGCCAAGGCCGCCGCTTGGTGGCGCAACCCCATAGACTGCAGACTGGGAAACAACGGCCATTGACCACTCCAGTGCCGCACTTGCGCTTCTTCCTGGACAAACGGCACTCGGTCGGCCAGGTGGGCTGTCCAGTCGCTGAGCGGGAGCGGGTCCAAACGGTCGTCCGTGTCGAGCCGAAACGCCAGCGAACCCGTCTCGTCCTCAACCCGGAGACTGGCCAGGCTGCCGTTCTGGTACCGCAGGTAAAACTTGTAGACGGCCGGCTGCACATCCTTGGCCGCCAGAGACCCTGGAGTGCGGGTTTCTTGGTGAAAGGCGCGCCACACGATGCCAGTCTCTCGGTCGTAGACGAACCACCGAACTGGCCGGCCGGCAACCCATTCGCCTTCCAGGAACCACGTGTCGCCTCCGACCGACACGGCGCCCGTCAGTTGGTCATCCTCAAAGGTTCCAGTTATTCGCATTGTTCGGGTCACGAGGTTTCCTGGCAGCCCGTACAACTCGGCCAGGGACTTGTCGCCAATGCACCAATCTTGCAAGAAAGCCTGGGTCTGCAGCCGACGGTAGACGAGCGACCCGATGCCTTGGCGTTGGTGATCCTCGAGCGTGCCGACAAAGGTTGCGACGCTGTCGGCTGTCGTGACGATTTGGACCGTTGAATGGTTGGGGTTGGTCGGAATGACCTGGACCAACGTCGCCTGGTCCGAGGTTAAGGTCTGGACTTGATGACTGCCCGTCTTGCTGTGCAACAGCGGGTCAGTTGGGGGGTTGGCCGACAGGTCAGTCGGAACTTGAAGAGGTACAAAGTTGCCAGGTCCCGACTTCCACTCATGGGTCGGCGGGGGTGACGCGGCAGACTCTTCAGACTCGGCAGCCGCAGCCTGGCGCTGCAGAAACGCCTTTTCCATCCGAGCATAAGCATCTGCGGAACTTGAAGGAGTTAACGATGCGGTCGACTCAGTTGACCCAGCAGACCCCGTCGGCGAGACAACAGCCGCGAATGGCACAGACATTGAAAACGCCGCAGAGGTTGACATACGTTTCAGGGCGGTTGGAGACAAAGCAGGTTTCGCTGATTTTGTCGGTGTGATTGTCTGTTAGTTACGGCCGGGAACACGACTTGGATTCGAACACCAAACCTCACTGGGTAAACATGACGTCGGGGTCTGGTCGAGGGTCTGGAAACCCACTGGTTCCGTTAAAGGTCTGGTGGTTCGGCCGGCAAAAACACAACTTTGGGGACATCTTGACCCCTTACATCTGGAAGGCGTTTGGGGTGCCCTGCCGGTACGCCGAATTTCCGGACGCGGAAGGAATCGGCATCGGCAGTATCCTGGACGGTGCCTCAATCACCAGCAAACCCAACCAAACTCGCGCCCTGGTGGTGTGGACCTCGGGGTTGATGCACGAACGTCGTTTGGCCGGCGACGCCTACAAACAACACCGGTACCTGGCGGTGCGCGGGTGGCTGACCCACCGGCTGTTACGGTTGCCGAAGAGTTGTTTGGTCGGGGACGGAGGGCTGTTGGTCAAGGAGGCCTTCCTCAAGCGCCACGCCGAGTTGCCGCCCAAGGAGTACCTGTTGGGGATTGTCCCGCACTACGTCGACCACCAGACGGTTCAACAGATCCCCTGGGTTGCAGACGACTCACGGATCAAAGTCATCAACATTCTCGGAACCGTGGAGGACGTGTTTACGCAGATGGCCCAGTGTCAGGCCATCCTGTCTTCCTCCTTGCACGGCCTGATTGCCGCCGACAGCCTGGAAATCCCGAACCGGCGCTTTGTGTGCGCCACTAGCAGAGGTATCGGCGGCCAAGGGTTCAAGTACCGGGACTACTACTCGGTGTTCACGGACCCGTCCCCGGTCACCCCGGTCCAGTTGGAAGGCCTCAGTTCGTTAGGCGACGGGTTGCAAGTCACCCAACCCTACAGTCGCCCAGGCCTCGAAACCATCAAGACCCAGTTAATGCAGTCCCTAGCCAAACTTCCCGGCACGATCCAGCGAGCCCGCCGCCAAACCGCCCAAATCCGCCAACGAGTCCAGGCCAGCGCTCAACGCCAGGCAGCGCGCAAGGCGGCCAAGGCTGCCCAAGCGGCAAAACAAGCCAAACAAGCCCAACAGGTCAAAGCACTGCAACCGAGGGCCAAAAGCACCAAGCGGCGTCGATAGCCAAACGTCACAACCACTTAAATACACAACTCAGCATTCTGTTTAATTCGCCAACTCAACCCAGAAAACACAACAAGCGCCAAGCCTGGTTTGTCGGCCCACCGATGAATCAGCGGACCTGCTTTTGGCGCATCTGCGAAATGACATGGCAGGCCGAAACCCTAATTGACTTCTTCCACGTCATCATCGGCTTCAGTGCGGCGCAGTCGAGGTACAGCAATGAGCCGAACGGTTACTGCAGCCCCTGGAGTGTTTTCAGTATCCGGTTGGTCGGTCCTTTCTAGACGATCCGCCGCCTGCATCAGCGTTGTCAGCGTTGTCATCATCTCCATCAACATACGTTGTGGCGGCGCCTGTGGTTCCTGTTGCCGCATTTGGCGCAACATTCCTTGGACGAACTGCTCGGCCTCCGTTTCAGGGTCCTCTTGCTTTAGTTCGAGATCTTCGTCCATCGCCGCGTCCGCTTGTTTCAATTCGGCATCGACGCCGTCCATCATACGCAACAGTTGACCCAGGTTGATCGTAAACAGGCGTGATCTGTCACCCCCGCCGCCTGCTTCGCGTCTGGGCTGACGGGCGGCTTCCTGCAGCCTTGCCATTTCGTAGGCCAGGGCGCCGGGACCAAAAGCGCCCCACACGCTGTCCGGGGTTTCTCCGGGGACCCGATCCCGCAACGCCTCGGGCCAATGACGCTGGGCAACGGTTAGCCACATGGTCTCCACAATGTTCTGGTACTGGCAGTGGTTGACGCTAAAGGTCCGGTAAGCAAAGTTCCGAACTAGGTCTTGCAGTTGGGTCGACATAAAGCCCAAGTCCAGTTTGGCCAAGGTTTCGCAGACGACCAAAGAAGCCGGGTCAGGCCCTGCCCCGTGGGCCTCAGGCGCTTGACCCTCGGCCAACCGGTCCCGAAACTTACTCAAGGCCAAAAAGCACCGGTGGGCGGCCAGCCGCAACATCATGTGACTCTCGGGGTCTGTCGTGGCTCCCGCCAGCACACTCGGGGGCAGAAACTGCTCGGTCATGTCGGCCGCCGGGTCAAAGGCCAACAGTTCGGCAAACGTCATGGGACAGCGGCCTTGGGGGACGGGGCGCAACGGGTGAAAGTACTGGGGCCACTGTTGGTTGTGCATCAACGGCACCAAAAAGGCTTCCTGGCCGGTGATTGGGGGGCAGCCCGGTAACGGCGACATGAGCGCCACGCGAGAGCGGGTCTTGGGGTCGTTCAACAGTTGGAGGTACTCAGCCCCGGTGCGGGCCAGGATCCCGCCGCACCCGAAACACCAGTGAGTGCCACAGCCCTTGTGACTGCCGATCGTGTCGCAGACCATGTGGGTACACTTGTCGTCCTTGACCACTCCTGGCCGCTGACAGGTCGGGCAGACTCCGCCGACGTGCGCTCGTTGTAACGCCTTCAACAGGGCACGCTTACGCGCCTGGCGGTGTTGGGACGTGGGGTTCCTCAAGTCCGGTCCGGTCCCCAACGGCCACTCCTGACCTCTCGGCAGATGAAACGGTTGGCCCAGGTGGTTGGCGTGGTCCGCGTCATTGGAACCGTCCATCACCTCTTGACACCCAGAACAGAACGTCGCCGCGCAAGCGCAACACTCCGACTTCAAGTTCACCACCGTCTTTTCGTCCCATTGGTAGGTCACGCGGTGATAACACACTGGACAGGTCAAGACCTTGGTGGAGGCGCCGTCTTGTGTCTTTCGGTCATGTTCCAACAGGGCCGCCTCAATGACTCCGGTGGTCCACAGCCGGCCCACGTCGGCCGTCGACATCTTGTGGTCGCAACAGCGATCGGGACAGGCCGGGCTTCCATACCCGTCCCGCAAGGCCACCTGGACACTGCGCCCCGCGCAATCCCAGCAGACGCGGCTGCGATGCTTCGAGTCGCAATGCCATTGGTCGACGACATCGGCGTGCTCCAAACATATGCAGCAGAGTGCCTGGGCTGGGGGTGGGTTGGGCCTGTAGGTTTTCAAGACCTTATCCCTGACCCCATCGAGTCGAGATTGCCAGACCTTGGACCCTTGGGGCCTTCGGTACTCCTGGACGACCATGAGTTTTTTCCACGGGTCAACTGAGACTGGGACATGATGCCAATGGATCTGCGCTTGGGTTGGCTGGTCAGGCGTCCAAGCACCCGTGTGGATATTGCCCAACCAAACTTCCAGGCCATTTTGCCCGGGGCGCATCTGACAGGCTTCAGCCCAGAAATGGCCAGGTGGGTTGGACGTGACGTAGGTAAACATCGCCTTGACAATGTGTCAGAGCGCACTCCCGATCGCAAAAGCACGGCAAGCCCAAAAGACACTGGGTTCTCGGTTTATTGACAAACCCTGGGTTGGCAACCTGTACCTTTGTCAGAGCCAGACTTATCCAGGTTCTAGGCTTGCCGCGCGTACTTCGGGCATACGCCAAGCCAGGTCAAGGTTTGCTGATTCATCGGTAAACCGACGATACACAGTTTCAGAAAACAAGCCTCGCCCTAGATTGCCGCGCGTACTTCGGGCATACGCCAAAACCAAGTCCACCGATTGGCGATGCCTTTACCGGTTCCGAAACGGGTGGCCCCGGTGCTGCACGGCGCCCGCTGCATTCCTGGCCAATTGGACCCGGTGGTGTTGGAGATTTTGCAAAAGGCCCCAGAGTGTCGGAGTTTTTTGGAGAATCAGGCCCTGGTGTGTGAGGCCGGAGTCTTTGACGACCAGCGCTTAACAACAGGGTGGAAGGTCACGCTGCACTCGTCGATGACCACCCTAGCCCAGGGCGACTTTGACGAACAAGGGTTGTTGCACACGCCGGTCGCGGCTGTTGACCCTGAGCCCTTCCACCTCGAATACCTGGCCCACGACGGCGTGGATCTGCCTGACTTGCCTCCACACCTGGAACAAGAGTTTGTCCCGGCTTCCCAGGTGTGGGCCTCAGGGGAGTTTTGCCACGGCCTGTTTCACCACACCGTGTGTTTGTACACCGACACTGTCATGTTGGACGGGCTGTGGCTGCAGGGCGTTCTGCAGCGGTGGGTGTTGTGGAAACGCGCGGCACCTGACCGTGTCCCTGAGTGTTGCGAAATAGGCCTCGTGGTCGGCAACTCCCTTGTGGTGTGTGAGTTTGGAGCCCAGACAATCCGGCGTCTCTACCGGCACACAGGCCCCGTCGTACTGGAGTGGGTCACCGACCCAGGCCAAAAGCCAAGTCATCCGTGGTCCGCCGTAACCTGGGCACCCCCGGCGCGCCCGATACCTAACAAGTTGAGAGACACGATCAACACCCACCTACCGCACTTTGGCGTAGACGCGCTGTTTCCCTCCCCGTTCCTCTGGGCCGAGTTGGAGACCGACTTTGCGGCCTTCCACGCGCACGTCCAAGAACTGTTTGACGAGTTTGACCTGGACCAACTGCTAGCCAGCCGCCCCCGCAAGTTTGGGTACCGTCGGCAAATCCCGGACGGCCGTCTGCGCAAGCAAGGGCTATACGTCACCTACAACGGCGTCGGACAGGTCCAACACGCGGGGCTGTATCGTCGCAACCCGGTTGAGAACAAGGTCAGCATGACCGGGCTGCGAAGCGGTCAACCAGGCCGCTATTTCGGCGTGGGAGTGTTTGCGTTAGCCCAGGATTCTTATCAAGGGATAATGTTTGCCAACTCAAAGTGGTACGTCGGCAGAATCAGAGCCAACTGCTTACACGGCCCCGGTCTGATTATTGCCGCCGACGGACAGCAGTTGCTGGCCAAGGGCCACTTTGTCAACAGCCGGCTGGAAGGTCCTCACTTTGGCCTGCTTTGGTACCCTTCGGGGCAACTCCACAAGATGGGTACTAACTGGCGCGGTAACTGCCTTTCCGGCCCAGGCACCGGCGCCATTTTTTATCCGAATGGTCAACTTCGCAAGCAAGGCTGCAACTGGACCCAAGACTGCCTTGATGGCGCCGGTCACGGCATGTTGTTTCATCCCTCTGGCAGTCCCCACGCGGTCGGCTTCAATTGGTGTCACGACGCGCTGCACGGGGAGAACTGCCAAGAAACAGACGCTAGTTTGGCGTGTGTGGATGAGTCTCGAAGTATGCATGAGTCCCGACAACACGCGCGGCAACCCACTGTCACGCTGCACGGGACCTATTATTACCCGACCGGTGGCCTGGACCGCACCGGCAAAGATTGGCACAAAGGGCAACTGCACGGCTTTGGGGTCAAGATGTGTCCCGAGGATTTGTCGCACCGCCGCGGCGAGTTTCGGTTTGACAGGCTGGTGGACGGGGTGCACATTGTCGACGGCTGTTGTGTGCGGGACTGCGGCGTTGAAATCGTTGAGAATAGCGAAAACAGCGAAGACAGCGAAGACAGCACGGACAGCGAAATTGACGAATACCTCGCAGTGAGCGGAGCCGCCAGGTCACAAACGCTGGGTTGACAATCTGTTATTGGACCTGTTGACCCCTGGCGCAATTGTGGAAACTTTGATAAACCGACCATGAACTCCAGCCCTGAGTCCGAAGGCAAAGTAGCATGCTACCAGGATCTGCGCACCCACCTAGGTCAGCACGAACAGGCATTCGGGGACAGCGAGGAGACGATGCTGGGCGCCTTCATCCACGCCTGTCGCAAACAGACTCGCACCGGCCAGCACACGACAGCAACGCTGGTCGACAACCTGTGCACCGGGATGTCGGCGGAACTGGCGGCGGAAGTAAGGTTCAACCCCGACACCTTTGCGGCCTGGGAACGGTTCTTTGCCGCGATGCAGCAGGTTTCGCTGACGGCCAAAGAGTTGTTGACTCACCACCACCTGACCACGACCAAGGCGTTGATGTTCTACGCCCAGGTCCAGAAGCAGAAGCAAATGGCGGACTCGACGGCGTCGACAACGGCCCAACCCCCAGCCGCCGCACCCGAGAGTTCGAAGCCCGACTGCAAGCAGGAATCCGGTTGCCCCGAACCTTCAGCCTGAAAACCGCCGCCACTGTCCAGCCCATTTCGTTGCGCCCGGACTATGGCCACGGTCGAACCCAGTGGACCGGTTGTCCAGACTTATCCAGAGTCGACTAACCCGGCCAAAACCCGGTAACCGTTCAATACACCAACTTGCTTTTGCTGATTTGCCGGTGATGTTGCCTGTTCTCCCTGATTGCCAAGTGGAAACCCTCCCGGCGTGGTGCGCGCAGGCGTTAGGGCTGACTCCCGGTCACTGTTACCAGACCTACCGGGTGCCGGCGGACGGCAACTGCTTCTTTACGTCGATGGAGATTGTCTGTCGCACCGAAGACCGCCAGTACACCCGCGAGCAACTGCGCCATGAGGTCGCTAACAGCGTCTACGAGTCGAAACCCCACATCCAAGACGTCCTCAAGACCTGGAGCGAAATCGCCAGCGGGCTGGTCGAGGAGTGCAAAGGCAAAGGGCCCCGGTTGGACCGTGAAACGCGCCAAAGTCTGACTGAGTATGGGCACATGCTGCCGCTGGCCCACCAGCAATTTCCGCTCCAGGCTCAAACCCTCGACCAAGTCGCCAGGTTTATGAACACCCGCCAGTACTGGGCCGACGAGTTTGCCGTCCGTCAAATGCAGTTGCTGCTTCAGGTGCGTCTTATGATTATCCGCCAAGAAGCGTCTGGCCAGGTGCGGTTTGACAGCGCCATCGGGGATCACAAGTCATTGGATCAGGCCTACTGTCCCCAAGGTTACGTCGTGCTGTTGTTGAGTGGCAAACACTACCAACCCGTCTTGGTCCACGGCAAAGGGTATTTTCGCCTGGAGGATCTGCCGGTGCATCTCGCCAAGCGGTTCGGCATTCAACAGATTGCGGTTTGCAGCCCAGTTGTCATGGCTGAACCAGTTGTTGGACTGGTTCCAGTCCCTCATTAAATACGCCAAACCATACCTTTACATTGTGTCACTTCCATCATGTTTGCCTTGGCCGGTATACTCTGGTGGACGGCCTTTATGACCTGTGCCTCGCTGGACACGGACATCCTCTATGCTTTCAAGATGCTGTTGGCGACCATGATCCAGACCGGCGTATTGGCCTCGGGTTACCCCTGGTGGGGTTTCATACCAGTGCAAATCATGCTGGAATCGTACTTGACGCTGCTGATCGTCACGGGGGCCTGCTGCGAAACAGACTTTCGTATCTGCTCGTTCCTCTCCCTCCACCAGATTCGAGTCCGGCCTGTGTCGATCAAACGTCAGGCCTTGCGGCTGCTGCGGAATTGGCAGATGGGCATCGACGCGGGCGAAGCGTTTGTTGACCCGTGGTATGCTGCGTGTGTCTGCGCGCTTGGTCTGCTCGGCTACTGGACTGGCTTTACCCTGCCAACCTTTTACGGCGTAGCAACGATGCAGTTGTTAGTGGCCATGTTCTTTGCGGTGCAGGCTCGCTGCGTCGGGTGTTACCTTCGTCGATTCTGTTATAAGGAAATGGGGGCGCCAGAAGCGTGGAGTCTGTGGGCTGGGGCTTTGGTGATTATCACCTGTGTCAAGTGGGCGTGGTTTCCTGTCACCTTTGACGACGTGCAAGCCAAGCAAGACTTGATGTCCATGGTACCGCACTGGGCGCTGCTCGGCCTTCAACAAGTGGCCTTTTTGGCTTTGCTTGCGGCGCACACCTGGACAACTCAGAGGTTACGCTACACCCGAGGACAAGTGCTGGAGTATTTCAGAGTCTCGCCTGACGCCATTAACTCCAACAAGTCCGCTCACCCGACGCTGGACCAGGTGTTGGCGGATGCCGTTGACTATCACGATTCGGATTCGGAATCGTCGGACTCGTCAGACTCGGACTCGTCAGACTTGGAATCAGACTCGTCGGACTCGTCGGACTCAACCGCTGGTTTGGCGTGTGCGCGAAGTGTGCATGAGTCACGGCAAGCCGAGACCACTGCGCCCCCAAAACCTGTTGTTGTTACACCCCGTGTGGTTCGTGTAATTCGGGCGGCGCGTGAAGATCGAGTGTCGCGTAGGCCGCGTGGCCCTCGCGTGCCTGACCCATCTTAACCTGTTCCGGTGACTTGTTGTATTCGGCTCAATAAACTTTGCCAACTTTCCCAAACCTAGGTTTGCTGATTCATCGGTGGACCGACAGCCTATCGCTTTAGAACACTCGACACGGCCTTGTTGAGCATCTTTTGGTGCCGTTGGCGGATGATCAGGTAGACCAACCCGCCAGCCGCGATACCAATCAGCGCGGCAAACCCCAACGTCGCGGGCCAGTTCAAAGCACACGCCTGGCAACACTGGTAGGGACACTTGCCTTCCTGGTCTCTCGGCGCGGTCGGTCTCAGGAACCGGAAACTTTTCTTCCAGATCAGAGCCGACGCGACCAGGATCAAAGCCACCCCGCCAAACGTGTACCAGGCCCATTTGTACTGGTCCCGGCTGTGGGCTTTCTGCAGCGCGTCTAAGGTTTGAGGTGCCATGAAATCCAGATTTATTGAAAGGCCGAAAACCCTGTTCAAAGTTACCGCTAATTCTCCAGGGCGTCGTAAAAGGCAATGACCTTGGGGTCGACCTGGATGGCTTCCGGGTTGAAACCGGTCAAACACAGGCCTTCCAGGGTCCGCACCCGAGACAGCGCCACGTACCCTTGCCCGGCTTCAAACGTCTTGACCAGCCGCAACTTGACTCGGTCCATGCTTTGCCCCTGGGCCTTGTGGATCGTGTAGGCGTAGGCCAACTTCAAGGGAATCTGCGACGCCCAGACGTGACCGTAGTCGCCTAGCCGGGTCTTCCACATAAAGGCCTGGATCGTAGCCCGGCACTTGGCAAACCGAACGACCGGGTAGTGGTGGCGGTCAAACCCGACCACCACGCCCCGCGACCCGTTGACCAACCCGGCCTCGGGCCGCAGGTTCGCCAACAACATCACCTGAGCCCCGACCTTCAACAACAATTCCTGACTCGCCGGGCAGTTGTTGCGCAACTTGAGGGCTTCCCGTTCGACCGGCGTCATCGGCTTCTTCCGGTCAGCGTCGGGCAGGTCCAACCGGGTCGTGCCGTTGGCCACCGAGGTGGACCCGGTCTTCATCCGGTAGAGCCGGGGTTTGCTGGGCAGTTTCTTCAGAGCAGCCTGGTTCTCCTCCTGGACCTTCTTGTTGTAGGGGTACAACAAGGTCGGCTCAATCCCGTCGGCGGCCGTAAAAGAGACGTTCAGGCGGTTGCGCAGCAACGCCACGTCGTCCGGAGTGAGACGGCCTCGACGGGCCCGGTTTAACAGGGCTACAAACCGACCGTCCTTCTGGCGAAACACCTGGGTCAGGTTGACAACGTGATGAAACGTGTCCTGCCAGGCCTTGGTCTCGAAGCAGTAGCGGGCCTGCTGGGCGTGGTCCGGCTTGGCGACCGGGGGCAGTTGAAAGAAATCCCCGACCGCAATCACCTGCAAGCCCCCAAACGGTTCCCGCGGGTTGTTGCGAGCCACTTGGGCAACTCGCTGCAGTTTGGACCAGTACACGGGGTCAACCATCGAAACCTCGTCGATAATGAGTGTGTCGACGCCGGACCAGCGCGTGCGGAGGCGTTCCTGTTTGGCGCTGGCGACCAGCCGTTCGATCGGGTCATTGCCTAACCCGATGCCGGCAAAGGCGTGCAGCGTTGACCCGCCGATTTGCGAGGCGGCCAACCCGGTGGCGGCCGTTACGGCGACCTCGGTGCCGTTGGCCTTCAACTGTTCGATAATGGTTTCCAGCGACCACGACTTGCCGGTGCCCGCCTCTCCGGTCAGGAAAAACGAGGTCCCGGCCAGACTCAAATCCACCGCTCTCTGCTGCTCGGCGTTCAAGGTCGGTTTGGCTGGAGCAGGCTTTGGTGGTTGAGGACTAGCCCGTACTGCATGGGCTTTGGTTTCCGGACCAGGTTGAGTCGCAAAAGCCGGAGGCAAATCCATTTTGGTTTAGTGTTCTCGGCTTCGACAACCCACATACTCAATAAATCGAGTGTTTGTGGCTTGCCGCGCGGGCTGTTGGGCATATGACAATCCACACCATGGGTATGTCGGTTGTCGGTTCACCGACAAATCAGAGCACCTATGCGGCACAACAAGTCGAGAACCTGGGCAACTCTGAGGAGACTCAAAGGCAGGCCGCACCTGCCACGACAGCAGGCAAAGACAAATGGAAGTACTTTGGGTACGGGATCCTGTTTACCGTGGTCTTGTTGCTTCTCATCGGCGGGATCTTGTACTTTCGCTACTTGCATCGGTACCGCCACGTCATTGGCACCTTTGCTGACCCCAAGGCCACGTGGGAACAGGTGTTTAACCAGGTCGAACGGTTACAGCCTGGGGACCAAACCCGGTTACTCAAGGCGCTGGGCCTGCCAGGGTAGATCATTGTAAGAAAGACAGACAAACTCTGCAAACTTGTGTATTAGGTTGGCGTATTTGCGACAAGCCGCAAACACTGGGTTGATACAAGTATGGACAAGGCGGGTTATGCGCCATTTGTGTCCCGAACAAGCGGGGCTGGCGACTCGACTGACTCGGGATCTTGTGGTGCCGGTTGACTTGGAACGGTCAACGGCGGCAAGACATGGTAACTGGGCCAGGAGTTCTGGAGACGCTTGACGTCGGCTGGTTGGAGATTCTCCACACACAGGACCAACCGAAAAGGCAAGCCGTAGCCCCATTCGTCTTGTAGGACTTGCAACATGGTTTGGATCTCGTCGACTCTCATGTCTCGCAGCGGTTGGGTGGTCACACAGGTCAACCCCTGTTGCAGCGCGACCCGAATGATTCCAGCCAGTTGACGAGCGACAATGACCGCACGGGGGGTGTGGATGCACTGCACAGGCTGACACGTCCCGCCCAACACTACCCGGGTCGCAAAGGTTTGGTCTCGAGGCAGGCCGACATAGTCTTGCTTGGGACCGGCCCGGAAACAAGTCACCTCGGGAAAGTAGATCGCTCCAAAGGGGTCCAACGTCTGGACTCGTCCTTGCAGGTGACGAGAGAGAAAGGTGCGCAAAAACAATTCGCACTCCCCGTTACCCGTCGAACGTCCTTCCCACCAGCGCCCACCGATCGACTCGGTTGGGTGAAACGGAATCGACCAGGCGTGGACGCCGACGGTGGGCAAATGGCCAACATGCCTAGCAGGCCCAGGAGGCCCGTTTGGTTGTACCGACTCAACAGGCCGCCCCGGCACGTCGAAAAACTTGTCTCCGACCCCGATTCCCAGAGAACGGGCCGTGTCCAGCGGGTTAACGGTGGCAATCTGAATCAGCAGCGGCTGCGGCGGAGTCGGGGCCACAATCGCGGGCGGAGGCACCTTCAACGTCGACGTGTACGCAAACGGTCCATAAGTGTACGGGCAGATTTCCTTCCGCAACTGCGTCGCCACCAACATCGCGTCTTCCTTGTCCAACGGCAACTGCTTGAGGCCCTGGTGCTGTTGGCCTTTGAGAATCAACGAGTTGTACACCTGGCACCAGTTCGGCTTGGCCACGACCTCACAGAAAGGCCTCGAGGTAAAGTTGCTAAAACTGTGCAAGACTTCTAGGCTAGACACCGTGTCTCGCGCGACTTGTTGCCGAAAATTGACGTGGGGTAAAGCCGGCAGGGTCAACGGTCGGGACAACACCTTCACCGTTGTTTTGAGACCTTGACGGCGCGGCGGCGTAGACTTTGCGGACTTTGTAGACGACAAAGATTTCGCATGTCCCTGGGCGACCGTCGTGTTCTGTTGCTGTTGGGTTGTTGCGATAGCACCCACGGCAGGCCCAGAACGCTGTTGCCGTTGACGCCGGGCTCGGTTTCGCCGGCGACGGGCCGAACGAGACAACTTGCATGCCTGGTTCATCGCTTGAGAGGGTTGAGTAACGAGAGACATGAATGAAACGAATGGAACGAATGAACGTGTGACATCCAAACACAACGGTCTGCTTTGCCAATCCACAAGTCTGGATTTGCGTACTGGGTCAGTGTTCTCTGATTCCGCGTTTACCAGTGCGGTCCTGGGTCAGGCTGCCTACATTGCGGCCAACCTGGCGTTGTGACAAATCCGACAAGCCAAACCCAATGTCAAACGACTTTTTCTGCGACCCGCCTCCTACGTTGTTGCCGACCGACTTTGCCCAACGGTTTGCAGCGGCCCAAAACGTCAGAGCCCGCTTCGTCGACCAAACAGTGCGCGGGTTGCCAACTTTGCACCCAGCCCCCCATGCCACCGTAAACAAGTCTGGGAGGTCCTTGGTGGGTGAGTCACGGGCAGCCAAGCCTATTGCCAAGATCTTGCAGACTCAACCGGACTCCGTGGGTTCGACGGATTCGACGAATTTGACGAGTCCTACAGAAGACCTCGACGCCACTGTCGCGTTGCTGGAACAGGAAGCCGCCGAGGTCACCGAGGCCATGGCGGCGCCGGTGAAACCTGCCATCGTGCTGCGCCCAGGTCTGCCTCCAGCCCATGGGGAGGACCAACAGGATCCTAACCCTCCCCCTTTGGATGAACACCAAGTCAGTCAGATTCGAGCGGCGTTGCGCCAAAGTCAACAACAGCCAGTTGCCAAAATGCCGACGTTAGGTGGTCAACCGACAGACAGCGGCGAACAGACCGGGTTGATCATTGACGTGGACACCCCACGGGACCGGAGCCTTGGGCCACGTGCGCGTAGCCCTGTGGACCCTGTACCAGACGTGTCCGGGGCCTTGACGATTGACCTGCCAGATGTTTTGCCAGTGTTCACGACAAGCCGAGAACACGCCAACCCAGCGACTGAGGAAGACAGTGTCGGTGGCCTGCCCCAACACCAAACTCTCACCGCCTGGCGCAAGTATCGGGTAGCCCAACTGAAGGAGTTTTGCCAACAGGCTGGGCTGGAGATCACCGGTCGAAAAGCCGACCTGACAGCGCGGTTGTTGGCTTGGGCCACGGCTGACGGCAAACCTTAACAATCATGACCCTTGTCTACAAAGAAAAAACCACCCGCCAAACAATGACCCTACAACTTCACCCCCTGGGCCTTCTTCAACAGACCTCGAGTTGGCCGACCTGGCTGAGTCAGCCGTTGACCGCCGTGTACCAACGCCTGTGTGTACGCCCACTGGCAAGATTGTATTTATTGGGCCCTAAGGCCTTAGGCTTCTGGCAAGGGGCCCAACCCGAACAAATGTGCAGCACGCTGACGGCCTCCCCCGCGACGTTTTGGACCCAAAGCCTGACGACCCGCCAAGAGTGCCACCGGTTGATCGGGGTCCACTTTCAAAGTTACCTGGTGCTCGTAGAGACTGTCCTGTTGGCAGTCGCTGCCTACAAAAGTGTAAAGTGGACAGGAGCCTTGCTCCGTCGCCTGGTAAAATAAACCACTGACTTGGGATGCCGATCATCTACTCAGACGTCACGGCCAGCAAAGGTTTTGTGCCTTGCTCGCGGACCTACCAGAAACAGGTCAGACGGTTGATGGAGACCCAGGACTGGACCTCTCTCAAACAACTGTTCAACCAAGCCCACCACTTGGTGTGGCGCAAGCGACCAAACCAACCGGGGTACCGCAACGTCAACGACACTGAGGCCAGCCTCAGTGACGCCCAGTTTCGGCGCCTGGCTAACCTGACAGGGCAACAAATCACCTGGGAGGATGTTGAGGCACAGTGTCCCGCACGCGGCCGGGCAACCATCAACCTCGGTCCCCAACAGGGCGCCATCACCCGCGTCATCCACCGAGCCTCTGAGGTCCAACGTCAGATGGGGTTAGCCGCGGCGGAAGCCGGGTGGAAACTCAAAAAGGCGAGGGGCGCAATCGGCGTGTACGCCCCGAGTCCGTTTCGGCAAGCGCAAGACGCAGAGGGGGTGTGGCGCCCGGCCAACCCCGAGTTGAGAGCAGGTTTGAGCGGTGGGGCCTGCAGCGACGCAGCCCCTTGTCAGGACGGCACCGAATGTTTGGACGGGGTGTGTGTCATCCCGCTGGACCAAAGACGCTGTCCCTCTTTCCAGTTTCCGGTTGCTCTCCAAGACCCGAGTGGACCGTTCCAGGTACCTAACCCCTCGGCCCGCCGCACCCGGTTAACCGACAAGTACAGCACCTTTTTTGCGCAACCGTACCAGACATGCGGACCTGAAAAGGGCCAGGGCAATCTGCAATGGTTGCCGGCCGACCCGCGCTACCGGCGCTATTTGGGCCTGACGTTCCACGTGGCCGAACTACCGGAACCGGCCTGGCAGGCTGAGGTCAAGGCCGGCGGACATCAAGTCTTTCTCGACCCCCAAACCCAGGCGCCCTACTTTCGCGACCTGGACAACCGTCGCGTCTACAAACTTCACAGCGCCTTCAGTCTTCAGTTGGACGAGGACGTGGAGGAATTTGACGAACCTGTCGACGAAGAACTTGAGGAACTTGAGGAACCTGACAACGAACCGATCACTCAACCCGAGGAACTTGAGGAACCTGACAACGAAACCCGAGCCGCCAAACGGGTACGGTTGACCGGCTCGGGATTGACGTTCCTGGAGGATGCCGAGAATGATGGAGTGGGGCCTGAATCGGGCGTGGAACCCAGTCTTCCAGGCCCTGAACGCCCTGAACTACCTGAATACCTCACGGGTTACGCTAGTCAACCACAATAAACGTTGCTGGTTCGATATATTTGCGACGGGTTACAAACATTGGCAATGGGAACGTGCGACTCTCAACTAGACTGCAGTAGGGCTCGAGCATCGTCTCGTTTGGCGTATGCGCAACAGGCGCATAAGTCACAGCAAGCCGGGAACACTGGCCAGGGCTTATACACACTTCGGACATTCAACCAGCCCCAGGTTCGCCCAACCCTGGGTTGCAGCGCCGTCGAGCCTGACCAGGTCTCAAACGCCAACGGGTTGCCTTTGCACCAACAACCCGGTGATCCTAGTTACAAAGTGTTCTTGGCTGCGCGCAAGGTTTGTGACTCGTCGCTAGTCCCTGGGTAAAAAGACTATGGACTGGATCACAATGTTACCGTGGGTGTTGGGGTTGGGGCTGTTGGGCATTCTCGGATACTTGATCTACCGCAACCGCAAGGCCACCCACCCGTCAGTCGGGCCTTCCCCGGGCCCTGGTCCTACCCCAGGACCGCCTCCCACCTCCTACCGCTTTGCCTGCACAAACAACGTCTGCCAAGAAACCTCAGACCCAAACGCCTACCATACCCTGCAGGCCTGTGAGGCCAACTGCGGCCAGTGGTGGAAATGTGAAACGGTGGGGACCGGGGCCAGAACAGGCCAGTGTGTCCCCAGCAAGACCCCCACTGACATGACCACCAAGGCCCAATGTCAACAGATCGGTCAGTGTGCGGCCCCTCAGTACTTCCGCTGTTCCAACAAGGAATGTGTCCCGAACCTGGACCCGTCGGGCTGCGGGCCAACCCACCCACCTAACCTGACGGCCTACCACCAGTGCACGGCCAACTGCGCCAAAGGCACGGGCAAGTGTTAACCCAACGGACAGTCGGTCTTGCGTCGGTGGCCGTACTGGTAACACAGGCGACATGGCACCCGCGGACACAGAGAGTTCGGATGGCCCTGGGCGCCACACTTGGAGCAGACATACTTTAAGCAGCGTCTAGGAGTGTGTTGAATGTGCCGCCACACCGACTCGACCAGCCCGGTGGTGACGACTGGTTCCCACCCAGGCGTAACGCGGTGTGCAGCCATGATGTGTTTTATTGTCCTGGCGTGGCGGTTCAGAACTTGTCCCAATGAACAAGTCTACACCAAACGAGCGGCGCCAAGCCGGGTAAAGGCAGCATCTTTAGGCACAGACCCTATGACCGGTTCCGGCGACCCAATGCGAAGCGTGCTGTAGTATCCATCTTTGCCTACCTGCCCGTTGCTTAAGCCAAACGCGACCGCCGTAAAAGACGCATCTCTGCCCTCAGGCACGCCCACCACCGAGTCTGTGGCCGAAATGGAGACCAGGCCTTCTTCGATCAGTTCCTCCAGTTCGTCGGGCGGGGTCGGCGGAGTTGGCGGAGTTGGCGGGGTCGGCGGCACAATAGGCGGCAGTCGAAACACATGGGTTTCGTCGTTGGCGCCGTCGCTGACGCTCAACCACTCAAACTGACCGCCCGCGTTTTGGCCAAAACCGGTGGGGAAAATTGCGTACTCTAGCGTGGCTCTGACCTGCGGGAACGTCGTGTTGTTGATAGTCTCGACCAGTTCGTGGGTTTGCCAATTGTCGTCGCTGCGATACACGTACACGTTAGACACGTTGGGCCCGGCCGGTGAAAAAGCCAACATGGTTCCGTCTCGGCACAAAGTGCCTGCCTTGTAACCGGGCTCAAACAAGCCTTTGGGCAAATTGGACTCTGGCGGGATGTACTCTGCAAGAGATTTCCAATCATCTGAGGTGGCAAGCACCAACCCTGTATAGGAACTGTCGTTATTGAAATAGAAGCCGGTAATGACCGAAGCGTCTACGTTTGTGCCAAAGGGTGTTGAGCCGAAAGTCGTGTCAGGAGCCGCGACCACTGGTACAGTTGTGATGGTCGGCGACGTCCAGCCTTCTACGCTGTCGACTGCCCAAATGCGCACGTCGGTCTCACGTTTTTCCACTACTCTCAACCCGTCGCGGGAGATTTCCGCCCCTTTGCCGGCGGGGTCGCTCATGCTGTGGGTGGCAAACAGGTTGTAAGTTGTGCTGGCAGGACCCCCGTCTCTTCTGAGCACGTACAGAAAGTCAGGGCCGGCGATTCTGAGGGCCATTGCAAAGATGAGTTCCCCGTCGCCGCTGATTTTCACACTGGCGGCGTCATCATACCCTGCGATCAGGATACGGGTATGCGTGGCCCAGTTGTCGGTGGTGGTGAACAGGTATGTTTCGCTGGTTCGGACGACCATGCGGGCCCCGTCATCTGTAAACGAAAATCCGTAGTAGCGTGACGTGCCTATGGACAGCGGAGTCCCGGCTGTGGAGGTTTGCCATTCATCGCTGGACCGTAACGGGACGGCCGTCAATGCGGCGCTTGTGGTGGTGTTATCTCCGATCAACAGCACCGTGCCATCGGGGGTAAACTGGCTGACCGCCGGCTCTGCAATCGCATTGAACTTGTTGACCCAAGTTATGCCTGACATCGGTTTAGCCAAATAAATATAGACGACAAGCCCGGCAGTTTACTTAGGAATACAGGTTTTTGGTTTTTTGGTGACCCGACAACCCTGTTTACATCGTCGTGTACTCCCCGGTCCCCAACACCGACGGCCTCAACTGGGGATTGGCTGGGGCCTGGGGCGTTTGCTGGCGGCGCTGCAGGTAACTGGCCACGTCGTTCTCGTCTACTTTACCGCTCTGGGCGTAGCGAGCGGCGGTTGACGCTTCTTGTTGGACCCCGGCGTCCCCGGCTTCGTTAGTGGCGCCGGTGGTTTGCCCGACCGCGATTCCGAGGGCGTTTGGGTTCTGAAACGGTTGGTTGTAGCCGCCCGCCACGGTCCGGTTGCTGTTGTCTTCCAGGACGTTGGTCGACTGCGCCCCACCCGCGGCTTGCGCCTCCAGGTGGTACGAGTGCATCAACTGCAAAGCCCGTTCGCCGCAATACAGGTTCTGAGTGTTGACGCTGTACGCGGTTGGGGTGCCGGTGAGCCAGGGTGGGATTTGGGCCCGCGGCATAGCCGCCACGTTTTGCACCAAGATTTCCGGATAGTCTTGCACTTCTTGGACAGCCTGCGCTGAAGCAGGGTCGTTGGGCTGGACATACAGCACGTACACTTTAGCGGCCGGCTGGTTGGGGCCGGTCGCGCCCCCGTCGCTGTACGGCTGAGCCGCCGGTTGGTACCGCGCACCGGTGTTCATTGTGTTGACCGTTAGTCAACCACCTACGTTTATCTGGAACCAACAGGCCGGAGACGCGCGGCTGAACCTGTCAAGTGATTTTCTCGGCACACCTGGGGATCTTGTTCTGGCCACAACCCAGCCAACCCAGGCACTCGAGGCACTCGACGACGTGTCGCCCCGGGTTGAAGGACGCGGTCTTTTACGACGGCCTTAGCGTAGGCAATCTGTCGCTGGCGGCTGAACGAGGCGCTGGAGTAACCAAAAGTTGTTGGGCCCTGGGTAAACCATACTTTGGATCCCGTTGACCTGGTTGACCTTGCAGACTCAGCCATGACAGGAAATGCTTTGCGACAACGACGCAGGAAAAACCTGGCTACCCGGCAGGCAGTTCAACGTCAGCGACGCGCCTTAAGGCGTTTGCGGCAGAGTAGGCAGATTGTAACCAAGGCAGCCAAGGGCCCCCCTGACCGGTGCCGAGATTGCCGAGAACACGGTTGCGACGACGACCGCTGCCCGGTGTATGACGACCTGGGCTATCCTTACCAACCCTATCGGATTGTTGACTGGTATGTCGGCCCACCGATGAATCCTGTTGGGCCTGTTGGGTGGGCGCCAGGGTTTCCAGGACCCCCACAATACCCAGGGTATCCCGGGTATCCAGGACCTGCTTACCCAGGACCTCCACAACATCCAGGATACCCCGAATACCCCAAATACCCGGTTATGCCGTATCCAGTCCCCGTTGAGGTCCCAGACTGGCGCGGGTACGGCGGGATGCCCTGGGGTTAATTGTTCGGCATCATCGGTGGACCGACAACCCAGACTTATCCAGACTTATCCAGGTTTGCGGCTTGCCGCGACTTATCCAGATACGCCAAGCCAGTCCTCTGTGTTGTAGGCGTAGGCATTGTACCCGTTGCATCGATAAGTCCGAACAACCCAGCAAACCAGCAAAGCATGCCGCTCACCCCAGCCACGATATCCTTCCGCGGGGAGAAAGCCTGCGGCCACCCCAGTACCAACCTCGTCCAGGACGGTCACACTGGGTTGTGGATTCACAAGAGCCGGTGGCTTGCTTGTGTTATCCTGCGCAGTTTGGTCAGATCTTGCCCAGCAGATGAGGAATTGCAAACCCAAGTTCAAGTTCACACCGAAGAGGCGACAGACGAATCCCAGATCTGGGACGTGTATTATCAGTTTTTGTGCTCCAAAATCCTGGCAACCAGGCGCTCTGATTTGTTGGCAACCAAGTCTAACGACGACAAACCCCTGCCGCGCACCGTGTCCAGTTCAAGTAACCTGTCTGGGTTCGCAGACTGCGCAGTGAGGCAAGCCGAGAACCCGCCCGCCAAAGCAGTAGTCCCTTTGTGCCAATAAACTCGTCTCCGGTTCAGACATACGCCAAAACCCCCAATGTCGGCTCCTTTAGCCTTTCGGGCGCTCGCCCACGAGTACGAAAAGTTGGGCAAGACCTACCGCGACCTGATGGCCTGGGAACTGGAACTCAAAGAACGGGAGCGAGCGTTGGACCGGGCGACTAGGCGTTTACAAGGGCGTCGTTTGGCTCACCACGTCACCTCGGTGCGCCCAACCTTTGAACCTGCCCGCCCAATACTGGACTACTCAGATCTACACCACGCCGACACCCCTAGCGACCGGGAGCATTACTGACCCCCTAACGTCCCCAGTTCTGCCACTAAACGATTGAATTCCTGTTGAAGGTCGTTTTCAGCGGACAGGTCCCTGGCTTGCCATAATTCACCCAGCGCAAAAGCCCGAGGCGACTCAACGGTCTCTGTGTTTTCGGGGTGTTGGGGGTCCGCCGACCCAATCTGGTTGTGGCGAATCGAATGACGACAGCAGGGACAAGTGTCTTTCTGCTCAAACCAGGGCGTAATACAAGCCGAATGAAATGTGTGCAGACATGGGAGGCCTGTAACAGATTCCCCGTCTTGAACCTGTTCAGAACAGATTGCACAGGTGCGGACCTGGGTGTGGGCCTTGTGTTCCCAAGTGGGGAGACGGACCACGTCGGCATGCCAGGCTTGGCCGCTAGGCTGGCGAGGCAGCCCAGGGTACGTTGTGGTGTCGATCACCGGCGCCGGACCTAGAGTCCTGGCCCACTGCTGTTGAATGTTGGCTTGGCCAGGTACAGTATTCTCGGCTTGCCCTGAATACCCCAACCCTGACATCCCAAGACCGTCTTGGCCAGGTCCAGTGTTCTCGGCTTGCCGTGAATACGCCAACCCAGTCAGCATCCCAAGATCATTCGCCGCAACATACCGACGTCTGGCCCGGCGCGCCAGCAGCAAGCGTTGGCGACGCAACACGGCTGGCGAAGGCCCGTCGGTCTGCAAAGCCACGTCAGGTTGCCGGGCTAACCGGGCCGTTTGACCGGCTTGGCCCTGTTGGCCGCGTAACCGGGTGACGCGCTCCTGCAGTTGTTGCTGCATCGACATAGTGGGTTGGACTGGTTGGACTGGTTTGTCGTAGTTTATTTCCTGAAACGCCAAGTTCGTTGGGTTACAGGCCAGGGAAACGACCGCAAACACCCCAGATTGTCGGTTCACCGATAAATCGGCCAACCTCTTGCTTCGCCAAACAGATGTCATCTCCTCCAGTTCCAGCCGTCCAAGTCGCCACCACGGCGCTCAAAAAGGGTAAGCCCAAGGTGGCCGGCGTCGCGGTGATCGTGCTCGGCGTGGGACTCGGGCTCGTCATCGTCGCCGCGGTCTACCTGATGCTGCGCATCAAGAAACAGGATGAGCGAATCGCGCTGCTCAAGGCCCAGCAGGAACAAGCAGTGCAAGACACTGATGTGCAGCAGATAATTCGTCACTACATGACCAACGGCGAAGGCCGAGCCCTGGTTACCCACCAAACGGCCAACCTGACCAGTCAATGGTTGACCGAACACCAACGGCGCAGCGGTCAGCCACAGCAGTCCAAGACAGCAACCCCTCGCCAACCCAGCCCGGTTGCTGAGACTGTTCCGCCTAGCCAGCCGGCAACATCTGTCAAGTCTGACAAGCCGGTTGACACCAAGTCACCGAAACTCGAAACATAAACACTTCATTGAAACAATGTGGGTTGAACAGGATTTGCAGTGGCCAAGGTTGGCCGGGAAACGATCGCGGCAGACGGCTGGGTTGTTGTATTCACGGCAAGCCGAGAACGCTGTTCGGCTAGACGTCGTCGGGCTTGTTCCTCTTGCTGCAGCACTTGGTACTTCTGGATCCTGATCCGGGTCAGCCGTTGCCTGGCCAGTTGGACCTGGTGGTGTTGGTCGCTCTGGTCCTCCACGTGGGTCAAAAAGTGGGTGCGACAGCACATGTACTGCGGTTCGGCCGGCATCCCCAACTGAGTCAAGGCGTCGTTTTTGGTCACTCCTTCGGCCAACAGGTCGCGGTACCTGGGGTACTTGTCCCGAAACACCCGCTTGCAACTCTTGCAACAGACCGGAAACAACATCTCGAAGTGCAGTGTGCAGTGTTTGTGGCTGGTCGCCAACCCACCCCAAAAAACCAAAATGAAACACTGGGTGGTCGTGTGTGCGGGTTGAGTGGGTTAAGTCTAGGTAACAAACCATGGCTGGGTTCCAAATCTTTGTCAAGACGCTGACGGGCAAAACCATTACGCTCGACGTGCAGAGCACAGACACGATCGAGACGATCAAGCAAAAGATCCAGGACAAGGAGGGTATTCCACCGGACCAACAGCGCCTGATTTTCGCCGGTAAGCAGTTGGAGGATGGCCGGACCCTGAGCGACTACAACGTGCAGAAAGAGAGCACCTTGCACCTGGTGCTGAGACTGCGGTAGACTCGAGGTCTGCCTTGCGACTTGGGGTAAACCAGGCTGATAAAGTCAGCCCCCAATAAACTGCAAACATGAGCAACTTGGTGTCTTCGTCCCGCAAGTGGCTGACGACTTCAGCCAAACGGTTGGTCAAAGCGAACCGGACCAACCAGACCGACTACCGGGGCCAGGCGTTGCGGGTGTTGAAGGCCCTGCAACCGCTGCTGTACAGTTGCGGACACGTGTACCTGAGTGAACAGGGGGATATTGCGGTCTTTCTGTACGCCCAGTTCGACAAGGCTCGGGAGACCAGCGCCGCCGCTATCGTCACCCTGGACGAGAAAGGCGCCCCGAAAAGTTTGGACTCAGTTCGGGGTTTGGACGAAACCGCAGACCTGTTGGCGGCCTTTATGTGTGACTTCCCGCAAGCGATCTTCACCATCGACTCGGACGGTCAAGGTCCGGCTGGACAAACTGCCCAAAGCACCCAAAGAGTGCCGATATTTATGCAGATCGTAGACACCCAGGAACATCAGTTTGCTACCCTGCAAAACATCACCCACGCCACTGCCCAGGGCCACACCCGTTTCACCTGGGCCATCCCGCATCCGAGTCAGGCTGACTCTGGTCAGGCCGACCCGACCAAACCGTAAGTTCAAAGTCCTGCAGGCTCGCCACTTTGTTTCGGTATTCCTGGGTGCTGACACTCTCCCGTCCCACCATAATGACGTTGCGGATCTGCCTCAACAACAGAGATATGTCGGACGGTTCCCGCTGCTCATAAACAGTGTTTTTGACTTGCCGTGAATACGCTTTGCGATAGCGATTCCACTGTTTGAGACTTTTAATGGCCTGTTGCCCCATTGCACACTGTCCAGGAGACGAAAAACACCGGCACTGAAACAGGGCGTGGGTAAAGCGACACACCGCCGTCAGCAATCCTCGCCAGGCCTCAGCCGCCTGGGTTGGCGCGTTTCCGGCAAGCCAAGAACACTGGCTCACAAATGCCCTTTGGGCTTGTTTGATCGTGGCAGCCTGGCGGGTGTGGTAGGCCCTCACCAGGTCATCCAAACAGTCGGTCAGAGTGGGTTGGCGGTTCACCGATGAATCAGAGAACCTGTCAGTCATTTATTGGTCTAACGATACCAGCCGGCATTAGGCATATCGGTGTTGTCTTCGCCGTACACGCGCATATAGTCCTGCAAAGTCGGGACTTGGTCGGAGGAAACAGCGTTGCCCGGGCCCCCAACCACCCAATCGTCAATGTGCTGCGGGGCACGCGGTAAGGCACTCAACATCCTGTTCAAAAAATACAGCGTCTGACGAGTTTGAGGGTCCAGCATGTGAGGCAGCATGTCGTACACGCTTGGGTTGGCCGTTAGATTGCGGGACAGGCTGGCAAAGTCAACCACCGGCGCTGGCGGTATCGGGTCTGTCAAACTATGCAGCACTTTTTCGACGTTACCGCCAACCTGCTCGACAATACCAAGGATCGTGGCCACTGCTTCGTCGGAAAACTGAATGTCCAGCAAGGACGGGGCAGATGCCGTGTCAGTGTTCGTCCCGGGGCCAGGCACGGCGCGGATGGCTGGCCTCGACAGGGCCTGGATTTGGTCAGAGTTTGCATAGGACTCAGCGGACTCGGCGTTGTTTTTCGGGTCTCTCGGAGGCAACAGCGGGTGGGCGTGTAAGGCGAGCCGCAGGGGCGCCACGTACCGCCGCCACCACAAACTGGCTTGGACCGCTTGGGCCTCAAAGGCCTGCGTGGTGGATCCCAACGTAATCTCCCATACAGTTTTGCCCCGCAGCCCTTGGCCGTTTAAAGGACATGTTTCCCCGTCCTGGCCACGCCGCGCCACGATGGCCGCCGTTTGCTCATAGCGTCGTCCCACGTCCTGCAGGGTCATCCCGACCGACTCGACAGTGTAGTTGCCCAGGTCTGCTGAATCTTGCCACAGGTAGCGCCAGACAAACTCCAACACCGGCATGTCAAAGTGCTGGAGACCGTTGTGGAATTGGACCGTGTCGTTGCTCAAACACATAAACCATGGAGCAGTGTTCTCCAACCCCGTCATCACGAGTTCCGGGGGTTTGGGCCAATCTACTGGGTTGTCGAGAACACTAAACGTTGGGTTTTTGGAATGTTTATTTGAGTCTGGATCGGTCTGGATCGGTATGACTCAACCGCTCTGCAGCACCTTGACCAGACGGTGGGTTGTTGGGTCGACCTCGATCGAATACAGCACAATGTCGGGCGCCGGCGGGTCTGGCCCCCACCCCAGGTCCTCGCACATCGCCTGCCAGATCGTCTCCTGCGCTTTGAGTTTGACGTCTCCTTTCAGCAAGGGAAAGTACTCGGTCAACTCGGGGCGGCCGATCCGCAACATGACCTTGTGACCGACAAAGGAGTACGACAGAAAGTTGGCCCGGTCAGCCGGTTTGTGGCGCTCAAAGCAGGGCATCATGTCGTAGAACATCCGCTCAGACATGTCCTCCTCGGCGTGGGTCAACGTCGGACAGGGGCGCCCGGTCAGGATGTGGTGAATCTGCGACTTGTACTTGTAGTACGACCGCTTGTCCGGTCGCTTGAGTTTGCGCAGTGCCTCGTCCACCAGGTTAATGGTGATGTCTTCAGCCCGGGTCACCCCGACCGCCAACAGGATGTGGATCGTCTCGGCGATCACCTCGGGGTCGATGTCCGGTTTGGTCTTGCCCTGGAAGTTGCTGATGGTCTCCCGGTAGTGACTGACCCGCTGGTACGAGTCGCCGTTGTACTCCACGTCCTCGCCGTACGTCATCGAGGCCGCCGTGGCTTCCAGGTAGAGTTCCGTAGTGTGACAAGTCGGACACTCCAGGACGTTTTCGGTGCTCTCCAGCCGCATCACGCTGTTGCAATGCTCGCACCGGTCTTCGTTGGTCTTGCGGACAGCCGGCGCCCCTTGTTCAATGTTCATGATGTAGTCGTCCAGGATCCGGGACATACGCAGCAGCGGAGTGTCGGCGGGGCCCGAAGGACCTGGTTGTCCGGCCTCCGCCGAGGCCCGGAACAACTCCCGGTACCGCGCCGCGTGCATCACCCGCTTGCGAAACGCGGCTTGGCCTCGACTACGCGCCATTTCCTGCAGAAAAGGTTGAGCCGCGGGCGCCCGGTTTTCGGCCTGTTTAGCCTCAACCGCGGCCAACCGCTTCTGCAACAAGCCAAGTTGGTTGCAGGCCGAACGGTACTGTCTGACTTTGCTCTTCATCGGTTTCAACCGGGCAATTTGGGTCTCCAACTGCACGATTTGGGCCTGCAGCGTGCCTGGCGTGCCTGGCGTTCCAGCGTCTTGGTCCTGTTGTTGCTGTTGCAAACGGTTGAACACCGACACCGTGTGGGGCACCAACGGTTTTTGGGGCTCGGGGGCCTTGGCCGGCTTGCTGCGGTCTCGGCGCCGGGAAACTCGCGCAGGAGTTTTACGCCCTTTGCGACTGCGTGACGAAGTTCGTTTGCTGCGGGATAGGTTGAGCATGTCGGTGATCGAATGGGGTGTTTTTATTTGGAGCGAGTCCGGTTGTCGTATTCACGGCAAGCCGAACACCAGTTGCGGTTAACCCCAACCAACTGTGCTTCAGGCCCTTCAGGCCTGGTCGCCGTTGTCGGCGCGAGGGGCCAGGATGAAGGCAATGTGACCGCCTTCGGCGCCTGGGGCAGCGGTGTCCCCCAACCGACACATGATCAACAGCAGACCAGTGTCCCGGGTCATGTACATCTCCACCTTGGGTACGCTCTTGACCGTCGACAGGCACCTGTCCAGGTACTCCACCCGAAAGGCCCCTTCAAAGCGTTTGGGCAGCGACGCCCGGCGCGTGTCGGTCAAAGGTGGCACCTCGGGCAGTTCGGCGTCAGACCCGCCGGCCACCGTCAACGCCACAAACGCGTGGTCGCGGGTCGCCGTGTCGTCCTCCATGGCCATCACCTTCATCACCTCGTGGCTCATCAGCGTCGTCTTCACCTGCGTCATCTGGTTGTTGTTGACCCCGTGGTTCGTCGTGACAAAGTACATGACCTTGTGCTCGGCGTCCTCCAACACCTCAAACACCACGTCCTTGGCCTTCTGGGATATGGCACACTTGACACTGCTGTGCAGATCCGCCAACGGCATCTCCAACTTGAAGTCAGTCTCCATCTTGGATACCAGCGTCGGGCTGATACCTTGTTCCTGTTCGTTGCCGGCGCTGGGGTCCAACAGGGACAAACGAGCGCGGGCAAACATCCCCAGCGGCTTGTTGTCTGTCGCGTGGATCAGGATCGAGTCGCTGTCCCCGAGGTTGCCGTAGATCCGAATCGCCATCTTGCTGTCAATGGCGGCGAGGATGCCCTTGACCTGGTCCGGGCAGATGATCAAGGGGAAATACGCGGGTCGGGCCGCCACGTGGTCGGCAAACGATACCGGAGCGTCCATCTCGGCCGTGACGATGCAGGTGCCGGTGTTGTCCATGCCCGTCACCATCAGCCCTTCAAACTGGTCATTCTTGTAGATGCACAGGGTGGTACGTTCTGTCATCGCGGCGTAGGTGCCGATGATTGTGCGGAGGCGCACCGGCCACATCACCGTGAGGCGCCAGTCGTAGCCAGGTTCAAAGGCCGTCTTGTCCTCGACCAACACTTTGCGTCGCGAGCCGAGCGTCGACGGGCCGGTGCTTACTGGCGCAGGCGCGTCAAACGCCGCCGGGAGACTGGAGGCGACCGGGTCTTCATTCGCCGATCCAGTGTTCTCGGCTTGCTTCACCTCAGGACAGGCCTTGACAGCGCTCGGTTCTTCGGCACCTGGATCTTCCAGGACCCGTTTTCCCAGGACAGTAGCGGTGTTTGTTGAAGCAGAAGCAGTGGCCATGGTTGCGGTTGGGCTGAAGGTTTGACGTATGTCCGATAGCCCGCACGGCAACGCTCCGGCCCTCAAACAACGCACCGCCAAAACCACCCACAGTTTCGGGGTCTCTGGACAAACCCACTACAAGTGGACTTGCAGACTTAAGAATGGGGGGCGCCTTTGCGAAACTCGAGAAACGTAACGTGGACCGGAACTACCAACTGGTCCGCGAAATCGGCAGCGGACAGTACGGGAAGGTTTATGAGGCCGTCAACCGCCAGACCGGGGAGACCGTCGCCCTCAAGATCCTGAAACTTATTGACCGCCAGGAAGCCCGGGCTACGATCCGGGAGTTCAACATCATGCGCCACGTGTCGGCTCGGCCGAACTGCCACCCCGGCATCGTCTGTTACTACGCGATCTTTTTGGGGAGGCACGAAGGGGAGCAGCGTCTGTGCGTGGAGATGGAATACGTCGAGGGTGAGGACCTCGAAAAATGGTGGCGCCGACACGTGATCCAGGGCAAAAACCTGCTGACCGATGCCGAGTTGCTCAGTATGATGACGCAGGTCTACGGGGCCTTGACCTACTTGAACGCCAAGAACGTCGCCCACCGGGACATCAAACCCGCCAACATTATGCGGAAACCCGACGGGACGCTGGTGCTGGTCGACTTTGGGTTATCCTGTTTTGTGCGCCAGGCGCCAGGCAAAGGGTTGTTGTGTCCCCCGCAGGTGAGTGGGTCACCGGCCTACGTCGCCCCCGAACTCTACGCCGACGTCAACCACGCCGACCTGGACAACTACCAGCCGGCCGACATTTGGGCGACTGGGGTCATGTTCTACCGCCTGGCCAACGTCCAATACCCGTTTCCGGCCAAGAACGTCGACGTCATGAAGGCTGCCTTAGCCGCGTGTCTGCAACGGGCCGAAGACGGAGACGTAGACAGCATCGCCAAGTTCACCGCGGCCTCTCGGCCCCGCAACCGCAAACTGCGGGAGGTCCTGTCCGAATCTCTAATTTGCGACCCGACAGACCGTATCACGGCACCCGAGGCGATGGTGACTCTGGGTCAGGTGAACCTGGGTTGATTCGAAGTTTTATGTTTGGCAAAGGACCCTACACCGAACAGCCTAACGAACAGGCGTTGTAACCGGGGCACTGGCGTTTTGGGCTGATCCACTGGTTGGCCTCTTTGCTGCGCAACCCGCCCAACAGACTCAGCAGGTAGGCGGTGTACGGGGAGTGACTCGGTTTGCGGTCCATGGTCGGGGCCAACACATATCGGGTCTCGGGCAACCCGCCGACCACAAAGTAGTTGACGTTCAAGGGCTGAACCCGGCGCCAGAGGCCTGACTGCCGGCCCAGCGCAAAGGCGTTTTCCAGGGTCTCTGTGTCCCAGGTCGTCCTGCTCTGGGCCAACTGGATGATTTCGGCTGGCAACGCCGGGTTGCGGTTGGCCAAGTAGAAGCCCAACACCAAAGCCAGCAACGGGTCACTGTCCGGGTCAAAAGTTTCAATCGGCCCACACATCCGACAGGCGTCCAACGGCCCAAACACCCGCTGTTGGTAATCCTGCACCAACACAATCGGTTGGAAGCCACCTGTTGCCATTGTTCGTGTTTGCGACCAGTCACAAACACCCACTCGAATAAAGTGGTTTGTCCTTGAGTAGGTTGTTGTATGTTCCAAGTATAACACGAGTTGCGGCAATTGAAGAACGCTATGAGTACAGAATTGCAGAGCCGTTTGGGACAACTGATCAACCTGTCGGGAGCCGGTGTGCCAGACGCTGTGCATCCGGCTGCAGTGCCGTCAGTCCCGTCAGTAGCCCCCGTTCCAGTTCCTCCGGTTATTCCAACGCTGTCGGCTCGACCAACGGGTAGTCTTAGTTATGCTGCCAAGCCGACCAAACCGACCAAGCCAGGAGGGCCAAGCGTTTGGTACCTGGTGGCGGCCTTGACATTGGGAGTCGGGCTCGGTTTGGCCATCGGCCTTCTCTGTTGGAACCAGAACAAGTGCAAGGCCAACAAAACCCAGGACAAGGGCAGGGCCCACTGACGGCCTTAACGGCCTAACCGATCAACCCCGCCGGGCCATAGCCACAACGGGGCCGGTTCGCCGAGGTCCAGGCCTGTTGAGTCGGGGCTAAAATCAAGGTCGGTCTGACTGATGCACTGGCACACGGCCGCTCCCGCGCCGTAAACAAGCCCTGTTGGTACACCGCGGCCATTGCCTGGGTGGCCACCTGCGCTTGGCAGATATCCAGGTTGCGTCCTCTCAAACTGGTTCGGTTGACCGCCGCATTGGCGTAACACTCGTGAGCCGGATCCATTGTCCAAAGTTGACTCAAACGCTTTACTTGCAGTTGGAACGACAGTGTTGGTGACGAGCCGCAAAAAAGTACCAATGACCAAACCTCGCTTGATCGGAGTGCCCGCCACCCGAAACTGGAACTGGGGCTACGTGGCCCATTGGAACCGGGACACCGGGACCCTGGAGTTCGACCCTCCAATGGTAGACACCCTGCCAGCCTTTCAAGCCCAGCAAGTGCGCAAACTCCTCTGGCAAGCCCAAAACGTTCCAGAGGCCAAAAATCTTTTGCCAGAGTTTCGGGTCGTGGCGATTGTCGATGAAGAGTTGGCTGCTCAGGTCAACGACCCCAGTCTGGCAGTCACCGAAGCGGCTTTGGCCAACCTCGGCGGCGAGGTGCTGGAAAAGTATCCCGGGTTGACCCAACGTCGCCGAATGGCCTGGGCAGCGGTAGCCGGCGTAGCCTTGGGTGGAGCAGGGCTTTGGTACACCTTGTTTCGCCGCAAACGATAGACAGGTTTTTTGATTTATCGGTCAACCGACAAACCAGTGTCTGAATGAGTCGCGATAAATTGATGAAACGTGGTTTGGCGGATTCAGTGTTTGTGTACACCTGCCTTAATGGCCATCTTTTCCAGGTCTGTGTCGGATCTCGCGGGGTGTTGACGTTTCAGGGTGGCCTTCTTGGCTCGTAGCCGCCCCAAGTAACGCAGGATGACGGGAAGGTTCGCTTGCATTGTCACGCAGATCGATTGTCGCAACGCCGGAGTAGTCGCCAGCAGTGTTAGACCGTAGTCCTGGGACGTCTGCTGAATGACCTGGACGATGTTGTCGCAGTGCGCCGGCGTGGTTGACGGAGGCTGCACCCGTTGACGCTTGGGGACCGAAGCGCTTGATGCACTTGATGCACTTGATGCAACGGGGCGTTTTGGGGGTTGAACAGGTACAGGGGGTACAGCAGGACTTGGCGCCGCAGGACTTGGCAGAATTACCCGTTGTCGCTTGGCAATAGGGACTTCCCCAACTGGCCGTTGTCTGGTTACGGCGCCTGTAGGTAACCTGGGACCCAGAGGTCCGGCTTCCCACCAGGCCGCTTTCTTGTAGAGACTGGGGTTGGTGCCTAACACGTACCCGGCCAACTTGTTGCCTTCACGCCGAAGCGTGCGGACCGCTGCCTGGCGAGTTTTGGACTTGGCTTCCAGATTCTGCAAGTGGGTCTGGTAGGCAGTCAATAGTTGTTGGGTCAGAACGGGGGTCAGACCCCAGCGAGTCTGCAGTTCTTGTTGAATCCCGGCTGGTAGTTTGCCCTCTTGCTCCTGGTTAGCCAGAAACAGAAAGGCCCCACCCAACACGGCGGGCAAAATCTGGTTCTCCTGTTGAATTTGGCGAAGTTCCGCGGCTTTGGCCTCGAGTTGGTCGGGGGTCAACAGCGACCTTAGACTTTCCCCCACGGCCTGCACGTCTGCCGGGGTTTGCAGGTGACTACGCAACAGAAACTTGGCCTTGGCCCCCGACGACAACCGCACGTAAGGGCCCCCGACGCTGGCCGGCCCGCGCAACCCCAAAAAGGTGTTCTTCAACGGGTCCACTACGGCGTACGTGACTTGGGAGGCCGCCAGCCCAAATCCTTTGCCATCTCCGGTCTCTCGGGCCTTGCGGGCACTGGCGACCGGGGCTAACTGCTTGATCTCGAACCCCAACCGGTAGACCGGGGTCGCGGCGGTCTCGGCCACGTAGGTGGCGTTGGACTTGCCGGTCGGTTGCACCGGGATTAACGGGTCTTGGACTTGGCGGGTCCGGGTTACAATGGCTCTCAACTGCTGACGTCCAGCCTGTTGAAAACTGCGCAGGTTGGTCAGTTGTTGAGACAAGTTCTGAACCCTAGAGTCCTCGGGCCCAACCCCTTGGTCCTTGAGTTCCGCCAACTCCTCGACCAACTGACCGATCTGTTGCTCCCGGTCCAACAACACGTCGCGCACGACGTCGGCCTCTTCGCCACCTCGCACGTCCAGGTGCAAGGACCGCAACCGCCGGTCTAAAGCCGTGCCGCGCTGGGTCACCAGTTGCTGGCGCTGCAGCGGGGTGACCCCAACCGGTTCTTCATCGTCGACTACCTCTTCCATCGCAACCGGGCCGGTCAGGCCAGCAGCCGCTTCCGCCCGACTTTTGGTTTCGGCGGCCAGGTCGGCCGCAACGGCTTCGGCCTTGAACAACGGCTGAGTTACCACCTGGGCCGAGTACTGCTGTTGCCGCTCTTTCATTTGGGCTTCCGTCTCTTCCGCCCCAAACAGATCACACACTTGTTGACAGGCATCCTTCTCCACCTGCTCCAGTTGGCGGCGCATGGTCGGGGTCAAGACCGCCTGTGGATTGTTCAACTGTTGCCGAATCTCCCTCAGTTTGGCCAGCATCTGTTGAACCTCCGGGCGGCCTCGGACGTCTAGCCCACCGCCTTCCGGGGAGGCGCACGTCCAGGCGTCGGGTTTTTCTCCTGCCGCGAACGGCAGACGGTGCGCCCGCAGACGTTTACAACACTGACAACGTCGGGTTAACAGCGGTTCTCGTACCGGTCGCGGCACCAGGGTCATACCTAAGGCGGCTGGATCTGTCGGTTCCGGTATGGCGGCTACAGCCTGGCCCGCCGCAATGTCGGCGCGGACTTGACTAACCCCTGATCCAATTTCTCGCAGGACCCGGGCAATGACCTTGGGTGGCACGGCGTTTTGCTGAAGTGCCTGTTCCCCCCAGGCATACACCGCAGCCTCAAACTCTGAGTCAGTCGCCGCCCGGTCGACGACGTGACTCAGGGTTTCTTGGCCGGCTTTCAGGTCTTCTGCGCCGTCACCTTGTGCACCCAACCAAGTCTGGAGTTGTTGTTTGACCTCGGTGACCAGCGTTGGGTCGACCGATTGGTCAGCGTCGCCCACCTCCTGCTCCGCCTGCCAGGCCGAAATGGCCCGAAAGGCTTCTTGGCGAGATCGCCGGGCTTCTTCGCTGGGTTTTGAAACCGGCCCCACCCTCAACCGCCGACGCAGCACCGCTTGTTGCCGGCGAGTTTGGGTGGCCCGTTTGGTTTCCTCCAGACGCGCTGCGGCCTCTGCCGTTGGCGCCCCCCGTTGCCGGGCCAGTTGTCGCTGGTGGCGTTGACGCCGGGCGACAGCAGTCACTCGAGGCGCTTGTCCCTTGGGCAACGCGACCGCGATCGGCACGGCAATGTCTTCGGGCTGGACCCTGTACTGCTCCCCGAATTTCCCCACGAGTTTTCGGTTTTCGCGAAAGTGACGACCAACCGGAGCGGCCAGCCGGGTGTCCGTAACCTGACCGGTAACCCAGTTGACCCGCAAGGGGTTCACGGCCTGGAAAACGTGTTGCCGCTTGTCCTGCGCCAAAGCCTGGTAAGCCCGTTTCAGGTCCGCCTCAAAGTGGTCGGTGCGCACCAGCACTTCAGTGTTCTTGAGGTCTGGGGTCAGAAACCTGACGGTAATAGTGCCAGGTGGCCGGTCAGGCGCGCCCGGCACGTAGTACCCGATGCCCTGCGCCAACAGCCCTTGTGCCTGATCAAGCAGATCGGGGAAAAAGGCTTCCAAATAGGCTTGGTCAGTCAAGTCTGGCTCCCCGGGCCGCTGCCACCGTTGGCTCGAGGCGTCCCACCGGTACCCACCCTGAGGCGGTTTGGCGGCCAACGCTCGGACCGTGATCAACGGCAAGTTAGTCCGAACAGGGCCGCTGTGTTTCGCGTCCACCGGTTGCGCGAGTTCCAATCCCGGCAACACCAAACGGTCGGCGGCGTGACTTCCTTCCAGGTGACGCTTCACTTCGGCGACCGTGGCGACGCCACCAACCGGGGCCTCTTCGACGACCTGGCGCCGAATACGCTGAAACATCTTGTCAGTCCCAATAAAGCAGAGCACTTGGGTTTGTATTGAAACTGCCAGATTCTGCCGGGTTAGGTTGGCAGTTTTCCCCCTGACCCATTTAGCAAACATTGTTCTCGGCTTGCCGTGAATACGCCAACCAATGTCGCACCCTGTTGACTCTCGGCTGCCGGACCGCAAGGAATGGGGACCGAAAGTCTGGAACATCCTCAGGTGGTTTGCGATTGGGTTAGGTCCAGTGATTCCGCCTGACCTTCAGCAAGAAGCCAAGGCCTTCTACCGCAGCCTCATGTTCATGCTACCCTGCCACGAGTGCCGGGACCATTACACCGGGTTGTGGACCCAGTACCCAATCGACCAGTACCTGACCGGGTCCGAAAAACTACTAGAGTGGATCGCGGTCATCCAGGACCAAGTCACTAAACGGATCAAGCAACAACAGGCTTCTGCCCCCAAGTCTGGTTTGGCGAACGCTACACCACGAGTTCGCACGTCTCAACCACAAATGAGACGTCGCCAAGTCCCAGTGTCGCCGGCCGTGCAAAAGCGAGGTGGGTTGGCCAAGTTTGAACAGGCCAGGGCTCGCAGCCTCCAGAACCGCAAGATCCGGCAAGGGGTGTCCGGTACCCCCGCGGCGCAAACTACGGCCAAAAACACGGCCCACGCCAGGGCTCTGGCCAGACTAGCCCAGTCAGCCAAAAACTATTCAAGACCCTGCAGTTGTTGATCGACAAGCCTAAACTGGGTATCTTTATGACACTGGATTGGCCGAAACCGAGTCGTTGTGGACAGGTTGGTACGTCCTAAGCCACTGTTCGGCGGCGGCGACACTCGGCACCTTGGCGATTCGGGAAGCGTGGTAGAAGACGTTTTTGCGGACGTAACACCCGAGCGGCACGTTCTGCTCGATAATGACGACCGGGACCCCAGCGCCCATCGCCATCCCGATTTCACACCAGGTGCCGCGGTAGGCGTAGTCCGGGTCGTCCATGTAGGCAACCACGGCGTCGGCCGTTGTGACGCCCTCAATGTCCATGTCGGCATAAGGGGCCCAGGTTTCGGGGTCGTCGTTGCCGTCCCCTTCGGCGTCCCACCAGCGGTGGGTAATGGTGTAACCTTGCTGTTCGAATTTCTCGGCAATCCCTTTGATCGTCTGGGCCTGGGCAAACTTGCCAGCAACGTAGAGACGCGGCATCGTCGGTTTTCCGAGGAATCAGAAAACCTAGGTTAGCGTATGCGCAAAGTAAGCAGGTTTGGTTTAGACGGGTGGGAGTATGATGGTCTACACTACTCAAAAGTGAACGTGGCGGAAAAAGCCTGAACCGACAACCCAGCCTGAAAAGCCCAATGGCCTCCAAACCACCTCATGGTGAAAACCACGGTGTCAAGATGTTTCTGGCAACCTGGCAAGACCCAGAGGACCCGAATGTCCTAGTTCAGAAAATCCTTTACATGAACCCCAACGGCCAGGAGGCCTCTCATGAAGACACCCAAAGATATGAACTGCAGCGATGGCTAAAGTGGCGGACAGTGGCTTGTCGTATTTGCGACGGGTCACAAACACTGCTTCCAAAATTAAGTCTCTAGTGGGTTGGCGTATTCACGGCATCCCCATAAACCGAAACAATGGCCACTCTAGGCGTAGTGTATCGTCGGTTTTCCGAGGAATCAGCAAACCTCGACGGCCTCTTCCAAGTGCATCAAGATGTCTTGCGATACCTGTCCGCCTGGTTGACGATCAAGGACAGGGTCGCTATGCTGGCCGTGTCAAGGTTGGCCCGACACGTGTTTGGCCACCCGGTGGCCTGGGTGATCAACCGGTGTCAGACAGACCCGCCGCTGGAGGTTTTACAGCAATGGACCAAGACCCAGGCGCTAACTCTGGACTGCTGCGGCCATTTGCCGGACTTGCAATTCTTGGACAGCATGCCGGACCTGACTGACCTGGCAATGTCTGGCAATTCTGTTGACGTCGAGCACTTTGGAGTCGGGGACCGGGCCTACGCTCCGCTGCACCGGTTAACCAACCTTCAAACCCTGCACCTCAGCGATTGTTTTGTCGAGCACTTGGTGCCCTTCAGAAACCTGACCGCCTTGACTATACTGAGGTTGCACGACACTTGTGTCGAAAACCTGGAGGGCATCGAGGCCCTACAGGCCCTAGAAACTTTGGAGGTCGTTATGACCAAGGTACAATCGATTCAACCGTTGGCCACGCTTACCAACTTGAGGCACCTTACTGTTTGCAACATGGCCGACGACTGGGCGCCACTACAGGGATTAACCAATCTGCAAACGCTTGACATTTTCGGCAGTTTCATTACCGACTTGACGCCGCTGAGCGGGTTGGTGCATTTGACTTCGCTGGAACTCTCTAGCACCCAAGTGACGGACCTGACGCCGATAGCCGGCCTGCCGCTCAAGTTTTTGGAGGCCGGGGACACCCACGTTGCCGACCTGACGCCGGTGCAAAGGATGACGTCCCTTCAAGACCTGTTCGTCGGCCACACTCTGGTTTCAGACCTGACGCCGTTGGCAGGGCTGACTAACCTGAACACGCTTCACATCCACCACACTCCAGTCACCGATTTAACGCCTCTTGCCGGCCTGGTCCAACTGCAAGTGTTACACCTCGACCACACCCCTGTGACGACCGTCGCCCCGCTCGAGAACTTGACCAACCTCAAAGTCCTCGCCCTTAACCACTGTGCAGGGCCGGTGTTCGACCTAAACCCGCTGTCTAGCCTGACAGGCCTCCAGAGTCTCTACCTGGATCGGCGCTACCGAGGCGCCAGGCTCGCGGTTGTCGCAGGTCTACCTGACCTCCAGGTCCACAAACTCGGACGACGCGACGGCATCAGACGCTAACCACACATTTCTGGACTGTCCTGCCTTCATATCGCCTGGTTTGGTGTATTTACGGCAAGCCGAGAACTCAATACATTTCATGTCGATTCTTGGCGTTGCAGACTGGTTGCAACACTGGGATTTGCCGTCGACGCCATCGTACGACATGCTTCAAGGTTCATTCGGCTATCCTAATGACACTGGAAGTCGTGGTTTTGTCGTTGCCCTGGTGGAGTGACCTGGATCTGTTGGAGGCCAAAACATGGTTGTTGGACCAGGTCAATGCCGCTCGGTCGCTGGTCAGCCCAGAATTGCTCGGTCGCCTTGCCGGCATCCCAGAGTTTTTGGCGGGACCGGAAGGCGGCAAGTGGTGGCAACAAGGCGCGCCGGTCAACCTGGACCTGGTTATGGGGTTGATTGCACAAGAGGATTGGAAAACGGTGGAAACGGTGTTACCGCAAACACCTATACCACAATCCCTCCTGGCAGCCCTGGCCCGAGCCAACCAGGTGGACATTCTCCGGCGCCTCGCAACAAGTCCGGACAACGTGGGTTGGCGTATGCCCGATAGCACGCACGGCAAACCGAGAAAACTGTGTTTCACCCTGTACGTCGCCCGAGAAGCGGCTAGGGCCGGGGCCTTGGAAACCGTCCAGTGGTTGGAGCAAACTTTTCCAGACCAGCGATTTTTGGCTTCGCCTAATGTCAGCGCCGCCGGTTTGAGTTCCGGTCGGTCCAGAGAGTTTTACGACTGGTTGGTGGGGCTGGACAAACTCCAAGGCGGGGACCCAAACGTCCTCGCCGGCGCCCTGCAGGGTCAAGATCCGTTTGTCGTGGCCCAAGTGACCGAGGCGTGGTTCCAGAAGGGCGCTCCGGTCAACATGGACCTGATCGAGGCGGCCATTACCTATGATTGCCGACCGGTGATTGACGAAGCCTGGCGGAAACGGCTGTTAGGGGCGACTACGTTCTGCTACCAAGTGGCGAAGCGGACCGGCAATACCTTTGTGCTGCAGCGCATGGGTCAACTGGGTCACGTACAGTGTCAGTGCTCCGACCCAGAAACCAAGTGTCCGGTGCTGACCTATCACACGTCGCTGCATGAGGCCTTTTTCCCCAAGCACTGGCCTCACTCGGTCTGGCAGGCCCTCTGTAAGCACCAGAAACTGGATGTGCTGGAACAAGCCTGGCAAGCCAATGCAGCCGTGGTGAAAGAGAAGACCGATGTGCTGTGCGAGGTCGCTGGCCAGGTCAACCAGGCGTGTCTCTATGATTGGCTACAACGCCGCAAATGTTGGAACCTCAAATATGTCCTGCTGGGCCTCATCGCAACCGGGCAAACCTGGCCCGACCCGCTTCCCGACACCGCCTGGCTGTCTGTGCTACCCGAGTTGCTGCTCCAGGCCGACGTCGCAGCGTACCGCCCCATCATTGCCAGAGTCCTACCGCTGTGCCTGGCATCCGGCACCTGGGATTATCTCCAGTTGTTGGACAACGCGCTGACGAATGACTGCAACGAACATCCTGTCAGGTTGCTGTTAACTCACTGCGAGTCAGAACTGAACGCCATGCTGGGCCGGGACAAGATCAGTACGTTGCTGACCGTCCCGTCCTCTTTGCCCGTCAAACCCGCCTGGCGCCAACTCGTCCCGTCGGCTTCGCTCCAGGAAATGGAAACTCTGTTGAGCGTTGCGATCCGGGCCAACCAAGCCACCCTGGTCCGCTGGATCTTTCACTTTCACCCCGATGTTCCTATTACCCACGCGACAGCCCTCCTCGCCCTGAACCACGACAACCCTATCCCGTTGATGGAGGTGCTCCAAGAACACGCCCCGGCCTGTTTACGCACGATGTTTAACGGTCGGGACATGTACTGCAACATGATTGTGTTTCACTGGTACCGCGAGTGCGTGTTTTGGCAGGGCCGCGGGCCACCTATGCCAAACTAAATACAGCGTTTTTGCCCGGAGTTATTGTTGTGACCCTGTATTCACCGACGGTTACGAATACGCCATGTTCTTCGTTGTTGACGTGGACAGTAGAAGCGAATGTTGTAGGAAGGCACCCCGTCGTTGCGCAATTTGCCAACCGCGACATGAAGATACGTGTCTTGGAGTACAGATCTAACCAGGGATGTCGAATAGTGTCCAGACAGGGTGACGTTCACAGACTCAAAGTGTATGGTGCCCCCACATTTCTGTTCAATGGCTTGAAGTTTGTCCTGTAATTCCTTTTTCAGAGGATCTCGCACCCGCCGGCTGGTGTTATACAACACGAGGCCCATGCCTTTGGTCGCCTTGTTCCAAGAAGCCTTGTGCACTTCGACGTCACCGAATATCTCCCATGCATAGCAGGAAGTCATACCTTGGCGGTACAACTCTTGGCCCAAATCCCATGGATCGCCTGTGTTTACACCGCACGACATATAGCCTTGTTTTGCTCGTTGCAAAGCCGCGGGGTACCACTCGGTCTTCACCCATTCGGCGCTGCTCATACACCCCATGCTACTTTTGTTTAATGGTTTACCGCCGAAACAATACACAGAGTTTCTTCAATGTTGTTTGTGAACAAGCCGACTTAACGGCACACGATCATAGCAACGTACAGTAGGTCTGGGCTTGGCAGCAATGGCTTGTTGGACTTGAGTCAATGCCTGTAAGTGACCTTCGGCCAACGCCAACTGATGCGGGGTGGCTTGAGTGTAGAAGCACCACTTCAACTGCTGAGCAGTGCGGACTCGGTGGCAGTAGGCACACAGCAAACGACACTTGGCAATCTCCTGGTCCAACACTGGCGGGTGTTTTTGGGCTCTGATCAGGTTGGCCAGGCTGGCTGTCTTGGTCTCCGGATCAATGTGGTCAAAGTCGAACAGATACTCTTCTCCATCAGTGACCGGCAGCCCGCACCCTTCACACTGGCCAATGTTTCTCTTGACGCTGTTGACGTGAGCCGACCGTTCCGCTTTGATGCGTCGAGCCCGAACAGCCTGTTTGCCTTGGGACGGTTCAGCCTGTTGTTCCTGGCGACTTTTGCGGCGGTGGCACATGACGCACAGAGGTTGACACTTCTTCAGTTCGACCAACATATCTGGAATCGACATGTTGCTCAAGGTGCGAAAACTTGCGCCCTCGTCTCCAGAGTTCTCGGCTTGCCGTGAGTCCTGCGTGAGTCGAGCATCTTTCGACGTATTGCGTTTCTTGCGTCTTTTAGCAGACGACTTGGAGTTTTTGGTACTGGGGTCCACGTGGTCATTGTCCAACAGCAGCACATCAGTCAATCCACAGTGCATACACCCACCACAACGTTGCAGATGCAACTGGCAGATGAACCGGCTGACTTGAGCATGAACACTGGCTGCCTTGGTTTCACACTGCCTACAGGCGCTACGTTTGCCTTGAGGGCCAGTCTCGTGGTAACTGAACTCGGCAATTGATAGACGCTGCTTGCAGACGCGACAAACTCGTTCGCCTTCCTTCACTGCATCTTCTGGCGATGTCCGCTTTCGACCTCGCTTCTGGCACTTTTTGCAGTAGGCATTGTACGTGGACCGTGTTCCTTTTCTGCGATTGAAGCAATCCAAAGGAAACGCCCACTTGCACCTCGAGCATTTCTTCCGTCCATCTACCACATCCTGGGCTGTCTTCATTTCAGGTAGAGCCACAGAAGCGTTGGCTGGTGGATGGTCAGACTCACTCATTTGTTTGGATGTTTGACTTTAATGACACCGCCAAGGGTGGGGCGATAAACAACAACAATCTGTATCAAACGCACTGGTTGTATCAACCGCGACACTGTCTGCATTGAGCGCGTCGACCTCCTTTCCCAAGTTTGTGGTAGCCAAAGTTGGCAATCGGAAGGTTGAGCCTGCAGTTGGAGCAGACACGGGTGCCGGTGCTGACGGCTTGGTCCCTGGGAATAGCGTCCTTCTTGCGCATCTCAGCCCGACAGCGGTTACATTGCGCTTGGTAGCCTGAGGAATATCGCATGTTGTCACCAAAACAGGAGAGGGGATACGCCAACTTGCACCGAGAACACAACTTGCGTCCGTTGACAATCACTTGGGCATTCTTCATCTCTGGAGTTGGAGAAGACCCAGCATCAGAAGTTGCAGAAGCGGCAGACATGGTTTGGAGTTGAAAACTTGACTGAAGAAAGAATCGCTTTGAAAGTATGACGACTACATTAAGCGGTAACTCCCCCGAAGTGACCCCGCAACTCCTCCAATGCCTACCATGTACTCAAACTGGTTGCATAAACTGTACTGTGTTGTCTGTATCAACGAAAGTCTGGATTGAAAAGTTGTATTTTGAAGGCCTGAGTCCCCATCCCCTTGATCAGCAACCCCTCTAGTTACTGAATGCCACCCCGCCCAATCCCTCCCTGTACTTGAACACGTTCCAGTTGCGGGCAAAGACCATGACCGTGACGTCTTCCTCCGAGAGGCCGTCCTGCAGGTCGAAGATGAACTCGACGTTGTCGAGACGACTGAAGTTGGCGGAACCGGAAGGTTGGGCGTCTTCGGGGAACAGGGCGAAGGAGAAGCAGTAGACGAAGGAGTCGGGGATGTTGGTGTGCCATTGCCAGGGCTGGACCAGGCGGAAGTAGGCGCCTTCGCGGCCGCTGAAGCGGGGTTGGTTGTTCAGGCGCAGGTGGACGTACTTGATGGGGTCCAGGCCCCACTTGCCGCTGTAGTTGAAGTGGTTGTTGCAGAGTTCCTGGCACTTGCGGCGGACAGCCCAGATCAGTTCGATGATCGGGTGGTTGAAGTTCAACTGCATGCGGATTTGGCAGTTCTTGGTGGTCGTGGTGAACTGCTGGTGCTGGACGATCAACTGCTCGAAGGAACCCGTGGCGAAACGGTCACGTTCCTCAATGTCGAGGTAGATGTAGACCGTGTCCAGGCGGGCGCGGAGGTCAGAGGCGGTTAGCGGTTGGCAGGTGGAACACTTGACGACCAAACAATCACAGTCACTGACCTGGACAGAGCGCTGGAGGGTCTCAAAGCACACAAACACCTGAATGCCGTGGAACTGCAGGGACACCATAGGCAGGGCGTTGCCCGAGGTTTGGGTGAACCACCAGTACAGAGGCACGTAGAGGCGACGGTCGCGCTTGCTGTCCGCCACCAGTTGAGCACGGGTGAAACGCTTGCCAATCATCTCTTGCAGACGCTTACCGGGCTTGCCAGACAGTTCCTCCCACATGAACAGGAAGTCGTTGTAGAGGGTGTCGATGACCTGGCCACCAATCACCAGGCAGGCGCGGCGCACCAGAAACTGACCGATGGCGTTGGTGTAGTGGGCCCAAGGGCGCTCCAGACCCGTGCAGACGTCGATGTCGTCCAACAGCAAGTCGTCGTCATCGTCTTCCTGGACCGAGGACACGACCTGGCCGGGGCAGACACACTCGGGCGCGGGGCCGTCGCCGCAAGGGTCACAAGGGTCGCAGCAAGGGAACTGAGAGCCACCGATACCACACACGGCGACGGTCGGTTGGCAACAAGTGATTCCGGGCAGGTCAAACACGACATACTGGAAGTAGATCAAGTCCCCGGTCCGGTTCAACGTCACCTGGGCATCCACGCCGTACTGCACCTGGGTGTTGAAGGTTTGCTCAATGGCCTCCATGGCAAAGTTAGTGTGCTTGTTGTAGCGGAAGCGGAAGAAGGTGATGGAGGGGTTCTTCGTGAGGTACACGTCGGCCGCCCCCAGGGCGATCAACTCGGTCAGCGTACCTCCGGCAGAGGCACCGGCACAAGTAGAACTGGAAGACATGTTGAGCGAAAAAACGACTGAAACGGGAAAACTGGACCCTTTGGTGGTTGACTCCAGAAAACTGTCAGGTTCGCCAGCGGTCAGACCAAAGTCTTCAAAGTTGGACCTTGTCGTTTGGCCCGGTTTCAACGCTGCTTGACGGGGCAAACAACAATGCACGATAACCCAATGTATTTGCGACGCATAAGGCACGACTACTCAGACGCAGAGGTTGCTTCCTCTGTTTCAGCCTCCTGCAAGTGGCGCGGCATGGTCAAAAACTGGGGGACCTCGAGAAACTTGGCAATCTTGGCGACCGACAGGCCGCTGAATTGGCGACCCAGCAACAAACACGTAAACTTTTGGAGCAGGGGAATGTCCAACTTGAGGACCGTCATGGCCAGGTCGATCAGGTCCTGCTTGTAGGTGGGGTAGGACACGTACTTGTCAGCCAAGGTCCAAAGCCCAAAGGACGTGAGGACCCGTTCAAACTCAGCATAGTCCATCTGGTGCTTGATGGCCTTCTCCTCCAACGGCACCACGCCGCGCTGCCAAATAGGTTCCAGAGCCTGTAAGCACTCCACCAAGTAGCCGGCGACGACGGGGGAGCCGGCAATGATAACCGGCAATTCAGTGTCCAGCGGGTTTTCCAGCGCGACTTGCCACATTGGACTGATTGTCACCAAAAACTCACGAGGAAAGGACTGCTGGAGGGCCAAGACTTTGGAAGGACCTGTAGGCATATCTACCGGCGCGCCTTTGGCTTCCAGCGTCTTGGTCTCAGTTCCGGCGGCTGGACCGGCTGCAGTTTCAGTTTTGGCTTCCGGCGTCTTGGTCTCAGTTCCGGTCGCGGTTTCAGTCTTGGCTTCGGTGCTGGTAAATATCGACAGCATCACCATGTCTGGTTCTTCGTCCAACCCATCGAGACCGTCCAGGCCCTCCACGAGGTCCATAGCAGCGTGTTTGGTGTCACTCATGGTCGACCGTGACAGTAACGCGAATTTCTTCGTCTGTCAGACAGAGGCAGGCTTGGTAAAGACCGCTGCGGAGACGCACCCGGTTGGTTACGTGGGCTGGCAGTTCCTGTAACTTTCGACAATGGGTGTTGACCAACTGATGGAACCGAAGCAGAGCAGCAAAGTTGGCGGTGGTCACAACCGGCGAAAGATTTGAAGTGTGGGCAAGGCGAGAACACTTTGGTCGGCAAAGGGCGGTGCGACAATTTGGGCACGCTGGGTGGTGCAACAACCACGTTTGGAGACACTGCCGATGGAACTGGTGGCCACACCGTGTGGTTTCGACCTTTAGGTTCTGAGGTATTTGCGGCGAGTCACAAACACTGGCCTGGCAAATCGTGCAGATCATCTAACAACTATCTTGGCCCATGGTCAACCAAAACTGACGAACCGACGAGACAATGTCTTCTTACGTGCGGCGACCCAAACCTACTGTGGTCTCCATGGTGGCCGACCACGACTGCAACAGCAAATCCTTCAGCACCTACTCGGCCTACCCCAACTGCACCCTGGCGTCCTGGACAACAAAACAACAGGCCGGTCCACTCGGACAACAGTGTTTCGGTGGTAACAGCCTGTTAGGCTCCCGAACTCGCTGCGCTGTGCCAGGGTCGAATGTACTGGCTGGAATGCCCAGCCTGTCAGAGACCGGGGCTTTGTTGCCCGTGCGTACTGTCGGGCACAGCAACACTCGCTGGTGCCGGGACTGGGTTGGCGTCTTCACGGCAAGCCGAGAACACTGTCCGGGCCAACCAAACTAAACCGCAACCAATCGTTTCTGTGTCTTCCAGAGTCACTACTCATCCCACAATGGCCTACCGTCGTCCTTTGCCAGCCCAAAGGCTGCCATCCCGAGTGCATGTCCCACCTCACAGGCCTTTGGGCCAATCTTTCCGCACTGACTTGTTGCATGTCGACAAGGCGGCCTTTTTGCAAGAGGCAGAGGTTGGAGCGTTGCGAGGGATAGGGGTCAACACCTTCCACGACGTGTTGGTGAACCACCAACTGCAGGTTGACGGTCCGGCGTTGTTCGAGGCTCCGGTGTTATTGCGAGCAGGCCTGGACGTGAGAGGCCAGATAGGTCTGCCTCAACAGGTGATCCCGTTGACGTACCACCCAGAGTTGACCGCCACCAACGGGTTGTTGGTCAGTCGGGCCGGGTGGTGTCAGTTGACCTTGGACCTGGAGGTGTCCCGCAATGTACTTGAAGAGGCCCAAACGCTCGTGCTGGCCAAGTTTCCGGCGGCCTGGGCTCCATGTGTGAAAGTGCTTACGCGGTGCGTGCACACCTATTGCGAAGTGACCATCAGTCCGACAGGTGAAATTAGTTTATGTGAGGACCAGCGTGCCTATTGGATGCGCGAAGGCCTGCCCGACAACATGAAAACAGATCCAACTATGCAAATCTACGTCCACGTGACATTTATTCGCGACCCGTCGCCCACCGCGGCGGATACCGCCTCACACGCAGACGCCGCGCCGCCGCCTGCAGATCCTCCTGTGACCACGCCTCCAACTTTGCCCTCTTCCGCTGCGCCTTCGGCGGACGACGAATCAACACGTTCGGCCCGTACCACGAGTTTGGCGTCCACGGCAAACATTCCGTAAACTCGTTAAAGTCGGCCGGGACCACTTGCTCCACGGTGCGGCTGGAAGTCTGGAAGTTGAGGACCTGCAGGTGTTCCAACGTTTGGGCCGCCAGACAGGCGCAGTAGGCTCCGGCGAGTTTGTGCTGGGCGGTTGGGACGTCCACCAACCACCCGCTAAACCGGTTCCCACCCTTGATCAAGAAATCGGTGTCGAAGGCCGTGTCCCACATGCGATAAATCGTTCTTTGAAATGCCTGCGCGTCGACGTCACGACTGAGAGACCGGTAGGCGATGGTGCCTTTGGTGCGATGCAGAAAGTGGTCGAGGGGGACCAGCCGCGTGCCTCGAAAGTTGTGGTTGGCGGTGATCCCGACTAACCACGGGACTTGAGGCACCTGGGCTTCCCAGACAAACAGGCCCTGGGTTCGGGGACACCGGTAGACCAAGGCCACGTGGTTCCAGGGACACCGCCCAAATGACTGCATAAACAGGTTGTGGTTGGAGCACAACAACAGGTCGCCTCCTTTCAACCGGACGTCTGGGACATTGCGGCCGAACCGACACACCTGGAACTCTCCTTGGTGAAGCAGGCGATTCAGAGCAATCGCGACCCCCAACCCTAACCCGACCACCCCCAACAACGTTAACCAGGGCCAGGCCGACTTGGACATTTCAGGACACTGGGTTTATTTGGGTTTCGGCTGGGTCGTCACCGTCCGGTACACGATCTGCGTAGCCAAGCCGTGACCGTACCGGCGGGTCACCTGGACCAGCGTGTCCGGCGCCCAGCCAAAGTGTTTGCGGACCGGGTCGTCCCAGAGGAGGCTGGGGAGTTTGCCTTGGTCCGTCAACCCAAACTTTTGGACGATGGCGGCTGCTGCGGCTGGAGACAACGCCTGAAACTCGGGTTGCAGGGCGTGGCGGGTAATGTCCACCAACAACTCGTGTTCGTAAAACCATTCGACCCGGCGGCCCAGCGTCGAGATGAAGGCCTTGGCCGCGGCTGGCGTGATCTTGTTCAGGAGGACGATCGCCTGGTCTGCGTGTTTGAGTTCGGTCTTGATGGCCAACAGAGCCGCTGCTCCTACATTGTCTTTGGTGTGGCGAATCACCAACAGAGACGCAGACTCGGGGGCCACCGCCCGTCTCGTGTCCAACAACACACGCTGGGTGTACCACTGGTGGCAAGCCTGGCTGTCTGTGAGGTCGGGGTAACCTTCCGGTACCGTAAACCCCCGGTCCTCGGCGATGTTATGTAGGGTACCAGCAATCCGTTGGGCCTTCTGGGCCTCGTTGAGCAGTGATTGCATCTTGGCCAGGTTTGCAAAACTCGGCGGGGGTTGTTCGACAAATACGCCGAATCACTGACTTTTGGACCAAGTGTTTGAGGTTTAGCAATGGCTCACAGCGAGATCAAAAGTTTCACCTCTTCCCGTCTGCAGGAACTGGCCAAGGACCAGAACAATGTGGTCTACCAGTATGTGCACGACCGACCTGTTCGCGTCTGGCCAGCGGACGAGGTCCAGCAAACCATTCGCCAAATCATTCCGGCGGCCCAACAGATGCGCCAAGCCCACCCGACCTGGGCGGACGCCAAGATTCGGTTAAGGTTGTTGCGCTCCTGTCAACAGTGGCGCGAGTTTGAGGCCCAGCACAAGAGCATCTTTGGGATGATCATCAGTCCCGAGTTCGACGACGACCGGATGCACTCGATCCAAACCTTGTTGACCGTCAAGCGGATGCGGGAGAAGGGGATGCCCGAGTCGACGGCCCGGGATCTGCTGCAACAAAAGTTTGCCCAGAAGTACCGCACGACCAAAAAGGTCCCGACCAGCGGGGGTACCCTGATGGACGCCCCGAAACGGTCGGCGTAATTGTAAGCATCAATACATTGCCTTGTATTAGTTGGACTCTTCGTCTAGGTCCTCAGACCCAGCCGTGCCATCTGACAGGTCTGAAGGCACATAGTCAGAGTCTGCGGAGTCTGCCGCGTCATCGGAATCGGACAGCCTCGGGTTAATCAAGGCCTGTTGATGGTACTCGTCCAAACTGATCGAATCTCCCCGGTCCCGCAGGTAACTTTCAGTCGCCGTGACCGTGTCCTGTTGGGCTCGCCACTTGGTCTCCTCGATCGTGCCGGTGGTCAAGAAATCGTAGACAATGACCGGCTGGGGTTGTTTGAGGCGCCACACCGTCGAAATTGCGTGGCGGCGTAGACGACCTAGGTCTCTTTGCCCGGGCAACGGCACCAACAGGTGGACAAACAGCACGTGGTTGGCGGAAGTCAAGTCCAGTCCCTGCAACTGCGGTTGGTCCAACCCGACCAACAGGACTTCACTCTGGTCTGGCTGGTGAAACCGGTCCACCACGGCCGCCCGGGTGTAGGTGTTGCCGCCTAAAATCTCGACCTTGAACCCTTGCCGCGTCAAACACACATACAGACACTGCATCAACCTCGGCCACTGCACAAACACCACGGCCTTCTGCCGCTGTTCGCGAATCGTCCTCAAACACTGCAATACGGCCTTGGTCTTGGACCCGTACAGCCGTTCCACGTCGGTCGATATATCCTGGACGCTGTAGACTCCGCTGCGTTTGCCCCGTCGCACCTCCTGGCGGCACTCAGGACAGCGATTGTCGGTCTGGAGACTTCGGTTGATGCAGGCCAAGCAGTACCGGTGGCCGCACTCGGTGATGGTGTCGGCGGGGGCGACAAAGCACAACGGACAGATCACCTCTTCCTCTTCGGGTTTCATCTGCCGAATCTCCCGCTGGAAGTAGGCCATTTGGCGTCGCAGGGTGTCTAGCGCGCGCTCGATGCCGGTGACCGCAGCCTCTAGGCGTTGTTGTTTCCGCCTCAAACTGTCTCGGTTTTGGCGACGTTTGTTGTCTTCTTCTGCGTCGCTGGCGTCGCTGGCGTCACTGCCGGCCAAGGTCGCCAGACGCCGGGTTGTGCTGGCCAAGGTGCGCTGGTTGCTCTGCAGTTTCTGTTCCAGCCGTTTGACTTCGGCGGTTTGGCGGCGGCAGACTAACCTTAAGGTGTCGTCGATCGTTCTCAAACTGACCGGGGCTGGGGTTTGGACTGCTTTGGGTTGGGTGACGACGTTGAAAAAGGTCGCGATTTTGACCCGGTCTTCCGGCGAGGCCTGGCTGTAAGTGACGTTCAACCGTTTCTCCAGCGGCGTCGGGTTCACCCAAATAATCCGCCCCTCCAACGCCCCAAACTCAGCCTGGCGAAACTTGGCGAAGCAGGTCTGGACCAAACAGGCCGCGGTTTGCGGGGTCCAGAGGGGTGGATTTACCCCCAACACCTCGGCGTAGGCCGCCAACACCCCGCTCGACGACAGGTTGGGACTGCCGGTCAAGCCAAACACACTCTCGGAGGCCAACTGGGTCCCAAAGCGTCTTCGCTGTTGCCAGTGGTGCATTTGGAACAGCAGGTGAATCTGGTCGTAGACCAAGCGGCGCCACCAGATTGCTTCCAGGGGGATCCCGGTGGGGTGGGGAAAGTGACCTCGCCGGCGGGCGACCCGGGTGGCGGTGCGGATCATACAGGGTTGGGTCAAGAAGTAGTCGTTGCTGCTGGCCTGGCTCTCACCCAAAGTGTCACGGATCTGGGTGGCGACGGCTCGGAGGTACCGAGTCGACCGGAGAAAGTTGGGCGTCGTCAACACCAGGTCGGCGGTCAACAAGTCGTCCAACCCGACCGTGTCAAACTCGGCGGCGGTCAACAGGGTCACGACCTGCAAGGTCCCGGCCTCCAAAAACTTGGTCAACTCCCGGAGCCACTGGCTAGGCAGGTGGTAAGGGACGACCAACAACGTCGCCGACGACGGGAAATAGGTCCCCCGGGCGTCGGCCGGGATAGTGGGGGTTCCTGGGACGGCCCGGGTTGCCGCCAGGTAAGCGATCAAACTGGTCCCTTTGCCGGTCCCCGAGTCGTCGGCCAGGATCCCGCCGCGGTACGGCAAGGACACCCGGTTTGGCTCCGGGCAGTGCGGACTTTCCACAAAGTACCCCGTGTGCGCGCTGTGACAATACCACCACGGGGTGTTCCCAATTTGCTGGTACTTGCGAGGCGCATCCAGGTAGTTCTGCCCGGTTTGGATGAGGTTTTCCACCTGTTCGAACCACCGAAAGGCCTGGACTTGGTGGGGCAACAACTTGAACTGCGGGTTCCAGCCGTCGATGACCGGCGGGCGCAAATCTTGTTGCAATGGGGGTTGATCTTCCAGGATCTGGATCAAGGCGCTGCACCCCAAAAAGGTACTGGCCGAAATCTGCAACAACCGGGTGATGACGCCTTCGTGCGGCACGGTGCCGGTCTCCTGCATGTGGAAGGCGAACAGGTCTGGGTCAACCCGCAACTCGTAACCCCGGGGCACAGCCCGTCGCATCTTGTCCAGCGTGTAGTGGACGACAACGTCAAAGGGAGATCCGGCCTGGCGCAGCCGTTGAATGTCTTGGCACCTCACGGCGTCCCGGCTGTTGAGGCTCAAACACTGCTGGGTCACTTCATCGATTAAGCGCAGCGGCGCCCCGACCGACAGCCGCCCGGTCAGGATCGGTTCGTGGCCAAACGTCTGGTCCCCGTCGCCAGCCGGCGCCAACCCCAAACACACCCACCGCCGCGCCTCCTCCCCGTCCACACCTCCAAAGGCGACGATTTGTTGTGGTTGTACCGAGTCCATCTGGGACGAGTTTTATTGTTTGCGGAGACCGCTCCCTGGGCCTACAATGTCCACTGAACAGAAACGGGCAGACGCGCTTCAGGCGTTCTTTTTTGACACGCCGTTGCCGCCCCACCGGGTCGTTTACATTTCCTGCCAACCCCCAGCCGCCAATGATCCGGTCCAGCCCAAGCGGCGGTTCAAGTTGTTTGCCCCCTGTCGGTCGCTGTCTCGCATGCCTTGGGTCAAGGAAGGGGACACTCCTGGGATGCTGGAATGGGGTCCAGTCCAGGACATGAAGTGCAGCAACGACCATCACTTATTTTCGGGGGTGCCGGTGCCTTACGTGACCCGTTACGACTCGGAACAACGGGGGTTTGTGCTTGGCGAACCCCACCTGTTCTGTTCCGTCAACTGCCTGAAACGCTACATCATGGATCGAGTCGGCACTTGCGCCGCTGAGCCGATCCTGATGGCCGCCGGTCTCATGGCCCGGGAAGTGTTTGGCATCCAGGAGTTTGTCTTTCCGGCACTGCCGGTCTGTTTGCTGCAAGGGTACGCGGGCGGGGTTCTGACCATTGACGAGTACCGCCGCGACTTTACGTTTGTGACTGGGCGGCTGATTCGGCCCCCATTCATCACCGGCAACATGCTGGTCGAGTTTACCCACCACGACGAACCCCAGGGCCTGACCAAGGAACAACTGCACGCCGGCCACATGTTGCCGGCGAAGCGTCGTCCGAAGACCAAACCTTCTAAACAGCCTGACAAGCCTGACAAGTCGGGCAAGTCAGACCAAATACAAGCGGTTGGAGTAGACCTGCTACCGGACAGAAGTGGCAAGGTGTCACACTCGTCCACCTCGTCCACCTCGGCAACCCCGACTACGGTCCCAGCCGCTGGCGCCTTTCAGGTGTTTGTCCAGGAAGCAGTCAAGCAAGGAGTACCGATCTTTCAACAACCAGCCTCGGTGGCTCAGGCCGGGAAGCGCAAACCCAAGGCCAAGCCCAAGGCGAAACCCAAGCCCAAAGCAGCCAAGACGCCCAGCGTTACTCCGTTGGGCAGCAAACAGTCTTCTGTGTCCGCTTTGCCTCCGGTACCTCCCCCACAACCCGACCCCAAAAAACCCAGTGCCCTAATGGCGCTGTTGAAACGGCCGAAATAAAAATTTGTTTAGGTTGCTCCAGACTTATCCAGGTTCTTGGCTTGTCGTGAATACGCCAACCCAACACTAACACTTCGTTTCGGCCGGTACTGTTGGGGTCGCGAAAACGGTCGGACTCTGGACAGCGTTCGACGACGCCGCGGCTGAGTCTGCTTGAAGGCTGTCATCACCCACTTGTCCTGTTTCCACCTCCATTCTTCGAGAAACCTACGCCGCTGTTTCATTGTGTAGACAGAGTCTCGGTGACCCATTTGCTGGACAAATTCCCGAGAAGCCTGGCCAGTTCGACAGTATTTGAGCAATCTGCGTCTTGGCGATCGACCGGACGAAGTGACCCAGATTGTGCAGGGTAAAGTTGGGTCCATCAAATCAGTTTATTTTCTGGCGAGTGGCTTACCGTGCATGTACACTAGCAGCGCCAACATCAGCACTATCAGTCCTGTTAGGATGCCTACCAGGATGACAAAGAGAGAGGATTTCGATGACGAGGGTGTTTTTGTTGACCCGGGTCGTGTCCCACCGACCCGTCGTGTTGCCCACGGTACCGCTGGGTCCCACACGGTGGCACCGCCAAACAACTGGTCGTTGACCCTAAGCGGTCTGTCCAGAGCCAGGTCCACGTTCAACCCGGTACGAGGGTCGGAAAAGGCCACCTTGAAGTACCCGCCGTTGTTCCAGTGTTCGCCCCAGGAGTTGCGCACAATCCAGTAAGGGAGGTTCAACGCTGGACCGCCGGGCCGCAGAAAATTGCGGAGGCCTTTGGCGACGCCCCACCCGACGATTACCACGGCGTGGTTGCCAAAGTAACACTGGTCGGGGCGGTTACTGCCCAACACGCAATTGACCGGACTTAAATCGTACAACTTCTGGTTAGGCAGGTGGCAGTACACGCCGCCGGTGGCCGCCCACCCGTCGCCTCGGGGTTTGGCGCCCTGTACAAAATCGCCAAACACGCGGAAGACCGCCACGACCGGTCCGCGTTGCCAGATTTCGTGTTGGATGCTGACCGGGGTAACCAACGCCTGGGTCGTGTGTCGTTGGGCCTTGACCCGCTTGGCCAGCGTTAACCCTGGACACTTGGGGACGAGATTGTTGAGCGTCACTGGACGTGTTTGGTTGGGTTGCGGGCCTTGTGTACAGGCCTGATTACCGCTGCACCAGTCGTAAGGATCGTCGGCGGCGGTTAGCGTCCCGTGTTTGGCCAAAAACTCCCCGGCGTCGGACGGAAAGCCGCCTTCACACTTGGCTGACCCGGGCATGCACTGCATAATGTAGGTCGGGCTTAAGGCCACTACTGGGGTGTTACTCCAGATAGCGTGCCGGTCAGCCAGCATCGTGGCTGACGCGACGGCCCAACAAGACCCGCAGTGGAACTGGTCCATCGGTCGGCTGACCAACGACCCCGCCGGCGTCCACCCCAGCGTTTGGCGAATCTGGACGGGATCTGTCCAGGTGAACTCCTGGGGTAGCCCGGTCCCACCTGTCGGGTTCCACTCCCCTTTGCGACTGACGTGGTGCTGCACCGGCGCCTTGACCCGCGCTCTGGCGTTCATCGGGGGCACATATGTCACCCCGGTCACCGCCTGTTGCCCTGGGCTGAAGGTCGGCAGTGACGACAACCCACCCGGCGGGCCCAACTCGGTCGACCTGGACCGGTACCTGTTTGGCAATTCTACCGTCAACCCAGACATTGGTTTGGCGTATTCACGGCAAACCGAGAACACTGGTTTGGCGTATTTGCGACGAGTCACAAACACTGTGTGTTTATTTGTGTTAACCTCGGGTGGCCCTGTCTAAAAGTCGGGGTCGACTCCCCACCCACTCGCCTGTTCCCGCTGCACCGCCCCGTAGTTGGCCACCCGGCGCTCAAAAAAGTTGGTCTTCCGGTCCTGGTTGATCGTGTTCATAAAGGTGAACGGGTTGGCGACGTTGTAGATCTTGGGCTGTTCAAAGTCGGTGGCGACCGTGTCGGCGACAAATTGCACGTACTGCAGCATCTTGGCGTAGTCCATGCCGACAAACTCCAGGTGTTGTTGGATCTGTTCGCCGTCGGGGCCCGTCGTGAGTCGTTGAAAGACCTGCTTCATAAACTCGGCTTCTACGTCCACGGCCTCCCGAATGATGGCGTGGATGGTCGCCGGCTCGACCTGGAGATCTTCGGCCAGGTTGTAGTGCACGGTGTCGGCAAACAAATAGTGCAGACCTTCATCCTTGGAGATCTGCTGATTGGAAAAGACCAACCCCGGCATCTTCCCCGGGTAGGCTTGGGCCACCCAAAAGATGACACAAAACGACCCCGAGAAAAAGATGCCTTCGACACAGGCCCAGGCCAAAGTTTGCTGTCCATAGGAAGCGTCTTTGGTGATCCAGTCCAAGGCCCACCGGTTTTTGGCCAGGATGGCCGGGGTGGCGTCGCCTTTCTGTTCAGCGTTCGCACTGGTCAGGTGCAAAAGTTTGTTGCGCTTGACAGGGTCGGGAACCAGGGCTTCAACCCCATCGGCGTACACCTCGGCGTGAATGTCTTCGATGGCGGTCTGTTGGATGTAGAAGGACACCATTTCTGGGACCTTGACGATTTGCTGAAACTTCTCGACCAGGTTCTTGATGACCAGGTTGTCGGCGCCGGTAAAAAAGGCCATCACGGTCAAGACCATGTGCTGGACGTCCTCGGGCAGTTGCGGAAAGTCCACCATGTCCTGGTCCCAAGGGATCTCATCAGCGGTCCAGTGAGCCCGGACTTGCGCCTGGCGTAGGCCCCAGAACACCGGGTACTTGATGGGCCGGGCAATGCTGCCCCGCTCCGGATCTTCCTCAAAGATCTGGGCAGCCGTAAGACGCAGAGCGGGAGGACGCAGGTGGCTCATTTGTACCAACAAGGTTGTATGATTTATCGGGAAAGCAAGGTTGGCCGATTTGACCCGGTGAACAATGAACGCCGTGGACCCCCAACCAAAATACTGTGCGGTGGCTGAGACAAACCTCCTGTGTGACTTGCCGCGAATACGCCAACCCACCATGTCTGCTGCCGTAGGTCACAACATTCAAATCATCAAGGTCCTGTGCGACGGTGCAGCGTCTGAGGCCGCGGTCCTCGCTGCTTTACAGACTCGCTACCCCGCCAGTCATTGGACAGCCAACTACCTGGCTGACCGCTTGGCCCTGGGCGTCAGACGTGGTCTGTTCAAAAAGGTAGGTACCAGCCCCTACGGCCCCGTCCAAGGTTACGCCATCAACCAACAGGCCATCTTCCAAAACTTTGGCTTGAACAAGGTGTACGGCGGTTACTGTTCCCAGATCAAGTTGGCTCCGGTGAGGGTGTTCAACTGAGAAAAACCTGACTTGTCCTACTTCGATAAACTGCAACAACCTGGATTATCAGACTTACACCAGGCGGTCATGCCGTTGATCTCTGGCCCTACTGCGATATTCTTTGCCATCGGAGGGGCGCACGCCTGGAAAGCCTTTGCTGGCCGACAGAAACCCCGGCAAGATGTTTACCCTGCTGACCAAGTGCTGCAGGCAGTGTTGCTCGGCTGGTTGTCCGAGATGTTATCCCAGGCCGGGTTAGGGGTCGTCTCGTGGCTGCTGGTGGCCTTACCGGCAGCCATGCTGGCCTTAAGTGGGTATTTTGCCCTGACACGCTATTTTACTCCGCAACTGAGGCGTACATAAATCTAGTGTTCGCTGATTCATCAACCTTGCCTGACTATGGAAATGACACCCGACGAACCACCCTTTGTCCAGGCTGCAGATGGACAGGATCAGGTTGGCTGGGGTCCACAACTTTCATCCATTTCTGCAGCGTCAGCAGAAAGTCTTCGTGACTAATCACGGTAATGTGATTGGCCGAAATTTCATCCAGCAAAACTAGGCGCGCTTGGACCACACGCAGGTAAAAGTCGCCCTCCGATTCCTTGTCTTTCACGTCTTCTCCTTCCAAAAAGGTCGAAACCCCTTGCCGCCACTCCCGAAAAATGGGGTTGACGGTCTGGTGCTGCGTCTTAATGTCGGAATGTTCCAGCGTTTCTTGAGCCCGGCGCAGCGGCGAGACACATACGACCTCGGTGGAAAAAGACAGTTGTGCAGCCTGTCGGCGCCCTTCGGCGGTTAACCCCGGGTTTGGTTGTCCTGTCTGTTCCTTGGCGCCGTGGCGCACCAGCACAAGAGTTTTGACAGTGGACATTTGGAAGTTTATGGGCCGCTAACTACGTACGACCAACTACGCACGACGCCTTGATCTCTGGGACGCCGGCGCCATACTGGCGTTGCAAAGACGGTAGGATTTCACTCTGGGTGCCCAAAGTTGCGGGGTAGGTTCTGGGATGACACCTGCTGGTGGTTCAAACTCGGGGCTCATCAGTTTCAACGGCGTTTTGGTCGGGGACGGGACCTTTGAGGGCGTCTTGGAAGGAGCCGGGGATTGGGCTACACGGGGCGTAGGCGCCACCGAATGCACACTTTTGCGGGAACGAACGGACAAGGCTGGGCTCGGGGCCACAGAATGTACACTTTTGCAGGAGCGAACAGACAACGCTGGGCTCGCTACAGGAACAACTGCCTGGGCCACCGACGGCGAAGCAGACTCGGCTATCACCTGCTTGAGAGTTTCAACATCCTGGCGTAGTCGTTGCAGTTCTTCCAGAATCTGCTGCAACTGTTGACGATCTGAGTTGCGGGTTGGCGTATGCGCGGCAAGCCGAGAACACTGTGGCGGCGGAATTGAAACTGGCGTGGCCATTCGGCTGGAACGGCCAGATCTTGCAGAAGGTTCGGGCAGATGAAAGTCAGCCATCGGTCGGTTTATACCGGAGGACTGGAACCTCAGGATGCGGGGAAGACAACCCGGGCGAGGCCCCCGCAAACGCAAAGTGGGTTGGCGTGTCAGAAACATGGCAACGTCGCGACCCCGCCAACCCTGCGGGTGTTTTACCCCGGCGCTGTATCCGTCAGTGCTGAAAAACGTGACAGCCGACCGGGTGTGTGTCTACCTGTGGCTTCGGCGGCAGAGTCAGCATAGGTTCTCTGATCCGACGCTTTCAGGGCTTCGCTGCCTCCAACACCCCATACTTACCTTGGATGAAGTGGACATTCGACTCGAAAACGCAGAGTTTTCGGTGTTGCGGGGTGGGACAGGGGTTGGCACCGATCCTTGTTTTACCCAGGCCTCTGTCGTCGCTCCGGACCCACTGACCGCCGTGTCGTTGATCGAACTGACCATTTCTTGCTGGCAACGTCCGGTCTCAATCCAGATTCACCATTTTTGCCCCGAACGCCAGCAGTCTGTAACCCAACTTCTCCGCCTGCCGATCCAAATCAGCCCACCTGTTGGAACAAACTTTTGAGCATGCCCTGGGTGATCCGCAACGGCCGCCGAGTTTGGGTGCCAAGACGCCGAATCCGACCGCGGCGGCGCAGACGTCCTGTTCGGCGCCCAGCCCGTCGTCGTCCGGCCAGGCGCAGACCTAAACCTAGGCCTATCCCGACGCGGATTGCGCTGCTGATCGGTATTGAGTACACCGACTACGCCCGCCGCAGAATCCTGCCTCGTCTGCCCGGGTGCCACAATGACGTGTTTGCGATGAAGCGCCTGCTGCAAACCAAATTTGGCTACCACCCCCGGCGGATCTTTACGCTGATGGACCGCCGCGGTTACCGGGCCCCGACCAGCCGCAACATCCAGGCGCTGTTGACTCATGTGCGTCGTTTGGCCTACACCCTCAAGACCAAGGAGGTGACGGTCTACTACAGCGGGCACGGGACCCAAGTGGCCGACCGCAGCGGGGACGAAAAAGACCGCAAAGATGAGGCGATTGTCCCGGCTGACTTTGCTTCGGCCGGGCTGTTGACCGACGACAAACTGACCAGTTTGCTGTTGTCCCACCTGCAGCCCACCGTCAACTTTACCGGGGTCTTTGACTGCTGCAACAGTGGCACCGTGATGGACCTGCCGTACCGGACCGCCGACGCCACCACAATGGTCAAGACCGACACGTTGCAAAGTCGAGTCCGGTGCCACGCGGTCACGTTGAGCGGCTGCCGCGACCCGCAAACATCGGCGTCGGCGCGCGGGCTGGAACGGAACCGTAACACGTGGCGCGGGGCCATGACGGTGTCGTTGGAACGAGCCCTGCGGAGAACTGGGTATAGGGGATCTTGCCACGCGGTCCTGGAGGAGGTCAGAGCCGAGTTAAAGCGTCTCCGCATGACCCAATACCCGATCCTCTGCTCTAACCGCGACACCAATCCCTCTGAGAAACGGTTCATGCGACCTGGGTAACCGGGGAAATCCGACGGTTTATGCCACGACTCAATACAAACGTTGTTGCAATTACTATGGCCAGTAAGTTATCGTTGTCTGATTTCGTGCGGCAGGCGCGTGGTGCCCTGTTGACTGTAGCCCAACAGCAAGCAGGGTTGCTGCCTCAGGCGGCGCAGTTTCTGTCGGCCGGCGAGTTGTTAGTCGACACGTTGAACGACCGCTCCTTGAACACCACCGAACGGTGGCGGCGGATCTACCAGGACGTTAAGGGCCGAGTGGAGCAGTACCCCGCGGTTCGGCCCTTGTTGGCCAGGTTCCAGCCCTTGTTGGAAGACGCACCGGCTTCTTTGACCGACGCCGGCAAGTACCTGGACGTAGCGGCTCAGTTTGCCCAGGAGGCGTTGCGAAAGGTTCGGCACCCTGGGCCAGACACTGATGACGACGACCCGTCTGTTAGGCAACCCATCGTGCTGGACGACGAGGACGACGAGGATGACGAGGACCCGTCTGTTAGGCAACCCATCGTGCTGGACGACGAGGACGACGAGGACGACGAGGACCCGTCTGTTAGGCAACCCATCGTGCCGATTGTGCTAGACGACGAGGATGAGGACGACGAAGAATCAGAAACCGACGTGGACGAGCCGTTAGAACCCCCATCACCAGCAGCACAACAACCTCGCCTGCCAGGACTGCCACCCCAAGTCTTGCACCTGGAGTGGGACCCGTTGGTGGTCGGGGCCAACCGGCTGGCCTACCTGCAAGACCCGGCCGAACTCGAGATTTTCGACGCGGTCGTGACCGACGAGGACAAGAGTCGAGGGCCCTACCCCAGTCAAGAGGCTGCACGTCAGGCTCTAGAAGGAGAACTGGCGGCTATGCAAGCGTTGCCTCCGGTCCAAAAACGGGCTGCAATGTTTCACCGGGTCATTCAAGGGTGGATTACCCAATCGCAGGCCCGGCACTGCATCGACGGACAGGGGTTGCAGGCGCTGGCAGTTGACGGTCCGTCAGGGCGCCAATACGGCCTGTTGGTGTTTACGTCGTTGCCCAGGTTGATGCGAAAAAGGCCAGAGGCGTTGGTGGAACCGCTAACCAAGGCGCTAACCCAGCAACTTGGGGCGCAGGACGTAGTGGTGCTGTCAGGCGTGACACCATGTCTGTTAGACGAAGCAGGTCAAATCGCAGGCCGGTTTTACGCGATTGTCGGCCCCCGCAACAACCAAAACTCGTTGGCCTGGGTAACCAGGCTGGCGGACAAGTTGTTGCCGGCCATGATGGAATCGGGTTAACCAGTGTTTGTGACTCGGCGCAAATACGCCAAACCTGGGTTGGCGTATGCTCAGCGTGTGCATAACCCAATGACCATGTATTGGCAACTGGTTCTGGAGGCCGGTTATGATCTGCTGTACGCTCTGTGTCAGGAATGGGACCTGTTGGATGAGTTTGAGCCACCCCCAGAGCACTAAGACTGTCCTGACCTGTCGCCTTCATATTAAAAAGCCAACCCAATGATCACTTCCGGCGACTACCGCCAACAGATGCAGACCGAACACCGCCGGGTCAGCGCCCGCCACCACCGAGACCGCCTGGACGCCATTCAACGCTTCAGCGTCCGGGATAAACGCCTGTTGTTCAGCATCATGCGCAACCTCGGCGCTCAACACCAACTCGAAAGCGACGTCTTGTTCGTCGAGTTTGGCGTGACGGCCGGGCAGTTTACGACCAGTTTCGCATTAGGGGACACGAATCGCAGCAAGGACCGTAAAAAGAAGAAACCGCCCAAGGATTCCGCCAAACCGTCCGCGTAAATATGACAACCACCACTTCAGCCTCGACCAAGGCGCTGTTGGCTCTGTTGGCGGGCCAGAAAACGGACGAGATCAAGGCGAACCCGTTGACCTTTGTGACGCTGTGTGCAACCAACCGCTTCAAATTTATGCAGGCTCTGGCTGCTCAACCCCGCGCGAATCATGCTGGCCAAGTTGCAGCAAGCCAAGAACTCCGGGGGTTCGGTTCGCCGATAAATCAGAGAACCTATCCTCCGGAAACTTTGGCTGAACAGAAGCGAGCGGAAGAGCAATACGCTGGACACCCAGACCGCGCCTTCCTGTTGTGTTTGGATATCGACACTTCGGGACTTGTCCAGATAAGGCCGCCGGCGGAAACCGTGGCCGCTCAACCGGTGCTGCCTGCCCCTTTCCGAGCCACGCCGGCTGTGCACCAACCGGTGGAGGTCGTGTGCGCGGCCTGTCAGCGACGCACCGATGCGCCTCGTTACCGCCACATTGTCTGTTCTATGAATCCCTGGATGCCGCTTTGTATCGGGTGTTTTAAGCAAACCGGGTTTGCCGATTGGTAAAAAAGATGAGTCAAGATCCCAATGTGTTTTCCCAGGCTGTCAAACCGCCAGTTCCGGTCGTCAAGGAACAGGCGGGGAAGAAAGCCCTGCGCATTTTGACTACCCCCTGGGTGTTGGGTCTTATCGTCGCCGCGGCGGTTGGCCTGCTAGCCTGGATCATCCAACCCCCGTTTGTGCAGAAAAAGTCAGAGGACGACATTTCGGCCAACCCCGGAGTCAGTGCGCCCAAGATTCTGGTTACGGCTGGGGTCGCCGGGCTGTTGACTTGGGTGATTCCGGTGGTTGTCAAAGTGTGTAAGCGATAAATCAACGAACCGAGTCCAAATGTTTGGAGCGCAATCCGAGCAACCCCAATACGTCGGGGTGTTTCAAGGGGAGGCCGGGCAGCAACTGCTGTTGGCTTTCAAGATGGAGACAGACCGGGTGTTGCAGGACCTGCAAACCGCCGCCACAGCCGAAACCCACCGGGTCAGTAACGGCATTTTCGGGCCTCGGGTGGAGGCTGCTCAACTACACCAGCACCCGACGTACTTGACCGCTTTCCAACGGGGGTTGGCGTCTATCGACCAGTGGCAGTACAACGGGGTCGGCAAAGCCTGCGCCACTCGTTTGGTTCAGCACCACGCGACGGTAGAAGTGGCTTATCGGGCTGTGGTATTGCAGTTTGTCAGGGACCTGTTTGCTCACCGGGAGGCCTTCAACTTGGCCTTTGAGGTGCCGCTCTGGGATAGGTTTGTTGGGGAGTACTTTCGGTTGTTGAGACAGCAAGCCGTCCCTGACCTGTTGGCCTATGGCAGTTACACGCTGATCCAGAAACAGGCGCTGGTGATGACCTTGATTCGGTTGGGGTTGACGAACCTGGTTGGGCCTCAGGTCAAGAAGTACATTGAACGAGGCCCCGGAATGAGACGCTACACCCCGCGCCAACCCGCAGCCGCCGCAATGCCCAACCCAGCCCCGGCAGTTCCGGCGGTGCCAGCCCCAAGCCGGTTCCGCCCTCCCCCTTCTTTGCCGCCTCTGGTGCACCCGAGCAAAACAACCCGTCCGAAACCGCTGTCATCGGTCAGGCCGGTTAAGCCTGTCAAGCCTGTTAAGTCGGTCAAGTCGGCCAAACCAAAACCCAAAAGGCGCAGCAACCGCGCGAACTCCCCGATAAGCCAGAACCGCCAGTGTTCTCCAAACCAGCCGGCCAACAAACCGATGTCCTCCCTGGTCATCGACGGGCTGAGCGAAGTCACGGCCCAACCGGTCGCCAACAAGAAACCTGTCTCGCCAAAACTCGGCGGCTTCGCCAGTGACCGCCGTCGCAGCCACCGGCCTGTTGACAGTCCCAAACTCGGCGGCTTTGCCAGTGACGTACCGCCTTCGGCCCAATCCACCTCCATCAGCAAAATGGCCAGCGCCAAGTCCTCGCGTTCTGGGAGGAAAACTAGTCCCCCTTTCCGCCTGTACCAATCATCAGCCGTCGGACAGCGCTCGTCGGCAAAAAACCCACAATAAACCGCAACGGCCAAACCAATGCGCATCAAGTTAGAGGCCTTTGACCCGCAGTCCATCAAGGACAACCGGATTCTGTTGATGGTTGGGAAGCGGGGCAGCGGCAAGACCATCATCGAGGAAGACATTATGGGCCACATCGCCCACCGTTTTGACCACGCCTACGGGTTCTCCCCGAGTTCCAGCAGTCTGCAGATGATGCGGCGCCACATGCCGGAGTGCAACATCTACGACGAAGGTTACGACCAGGAAGGGTTTCGCCGGATTATCGACACCTGCAAACTGCTGGAACGGAAAGGAAAGTATCGGTGTTGCGCGACCTGGATGGATGATTGTATGAAGGACAAGCGCATCTTTAACCAGCCCGAGATGCGGGACGTGTCTTTGAACGGCCGGCAGTTCAACATGACCTTGTTCAAGGGCGTCCAATACCTGTTCGACATGGGCCGGTCGTTTCGCACCCAGACCGACTACGTGTTTGCTATGGCTGACGACGACGTCGGGAACCAAGAACGTCTCTGGAAGTCGTTCTTCGGCATGATTCCCAAGTTCAGCACGTTCCAGAAGATCTTTACCAAGGCCACGGCCAACTTTGGGGCGTTGGTTGTTGACCGGACCATCAAGCCGCCGGCCGACCAGCCCTTTGCCAACCTGTTTGCCTACCGGGTTGGGTGGGTCAGGATGATGGATTGTCCGATTACGGGCCGGCCAATTGTGGACCCAGACTGTTACCCCAAGTATGACCTCGGCAAACGCCTGTTCTATCACCTGGGGACCAAGTATGGGCGACCGTTGGACGGCGTCGATGACCTCCAGCCCACCTTTGGCCGCTTTGCCGGTAACCGGCGAGCCACCCAGGACGACGAAAAGTATGACGAGAACAACCCGCAGGTAGTCGTCAACTTCAACGACCCTAACTTTGCCCCTGGTTATCAACAGGCTGACCCCGTCCCTGGCATGGTCGGCGCCGGGGGTTTCAACATGGCGTTGCCCCCAATGTAACACAGTTCGGCTTGGCTCAGGGCCAATTATCCACGTTGCACGTCATTTCGCACCTACACAACCCAATCCTCATGGAGCCTCTAACTGCCTACTGCTGTGTGGCTGGTATGGTTCTGGCAGCGATGGCGTGGAATCGGTACGTGGACTACTTGGAGGAAAAAGACAAGAACCACTGAGTCTCAAGTTTGTAGCAACTCGAAGAACAGGTTCGCTGATTCATCGGTGGACCGACGATCCAGTGTTCTCGGCTTGCCGTGACTCATCCAGATACACCAAACCACATGAATACACGAAAATGAGTGGGGATTTTATGCGCGTTTTGATTCGTCCAGCAACCTGGTCTTTACGCCCGGTGGACGTACAGGTGGGCTGACGGGGTCAGAGGTGTAGGAGCGGGGGCTACGTGCTTCTTGCCCCACGTGAACCACACGATCGTAGCCGTCACCGCGCCGATCGCTGCGCCGATGAAGGCGCCCAGCACCCGGTTGTTCTTCCCCACCAGGGCACCGATGATGCCGAGGACCAGGATTCCGGCTCCCATAATTGCCCATAGTTCGACAGCGGTCAGGCGCTTCTTGGGTTTGGTGGCCGGAGGGGTCGGAGTGGGCTTGGGGGCGGGGGCAGACATTGGTTGGTCGTACACTTGGTCACTGCAAGCAGGGTTTAATCAATGACCGAGACATTTTCCAAACCTCATCGGGTTGGGTGGGCCAGGTTGGTAACGCCCGTTGAAAAGGTTGGTCAACCCAGACTCATCCAGACTCATCCAAGTCTGACAACCAGGTGTTTATTGGTCGGCCAAACCGAGCGCGCGGGCGTGGTCGGCGGCTTGGTCCTTTAGCGCTTGCTGCAGGCTGGCGATTTGACGATCCTTTCTAGCCAGGGCCTTTTGCAGCCTAACCAAAATCTGCTGGCTGGACTGGTGGTCTTGGACTTGACGGGTTTGTTGGGTCGAGATTTGGTGGAGCAGGCCTTGGGTTTTCTGTTCCCACAGCGCTAGCGAGGACCTCAGCGCTTCCTTGGCTTCTAGTTCGGCTTGGTAGGCGGTTTCGCGGGCCTGGACTAACTGTTCCAGTTTGGCCTGCTTGCTAAGTAACGTCTGCTTTTCGACCAGGTGCTGCTCGACTTCTAGGGTCTTGGCTTCCAGGGCTTGGGTTACTTGGGCCTCTTGTTTGGCCAAAGCAGCCAACTCTTCGTCTTTGGCGTGCAAGTCCCGTTCTTGGCGGACAAACGCCGCTTCGCGGGCTTGGGCCGCTTGCTGGGCGCTGACCAGAAGTTGTTGCTTTTCGGCCTGGAGGATACGGGTCTCGGCTTCTAGGGCTCGGGTTTTGGCTTGCAGGTCACGGGTGGCGTTCGATAACTCTGGGTCTAGGGGTTTGGTCGGTTTGGTCGGTTGGGGCTGTTGAACTAGTTTGGCGCTGCGAACTTTCTCCAACAATCGACTTGTGAACTGCAACAGGCGATGGGTCACCCTGACCGCGCGCCGAAACCGGTTGACGGCGCGGAGCCGTCGCAACCGAATGCGCCACTTGGCGACTGCCTGCACGCTGCGACATAACCGAACTCGCCGACGCTTTTTCAACCAGGTCTGGATGTTGCGGTACACTGCAGGTTCGGTCCGCCAGCGAGTGCCGCGGAGACCCTCGACCCAGTCCAACAAGTCCGTTTGGCCGCGGCGGAAAAAGATCTTGGTCAGCCCCAGTTGGTACCCCTGACCGGTGGCGCCGAATTCCTTGGCCAGCGCCTCGCAAAAGTTGCGAATGACCCAGGGTTGACAGGTCTGGACCTCGATCCATTGGCCCTGTTTTTGGAGTTCTAGTCCTGTAACCAACTGACTGTAGGGCAACCGAAACGGGTACCCAAACTTCAACATACGCAGGGTTTCGATCAGGCCGCCATACTTGACCTGGGGTTGGACGCACGACCAGTCAAACCGACCCGGGGCTTGGGCGCCGTTGGGGTTGAGGCAGCGGACAAAGTGGATCTGGGTCTCCTCCAGGGTTTGGGCCAACTTGGCCAGTTGTTGGGTAAACACCCGGCCGACGGACCGGAACCGGCCTTTCTTGGTCGGGGCGGTGGAACGGTTGACGAGGTGGGGCAAGTGTTGCTGGACCAAAGCGTCCACTTCTGGCGAGATCGCGTCCCGGTTCTTGGCCAGAAAGTCGGTAACGGTGTACTCGACCGAGGCAGCGTAGTGGTGGACCTGGAAGGTGCCGGGGTGAGCGGCGTTAAACCCCCGCCGCCGGCGACTTTGGAACCCGGCCAACCGCACAGGCCCTAAACTGCCATGCTTTTGGTGCACGGTGTGGAGGTTGGCCAGGAAGGCGTCTGCCGTGCCTTTCGGCATCACGCAGGTCGAGTCCAACATCGAAAACAGCCCTGACGGTTTGCCGGCCAGCAACTGGAGAGTTGACGTGTTGTCCTGCAACTTTAAAGGCACCCAGGACAACCCTTCTTTCTGGTATTCCCGTTGTTCTCCGGCCAAGATTCGCTCGTTGAACAGCAACTGGAGTCGTTCGTTGGCGTAGTTGATACAGAACTGTTCGAAGGAGTTGGTCTCGAAACACTCGAACCCAAAGACGTCCAGCAAGCCAATCCAACGGGGGTTGGACGTCAAGTTACCCTGGCCGACCAAACAGGCATTGATCTCCTGGACCAAGTACTGAAACACTGCTCCGTACAGAAATCGAATACAACTCTCCAGGTTGACTCGAAAGTTGTGGCCCGAGTAAGGGCTGTGAATGGTTTCGCGCCCGACCTTGAGCGTCCGAACCGTTAACAGGGCCGTTAGGGCGGGGACCGGCACCCGCAACAGGCCAGCCGCGGTGCTAACCAGGGTCGCCATCGCCGGGGTCGTCTGCACGGGGTCAGTCGAATCGGCGTCTACGGCATCCACCAGGTTACCCAGGTACAACAACCCGCCTAACGCGTCCCAGGTGCGGGTTTGGTCGTCTTGCGAGACGCCGAGCCGGGTTAAGGCCTGTGCCACCGCCTTAAAATCAGCCGCGTCAGTGGGCCGTCCGGCGGTGTGCTGGACCAAACGAAAATGGTCCAGCGGCTGCACCCACGACTTGTTACACCCGGCCAAGGTCTGGTAGAAGCAGTGAAAGTTGCGCTCGCCGGCCGGGACGTGGGTCACGCGAGAGGTTTCCAGCAGATAGGTCTCGGTGGTCGCCTTGACCGGTGGCTCCTGGCTGTCAGCCCAGTGCACCTTGAGAAACTTGGCAAACCTGGACGAGTTGTGGTTCAGCAGCGTTGAAGCGTTGCCAAAAGCCTCCAGCACCGGGTTGGTGGCCAGCAGCCGGTCGGCAAAGTTGGACGAGGTCTCTGCGCTGCACAAACACTCAAGAATCCGTTTGGCGCTGACGGTCTTGCCGCTGCCGCTTAACCCGCAGCACACGACTGTCTGGTTGCTTCTCGCCAAGTACCTTTTGGCCTGGGTCGCGACCCGGTAGACGTGCGGTTGGCGAGCGAGTTGCAGACTGTAGGCGCGAACCAACTCGGGACCGTACAGGTTGGCAATCGTCTTGTGGGGGTTGACCGCAATCAACACGCCGGCCATGTCGCTGTAGATCTGATCCTGGCCGTACCGGGTTTCCAAAGCGGCCAACAGGTTCGGTTCCCCCAACCAGGACAACTGAGTCAGGTCATCCGCCGCCTGTTGGGTGGTCACCGAATTGCAAACATACACCTGCTCCCGCCGCAACTTGCCGTGGCCAAACACTTGGACCAGAGCCGACTCGGCGGTTTGGACACTATCGGCGGCCATCTGCCGCCTTTCATATCTGTCCCCGGCCCACACCCACACGTCAACTTTGGACATTTCGGGTTGGGAGGCAATCAGCGTTTATTGGGTTGGCGCATAAACACCACGCTTTACACCGCGGTTTTGGGTTTCTTCAGCAGGCTCAACACCCCGTTCATGACCCGGGCGGCCGGCGTCGGTTTGGCCCGTTTGTTGTAGCGGCGGGGTTTGGTCGCGCGGAACTCGTACGTGGCTTGGTTGGTCCGGACAGTTTGGATCGTCCGTTCGATTTGCTGGCGCACCGTTTCCTGAGGCCGACCTAGGGCCAGTTGCAGGGCGGTGGTTCGGATCTTGTCGGTGATCAACTTGTTGACGACCTGAAAGATGGGTTCCGGGTGGGGAAAGATGGCCCGCACAATGTCGCAGACTGGGGTTTGGGTCTTGTTCGTAATGTAGCAGGCCCGGTCGACTTGGGCTTGGTCCGGGTGGGTACGCACGTACCCCGGGTCTTCCGCCTTCTCGTAGACTTTGGCCTTGGGGTTCGGGTGAGTCACGATGACGTACTGGACTCGGTCCCCGGGTTTCGGCTCGCTGCCCGGGTCGCGGCGCCGCATCTTGTGGACCACCCGCAAGTGGGGCAACTGGTCGCTGGCGTACTCGTTTTCGGCCTTAAGCCGGGCAGACAACACGTATTGGTCCAGCGGAATCGTGTCCTCCACGATCTGCACCAAAGTGTCGACCACGTGGCGCATCGCCAACTGTCGGTCCCGCTTGTCCAACAGCGCAGTGGTGATGTCGCTCTGCAATTTGCAGGCGAAAGGGGCCCCGTCGCGGCGCACCTGAGTCAACCCTTTGGCGTCCAGTTTGGCCTTGCCGCCGAGGTACTCCAGCGCCATCCCGACATAGCGCTTCTTGCTCAGCAGCAGCCAGGTCAGAAACACCTTTTCCATTTCGAGGACCACGTCTTTGCCAAACGTCGCGGTCGCCAGGTCCGCCAACCGGTTGCCCTGGTCAAACGAGTATTGGACCGGGTCCTTGCAGTCGGCCGGGGCCGGAAACTGCACCATGACCGAGTCGGTGTCGCCGTACAGGACGCGAGGTGGGCCACCCGGGCAGGTCATGTTTTGGACCAACTTGACCGTAGCCTCAATGTGCTGGCGGCCCAAGGCGGTCGTGCTGTTGGCGATGGCGAAGCACGGGTACTTGCCCTTTTCGCCCGTGCCGGTAAACCCGTACAAGGAATTGGCCGTCACCTTTAAGGCCAACTGCCGGCCGTTCAGGACTTTTTTGGTCAGGCCCGTCGCCTTCTTCATCTCCTTCTTGACTTGTTTACGCAGTGTCAACAGGTTCCTCAGGATCTTGGGCAGGACACCCTCAAAGTTCTGGACAAAGGTGTGACTGCCTTCGGCGTTGACAATCGTCTTGGTCTCGACCCCTGGGAGGTTCATATGGGCCGGGTTGGTAATCTCAGTCGAGTAACAGAGGTTGGAGTCGATCATCATCGACGGGTACAGCGAGGCAAAATCACACACGGCCACCGGGTCTTCGTAAAACCCAACGACCGGGTCCAGCACCGTCGCCCCTTCGTAACTTCTGTTGACCTTAACGGCTTCGGGCAGCACAAAACCCATCTGGTGCGAGTAATACACCAACAGATTCATCGACTTTTCCTGTTGGCCCCGCCAAATCAGGTCCTGGATGCGGGTAAAGGTGACGTGGGCCATCTGGAACAGGTTGTAGACCAAGGCCAACTTGTTGACCAATTCCAGCACGACGTCACAATCGCGAATGCAGTAGACGGCAATTTCGCCCCGGTCGGTGGGGCTACCTCGGCACAACCGAAACAGCCGGTCCTTGGGCAGGTCGATCTTGCGGATGTCCAACAGAGCCTTGGCCACATTGTCCAGGCTGTAAGAGCGGAGTTTCTTTTCCCTGCGGATTACGGCCAGAGCGTCCATAACCACCCGTCCCGGCATCGTCGTCCAGGTCAGACTTTCCCGGGTGCCGTAGGCCGAACTGGAAAAGTTGGAAGGCGCCGGGCGGGTCTCGACCCCCCACAACCGACTCAGGTAGAAGGCCCGGCTGTCCCCGCCCGGCGCAAAGCGGTCCAGCCGGTCACTGAGGTAACCGATGTCAAACCCGTCAATGTTGTAGCCGGTCAAAATGTCGGGGTCTCGGTCGACCAACCAATCCAACCAGGCCAACAGCATCTCCTTCTCGGTGGCGAACCACCGAATTTCGGTCGGAGGCCCGGTGTAGTTCGGCGGCAAACAGGTCTCCCGCACACAAAAGTAGACCCGTTCCGCCTGCTTGACATCTTCGGTGAAGGTCCAGAGGCTGTTACCGACGCCGATGATAATGTCCTCGTCCTTGAGGGCGTCCGGAAACCCGCCGCCCGGCGACTCACACTCAAAGTCAAACGACAGGACCTTGAGGGGCGCAATTTCCATCGTGTGACTCATAGTGATCGTCCGCCAGTCGTGGCACACAAACTCCAGGTCGGCGTGACTGGCCCGGTCGGCCGCTGGAGTCAACACGTTGTAGGGGATGTGCAACCAAGCCCCCTGAGTCACCTGGGCGTCATCACAAAACTTGCTGGCCGGTTGGGTCAGGTTCCACTCATACACGTTGAACAGGTTCTGGTTGGTCGACGGTGGAAAGTTGGGAATGTCGCCCGGTTTCTTCTTGCGCAGCGTGTAGTAGGCCCGTTTGGCGGCGGCGACGGACGGCAACCGAATCTTCCAGTAGACCCGTCTGGCTCGGTGCACCGAACTCTGCGGGTGAGGTTCAAACTTGAGTCTCGCCGCGGTCAGTTTCTCGATCTCGACGTCGGTCGGCTGGAGGCGCATCATCCTGGCCAGGTACCGCTTCATGTGGCGTTGTTCGGCCAAGGTGTAGGTGTGGGAAACCTCGAGAAAGAAGAACGGTTTCCACGGCGCCTTGACGACCACGCTCTGGTGGTTGGCCAGCCGGCCAAACATGACGGTGCGGCTTTGCACCCCGGACAGATCCCAACTATCTGTCTGGGCTCCGGCGCTGTCATCTTCGGCGTCAAAGTGATCCATAAACAGCGTGTCCGACCTAAAGGCCTCCCGGCTGTAAGGGCCGGGCCGTTCTTTCAACTCGTCATAGACAGCGATTTCCACCGCTTGAAACACCAGCGTCTTCTCTTCGTCCGCCATTGGTTGACGTGTTGTAATGTGTCGGTTTCCCGATAACTCAGCGTTTTGGTTGGGCAACTCCGGATCGCGCTTCGTGGCACTACGTGACGCTCAATGACACAGTTGGATGATGGTTTGGAAGTCTGTATTTAGTCGCCTAGTGGCTGGTTTATCAGCACACGACAAAGAACTGCATTCAAATCTACTGACGCAAATACTCCGCCAGGCTCATGCCAGCAGCGGATGCTGCCCTGCTTGCAGCAGCAAAACGTGCGCGGGCAGCAAGTTGGCGAGCGGTGGGAGCGGCACGAGGCTTGGCGCGGCTAATAGCGCGACGCACCACTCGGTTGGCCTGGGAGGCAGCGGCGCAACCGGTAGCCGACTTGATCGGGTGCATGGAGTTGTAGGCCTGGATGGCCAGAAGGGCGCTGGGGTAGTCGCTCTCCAGATGACGCCTGGTCGGAAGGCCGCGGTAGCCGTTCAGGTGCTTCAAGGCGGCCCCGCCGTAGAGCGCCTTGGTGGCCTTGTGGCGAGCCACGCCCTTGAGAGCCTTTGCAGCCCTGTTGGATGTCTTGCGGGGACCGACAGATCCTACAAAATCTTGAATCATCATCTGGCGCTGCTGTTTGCGCCTGTCCGTCCCAGCACGCATCTTGGCCTTCTGAGCCCGCTTGACTTCATCAGGCAATTCGTTCCAGATTGCTTTGGTCAGGCGTTGGCCAGGGCGACCATACCAGTTGGGGCCTGGGGCCTTCTTTTTGCCCTTGCGCTTGCTTGTGCGCTGACGCTTTGCGGGCGGTGCTTTCGTCTCCAACAAACCCAGAATGTCTTCAAATTCAGCCATTGTGCAACAAGAAACGGTCACTCAGTTGTCTACCAGAGATCGGTTTGATCGTACCTCCAAGGTTTTTTGTTTGGTGCGTCGACCTTGCCGGTTGGGCAGACCAGGGTCAGTCGAAACTTCGTTGGGGTCCAGACACTTGTCGGGCCGACGATACAGGTTTGCAGATTCCTCGGTGGACCGACGAGGAGGTCACAGAACCGGCCTGGATACTGGGTATAAAAAACAAAGCCCTGGGTGTTTGTGTTCTCGGCTTGCCGTTCTCACCCACATACGCCAAAACCAGGCTACGTTTCCGATGAACGACGAAAAGTGTGTCATCTGCCAAGCCCAATTGCCGGTACAGGGCCAAGTCTACAATGTTTTGGTTCAGGGCAAAGTGCCAGTACGCGACGGGGACGAAAAACAGCCCGCTTTGGTTGATGCCTACAGTCCTCAGGTGTTGGCCGCGGCGGCCCAGGGCTTGAGTCGTTTAACGGGGTCGAAGCGACCAGAGTGGGCCGAAGCCGTCCAAGACAGTGTGCTGTATGCCCGGGACCCGGAAGACGCCCAAACCACCGGACCTGTGCTGGTGGCCCAGTGCAACCACCGGTTTCACACCGAATGTTTTCGCTTTGCGGGGCAGTTTGGCCAACAGGAAGCCGCCAAAGGGAAAGTGTTGCCGTTGACCAACCTGCCGTTCATCGGGAAGAACCCGTTTCACCTGCAACCCGTAGAGTGTCCGTTGAGGTGTGGGGTCGTCACGAAGGTGACCCTGCCCGGTTTGGCCAAGATAGCCCTGCAGAACATTTACCAGAGTGACTTGAAGGTCAAGGGCCGCACCCTGGGACCCTACCGGCTGAAACGCCAGGGTCTGGTGTGGTACTACCCGGAAGCCATGCACCAGGGCGGGCGGTTTGGCGGGAGCGTCGGTAAAGTCTTGCGGTACGCGCCGGTCGACCCCGACTCCAAGACGCTGCGCAAACTCATCATTGAAAAAGTGTTCCCGCCGCCGGCCCGAGGCGAACCCAAGACGGTAGCGGTGCCGATGAATGCCGTGTTTGACATGCAGTTTTTCCTGCACGATCTGTTGCCGACCCGGCAGGCTGTCAACGCTCACTCTACCCCACCGTTGCGCGACGACTATGACCCTGCCGGGGTTACCATGTACGCGACGGGTCACCAAGGGTACCCGGACCACAAGTGGGCCACGCCGCAAGCGCAACACAAGTTCCAGGACCTGTATCGCCAGCACTTGGCCAAGACCGTTAGTCCGCTGTTGACTTTGGCTCAGGAACAGAAAGCCATAGGAGACCTGCCGGACATGTCAGCGTCTCAGGCCTGGGCCAAAGTGGCTTCTAGTTTAGGCCTATACCGCCGCCGCCGCCACCCGCTCGACACCAAACCCGCGGTGGCTGTGATTCGCACCCTCCCGTTAGGCGAGTTTTACCAGGCCTTCAAGCAGCGAGCCGCGACGGACGAAATACTGGGAGGTCTGCGCATCAACAAGGCCCAGGTTGGCTACGCAATCATGTACGCCGTGGCCGGGTACCTATACGACGACCCTCACACCCGGTTAATCCTGGACCACTTTGTCCAGTACATGAAGCACCTCGGCCGACCGGTGCCGTTCCAAATCGACAAACTCAAGGACGACTACGCAGAGGCGCAACGGGACACCGAGTCGACGGTGCCAACCATCGCCGCGATCGTCTCCCGAGCCCAGAAACGAGGACCGTCGGCCTCTACGGCCGTGGTGAAACGCCAACGTCGGGCGTCAGGTTCGCCAATACCGTCTGTCGAAACCTTGAGGAACAGCATAGCCGGTCTATCCCCGCAAGAGGCACACACGGCCCGACAGACCGGTATGGCGTTTGGCCAACGCTTCAATCGGCCGAGCGACGAATTGGCAGTGATCACGGCCAGATTTCTGGTCGACAAGCGCCAAGACATTGCTGACGTTACCGGTTTCGACTTTCAGACCCGCCACCTCTCTGAGGCCACCACTACCCAAAAGAAACTGCTCATCCTATTGTTGGAACAGGTTCTCTTTACAGACCCAGTGTTTGTGACGCGTCGCAAATACGACAAGTCATTACCAGGGCAAGCCGGACCGATGGAACAAAAACAATTACCCCGAGTTGTCAACGTCAAGGTGGCCTCGCTGCGGGCAATGCCGGAGCGTTACCAGAACCTCGAGGCATGGCTAGCCGCAAGCCCGGACCACATGTACATCGGTCGCAACATGGAGTTCTACGTCAAGGGCGCCAAAAAGTCCATTTGGGCCAACCCGTTCAAGGTCAAGAAAGCCGACGGGGAGGCCGGGTTGGCTCGGTCCCTGGCCAAGTACCGGGCTTATGTTCTGAGTAAGCCACAACTAGTCGCGCAGTTACCCACCCTGCGGGGCAAAGTGCTGGGATGTTGGTGCAAACCCAAGGCCTGTCACGGAGACGTGTTGGTTGAGTTGGTTAAGTCGGTTGAGTCAAGGGGTCAATAACAACATTGTTTACTGCGCAAACACTGAAGTGGGTACGCGACGTGTGCATAAGTCACGGCAATCTGTCGGTTTGGCGAGTTGTCGGTGAACCTGGGGTTTCGTATTTGGATAAGTCCCGACAGCCGGCCGGGCGTTAGCCAGCCACAGAATGTCGGCCATTGTGGAGGTTGGGGAAAGTTGGTCGATTGAGCACCAGCGCTTGGCGGCTGGGACTGGACAGGGGAAGCGGCCTTGGTGGGGGTCAAACTGAAATCGGGCCACGCTGGTCTTGTTGGACCATTGGCAATGCAAGGCAACCAGGTTTTGAGTCACCCAACAGGCGTATTGCCAACGGTTGAGTCTGCCCGGGCTTGTCAGGCCTACCAGGCTAACCGGTGGTCCCACAGGGCCTAACGCGTGGCGGGTAAAGGTGGTCGCCAGCGGAGGGAACAGGGCGATTAACGATTGCCACTGGGGGACACGGGGACCACGGGCCACGCCGGCAGTCTGGACCAGCGCAAACGTTTCGTAACCCTGGCAAAACTGAGCCAAGGACAGACAGACTGGCGGCCACAGTAGGTCGTGAAACGGGTCGCCTTGAGGAAACAGCGCAATTACCAGGTCGAGGTTGTCGCTGGGGACCCCGTCAACGGTCGGAAAGAACCCAGACACTATGAGGCCGTGCCGCTTGCCGCTGACCACCCGTAACGGACAGATCGCCTTGACGGCGTCCAACACTCGTTGGCGGTAGACTTGCGGGGTCATTGCGGTCAGGTCCACCAGGTTCAGGGCCCGAAACACAGCAGCCGGGTAGACCGTGTGGTGCACGGACTTCAGCGCCTGGCGCACGTCGGCAGTGTCAAGCAAAGGCGGCAACATGGTTTGGCGCGCAACTGGTCAACTGGTCAACTGAACAAACTGATAAACTTTATGTTGTTCATCGAGGGCACGAGTCACAAACACTTTCACTGGGTTTTCTCTGGCTGGTATAACGGCGCAACTTTCTGTTTGGCCCATGATGCTTGCAACTGCGTGTAGGGGCGGGTAACGGTAGCAAACGGCTCAGGATCGTCTGGATCATCAAACGTTCCGATCCCCGACACGGCCTTGCAGTTGAACCCCTCGGCCTCCAACTTCTGCGCCAACCATACCGAATGACGCGTGTGCTCGGGGTCCAGGTAGCACGTTGCCTGTGTCTTGCCCGCGAGCATCTCGTTCACGATCCGGTCGGCGCACTGGTCGTAGGCTTGCCATGCCTGAGGACAGGTTCGGTTCGAGTAAGCCTCGCGTTGTTTTTGCACCCGCTGGGCCACGGTCTCTTGCAGCGCGGAACTTGATTTCGGAAGCCAGTTGCCCATGGTTTTAGGTTGACGAGTGTTCTCGGCTTGCTGGGTATACGCCAAACCGGTCTCGAAGTGTCCCGATCGTTCAACTGGGTGGGTTCTCGAAACCAACAACCCAGTTCGCGCGACAAAAACCCCACGCGGTCAAAACTGTGGGCCATATACCATACGCCAACAACGCCAACGACGCCAAACATGGTCAATTGCCGGTCTGCTGATTCTGGACACTCACGGCAAGCCGAGAACACTGCGCCAATGCCAACTATGCATGATTCCGGCTTGGCCGGTGCCTGGATCTTTTGGGTGAGCCGGTTGCCCGCCCAAGACCAACACCAACTTTACAGGTGGGCGGATCGATCCGGGTCAGACAAACCGGTTGGCGCCGCGCTCCCCCGCAACCTCGCCAAGTTTTTGGCGGTGTTCAAGACCTTTGCGCCTGCGGTCAAGCAAGCCATCCTCCAGCGCTGGATCGTCCCCGCCGGGCTGTGGCCTCGCCGGTTTGGCAATCGAGTGCCGCTGCGGATTCGGGTGCCGGGATTTACAGCGTCAGTCGGTTAATACAGTAATTTGTGCAGTTTATCGGAGTGTTCTCTGCGCATACAGTGTTTACGGCTTGCCGTGAATACGCCAAACAGGTTCGCTGATTCATCGGTGGACCGACGATACAGTGTTTGTGGCTTGTCGCAAATACGCCAACCCGCCAACCAGTTTTACAGGATGGCATTGTCAATAGCAGTGTTCTGGGTCACAGTGGAAGGGTCGTACACTGTCGCCAGCCGGGCAAACGTGCGGAGTTGGCGGTAACGGTGGTAGGCGCCCGCCATCCAACAGAGTTCTACCAAGGCACACAGCCCGAGGATGGCGGTCAGACTCAGAAACACAATCGAGATCGTGTCGTACTTGGGGGGTTTGGACAGCGCGATCGTGTCGTCGGTCTGGGTGGTGTAGCAGTCAAAGGTCTGGTGAAGTCGATACTTGGCGCGGTACTGTCGCTGGACGGTTGGTGTTGATCCGACCGTCAGGTGCAAAAAATGGGCAGAGGTGCCGTTGTCGACGACAAACGAGAGGTCCATACTCAAACACGTGACGAACCCAGGGTCCAAAGCCGAGGCGTTGTGGCAACAGGCGGTGGGCCAGGGGTTACACTGCCAACATTTGTACTTCAAACCCACCCCGTCGCTGCAGCCCAGTTCGGGGACTGACACCGTCTCGTGGTACACCACGTCCGTCAACCTACACTCGTGAGTTTGAGGGCGCCCGTTAGGGATCAGCACCAGTCCGACCAACAAGCCCGTGGCCGTCGTCACGATCACCCAAAACGCCGCCGCCTGGCGAAAGCGCTGGAAGGCCGCGTAGGCCGGGGCTTCGGTTGAACCGACAACAGGGGGCATCGGGGCAAACTAGGTTGGCGAATGCGCAAAGCCTAGAACACTATGAACGAGTTGGACAAGTGTATTCAAGAGGGACTGGAGAAGACGCTAATCACCACGTCGGCGAACAATGTACACTGGGTGGTCTGGGCCGAGATCGGCGGCAAACTTGTTGAGTACGGTTTGGTACGCAGGCCAGGAGCCGCCGGCCAGGCCACAGCCAATTCGATAGGGAAAGGCGACACTGGCGTTGGGGGCGGCCATAACAATTGGTAGCAGCGCTTCTAACCCCTGTTGGAACCACCTGAGGCGCTGGTGGCGAATCTCTGGGGTTGGGGCTTTTCCAGGGCGGTGCTGGCCAAACAGGTTGACCACTCGGCCAATCACCTTGACCGTGCCGGGCGTGCGCGGACCTCGTTGTCGGTACACGTTGGCTTGGGGAAAGCGTCGAAACATAGCGGCCGAGAGACCTCTGCCTCTGGTGGTGACGCAGTTGGTTTGGTGCACCAGAAACGTGGCCTTACTCTCCAGCAGGTCTCCAGTCACCGTGGTGGGCTTGGGCGTTACTTGGGCCATCGGCGAGCCACACACACGCAAGTGGGTGTGTGTAGGGATCTACGACGCGTCAGAAACACTAGGCGGGCATCGGCGAAATACAAAACGGGTGTGCATCAAGTTGCGGAAAGAAATTGGATCAGTCTGTGGCTTCAGGTGGGCCAGGCGCGCCTCCAACTCCGCCAGCGTTAAGCGGTTTAAGGGCAGCGTCAACAACCAGTCCACCACAGACTTGGACAGTTTCCAGGCGTGCATCCTGACATCAACCTGGTTAACCGAACAGCCTTGCTTGTGCAACCACACCGCTGTGTCCAACTGGTTATGCTTGATCGCCATTGTCAGAGCCTGGCTGTCCCATTTGGGGACCAACGGTTGAATCATTTCGAGGAAACCATAGTGTCCATTGCCGCTGGCCCAGATATAGGCTCGGCAGGTCCAAGGGTACTTGTGTCTCAGGACCAGATGCCGAAACAGTTCCCACCTACCGCCATAACCCGCATAGTCAGCCAGAAATTCGGGCCTGTCCCAGTCGCGTTGTTGCCGAACTGTCTCCATTTCATCGACCATGGCCAGGTGGCCGCGGGCGACGTAGGTCTGCATCAGGTCGGCGTCGTACAGCCGTTCGATGGTAGGAAAGGTCAACACCCGGTAATGTTTGAACAGCGGCGCCAACCAGTCCCCAGCCGCCAACACGTCGCGACATGACCAAAAATTCAACGTCAAGGCCAGGGCCTCTGGGCAACAGTCCCACACTTCTACGTCTGCTGTGTTTCGGTTCATGACCTAGTGCGCGGATGGGTCAAAGCAACACTCAGCAGTCTCGGTTAGTCACGCTAAACACTTTGTATTGAGTTTGGGTGGTTTGGCGTATCTGGACAAGTCCCGAAGTACGCGCCCACAAACACTGTCAGTTCACATTAGCGGCGTCAGCGGCAACTCCAACTCTGGAAACAACCGTCTTTTTCCTGGCACTGGGCTGTGAATAATTGGCATCATTGGGGTTTCCAAGCCTGGATGTTCTGAGTGTGCTTGGGGCGACAAAATAAGAGGGCCAGGCACCCATTCGTGCAATTTGTCCAGTCCGTCGGGTCCGTCGGGTCCGTCGGGTTCCGAAGCGCACAGGTCAAGCAGCGGTTCGTTAAACTTCAGCCCAGGCACGCTGTCGTCCAAAAGAGACATGGGAACGTCGTCCAACAGGGATGGCGTTGAAGCGTCCATTCCATCCAACAGATTCCCGACCGGAAACGAACCCAGGGCCTTGGGACTGTCCAGGCGACCTACGCAGAATCCGGGTTCTGGTGGAGGCACCGCGAGAGGCGCGGCCTGACTGAGGCGTTTGGCGGCACTACCGGAATGACCAGGTTGACAAGCAGTGTTTTCGGCTTGCCGTGAACACGCCAAACCACTCTCCGGCGTTTTGCGTTTGCGCCTCGCCTTCGTTGACTTTGTCGACTTGGTTGCCTTAACCCTGCTGCTGCTGACAGTGCTGACCCGCATGTCGGTGACCAACCAATCGTCTGACACGTCCCGGATCCAGTTTCGTTGGGTGGAGCGGCACTGGATAGCCGGCTTGGGGCTGCTAGGCAGGTCGTTGGCCAAACAGTAGACGTAGTGGGCGGTCTGCTGAATGTGATCGGTGGCCGGAGTGCGGCGGTTGCGCAGCGTCCGGTTGACGACAAAGTTGAGGGGGCAAAACCTGACCTCAGTGTTGGTCGGGATGCCCAACATCACGTCGACCCAGGCGTTGGGGGTCGGGAAACACTTGCGCTTGCCGTTCTTGGGCTTGCTCAACTTCGGGTGGTGGTCGATGTACTGTTTCAGCCAGAGGGTCGACAACTGAATGTGGTTGATCGGGGGTGCGGTCTCGTCCCCCTGCGGCCGGCACATAAACTCAATGCCGCAGGTGCGCTGGTTGCCGTGGACCATTCGGACGCCGACGCACTCATAGCGCGTCAAGGTGGTGTTCTGGGCGCGGTTCATTAACAGAGGCGCCGGAAACAGCCCCTGCCGGGTGTTGAGACATTGGACGATCAAGTCGCAGCGTACGTAGAACCCATTGGCTGGGTCCGCGTCAGAGGCTTGCTGGACATATGCCAGACTGCTGGCCGGGGTGGCAAAGGCCGCTGGGTTGGTCTGAAAACAGTTCAGAGTCGCCATTGTTGCGCGCTTGGAAAGTTTGGAGGACTGGGTGGCGTTTGCCATTTTCAGGGCAATGATGCGCTATGCTTAAAATAGATTCTGTGTCTGTTGGGACAGAAATAGATTATCGCTATAAATAGGTTAGCAGAAATCTATTTATGGCGATGACGATGACGATGTGGACAACAAACCCCATACAACCATTCGTTCAGACTTCTCCAGACACCTTCAAACTCATCTTTTTTAGGGCATGCCGCTTTTCCACCCTGCCACCCAGGCTTATCGGCCGATCTACACCGACCACGAGGCGCCGTTGCAAGAGTTTTGCGCGTGGGCCCGGGTTGACGCCGTGCCCGCCTCGCCGGCCACCGTCGACGCCCGGTGGGTGTTTCAAGTCGTCCAACACCCCAACTTTTGCCGCTCTGCCCGGCAGGTAACCTACTTTGCGCGGCAGGGGGAGACGTATGTTCAAGTGCCGCCGGCCGCCGCAACACCTGCGAGTTTGCTACGGGTCAACGCCTTCAAAAACTTCAAGTCGCGGCCAGGAGAGGGGCACCCCAAAGGAATGTTTTACGAGGTCAACCTGTGTGTTCGACGCGCGGACGACAAGTCCTCCTTCCAGTCGCCCCACCACACCAGCACCGTGAACGGCCGTCGTCACCTGCGAGATTGTTCAGCAGACCTGCCGTCCGTGCCGACCAAAGGGGTTCACTGGACCTGTAACCCAACCACCCAGAATCTGCACCAACAGAAATAGCACTCAATAGCATTCTGGTCTATTTTTGTCACGGCCTGGTTGGGCCCCAAATAAACCACATAAACCACCTGATTGGACCTTAATCGTTTCATTGATTCATGAGCGTAAGCCATGGCGCCGACCCCGTTGCCCAGTGCTCAAACCTTGCGGTTAGACCCAACAGTCCAACAAGACTTTGAAACACGCCAGGAGTTGCAGGCTCAGATTCGGGCCCAGCAACAAGCGGCGGGAATAATTGTGGCCCAACCCGTGAGTGACGAGGTCGTCGCGGCTGCCAGAATGACCGGAACGACAAGGCCCCAACCTCTGTTGGTGGCGCAACTGGTCGAACCGGAAGTAACCCAGCGGCACTGGACCCCGCCTTCACCGGTACCGCCAGCGCCTCGCATTTCGGTGCCCGTTTCGGTGTCTTCGTCGCCGGTATACGAAACTGTCCGGGTACCCACTCCAATTCAGCGCAACGTGTTCCGGGTCTCTACTCAATCGGGATCGTGGGCTGGGAACTTAGACCGCCAGGACGACGACCAAAGTGTCCAAGCCAATGACGACGCGCCGGCCGACCCCGATCCCTACACCCAGATGTTGAGCGCCTTGCTGGACCAGCAACAGACGGAAACGTTGCCGGGCGAGGACCGTGCCCCGGGTGTCCACGTCGGCGGCTATAGCCGTGACCTGGTCTACTTGCATTACCAGGACAAGGCGGCGCGGCGGGCAGTGAAGCGGCTGCGCAAGACCCACCAGAAACTGCACAAGTGGCACCAGCGCCAGGCTCGCGACCCGGAGAACTGCAAAGCGCGCCGCCAGGTGACCAAACTGACACGCAAGCGGCAACGGCTCGAGACCGACGCCGAGCGGTTTACGGTAGCCAAACGCCAGGCGCAAATCCAGCCCATTCAACAGGCCCTGCAGGAGTTTGACATGACCCGGTTGACGGCCGAAATGATTCAGGCGCTGTCGCGGGCCCACACGAGTCACGTATTGTTGGTGTTGCAAGAGTTTGACCGACGCCGGGGCCCAGAGTCCTGGATGCGGGTCAAACAGGCGATGTTCAAGCAACAGACCTGTCAGGCGTTCTACTATTACCGCTGTTCCCGGCCAAACCGACCCTTGGCTATGAAGGGTTACGACTACATCCAGGGCTGCTTAGAAAGTTTCGGGATTTTGAATCCTGTCCATTAGGATTCATTACAATACACACTTTATTGCTCACTGTATGACTGGTCGGCACTTTCGGACAGCAGCACAGGCCCCGAGGTCACGCCACCAGCGGTTGTTGATCACGCAGTCGATCGCACACGCTCGATTTTGGCACGGTTCGTACTGGATATCGAGACCCACTACATCCCGCAACCAACAGTACACGGCGTAGCGCGGTTTCTCGGGCAGCGTCGACGCGCAACGGACAAAGTTGCGCGGCAGCGGGACCCCGAGGCTGTAGAGTCGTTGAATCTCAGACAGGTGGAGACGAGTCAGGAGACTTATGTGGAACCAACTTGGGACATGCTCGGCGCCACCGCGAGACAGGTACAGAAAGTCAAGGACGTCCTGGGGCCATGGATGTTTCACCCAGATGCCGGTTATCAGACCACACACAAATGGACACTTCCAAATGCCGTCTGCGCCTTTCGGGTGGTGGGCACTTAACCACTGCAGTTTGCCCACGTCCAAGTTAGGCACCTGGGTAAACGGCACGTCCCAGGACATAGGGCCGAAGTAGGTTCTTGTTGGGCTGTGTGTCTGTTCCACCCGGCGCCGTTCGACCTGCTGGCACAGGGCCTCGTCAAACGGGGTGGCTGTTAACGCGGTTTCGCCGGCGTCGGGCCCCAGTGGCAGGTCAGGCAGTTCGGCCAGCAACTGACGCATCACGTCCGCCTTGAACTTGATACTGACCAAGGAGTCCAACACGGATTCTCGGGGAAAGCGGGCCAGGGCCTCGCGCAACAGCGGTACGTTGAGCGTCTGGTGGCCGTTCTTGCTCTCAAAACAACAGTCCACGTATGCAGCCGGGGTGGTTGGCACGTAGGCCACGTTGGGCCCGTAGACGTGTTGGTAAATCGGGTTGCGGACAGCGTATTTGGACAGAGTAGGCCAAGGCCGGCACAATTCGGCTGGGGGCTGGTAAAAGTCACACAGCCACTGCCACAGCGGCAGGTTCTCGGCACGGATGATTGTGCGCCAAAACTTTTCACTTCCAGCGGGGCTCACGTTCTCGGCCGAAAGCCGTCGAAAGAACCACTGTTGGAACTCCAGGTCGGTGTTGTAGACAATTTCATCCCACCAACTCTCCATATCCGATACAAGTTCATGGGGGCGGGACCTACGCTCGTCATCCGAGCAGCACCACAACTCCCAGTTGTCGGCGGTCCACGACTTGGCAAAGCCGTTGGCAAACGCCGAGTTGAAGATATAGTCGCGACAGGTCCGCAACACACCCAAGTCGGTGAAGGCCATACACTCCATCGCGGCTTTAGGGGTAACTGGCCAGTTGTGAACCGCAAACCACTGCCAGGTGTCAGTGATACGTTGTAGCAGAGTTGGGTCTGGGTTTTCGTGGAACGACTGGGCACAAAACAGAACCGCGGCGTATTCAAACAGGGTGGGTTGGCGTATGCCCGACAGTACGCGCGGCAAGCCACAAGCACTAGCAGACCCATTCAGTGTCTTGGGGTGGTGGGCCCACTCCAGCATCTGCTCAAACGCCGGGATGCGGCCAAAACTCAAAAGTTCGAACGCCATCGTTTGCCAGTGCCGGTCGGTGGCCTCTAGGTTCTCGAGGTCCCCGCGCTCCCGGGCCCAGTCTTCCAGCCACCCTTGCAGGGTTTTGTCCGAGGCCCATCTCATCACCGCACACGGCATGTAGCGCAGGCGGTGTTGCAACGGCGCCATGAGACCTGGGTAGTGTTGACACCAGGTCGACCACATGCCGCACCCGAGCAGTTCGCGCTCATCCCAATAGTCAAGCGACAGGACGACGGCCAACTCCCGGGACGCGGTAGACATAGGTTTGAGGGTTTGCGAATACGCCAACTAGGTTCGCTGATTCATCGGTGGACCGACGATCCAGTGTTTTCGATTTATTCTCGCGGCAATCGCACCCCCATCCAGTGTTGGTCACTGTCTAGACTGTCGTACTTGACACACAGGTGACTCTTGGCCTGGCGGTCGTGAAACACGACCCGGTGACCGGGGTGGGCGATCCCCGGTTGGTGCCACACCCCGGCGGCGATCTCAAACCCGCAGGTCCCGTCAAAGTGGTAGACCTTCAGGGTGTCCAGGGTCGGGCCCATAACCAGGTAGAACGGTATAGGTTTGGCAGGCCTGGTCCAGAAGGACCACGCGCGCCACCACGGTTGTTTGGGCGGCGCCGACACCGGAAAGACCATCTGGGTCGATTCGGGGTGGTAGTTGACTTCCCGGGTCAGCAACAGGTCGTCGCGCATCCGGCCCACCGTGTACTGCCCGCTGTTGACGGCGTGGTTGCGGCCCAAGGCCAGGTCCCCTTCCCACCAGAGTTCAAAGTCGGCGGCGCTGACGTCGGGGTCGACGATCAGGTGCACCGGGCATCTGACTCTGCGCCCGTCAGGTTGGTAGACCTCCTGCACGTAGTCCAGGTCGGTAATGGTCGGTTGCCGGTGGCTGTCCCAAAAGTACAACGGACGACCGCACGCCTTCAAGTCGTTAGCGTCCCCGACCGGCAGTTCCCGCACCTCGGCAGGACGGGCCAACTCGGCGTCCGAGTACGAGGCGTAACCGCTCATAGGGTTGAGTGAATGGGACGTGTGGCAAACTCACAGACCGCTCGCGACCCACACACAGACAACTGGGTTTTCTAGTCACGTTGCTTGGGCTCGGCAAAGACACTGACTCACTGACTCACTGACTCAACTACTTCGCTCGGTCCTCATGGCAAACAACTACGCCGCGAAATCGCTGTACGTCTATGGGCTTCCGCTGGAGTTGAGCGGGTTTGAGGGCGAGTACAAGGCGGCTGGTCGCAACCGCTGGGAACGGCAATCTCACAACATTCTGGGAGGGCTGATGACCATTTTGCCGACGGTGCTGGAATGGGACTATAGGCGCAAGCGCTGGATCCTGCAGGTGGATGCCGAGTTTACCGGGTACGAACAAGTCTTTTACGAAAAGGTCGGCGGCCTGCCTTTTGGCGAGTGGCAGACGACCACGCATTTGGGGTCTACGGTGACCGTGAGTCGTCGCCCGAGAACCTGCTCCCTGGCCCCGCATCAACGGTTGATTGTCCTGCTGGGTGTGATTGCAGCCGGTCTGGCGTACATGGCCTATGGAGTTTGAGTGTTTTCGGCCAACCCAACTATTTGTGTACCGTAACTGGCCAGTTAGACAAGTCAAGTTACAAACTTGAGTCCATAAATAGATTGCCGACAGAAATAGATTTTAGCAACCCGACAACCGACAACAATCGCCAAACTTGTCCAGTTGTTCAATTTCCAAGGCCAAGGCCAAGGTTCGTCTCAAGGTCAACACCCAAGCCTTCAACCAACATGGACACCGCGTGGTTCGTCGCGTTTTTGGTGGTCTTCTCCCTTGGGGCGCTAGTCACTCTCATCTGCGCCTGTCGGTCAAGAGTCTGCATCTGCCGAATCCGGGAACCAGTGGCCGACGCTGGACCGGTCACCCGCACGTTTGAAGTTGTATCACCAGTGTGAAAAGACGTTGCCGCTTTGCCGATAAATTGTATTCACGACAAAACACTCACACAACTAAAACCAGTTACATCAACCCCCTGCAACCCCTAAACCCCTAAACACCTAAACACCTGAAGTCCAAATACAGCAAGTTTATGTACACGGTAACAACGAGCAACAGCAACAGCGACGCTAAAAACTAAGACCCCAAAACCCAAGACCTAAGAACTACCGCCGGCGTCTCTGGCGTTTGCGAGGGGACTGGCGGGTTGACCCGGATTGGCCTTTGGCTGACCTGGACCGGGTTTGGCGGGTTGTCGTTGTTCTTG